GTGCAGATGCAGGGGCGTAACCAGGCTACCCCGCCTGATGAGCGTCTGCTGTCTGCCTCTGTGTTATCCGCAGGCTATAGCAAGACAGAGACCGCGCTAGTGGCATCCATTCAACTGACATCCATGGCGGGGCGTTCCGCCATTGCTCGACTCGAGGTTTGACGCATGGCTGTTTTTGACCTTCAGGCATTCATTCAGGAGAGACTGAGAGCTTTCGACGAAAGCATTGATGTCACTTCGGGGGCTCCAGCAGACGTGCAGCTGATCCAGCCGCTACTGCGTAGGCTTGGTGTTGACCCGTTCACTGTGGATATGGCCACGTTTTTGAGTGACCGCTTGCGGCAAGCGTTCCCAGAAATGGCAACGGACGAGGGTGACGCCCTGACGGACTTGTTGGTCAAGCCGGCGTTGCTTCTTTGGGACCCGATTGTTCGAGAGATCTATCGCATTCGCTCTTGCCAGTCGTGGCGGGATCCAACAACGTTGACGACAGATGAGGCAGAGGCGCTGGGGGCCAATCTCTTTGTTGACCGGGATCGCGGGGACTTTGCCCGTGGTGTCGGTCGTATCTACTATGCTCAACCACGGGCGGTTTCTGCAACCCCTGTCAACTTCTTTACGTCGAAGGGCGGGCTTCACTTCTACCCCGATGGCCAGCAGGACATCACGGTGCAGGAGATGATGCTGAACACGCATCAAGGGATGTACTACTTCGATGTAACGCTTATTGCCGAAGCAGCAGGCACTGCGTACAACATCGATTCGGGAGAGCTTTCTACCGTAGCGAATCTGGAAGGGACGATGAAGGTGGTCAACCTTCGTCGTTTCCGGTCTGGAGATGACGCGGAGACTTCGGTTGAGTACGTAGATCGTGCCGCGCAAGGTCTTACCGAGCGGTCTATGGTGACTATTCGTGGCATAGGCGCGCGTATCCCAAAGGCCTTCCCGGAAGTCACGCGTATCGGCGTAGTTGGCTGCGGGGATCCAGAGATGCAGCGTGATGTGCTTACTGGTGGAGGGTTGGGGGGCGTGTTGGAGGCAGGGCTTCTCGGTCAAACTGTGCTGGATCAAGAAAACCGAGGCGCCACGCGTAGGCTGCGTGTGCTCGATGCCGGCGTGGACTTCTTGGCGAGCTTGGACAAGTATTCTCTTGGCTCGTACGCAGTGACGGTGGCCGGCTGTTTCAGTACGTCGCCGTCTGTGCGCGACCTTCATATCAAGCAGGTAGTAGATGGGCAGACGCTAGACATGGTGGAGCAGGTGTTCATCCCCAGCTACTTGAACCTCACGTGGACGGTTCGTAAGCGCGAGCTGACACTGAGCGGGATCCCAGGGGGTATTCTGTACCCTGATACTGCTTTTGGCACTGTGTCAGTGCCTGATGGGGAGGTACATGTCGGAGGGATGTACGACGTGTCTGTTCGAGGTAGCTCGTTTGACACCTCGTCGTTGGTGCTGGAGAACGTAATGGACGCAGCCCCCGCGGCCAGCGGTGTGCGAGGGGAGTTTGCGTCTGTGGGTACGTGCACCTTGCTTGACCTGGTGCTTGGCGATACGTATTTGGTGGATGATCCGGTGTACGAAGCTTTGTCGAACGCAAAGGAGTACGGGTTCATTCTGCAGATATTGACGGGGGTCAATGCCGGCAACTACCGCGTGCTTGACGTGGTCCAAGCCACTGGGGCTTCGCCGACTATTACGTTGGATGACAGCACCCCGGTGCAGGTCGGTGAGTATCGCTGGCAGTTGGTGGATGAAATTGACATCGACCTGGTGGAGCCGAAGACCTCTCGGGTGTCTGGTGTAGACATGCAGTCCGTGCAGAATTCGGATGTCTTGTACACGGCTGGCAGCACCGACCTAGCGGAGTTGGGGGTGAGTGAGAGAGACATAGTGCGCGTCGAGACGGGAGAGGTTGCCGGTGATTACGAGGTGAAAGCGCTGGTGGCATTCAACGCAGTGCGCGTTGACCGTGCTGTATCTGCTACAGCTACCGATTTGAAGTACACCATCTATCGGATGAATAGCGGAGGTGGAATGAACTTGCCGCTGGTCCGAGTCACGAAGGTTGAGTTGCTGGACGGCTCAGGGCAGCCTGTGGGCACTACAATTCCGTACGCGAAGGCCATTGACGTACAAAGCAGGTCGTTTGAGAATCCCGGTAGAGGCACGAAGGTGGACATCACTGACGCGCGTCTCGGGATCCTTACCATCAAAGAACCTGGCGGCGGGTACGCGGTTGGTGGTCAGAACTTGACCATAAGCAACGTGGGCATGGCGCCCCTTGTGGTCACCTTTACGGGAGGAAACAAGACGCGCACGCAGCTCATCTCCGAGTTGAATGCTGCGGCAGCGGCCTTGTACGGGATCGGCACGATTGTAGCCAAAGAGCTATTCGACGGTGACGCATATCGTGTTGGGATTATCCCTCTTAGCGCGCTGGCTGTCTGCGTGTCTGGCACCGCCATGACCGGGCTTTTCGCCAGCACGTTGGCGCGGTCCAGCCTAGATGTGCGTTCGGATTCTTTGGAGGCGGCATTGGGTTGGGCAGCGGTCACCCCCGCGATCGACCAAGATGACTTGGATGTTCTGCAGGTGCTTGATGGCAACCAGGTGGGTTTCTACGGGGATTTGAGCTATGGGCCCACGGCAGCTGCTTCGTTGCTGGCGGGGGATCCCAGCGGCGTGGCGGAGTACCCTGCCTTTGTACCAGAGGTGGGTGTACGAGTGCAGGTTGGCGCGCGGTCTATCGGGAGTGCTCGTTGCTACTTCATGGACCCCACCAGTGTAGAGTTCAAGCGTAGCAGTCGGTTCAGGGCAACCCTGTCGGATGGCGTTGTACTCAACTTCTTCCCAGATCCAACGTTGGATTACGTAAAACTTCCGGCATATCCCACCGTGGGGTTGGTGAAAGACGGGGACATTGCAGGGTCTGGCACAGCCTCTTTTGCATCAGCCTCGCAGGACTTCGTGTTGAGCAGCTTGGTTGTAGGAGACCACCTGGCGCTGCGCTACGTACCAATCATTGGTACGACGGTTCTTGGGACTTCAGTGGCTGTAGCAAACATGCACATCACGCTGTCCCTCGAGGGTAATGCGGATCAGATCATCACCTTTGCCAATGACTCTGAGGCCATTCCGTCCGGTAGCGTCACCACCTCTGGTATGGTGGCGCAGATCAACAGCGCGATAGGTAAGGCCATCGCTAAGATTGGTAGCGGCAATCACCTGGAGTTGGAGGGGGATGTATCGATAGCAGTGCGCGGTACGTCAGTTGGATCTGCAAATACCGTTTTGGGATTTCCCACCACCGACAAGGACAACAAGGCGTACCATCAAGGTACGTACATCATCAACAGCGTGGGTCAGCATCAGGTCTTAGCCACACCTCTACTGTCCTCCACCCCGCCTTTGTCTGTCCATCCTGAGAGTAGGGTGTCTTTCGAAGTGCGCAGGCCTGGGGCACAGCGTGTCAGTTCTACTCGCATGAGTGGTCAGACCGCGGAGACTGGCTTGTACTATTGTGATGTGCAGCTAGTAAGTGAAGGCACCGGTGACCTTTACAACATAGGGAATGGCACTCAGCTAATGGTGGACGGCTATCGTAGCGACGGCTACTACTTGACCACGAGTGATCCACATCTGACGTTCTCTACGGCGGAGAAGTTGACGCTGCATGTGTCTAGGTCAGTGCAGGAGATTGGTGTGGCAGATGATCCAGCCAACGCCACGCAATTGACAGGACAGAACCTGGAAATTGCGTATGACAGGGCGGGTCTCGTGGCGGACGTGCAGAACTTTGCGCTCAGCGAGACGGAGCGTGTGGTTTGCTCGAACCCCCTAGCTAGGCACTTGATCCCGCACTTCGTACGTTTCGATTTCGTGTACACCGGGGGTTCGGCAGCGGATATAGTGGCGGAGGATATTCGGCAGTACGTGTCGGAGCTGTTCCCGCAAGACTTTCTGGAGGTTGGGGATTTGAACTCTCTGGCCTTTCGGAGGGGAGCAACCAGCGTTGTGAATCCAATCAACATGCTGGCGGTGGTCTACAACTACGATAGGACTATCTGGTCGCAGAGATCGCAGGATTCTCTGAGTACTGGACGTCTGTCGGCATTTGTAGCTGACGTCATCAACATAAATCGAAAGTCAGGCTGATGGCCGAAGTCTTCAAGGCGTGGTGGCAGTTGGGTACCTCGGGTATGCCTCTTGGGTGGTCTTTGCTCATGGGGGTTTGTATTCTCGCTGTATTTCTGCTACTACGGTAGGAGTCACCCGCTTGGCGCGGCACCGTAGAACGGCCGCGGAAAGCAGGACATCATGGAGCACAATCTCGAAATCGGTTCTGTCGTCGTATACATCGATCCCACGCGGGGTCGGCACAACGCGCTGGTCACCAACGTGTTTGGGCCGCAGTGCTGCAACGTGCTGTGGGTTAGCGGCGATGATTCGAAACAGGACCCGTACGGTAGGCAGATCGAACGCCAAAGCTCGTGCTGTCACACCAGCATGAACCAAGCTAAGGCCAACTGCTGGTGCTGGCCTGACGAGGTGGAGTAGTCCAGTTGCCTTGGCCGGTACCGATGAGGCGCCAACGGTTAGGGCTTCGATGTCGCGTCAAGCGGGTGACTAGCGCTCAGGCGTTACCTTGATGATGGGGACGTCTCCGTGCACTGCCTTGTTGCGGTCGCCGAGCTCTACAATCATTCCGTCGAAGGGGTTCATGGTGAATCCGCATGCGTGGCATTTCAGCAGGCAGCGGGGTATGAGCCAGTTCGGGTCTGCGAAAGCGAAGGCGGGGCCGCCCGAGTGCTTCTCCATGGTTGGGCCGCAGCCGTTTTTGCACAGGCGGTGGGCGCGGTACAGCGCCTCAGCCTTGGCATTTTCTCCACCTAGCGCGTCGGGGATACCCTCTATGGCCTTCCGTGCTACCTCTGGATCCAGCAGTTGAAACGTCAGGGGAATGCCGTTTTCGGACATTCTTGCAGTGTAAGGGCAGCGCGTACCTGGCGCAAGGCGGCTTTTCGGTCGAAGGTTCTACTTCCTGGTACAATCAGAACGGACGCAATCTGGAAGGCACAGCATGGCAGCTACCGCGCTCATCAAGTTCACGCAGGGTTTGGTTGTTGGCGCTGACGGGCAGGCGCTCCTTGGCGTTTCGGGCGCGTCCGTGCACGTCTCGAACGTAGTCAATACGGATGTGCAGTCGTGGCAGGTCGACCTGGTGTACGTAGATCCAAGAAGCTCTTTGGTGGCTGCCGATGCGTATGCGACAGGGAACAACTCGACTCCATCGGCCGATTTCACTCCAGACTCCAGTGGCAGTTATCGCGTAGTTCTGAAGGTGTGGGAGAACCCAAGTCGTACAGGGGATCCGGTCAGCGTTGACATCCGTGTCTTCTCTATCTTGGAGGAGTTTGGGTTGCTTGTTCCTCCGTCGCAGGTGTGGCCGCTGCCGTTGCCAGATCCCAGATCTGGATTGGCGACGGCGCGGCCTGGGGAGATGAACTTTGCTGCGCAGTTGCATGGGTGGGCAGGCAATGGGACAGATGGTTTGTTGAATGAGGCAGTGCGCAGGGTTGATAGCTCCGGCGCGGTCAAGACGTTGCCTTTTCCAAGAGTGCATACCACGTCGAGTGCACCAAGCGTTCTGGCAACGTTGTCCACCGCACTATGGCCTGCGCCCGCGGTGCTTTCCATTTGCTACGAGGTGCTGTTTCGGAATGATGACGCGAGTGTTGTTTGCGTGCAAAAGTGGGAAGGAACGGTAGCAATAACCAGCACAGGGGTAGTACTGGTAAGTGAGAAGAACCCTCTTACCGTACCAGGGGCTGTGGAAGGTCCGGGTGAGCTCGCGTTTCTGGAACTAAGCATAGTCGGTTCGTCCGTTGTATTGACGGGTACCCCAGGTGTCGGGTTGACAGCTAGTTGCTGGTGGACCGTGGTTGCCAAGCTGGTGGTCGGGTAATGGCGTCTATGCGAAGTAAGCAGGTGCTCCGTGGCTAGCGGTTATGGGTCAGGCTGGGGTCTTACCCCTTGGGGAGGGTTCCTTCTTCCAAGTGGTACGCCTCCGCCAACGCCTCCGACGCCGCCAGACGGGTTCGACATCTATGTGTACTACGAGTACGGGCCCTCTATGGGGGCAATCCTTACGGATCCCGCCGTTTCGACTTCTGGTGGAAGCTTCGAGATCAATCTGGAGTACGACCTGTGCATTCGCAGCGGGGCTCCGGCCCCGTCTACTACCGCGATCTTCCTTTTGACGTCGCTTGTCCCTGCCAGTTGGACGTACCAGTGCACGGGAACTGCGCACCAGCTGCCGGTCGACTTTTCTAACCTACCTCAATCGCACATTTACTTTGGAGTTGCAGACGCTACGGGCATTGCGGCAGGTCTCTTCATCTCGAGTGCCGGTGTTGGCTATACCGGGTCAGTGAGTTTTCCAGGCGGTACTTTGACGCTCACGTCACCCTTTCAGGTCATACCCGGTACTGCAGGGATGATAGAGCCTGGTATCGAGTACACGTACCGTATTGCAGTGGACGACACCACGCAGACGGTCTACTTGTTCATTACGGAGACTGCGCTGCTGGAGGCGCACGTGACGGGCCATCGTTTGGTAGCTATATTGCCGGCAATACCGTCTTTTGAAGTCACCGAGGATGTGACTACGATCAGCGTGAAGGGCACTGACGTTCGACCCTCATGGTTCTGTATTTCCATGCTGGGGTTGGCCACCGACCTATTCATGCCAAATGTACCTCCTACGGCCGATGCAGGTAGCGACCAGTCATTGCGCATGTGCAGCGTAGGTAGGTTGGACGGTACAGCAAGCAGAGATCCCGAGGGTGGCAACATTACGTACAGCTGGCGTCTGATCGACGCTCCGCCAGCCAGTACGTTCGCCTTTGAGGGGCATGATGGGTTTACGGTGCCTTTGCCCGTGCCCACCGGGTACACCAGCAAGTTTTACTCTGCGTCGTTGGGTTCAGAGTCGCTGCTGGACCCGGTGCTATCTGGCGATGTAGTGCTGGTCGGAGGTTCCCCATTCTCCGTAGTGACCACAGGAGTGGATGGCGACGGCTTCTACGTGCAGGTGACCACAAATGCGTTCGTAGACAGCCTGTTGACTGTCTCGTTCAAGTTGCTTCGTCAGCGGTTTCTTACTGGGTCCACCACCTCTCGTCCAACGTTCTACCCAGACATCCCGGGGTTGTACAAGTTCGACTTGGTGGTGTACGACGGGGAGTATCTAAGCTCTCCGTCCACTACGATTGTCAATGTCTTGGAGAGTCAGGTACCGAAGGGGGTTATTCCGGACTTGGGCTTTCTGTGGAACTACTTGAGTGATTTTTGGAGTCTGGTAGAGGATCGAGAGCGCATTCAGGTTTACTGGGAAGGGATGGCACAAGTGGCCGCCGCAGAGCTCTTGAACCTGTGGCAAGTGGACTACGGAAAGAGTCTGCGGGACATTCAGCGCACGTTCCAGCGGCGTTGGCTGCATTACGACTTGAAGCTGCCGGAGCCGTTGCCAGATCTTACTTTGCTGCGCAAGTCGTATGGTGGCGTGTCTTCCTATTCGATCCCGCTGTCGGGTGTGTCTGGGGTTTCAGGCACCATGTTGGTCATCGAGTCTCCGGTGCACGCCACCCTCCGCATTGTATTTGTGCAGGCCAATCCGTTTACACCCGAGAAGGTGCAGGTAACCCTGCAAGCCAAGCTGAGAGGTGTGGACAGTCGCTACTCAGTGGCAGTAGTCGGCACTTCAGGAGATCCTGTAGTTCGAATCTTGGCGCCTTTCTACTTCGAGGTAGGTGCAGACACAACCACGCCCTTGTTCATGGTTGGAGCTGGAAATCGAGCGGTGTCTGGAACGAGCGGCATTCGCATTACGGCGCGTGTGTACCGTGTGGAGAAGAGCCTCCAATCCTTGGATGTGCAGGAGGGGGATATGCTGGTTGTAGGGGGCGAGGGGTACCTGATTTCACGTGTTGCAGACGACCCTGGCGACGGCCTACGTTACCAGCGCATCCTGGTACAGCACGACATGCCGCTACTTCCTGGTAGCGATTGGACGATTGCGTCTACGGTGTCGAGCAAGCTGTTGAATTTCTACGGCGGCATGTTGTCGGCTCGTGACGATGTGACCTTTGAGGTAGTTGACTCAGCGCAGCCTGGGTTGGTATTGCTGCATGCCTCTGTTCTGGCTGCCTGTAAGGAGGAAGTGAACAAGCTAGGGGTTGATGTTTCGGACATTGACCGTTATCTGTCGATGCCTACGGTCTCGAGCCGCTTAGCGTACGTACTGCGCAAGACGCATTTGCCGATAGGGGATCTGGTGACCGACATCCCCTGCCTGCAGCAGAACATCAAAGAGACGGATGACACTGCTGTTCTTCGCAGGAATGTCGACTACTACGTTGAAGAGTTTCGTGGTGCCAACTCTGTACGTATGGTGTCGGGAAATAGCTGGGATCCAGGGGACGTTTGGGAAGGCGGGGACCCACCAGACCGACTGTGGGCAGAGGTGACGTACTTCGACAACAGGCCCATGATTGAAGCCAACTTCGGGGTGCCTGCGGAGTTCACTCTCGACCAACTGGATGAGGTGGCGTCAGACTTGGACTACCTGTCGGCAGTACGCGGCCTTTGGTATGCGTACCTGAACGGGCCTACGATGTACAACCTGCGAGTGGGTTCTCAGATCCTTCTGGGATTACCATTCTCTGAGGAGGCAGGGGTCATCGAAGAAGTTAGGGAGGACTTCTCAGTTACGCAAGGTCGTATCCTTGTACGTGACGCGAACAACGAGGCCATCGTACGCTCCTACCACTACCCTTTGCCGTTGACGTTGGAGATCAATCCAGCTACTGGGCAGCGCTATGCAGTAGGTGATTCGGTGGTGCAGTTTGCACCGCTGGTGGAGGGCGCCTATGTAGTGGACTACGTGAAGGACCCAGGGTGGTTTGAGGGCATCATGCGCCAGGGGGCCTTCTTCGAAGTGGAGAAGTTTCATCGTTTCATGGTGCAGGTAGACAAGTCAGCGTTCAGCCTCAGTTCGTTGATGTTCGTGCGCAGTTTTGTACTTCGAGTGAAGCCAACGTACACCTTCCCTCTCTTCGTTGTGCGAGCGAAAGCACATGACCTAGGTATTAGCGTGGACGACACCGTCACGCAGCGTGGTCGGCTCGTGTTGAACGACGGCGCCTGCTTCAACGGATGGAACTACTCCACCATGCTCGATGACGTACGCGCAGCCGGTGGCGCCATACGCAATCAGCTCGATACTTCTTCAAACCCCGCGTTGTCGCCCCCGGTGTTTCCGGTGCCCTCTGCTCAAGTGGAATGGGGCTGGGACAAGAACTACCTTTGTCCGGAGGACGAGATCATAGCTACCTTGCGCATGTACCACATAGGTGGACCCGTGGCGTTGGACAGCTTCTTCAATCTGGATGGTACCAACGTACCGTCGCATCTGTTTTTGGAGAACGGCTTGGTTGCGGTGCCAGGTGCAGGCTATACTTTTTCGTCTATTTCTTCCGTAACGGTGACGGGGTCGCTCGAGTCGGTGGTCTTGACCGTTCAGGGATCTCTGGGAGTAGGAGACAACGGGAACTACCTGATTGTGCCCGTATTGAACTCCGTGCCGTTGACAGGGCTGCCCATCACGATTCCGCTGGAGGGCGTGTTCACTGAGCTTTCGCTGACAGCCATTGGGGTTACTAGCGGGGATGTGCTGGGATTGCAGCTGGTTCCTGCCGATGGATTGGACAAGACTCCGTCCTGGGTCCTTATTTCTGCTCTGTTCAAGCAGACGCCAATTCCTTTCAGCATAGACGGCGGGTTGCCAGCCGGTACATACTCAACGACCAAACTGCTCTAATCGCGTGCTAGAATCGAGAAGACGATGAGGTTCCTAGATACAGTACAAGTGCGGAACAACCTCAAGCTCACCATGCGTGAGCGAGGAAAGATTGTTCAAAGGCGCGAGGGTCACAACATCTGGTTGGACATTGGACGTGAGTATTTGGCGCATCTGATTGCGCTGTCGTCCTATGGACCTGATGTGGCGCAGAGGGATGACCGCATCAAGTACATGGGCTTCGGCATAGGAGGTACTCGGCAGGTAGCCCCCGGCATGGCCAACTCACCGCCTATGTCGACGGCCTATCCAGGTACCAATCTGCAGACGGACCAGGATCCATTGGTGTCCAGGCTGGAGCGTCCGGTACGAATTTCGGGCACCACCACTACTCCGTCAGATCCCTACAGCCCTACGGATGTTTGGCTAGGAACCATCCAGGCTCCGGCCATTCATGGCACGGCGACTGAAGTGACGTTTCGACGACTCTTCACGCTTTCAGAAGTCAGCTACTTGACTTTTCTGTCCGTGCCTTTGAGCGAGATCGGATTGTTCACGTCGGCAGCTATCCCGCTCGGGCAGCCCTACAACTTGCCGGTTGCCTACGACACCTTCGATACCATCTCGAAGACAGGCGCCTTTGAAATCGAGACTGACTGGACAGTGAGGTTCTGACCCTATGTTTCATCGACTGACTACCCCCACGTACTACGGCGGACTTCCCTCGGGCGCTGACTACCTCAATACTCCTACGGACCCATCCGTTGGGGGGTCAGGTGTACCAGCCTATTTTGACGGAAAGAAGACGGGAGGGCCTAACGACGGCACCTACTTCTTTGCCTTTGGCGAGAATGCAACGTCAAACTTCTGCAACCGAGGGCTACATGCCTTGGGTGAGAACACGGACGAGCTGGACAACATGTTGCGTCGCGACCTGGCCATTACGGCAAGGACGGTAGATGCCTCGTCTGGTGCGCCGGTCTCGTCCATCACGCTTACGGGTTACGTGTTCGTAGGGGCGTTTGGGACAGCCAACACGCAAGCCACACGAGATGCGCTTATCAGCATTCTTGACTCCAGCGACAACGAGATCATAACCGAGTACGGCGTCAAGGTGCAGGCGCTACTTGTCAGTGATGGGACCAACAACGTAGTAGGCACTCAGACATCGGGCTTCTACAATGGGCCCACCATTGGTCTGAATACTCCCATACCGGCAGGAGTCACGTACCGCGTGTACTACGGGGAGCGCAGCAGCTTGGCGGCGTTGCCAATGGATGCCTTTACGTCCATCAAGATTCGTGGCGCACAGGAGGTGCCTGCGGCAATCGAGCAGATTCTGAAGAGTCTGCACACCTCTACCATCAGCGCGAATTGGAACGATCCGTGGGTAGCCACCATCAATTCGCTGGCACGTGGCGGTTTGGATGCCAGGTATCGGTTGAGTACCTATGACAACTACTCTGCCCCTCCTCTGGATACGCCGGGGAGTGGTTCGTCCATCACTCGAGACGGCCCTGCGGTTACGTTCCCGTTGCCTGAATACTTGATGAATCAGCAGGGGTCGACTCTGCTGCCGTACCCAGACCCGTTTATGGCGTGTCTTCGGTTGGAGTATCCGACGACTAACGTCGGGGTAGCTTACAACAAGAACCTGGGTGGTGACGTTGGGATCATGCAGATCTCTCCGTACGTTAGTACCGCTGATGCAAATGAGCACACGTCTACTGAGGTTGCGGGAAGTTTGCTGTTTGCGGGTGTTCCTCGCGACGTGCGCGCTTCTGCGCTTGGAGGAAATACTGCGGTTACGCGGGTTGACGTTACAACCACTGCTATCTTGAATCCAGATTCGGGTACGACAGCCGTAGCCAGAAGTACCATTCAGCTGAATGCGACGGACTACTTTCGTGTGGCGGGTGGCAATTCGATTCGTCGACATTTCGACATGCTCGAAGTGACCGAGATAGCTACAGGTAACGTTCTGGGAGTTTTTCGTGTCTATCAGTTTCCTGCAGACAACAGAGTAGAGCTGCTTGCCCCTACAGGGGCAGTGCCTTCTATTGGCGTGTCAGGCTCATTTACTCCAGTACGCGTCAGGTGGATTCAGACAACAGTGTCTATCGGCGGCAGGCATGCGGCAGCCAACGGGCAATATGGCGTTCCTCATTTTGTTGTTGCGCAGCCTAGCTACCTAACAGACGGGTACGACTCGAATGCGTTCTCGGTCGATGCAGCATTCTTGTCGGCCTTAGGTGGGTATCACCGAGCAGTAGGAGCTACCAGTTTCAATGGGTTCGCGGCCATGGCTTGGGGTGGCTTTGACTCTACGGGCGCTGTGTCGTATGCCGGATACCTACAAGGCGATGGAGGGGTCTATTGCCTAGGCGGTCGACAGCAGTTGAACTTGCCGGGTCGCACCAGCGCCCCGTACGCATCCGGTACTGGCGGTCGTACGTGTGACTGGTACCTGGGCGCATCCGGTAATTTTGTGGAGATATACACATCAGGGGCAGCTTGGACTACTTCAACCACCTTGACGTTTGCGTATCACGAAACCGCCGGGTTCGTTGCGCAGAGCGGGGACGAGTTCGAACTGCTCGTGCATATACCGCCAGGATCTACGGGTCCTGTGCAAATGGCGTGGTCTTTACCCGCGCTGTTCAGCGGTAGTGACGCGATCATCCCCACCAGCAATACGACACTGGGTACAGTCACCGTTCGGTATAGGTTTGTCTACAGCGGGGTCCGCAGTTCGTGGATAGCAACGCGCACAGACATCTAGCAGGTAAGAAGGGAGTACAGCACACATGCAAGATTTAGACATCGTTGGGTTGCTTACGCGGCCAGGTACGTACGTGCTTGGCGTTGCCTTGTTCGCTGCCGTATTCATGATCCGCAGGATTGCGGAGACGGCGTTTCCAAAGCTCAAGAAGCAAGCAGACGCGAATGCTCCGAAGACCACGTATCTCACCGCTTTTGCTAGGTGGTGGAACGAGGTCATCTTGTATTTTCTGCCGGTAGCTCTTGGTCTTGGCTGTGGCTTCATCAAGAGCGACTTCTTCTTCGCAGGCATTGGAGACAAGGGCGGCCGGCTCATCTTCGGGGCAATGGTTGGGTGGTTTTCCAGTTTCCTGTACAAGCTGCTTCGAAAAGTCGTGAAGCAGAAGATGGGTATCGACCTGGTGCCAGACTCCGGTACTGGCGACATCGACACCCCGGCAGGGGGTTGAGATGAAACTCCCTGTTTGGATGTTTCTCACCAAGGAGTGGCTCAAGAAGTACTGGAAGTGGCTTTTACTTCCGCTTGGGGTACTCCTTTGGTTGCTTGGTCGAGCGACGGCCAGGAAGACAGTGGTAGTCACAAGTGGTGCACTTGCGCAGGCGGACGAGGCCAAGACGGAGATTGATGCGAAGGCAGCTTCTCGAGTGCGGGAAGCAGATGGCAAAGAGGCCGCACAGTTGGCAGGAATCTCTGCGCAGCACTCAGCTGCAGTAGCCTCTGAAACGCAGAGGCTGGTAGATGCTGCCGAGGAAGCACAGGGGGATCCTGACAAAGTCAACGACCTGCTACGGCAGGTGGGTAAGGACATGCGCAGATGAACCACGGACGAGTCACACGAGAACGGGGTATCCACTCAGTCGTATCCTACGTCTATGCAGATGCGACGGAACGTACCGGTGCAACGGGATTTACTGCCGCGGACGTGGGAAAGATTGCGTATCAGACGGATACAACCACATACTGGTTTCTGACAGCCACAACCCCAACGTGGTTGCAACTAGCGACCGGTACTCTTGTTTCTGCGTTTGCCGATGGTGGTACTTCAGCAGACCACACGTTTTCCGGTGACTCGTCAGAGGTCTTGCTAACCCAGAGTTTGGTGGGCAGGACCGGGTTGGTGTCAGGGCATACGTATACCTGCACGGTGGGATTTCGGGCCATCATATGGTCCACTTCGGACTTGACCGTCAGCGGCTCTATGGACAGCCAGGTGGACATGGCGTTGGTCGTTACGGCGGGCGTTGTCGCAACGTTGCAGACCACGCCCATCATCAACAAGAGTCGCCTGAATGTCACCTTGGGTCCTGCGGGGATGACCATGGCTGCAGTCACAAACGGGTTTACTATCTCTGCTACTCGACCTGTTGGGGTAGGCAGCAAAGCGTTTGCTGAGTGGTGGGTGGTTCGGTACAAGGAAGTCACGGCATGAGCCTACCCGGTATAGTCAGTACCCCAGACCTGCATCCGGTGTCTGCGTATCGTGGCATTGTGCGTAAGGTGGTTACGGTGGGGGCGGGGTCTACTCCACGTGGCCTTGCTTTCACACCAGATGGCGCTTACGTCTACGTAGCCAATTACGGCGTCAATACCGTATCGAAAATCAATGTTGGTACGGGAGCTGTGGCGGCTACCATTCTCACTGGCGTTGGCCCTGCGTTTGTTGCTATATCTCCTGATGGTACTTTGGCCTTTGTCTGCAATCTCTCAGCAGGTACGCTGACTAGGATTGTAGTGGCCACAGGAAGTACCTCTACTGTGACCGTTGGCTCGGGTCCGCGTTGGTGCGCCTTTACCAAGGACGGGGTGTACCTGTACGTATGCAATAGCCTTAGTGACAATGTGTACAAGATCCTTGTGGCGGACAACTCGCTAGCGGCCACCATAGCTACGTCTGCTGGTCCTGTGTCAGTTAGTGTTTCGCCCGACGGCACCATAGCCTACGTGGCATGCTTCGATGACGACGCAATCACGAAGATCACGGTCTCGACTAATGCAACTTCAATGATTTCTGGAGTGAGCTCGCCTTACGCTGTGAGATTCTCGCCAGACGGTCTTCTTGCCTACGTGGCTTCCTACACTGGAAATACTATCCTCAAGGTCACCGTAGCTACAGGGGTAGTAACTAGCTATGGTGTACTGAGTCTTATTGGGTGTACGGACGTTGGTGTCTCGGTGGATGGCTCAGTGCTGTATGGTGTTTTCAACGGGTCTGCCAAGATCAAGAGAATCAACATAGCCACAGGAGCCGCAAGCGATTTCGTGGTTGGTGCTGGTCCGTGGATTATTGCTTTTTCTCCTGACGGGGTTTGGGCATGCGTATCCAATAGCACTGCAGGTACGGTGTATTTTATTGCGCTTCGTGATGACTTGCGCGCGCGAGGGCGCCTGTTCGCGGCGGACAACAATGGGACCTTCTTTCAGTTCCCAGCGCAGGGTGGTGTTGTATCTACGGTACCTGGCGTGTGCTATAGCCCTCGGGGGGTGACCTACGACAATGCAGAGCATCTCTACATCTGCAACACCCTTGACAATGCGGTGTCCCGGCGTTTGAAGACCACAGGGGTGGAAGACCTGAGAATTGCGGTAGGTTCGCAGCCGTACGTTGCTGCGATGGACGGCGCCGGGTATATGTACGTGGCTAACTACGCCGCGGGGACGGTGTCTCGCTTCTTGATAGCCACTGGCGTGGTAGACGCCACAATAACGGTAGGTACCAACCCCCGGTCAATAGGGTGGGATGGTGCTTCCCATATGTATGCGACGAACACGGGGTCCAACACGGTATCTCGTATTGATGTCGCCACTGCTACGGTGGATTCAACGATTTCGGTAGGAAACTCGCCGCGCTCCATCGCATGGGATGGCGCCGACCACGTCTACGTTGCTAACAACGGTGCTGGGACTGTTTCTAGGATTCTGATTTCGTCTGGTGCTGTGGATGCCACAATTACGGTGGGCTCAGGCCCTTGGTATGTTGCATGGGATGGCGCTCAGCACATGTATGTAGCCAACTACACTGCCGCTACCGTGTCTACTATCTTGATAGCTACAGGTGCTGTGGATTCAACGATACCTGTAGGGGCCGGTCCAATAGCCATGGCATGGGACGGGGTAGAGCACATGTACGTGAGCTGCTACGATGCCCCAGCGGTCTATGGGATCAATACAAATACCAGGCTGGTCGACGTCATTGTCCCAGCGGGGGGCAAGACGCCTTACGGGATTGCCTGGGATGGAGGATGAGTGTCTTACGCAGAGTTGCAGCAGCAGGTAACTAGGGAGTTTCCGTCGTACCGCGAGGTGCGCAAGGTGGACAGCTGGTTGATGAAGGCGATAGACCGGTGCCTTTGGGTCATTACGCTAGGCCGCATGCGCTCTTTTATGCAGGACTTCATCACGACTCTTGGAACCACCGTATACGTGCCCGAGAGCTGGGGCAGCATGCTCGAGCACGAGAAGATGATAATTTTGAGGCATGAGCGGGTGCACATGCGACAACGTGCTCGTTATGGTGGCTTGCTGTTCTCTCTGGCGTACCTTTTCTTTCCCCTCCCCTGCGTTTTCGCCTACGCGCGCATGAAGTTCGAACAGGAGGCGTACGCGGAGGGCCTCAAGGCCACCGTGGAGTTGCTGGTGATGGGGGATCAGATAATCCAGACGCGCGAGTGGAGGGAGCGACATATCGGGTACTTCACCCAGGCTTCCTATTTTTGGACGTGGCCTTGGCGGCGGTGCATTGAAAAGTGGTACGATCACGCGGTGAAAGAGGCCTTGGGTAGCTAGCCAGGCCTTTGCGCCGGTGCGTTGTATGCTATGCTGCGGAGGATGAACTGGAGAGTATTCGCTGTAATTTCCCTACTTTCCTCAGCCGGACAGGCTGAGAAGCTACAACTTCCAGAGCCTCAGGTGGTGACTTACCCGCCCGGGGACGACAAGATAGCGGTGGTCAAGAAGGGAGACCCAGCCCCCTACACGGGGCAGCTGTTCGAGGACAACACGGCTCTTCGTTGGGCGACGTGGCTTCAGCAGTACCGTACCAGGTACGGGTTGGACATGAAGGCGGAGCAGGACAGCTGCAAGGTGCGTCTCGAGCACGACGCAGAGTTGGTGGCCATTGAACAGGAGCGTACAGCAGCCATTGAGGCGGATCTACGGAAACGACTGAAAGACGTAGACGCGCAAAGGCTCAAGCTGGAGGAGGAGCTTAGGAATCCGTCGTTCTTCAAGCAGCCAGGGCTTTGGTATGGCGTGGGGGTGGCATCAACCCTTGCTGCCGTGGCAATCACAGCTTACGCAGTGCATGAGACAAGGTGAGGTAGCGGTTGGCAACCATCACTATCGGTAGAAAGCTGAGTTATCTCACGGACTCTGTGACTGCAGCACAGGGGCTTGCCGGTAGTCAGGCTTGGCTTGTTGCTGAGCAAAATCAGCTGGTGCCCACCAAGTACGATCGCCTAGAGATTACATACCACCCTACGCTGCCTGACCTGATTTCCACCGTAGTGTATCGACAGGGTGGGGTTGTAGTTGCAACCCTCAATATCGTCTACGACAACGGCAACATCGTGGCCGTAACGAGAACGTGATGGCGCTGGTTTTCAATCCGTTCACCGGTACTTTCGACTACACTTCGCGTGGAGTTCCGGCGGCCACAAGGAAGGGGCAAGTTCTGGTCTCCTTCGATGGTACAACCTTCTCCCCTGGTAGCTTTGTGGTCAGTGACAGGCACGATGTGGTGTGCGGAGACGACTACGAGCCAGTGATGGGTGAATCCTGATGCAGCACTCTAAGATGACAGGGGCCGTAGGTGGAGTGCACACGACGATAGCCTACGTCTATCCGACGGCAGGAGATCGTACTGGCGCAACCGGGTTCACTGCCGAGGACATCGGAAAGCTAGCGCTGCAGTCGTCAGACAGCAGTCTCTGGATGCTCATTGGTACAACCCCCGTATGGAGAGAGTTGGCCGCGGGATCCTCTTCGGGTATTGGGAATGTTCCGTTCACGTTTGCCACGACAACCCTGATACTTGGCGCCGTCACAACAGGACAGGTGCTGACGTTTGCGCAGCTTGATGTAGAGACGGTATTTGGCTCTGGCACGATGCTGCAGGTGGGTACTGTACTTGACCCGTCCCTGTTCTTGCAAGTCAATGGTGCCGGTGCGACCACAGTGGGGTCATATGGCGACTTCACCCGACGGCGTATTACGATTGACGACTTTCTCCTTCTGACTGTATCCGCAGTTGGTGCAGTCGGATCTGGTAGGCTGTTTTACGAACTGAGATAGGTAGGTATGTATGTCTCTCTGGTCCAAGGTGCTAGGTACAATCGAAGCAACTTTTCAACTCGGCCTAGGTGGTCCGAAGTTCAAAGCGAGTAGCGGTGCTCTCGAAGCCCGCAATGCGGCGGACAACGCGTACGCAGTGATGCGAGGCGCGTCTCCCGTTGGGAACAACGACCTGGTGACGAAGCAGTATGCCGACACGCTGGCTACTCGCTACGTGATTGCAGATCAGTTTGACGGCAACAGCTCCCTGCCAGCAAATACCTCTACGGAGCGGTTCTTGGTGGTGACGACGACCGGAGCAAACGCCTCAATTGGCGATTTGATCTGGGACGACGGAACGGGTACCGGCACTGCTGTCAAGCTGATTACGACCGAGCGTATGATCATGACGCAGTCGGCGTTGTCGGGCGGCACAATCTCGCTGGTTGCAGATTCGATGTACTGGTGGGACACGAATACGTCGGCGTGGCTCCTTGTTAGCGGGTCTGGGCTGTCCGGCACCCTTAGGATGATCCGGCTTGCTATCACGAATGCCGCGTCGCAATCGTCCTCGTCTCAGATCCCGGCGAATGCGACGGTCGTGGAGACGACGCTTGACATCGTGACTCCTTACTCTGCTGGCGCCACGATCTCCGTCGGGCAGACGGGTACGCCCGCGCTGCTACAGGCGACTACCGACAATTTGGCCACGGTGGCTGGGCAATACCAAACGCCGCAAGACGTCGCATGGGGAGCGTCCCCCTTGGCTGTCTTGGTCACGGTTGCCGGGTCTCCAGCGGCAGGTGCTGGATTCTGTCTCGTGAAGTACTCAGTTCCTGACGTCTAGAACCGGCTTGCTACCTAATGTCATTTTGGACCAAAATACGAGGTACCGTCGAGACCTATTGGCAGCTGGGTCTTGGCGGTCCTCTATGGAAGGCCAGCACGGGTGTCTTAGAGGCACGTAATGCTGGGGATTCAGCGTACGCCATCGTCAGAGGTGCGGAGCCATCCGGAACAGCTGATCTAGCAACGAAGAACTACGTGGATACCAAACCCGGTGTACTGCCTGATGAGACGGACTCTCAGGTGGCCATTACGGGCGGAGGTGGACTTCAGGTAGCCGGCTCACGGACTCTAGGGACGACCGACGACCGCATCATGCAGCTCGGAGTGCGCCTGTGGATCTACGAGCGGGGTACGTTCGCGACCTGGGGATGGGTAGAGTACCGGGTAGGTCTTCGGCGGTCTGGGGGAACGTGGTCGATCAAGACTGGGACTGATACGGTAGTAGACTCCCAGTTGCCGGCGGGGTTTACCTCCTCGGTCGCGGTAAACAGCGGAGCATTGGAGGCTCGTGTCACGCCAGGAGCAAACAACTGCTATGCCACCGTGGAGTTTTGGGACTCCACGATTGTCGCGCAGTCGTCGTAATGGAGGACGCAATGCCCCAAGTGGTGATGCAAGTAAAGTGCAACCTAACTCGAAGTCAAAGCAATGCGCTCGTCGTCAATCTGCTGGTGACTCAGCCGTTTGTCGTGGCGCACTGGCATCGAGGTGAGCCGATTGTGCACGGGTATGGGTCCACGGCGTGGGCGGCAAGAAATCGTGCTCGTGTCGTAGGAGCCCCCGCAGAAGCCGAGTTGTGCACACGTGTACTTGGGGAAACCATGGTTTGGCAAGGTCCCTCTGGCAGACGGGTAACCGTCGAAGACTTTTTGACGATCGATGACTAGGAGACCGAATGGCACTAAATCCGAAACTTGACGAGGGTGTGCGTAATGGCGCCCTAGACTTGCTGACGACAGCTCTCGGCACCAGCCCCTTGATGCGTTGGTACGACGGAACCCAACCAACGAATGCGAATACAGCGCTAGGGTCGCAAGTGGCTGGAGTCGAGCTGGCGTGCTCTGCTACGTTTGCTGCGTCGGCGACCGGCGGGTCGATGACCGTCAACACGATCACCGGGGCAAATGCCTCGGCAACGCTAAGTCCATGTACCTGGCATTCGTTTTTGACGGCAGCCGGCGACCGGAAATTCGACGGAAGCTGTGGTACAACGACTGCCAACCTAATCTTGGACACGGTGACCATAGGCAGCGGTACTCCCTGCGCCTGCACCTCCTACGTCTTCACTATGGCGGCTTAGTCTATGGCCTCAATCTATCTACTACGCCATAAGCATGGTGGGATCCTGACGAAGTATGCGTTCACGGCGACGCCGAATGACGCGCAGATGGAGGCCGTGGGTAAGGGCGCCGACGCCGTATTTGGGGAAGGCTGGATCTCGGTTTACGAGGTGATGCTTGTTGAAGATGGGATGGTGCCTCAGATAGAGGGCCTGGGTGAGGAAGAAGCGCAGGGTGGTGCAACTAGCGGTAGCGCTTTCCCCTTCATTACAGGCCAGGGCTACGGCACAGTAGGTGTGCCACTTGTTGAAAGGGCAGAGCCTTGACCCTTCGGAGCATCCTACCCGAGGTACTTGCTGGCGCGTGGTTCGGTAGAACCGAAGACAAGAAGTTTGCCTTGTTGTGGCGTATTGTTCCAGTAGCGGGCGCTGAAGAGCAGCAGTCATTTGCCACGCTGTCGGCAAGGCTGGAGGATGTTCAGCATGGGAGGATGTTTGCTGTTCCTGGGCTTGAGCGACAGAATGAAGATGGCAGTTGGGCTTTTGTTGGGGCACTGAAATCGCATGAGGCAAAAGCTGACGATTGGGTGATCGTACAGCCGGAGTCAGAGCGCGTCGATGGCTGACATTGGCTACACAACAGCACCTGGAGACTACCAAGACTACACGTACTCGTCGGTGCTGGTGGCTACGAAGCTTACGGCGGGGGCCGACGGTAATCTACAGAGTCTGTCGTTGTACATGCGGGGCACTGGTGGTGGCAACATCACTATGGGGCTGTACAGCCACGATGCGGGCAACAACCGACCTGGGACGCGTCTTGCCACTACGGCGTCGGTAGCGTGCTCGGTCACCAACGCGTATCAGACGATTGCGACGACGACGAACCCGGCAGTGACATCTGGCACGGTGTATTGGATTGTCTACGAGCATTCGACGGACGCGGCGAATCTAGTCGACTACGACTTGGGTGTCACCGGGGCGTATTACGGATATGCTTCGCAAGCGTACGGGGCATTGCCAGCGACGTGGCCAGGAGCATTTGCCGGGTCGCAAGATCAGCTGGCGATAATGGTGTACGGGACGCTCTCGTCAGAGACTCCCAACACTGGGTCTGCGGCATTTTCTCCGTTTGCTGCTTCGGGCGAAGGTACGGTTGGAGAACCCCCGATACCCTTCTGTGCTGAAGTTTCTACGGTTGCTTCGGGGACGACGAGTGTCACGGCGAACATGCCGGCAACTCGAGAAGCCAATCGGATACTTGTCGCTTTCCTTGAGTCAGCAAACCAGGCGATTTCAGTTTCGAATGGCAACGGACTGACGTGGGAGGAAACCTACGCGCAGCAAGGTACGGGCACCGCTGGCGGTACAGCAGCAACGCGTCTTGCCGCATACTGGGCTAGAGATGATGGGACATCGGGGGCCCCAACATTTGCATGCACGTCCGGAAACCATGTTTGTGTGTCTATTGCAGCCTTTGTAGGCTGCGTTGAAAGTGGCAGTCCAATCCATGTGTCTTACGGGAGCGTAAAGACACCTGCCTCGACGTCAGTGTCGATTCCGGGAGGTACTACAACAGTCGACAAGTGCTTGATTGTAGCAGCAGCGTCGAAACAGACGGATAGTGCAGCCGCACAGTTCTCTGGCTTTGGAAATTCCAGCCTTGGGGGTGTCACCAAGATCATTGACGGCGGCACTACGACAGGCAATGGCGGAGGATACGCGGTAGCCACCGGCACTCTGGCCACTGCTGGCACATTCAACGCAACCACGGCTACGGGACCAAGTTCGACGAACGGTAACATCTCGTTCGCGCTGCTACCCAAAGAAACGGGCGGTCCGACGGGTACAGGTACTGCTGCATTTAGCCCGTTTGAAGCAGCTGGCACAGGCGGAGTTTCGGTAAGTGGTGTTGGTAATGCGGCGTTTTCATCTTTCGCGGCAGATGGAAGACAGTCTCCTCCTCCGGTGTCAGGCACAGGGACAGCCGCATTTTCTCCGTTTGCTGCAAGTGGTACTGGCACAGTCACGCCCACTGGTGGACAAGTCCAAGTAGACCTGCTTGGAGATCCGCTGGCAGCGACGGGCACGACGTTCTATGCGGACTATGGCCCTTGTGCGTTTGTTGATGTCATCACTGGCGACCTTGTTTGGATTCAAGACGACGGTGGAACGTCTTTACTTGTCTATGTGCAGACGGGTCAAGACGTCGCTCCAGCGCTTGTTGCCACGGTCATAACGTCTCTTGGAGGGATAAAGGCCTGCGCGCAAGGGTCCACTGGCACAGTGCATGTGTGCGGAGACTATGCCGGTGGGTTTCAGTACTCTAGACTGACGCTGACCCGTAGTGGTGACCATGTTACTGGCGTCACGTCGGCAACAGCCCCGTTCGGTATGCCAACGATGAACAACTCTCTTGGCGGAACGCCTTGGAGTTGCGCAATGGCAGTGATCCCGAATGAGGATGGGGTGGAGCGCGTATTCGTAGCGCGCCTTGATGGAAGTGATTCGACGCAGTACTGCGCAGCTGTTACGCATGGGCCAATTACGGCGTCAGCTACAGCAGATTTTACTACGTTGAGTGGGACATCGAATGCGTGGACGAAGTTCCCAACGCAAACAGCATCGGTGAATGTCGGGGTACCGTATTGCTTCAGCATATCCATTGAGCGCAATCAGAGCACTGGTAGCGACTTTTTTGTAACGTGTGGTGCCTCTTCTCGAGGAGATGTCGCCAACTACGCTTGTTCGCTTGTTGGGTTCTTGTGCACGGCAGATTCCGGGACAACTTGGACAGTCAACACCGGAAGTCCTCGTACGCTCGCAGCAGAGAGCTACGAGTCGATGTGCGGAAATTCATGCCGTGATGCCGACGGCAACGCATACTTTCTGTGGACTTCGCGCAGCAGCGATTCTGGGCCGGTTACGGTTGGGTTGTCCAAGGTTGCCGCTGACGGTACGTTCACGGCGAACTGGATTTCGACCACAGCAAGTTATGGTGGAGAGATCCGCGGGTATCCAGCGGTGTGTAGTGACGGAACGGTTATCCTGGCGTTAGACCCTGGAGATACGGGTGCTTCGGGGACTCGTCCTGAAATCAAGGTCTACTCGAAGGGTGCATGGCACTCGTACTGGGGAGCTTCCACGCAATGGGGGACGCTTGGGTGGGTTACCCATGGGTCGCGAGGATGGGTAGATGGCCTTCTCTGGTCGGTTGGCGATAGCGCGTATCCTGCGCAGAGTTGCCTAGGGTCCGTTCGTAGGCGCACTGGCAGCGAGGTCGGTGTCTTCTACACGAACTACTCTGACCCATCAGTTTCAAGCGCAGGTGGTACAACTACCTCGCCAACGTATCCTGATGCAGTTCCGGATGAGAACACTCAGTACGTACTTGTCACAGGACAGAAGCCCTCTACGGCCAATGGCGGCACCATCACGCTACCAGAGGGCTGGACTGAGCGCGGTTCAATCTCTGGAGCAGGTGGGTATGGAGAAACGCTTGGGTCAGGCACCGGCAACGTAAATCTGAAGATAGGAACCCTCGATGCGCCGACGGGAGATGAGTCCGGTCCTGTCAATGTAGGACTGAGCGTAAACAACGTTGCGTGGTCGTTGATGGTTCGCGTCGACAGCATGGGTGGTACTTGGGGGTACGCTTCCACCACCGGCAGTGATGAGACCAGCGGGTCTGCCTTGTCGGTCACCTATGGTGACACTGTTGATCTAGCTCCCGGAGACTTGATTGTAGTTGGGTGGTGCCAACCGACAAACGTGACCACTCGCTTTACAGCTCCTACTTTGACGGCCGAGGGATTCACTTTCGGTCGGGTCACCACCGTAGCTAGACCAACTTCCCCGACTGGAAATACAATAGGCGGGTTGGTTTGCTTTGCTCGCGTGCTGACGGGGAGTGGGGCTGCCGCTATCACCTTTGGGGCAGTTGCGGGCGGGGTCACTACCAACGTTCGAGGGGGGTCGGTCCTTGTTAGGTTACGAAGGCAGACTACTCCCGCCGTCCGCAGGTCTGCGTTTAGCGTGCGGTGTCTGGTCAAGTGTCTGCGCTAGCAGGGTGACGTGCTACCGGCCTTTGGTTCGTCTAGTGGCAGCGGTTGAGAGCTGCCGGCGCCGCTTTTGTGAGGGAGTTCTCGTCCCTTGAGCGCCTTCCGGCTAAGATGGTGAGGTGCACGAGGTAGCACGAAAGGTAGTCTAGGGAGAATGAGTGGTTGGGCCATCACCGTCGAGAAGCAGGTCACTGCCTTTCCCCTGTCGTTGAATCTGCAGCAGGAGGGAGTAGGGGGGATCTCGGGCAAGCAGCCCACGGTGCAGGTGCGTCAAGGGAGCACCTTGAATAGCTACCTGGACTTTGCCGACAACGCGTTCAAGACGGCAGGCTGGACCACCAAGACAGTGCCCATGAGCGAAGTGGGCGATGGTAACTACCAGCGTCCATTGAACATCGCGCTCTTGTCGGTCCAGAAGGGTGATGTACTGGTGGCTGAGTACCATGTGGACGACGGAGGCGACGTGGTCGGGTCTGCCACAGACTTGCTCATTGTTACGGAGCTCGGGGCCGACCTGGCTTTCGTTCGCAAGTCGGTCACCAACCGCATGGCCACCTTTGCTGGGTCTCCTGGTACGCTGCTGCTGTTCGATGACGACGACACCACCGTGATCGGGCGCTGGGAGCTTCGAGATGAGGCCGGCGGCGGCATCGTCGCTACGGTGGCTACGCCAGCGAAGAGAGGCAAGAACCTGGTATGAACCTCCGGCCGGACTATGTGTCCTTGGGGTTTTTTCTGGGTGTTGGGTGTTTGAAGCTCACGCGCGGTTTGGGTCCTTGCACAGGCGTGCCGTTGGTCCCTGAGGAACCCGTGCATGCGCGCGATGGCGGGGCAGCGCCGTACGCTCGAGCAACGCAGCCAAAGCAGCCCACTGTGGTTGGTGTAGAGATCCCAGGCAGAGGGGCTAAAAAGGGCACAGAGTAGGTAGCTACGGAAAAGCGCCTGTGGCGCCCTTCCTTGCCTCACGCAGCTCGTTGTACTTCTTCCCCGTTGCTACTTTGGTAGTAGCCGGTGGCTACGAAGACGGTTACGAGCCACCTGTTCGTTTCTTCTTCTCCCAGGGCTTTTTCCAGACGTGCCAGGCAGTGCAGGTCGTCTGCGGTCAGCCAGCGAGATAGAGCCAAGCTGAGAGCCATGTTGGTACCTGGCAGCATACGGCCCGTGTCACGGTCCTCTTGAATGGCGGCAGTTATTCGCGCAGCAAGGGTGTTCTTCAGGGTGGTGAGATGCAGCATGGAAGTCCTCCTCTACCTATCTTATCCCCGAAATTGCGGTGAGTTTTCGGTAGCTAAAGAGAAGCCAGGGTCTTCAACCCAGGCTCCTCCCCAGCGGTACACCTAACCGCTGTTTCTCGACCGCGCTTGAATACCCCTAACCACTGACAGCAAGCACGATAGGAAGTGACTCAGGCTGCTTTGTAGAGGTACGTGCGAAGTGCGGAATGATGTACTCTCATGTCCGCAGCCAGCGCAGTACCACGACGCCCCATCTCTGAGTATCTTCCCGTTGCACAACGTACTCATGACGACCTTTCTGTCTCTGCGGGAGTACGTTTCTCTTACTAGGCTCAGTCAACTTGCAGAGCGAGAACTCGTTGTAGTAGCAGGTCGTGGCTCGGGTCATCCTGGACAAGAACGCCAAGGTCTTTGGCGAAGACCCGCAATGCGGTGTACGAGAGCTTGTGCAGCCTTCTCTCGTCGACTTCCACCACATCGCGGGTGCCCATTCTGACGCAGTTAGGCCAGGCCTCGACCTCTACTATTTTCCCTTGGCGGCCTTCTTCTTCTTTCCTGCTGCTGCCTGCAGATCCTTGATGCGCTGAGCTGCCTGTTCGAAGCTCTTCAGGCACTCCTCGTAGAAGGTGTCTTCATCCGTCTGCAGCACGTTGCTGCCCACGGTGGACATCATGGCAATCAGCAAGCTCTGGAAGCCATGGTTGAGGTTGAACTGGTCTTCTATGACGCTCAGGCGGCCCTTGATCTCCTCGAGGTCACCGAGGATTGCTTCTGCGGCCTTCACGCTAGAAGGCGCAGTTGTCGTCGCGGGCTTGCCCACGGGTGCACGCTCGGACGGTTTGGCTGCGACCGGAGTACGCTCGGCAGGCTTGGACTTGGCGGGCTTACGGACGGGCTCGTCATCGTCGTCATCGTCATCATCGTCGGGCTCGTCGTCCTCGTCTTCGTCGTCCTCATCATCGTCATCATCGTCATCGTCGTCATTGGCGGGCTTACGAGCGGGCTTGCCTTTGGACTTGGCGGGCTTACGGGTGGGTTCGTCGTCATCGTCTTCGTCCACCTCTTCCCCATCGTCCTCGTCATCCTCCTCGTCATCGTCGGGTGGGGGTGCCTTCTTGCCCTTCTTGTTGACTGGGGTGCGCTCCGGTTCGGGCTTTTTGCCACCCTTCTTGTCGTTCCTCTGCAGGGCTTTGAGGACCCGTTCGGCCTGCACTTCGATGGTCTGCTTCAACCAGGCGTTGCGTGCGTTGACATCGGCCGAGTCATAGATGCCGAGCTCTTCAGCCAGCATTCTCAGGTTGAAGCGGTTTGCCTTGACGAGTAGTTCTAGGTCACGAGGTGCGGTGGCTACATTCATTGCGGTTGGCATCTGCTTACTATCTCCTTACCTTGTACTTCTTGATCTGAATCAGGTTGCTGTCGTTCAGGCCCTTGACGCATGCAATTACTTGCATGTCTACGCATCCGTAGCATGGTTTTGGTTGGGGGTTGACGGGATCTTTCATGTGGCGGGCGGGGCAGGTGATCTGCGTTTCTATCTTCTTCCAATGCTCGTTGAAGAAGGTGATGAAGGCATCCCTCCAAGCGTCTATTGGGTACTCTCCGGGACGATACGCTGGAGGGTCTTCAACGTCTTCGAAGTAAGCCAGCAGTTTTCGGGTGGACTCGTTTGGTCGGACTTTTAGCCCCGCTACTGCGCAGCTCTGAAGTAGCTCTGTCCGGTTGCATCGTCGGTAGAGCGATTCCGACGCTGTCGATGGGCGATCCTTCATCTTCAATGCTCCATATCCAGATGTCGGTTTTCTCTGCGGTACCTTCTACCTTGCTGGCAGCTACCGTGAAGTAGTGGGAGTCGTCGACAGCCGTCACGTCTGCCAGTACGTCTTCCATGAGCTTGATACGGTTGGTGGCGTCGGTCCTCTTGTACCTGGTCTTGGCTGCCTTTGGCCAGGTGTCATTCACGAGGTCCGTCATGGTGAAGCGAAAGTATATGGCGTACGGCTTGTTTGGCACCATCGACTTGAGAGCAAAGGCGTAGTTTTGCGTCAAGTAGGAGGTGGCGTCAGTCTTGAACCTTCTGCCTTCCGTGGACAGAACCCGCTTACTTCCTTTGGGGAGCTTGATGGTGATATAGGCGTGGTTGGTTGAGATAGGCACGTACGGCATCTGGAGGTGTATCAAAACCGACTCCTAGGCTCTCGCTCGTTGGGGATCCCGCGCCGACCCTGGATGTTGCCTGCCCGGTTTTGGTTTTCGAAGTCTTGCCTTCGAATTTCCACCTGGCGGGATATCAGGCTGTTGTAGGCGGTTCTCCCTTTTACCACCCCCTCGAGGACAGTGAGTACGGAAGTGAGGAAGGCCTCTTTGTGGGCAAGCTCCTTGTAGCGTGGATCCTCACCAATTTCATCTTCCATCTCCAGGCTGCTGGGTGGTTTTGGTGCTCCGCGTGCGTTGGTGCGCTTGCACATTTTTCGCATGTTGATGCGGATGCCGCGGGCGATTTCCTTCATCTCTGCCGTGACCAGGATCTTTTCAGCCTCCAGCACGGCTTTGCGTTGTTCCAGGAAGTCTGCCCACTCGATGTGGCGCAGGAACGTTTCTGAGTACTTCTTGCCGTCGGTGGTAGTCAAGTCCTTGGCGGACAGTGTTGGGAAGGGGGAGTCAGGTTCTTCGGGGGTTGGGCAGCCCACGCCGCGGTAGATGTAGTCCATTACGACGCTGAAGTCCCAGCGCTGTCGGATTGCCTCTTCGGCGCTCTCCCCTAGTCCCACTACGTCACTTTGAAGTTGTAGACCGGTGTGGCTCATGCTCCGTTGTTCCTTGGTGTTCGTATCCCTGCTGCTCCGAAGCGCTTGCTTTTCTTCTCCGCGGCGGCTCTTTCCTTCTTGTACTGCTCGCTGCGAGCTTTACGTTCTAGGCAGTGCGGTTGGCAAACCCACGAGTATCCGCAGAATTGGCAACATATGTCTTCGGTCCTTGGCGGGGGCTTGTTGACGACTGACAGGTGCCTTACTTCCTTGGTCTCGGCTTCAAGGACGTCCCAGAGTTCGTTGTCGAAGGCGTACAGGTAAGGATGGCGGCTGTCGACAACGTTCTGGTTTCCTTTGTTGATGTACATGGTCCACATCAGTGGGACGTCCAGGCACTTCATGTAGACGCATGTCTGTCTTCGGTGTGTCTCCTTTGGCTCCTTCAGCTTTGCGTATTCATCAGGAGACTCCGATTTGATCTCCAAGCCAACACGAATGATGGTGGCCCCGTACGGCCGCTCAAGGAAGGAAATGATGCCGTCACAGCTCGAGTGGATGTCGTAGTCGTTGGCGATGTCCTGCAGGGAGGGGTCAATCCGAACTTCCTTGGAGAACGTCATGAACCCATTGCTCTTTTCGCAGAGACGTCGCCAATCCTCCTGGATCATGGCGTGGTACATGTGCCCTATCCGGAATCTCTTCTTCCAGAAAGGCGCCAGGTTGGCCTCCTTGCGGGTCTCCCCCTTCAGCGAGTACCAGGTCTGCCGGCGGCACATGCCTGACATCTCAGAGGCGTGTAGCCCGCCAGAGCGACTTTTTGCCCCATGCCACCCAGCCACAAAGGCCACGTCTTCGTCGTCATCTCGGATGAAGTTGTCGTACATCTCTCCGAGTTCACTGGCCATGTTGATGTACCTGGCTAGCAGGTCTGGCGGTTGTTCTTGTAGGTCTGAGATGGAAACGAGGCTCATCGCTACTCCTTGGTCTGTTGGGCTAGCCAGGCTTCGTATGGGATGCAGACCCAGTGGTCGTCGGTGCGCCCGTGCGGGTCTACGAAGGTGATATCGAGTACGGGGGTTTCGTCGAAGCTGCACTCGCCGCGTATTTTGTCGAGGATGGCGCGGGTCACGGAGAAGGACTTGTTCCGGGTGAACTTGCACTCTGCCCTGAATTCGCCCTTCTTGTGGACGTCACCCTTGGCCCACGGGAGGCTGCCGGATCCTTTCTGGACCCTACCTCCCGTGTCGGTTGCTAGGCGCTGCTCTTGTCTCCTCGAGCGACGCTTGTTTGCCTTGGAGGTACTGAGCATTATCGGCAAATTGGAGAGACGTTTGCTACTCGACAGATTTCCCAGCGTAGCCCCATGGCTGCCTCGAAGTCGCCCTGCAGAGCTTGTAGGAATTCTTCTTTTCCGGGGATCTGATACAGGTATCCGTCAGGTTCTCCATTGCGGTAGAAGGTTAGGTAGCCACCCTGCTCCTGTATAACACCATAACGAAGTCCGGCGACCAGCAGCGTACTGTTGAGGTTGAAGCAGCGTTCGTCGTAGTAGTAGGGGGTCTCTCCATGTACGTTATCGTGTGCCCCTGACTTGCCTTTTGTGATCTTCCAGGTGAACGCCTTGCCTCGAGCTACCTTCTTGTCCTTGGTGCCCTCCTCGATTTTGGAACCACTGTCTACGCTTATGTGCATTGCTCGGGCGTGTTGCAGGGCGTAGGCGGCTTTGTCCTCCGTGTAGTCCTTGATGTACTTCTGCATGAAGGTCGAGGCTTCCATCTTCTTGCGGTTGCTGCGTACCTGCAGCGTGAAGACGAGGGAAGTGAAATGCCGCGGGCTGCCTTTGATTTCGTTGTATCGCTGGCAGAACCTGGTAATGCAGTTGGCCCGTAGAGCCTGTTGGGCATATTCCTCTAGCGAGTCTAGGGCAGCTTCAGCGGCAGGCAGTAGTCCTTCGTAGCTGTCAATACCGATGATGCCAAAGCGGTTGGACCGAAGCATTTCCAGGTTGCGGTCCATGAGTGCTTCCATGGTGTCCACACCTACGATTACGTTCGTGCCAACCTCACGGCGTAGTTCAGCCACCTCGGCCTTGGTTAGTAGCGGGAAGCCCTGTTCCTTTCTTGACGCTTGGAGGGCCTCGATTTCTTCCTCTGGAAACGGCACAATCCAGCCGCATCGCCGAGCCTGCACATAGTCGATGGTTCCTTCGGAGTGCGTGGCACCAATCACTGAGCGTTCACCGTAGATACGCTGGTGTTGGGCGTAGTAGTGGTACAGCAAGGTAGATTTACCGGAGTTTCCTGGCCCCCCGATAGTGGTCATTTCTTGTGCGGGAAGCCCTCCTGCAGTGTCTATGTCCAGCTGCATTATGCCGGAGGGTCGGCGAAGCCAGGCGTTGGATGTGGCATCCGCCGCCAACGTCACTAGTTTGCGGTCTGACTTTCCTCCCTTGGAGTTGATCTTGTTGACTAGTGCCGCTATGTCAGCTCTTTGTTGGCTGAGGCTACCGGTTACACCAGCTAACCTGCCGTGTTCTGTTGTGGGTGCAACGGGAGTGCGCTGCACCTCTTTGGCCATAGGCTTGGTAGCTGCCTTCTTGCTTGCTTTCTTCTTCGACTTCTTGGATGCCACTAGTCCTTGGTCTTCTCGAACGGCGCGGAGCCATGGGTGGGGCAGAAGAGTAGGTTGCCATGCCGTTCGCATTTGGCTCCGCACTCTGGGCAGCCGGCGGTGGCTGCCTTTTCCATTGCCTCTTGATCAGTCGTTTCTTCTACGGCGAACTTTTCCATTGGTTGCTTCTCCATCGTCACGCAGCTGAGAAAATACATGGCGTGACTTGGTGAAGTGTACCGTAGTACTGGAGCTTCGTCTCGTGGTACTTTTGCCCGTTCCCTTGTTCTGCTTCAGGTTGCGAGCACTTGGGTGCTTACTTACGACCGCACGGAACTTGCCAAACCCGGGTAGGATTACCACTCGTCCTTCAGAAACCGCAGCTATGGCCTTGCGCAGAAACAGCTTGGTCACGGTAGCCACGGTGGTGCTCGAGCAGGCAAGTTCTTCGGCCACTGCCTCGTCCAGTTGTCGTTTCAGCATCGTACGATATTGAAAGGTAGGTCTAGTCCCTCGATGTCTTCTTCAGCGACCTCCTTCAGCCAGCGCTTGTTGTCACCGTCGAAGTAGAAGCCTTCGTTAGCAGCCAGGTCTTTGTTCGCCTTGTCGACCAGTGCCCGTACAAGGACGTGGGGTCGGCAGGCCTTGTCGATGAGAAGAGAGATGTCGGTACCCATCTCGTGGACCTTGGTGAGCAGTCGTGCAAGGATGTCGCAGTCGGTGAGTGCTCGATGTGCTTGCACAATAGGTACCCCGTGCGCCAGGGCAACGGCGGTGAGGCTTTTGCTGGTGCTGGTGCGCGGCCACTTCACGTGGTTCATAGCGCAGACCCACTTCATTCCTTGGAAGGTAGGGTGATCTCCAATGAAGCGTTGGTCGAAGGAGGCGTTGTACGCCAGTATGACGTCAGAGGCTCTCAGGAACCTTCCAAGGACTCGTTTCACGGAGCTGAAGTCTTCGGGAACCAAGGCCATTAGTTCGGGGGTGATACCGTGCACGTCCGACGCTGTCAGGCCCTTTATCCTTTCCATGGAAACCTTGGAGGAGGGAATGACCTCTGAGTACGTAGCAAGTGGAGCAGCCTGCTTGAGGCTGTAGAGGATGGCGGCTAGCTCGACTATATCGTCGTTGTTCCGCACCCCCGTTGTCTCTGTGTCGCAGATGGTTATGAGGTCCATGTTCTTCCTATTTGGCGTTGCCCCAGGAGGGCCCTGATCCTATGTCTACAGTGAGTGGTACGGTGAGGTCTGACCAGAACGGGTGCTCCATCCATTCGCGGAGGCGTTCTTTCACTTCAGGTACGGCACCCTTGGGGCATTCGCCCACGACTTCATCGTGGACTTGCAAGCACATCATGTACTCCAAGCGCTCCCGCAGGTCCACGTCTTCGTAGAGTCGGGTCATCGCCATCTTGCAAGCTTCAGCAGCGGTGCCTTGGATTGGCATGTTCGAAGCCTGACGCTGTGCTCTGAACCGCACGAAGTTTCGTGGTGACGTGATGTCCGGTAGGCGTCGTCGTCTTCCTAGGAATGTGAAAGCGGCCTTGTATTTCGTAGCGTCGTCCACTGCCTCGTCGAAGAAGTGCCTCACGGCGGGGTAGCGGTCCATGTACTGGGCAATCTTTTCTTCGGCTTCCTCTTCTCCGCATCCCATTCGAGCGGCCATGGCACGCGCTTTCATTCCGTAGTTCAGACCGAAGCCTATCGTCTTTGCGTCTCCGCGGGCTTTGAGGCATTGAAGTACCGCCTTGGTCATGGCAGACGCAGGCAACTTTCCAGCCTTCACCTCCTTGTCTATTTTCTTGGCGGCCACGATGTCGTCGTAGGGGATATCGAACACCAGTGACGCATTGCCCATGTGGATGTCCCAGTCCTTCTGGAAGATCTCGATCATGGCCGGTTCGTTTGCCGCAGCAGCTAGAAGGCGCATCTCCAGCTGACTGTAGTCGGCGACTACCATCTCGTTCCCATCGGAAGCAATGAATGCCTCGCGCAGGTGGAAGCGGTCCTTCTCCCCTGTCGTGACGTTCTGCATATTGGGGTCAGACGAGCTCAACCGGCCTGTCCTGGCAACGTCCTGGTTGAGCTTCATGTGCACGCGGTCGTTTTCGTCGAGACGTGCAGGCATCTTTTGTATGTAGGTGCTGTACTGCTTGGAGATGGCGCCATGCTCCAGAAGCAACCCAGCCACTTTTCCTGCCTTCGAACCTAGCTTGTAGTCCCTGACGTACTCGAGGAACTTACCATCGATGGATGGCTTGCGTATGCCGCTCTTGCCCCCTTTGGTCATCTTGTGGGGTTTGATGCCTTGCTCTTCGCAGAAGTAGCGTGCTAGCTCTGCTGAGCTGTTTGGCTTCAGCACACGCCCGACGATGCTGTTGATCTCAAAGCGTAGACGCTCTAAGTCTTTGAGGATCCCAGGGCTGATGCTTTCTAGGCGTAGGCGGTCTACACGCAGCCCATTGCGCTCGCAGGCAAATAGTACTCGCGTGAAGGGCATCTCGGTGCGGTAGTAGTAGTCGTACATCGTCACGATGTGAGGCCACCGGTCGTCATAGAAGCTTTGGGTGCATGTATCTGCCAGCTCTTTATTCAGTACCTCATACAGCTTCCATGTCGCGTACGCGTCGTTGGCAGCATAATCTACCAGCTTGTTCATGTTCGTGCGTTCGGCGTACTGCAGCACGTCAAGGGACGTCATCTGCGTAAAGCGGCCGCATCCAGTCTTCTTGCAGTACCCAGCACCCTTCTCATGGGAGGCCTGCGTCGAACCGCACACGCAGATTCCTTTGCGCACCTTACCGAAGGTGTCCTGGAAGTCGGTCCACTTCCAGTTCAGCATCTGCCATGCCATTTCCTTCAACCCGTGTGGGTCTTCGTCGTAAAGGAGAGCATGCATCACGGCCGTGTCGATCAGGTTGCCTCGAATGTCCATGCCAATGTTCGCGCACATGTGCGTGTCGAATTTGGCGTTGGCAAATACCCAGTTCTTGTTGCAGTCCCTGAACGACCGCTTGAAGGCCGGCATCGTCTCGATGGGCATGGTGATACGACGTTCTATGTCGTTCTTGCTCCAGGAGATTGACCAGTAGTAGGGTTGGCAACGGATGATGTCCAAGCCGTTGGTTTCGGTATCGATAGCTACCGTGCGCTGGTCGTAGACTTCGCGGACTAGCCCATCTAGCTCGGAGCTGTCCAGTGTGTAGTACTCGGCGTCTGGTACGTTGAGGTTCCATGCCATAGGTACGAAAAGGGAGGCCCGTGACGGACCTCCCTATCCTTTCTGCAGCTTAGCGCGTGTACGCGCGTGCTCGATTTACTGGCTGTCGTTCTTCGCCGCTTTTCTTGGACTTCTTTTTTCGCGCAGGGCGATCGTCGTCGTCCTCGTCTTCATCTACCGGCTCCTCTTCTTCATCCTCGTCTCGGGTCTTGCGCTTGCGAGGTGGTTCGGCGTCTTCGTCTCGGGCTTTTCGCTTGCGCGGTTTCTCACTACCGTCGTCATCATCTGACGGCGGTATGCCGAACAGGTCTTCCTGCTTGTCCAACGAGTCGGGGGCGAAGATCTTGTCCAAAGGAAGTGACTTGCGCAGGTCTTCTCCGTAGACGTCTGGGATTGGGCGCGGGCCTAGGAATCCTACGATTTGCAGGATCTTCTGCGTACCTCCCCTGTTTCCAGTGGCTTGCGTCTCCACCAGCTTCACCTTCAGGTCTACGTCGAACAAGGTAGCTGGGTCCCCGTGGTCGCAGGATGTGCAGCGTGTAATGACGTCTAGGTACCCCGTATGCCCGCAGGCTCTGCAACGAACTTCTTCATCGCGCAGGGTAGCTAGCTCCTCCTCGTCCAGGCTGGTTTCACTGAAGATGACTACGTCGGCAGAGCAGTTTTTGCATACCAGCGCCAACTCCTCGATGGAGTCCTGGGCGCCGCAGGTACGACAATGCTTTGACAGCTCATTCTGGTACTCCTGAAGGACACGCCACTGCGGGAAGTTCAAGGACCAGTGCATGAGGTGGCCATCTTTCGACTCGTAGCCGGCAGACGCCATTTCGTCGTTGCGACGGGTGGAGCCTCGCGCCCACTCGTAGTAGGGGTCACCCGAATTGGGGTTCCTTCGTGTTTTACCTTCTGCGTCAACCTGGGGGATCTTGTAGAACGGGGCCTGCACCAGCACAGTGAAAGCCCATCGCTCCGACCGATTCATGGATTTGGGGCTCTTGGACCTGTTGCGATTGCGCATTCGCCACTCGTACCAGAACCAGTCCGCAGCAATGCACGGGTCCCCCTTTCCCTTGAATCGGCCTAGTGGGCCCTCAGAACCGATACAGCCGCGTTGCCTAGGTCCATGGAAGTAGGACATGTACGTGTAGAACGGCAACACGTCGGCAACGATGTTACCGTCGTCGTCCTTCACGTAGTCTTTGGCTTCTTCATCGATGAGTGGAGTCTCGTAGCTCCCTGGGATTAGACGGATGATATCTGCCTTGCCATGAATCACGGGAACGAACTTGTCCCTGAAGTAGTAGCCTCCGCCTCCTCCGCTTTTCTGAGTTCTTGTGGAGGATCTCTTCATTTGCTGTGCCAGGCTCATTCGCGTCTGTACGTAGCCTGGTCCGCTTTTGCTTTTGCCGAATGCCATATGTACCTTCTTGTGCCTCTTCGGGCGATTTTTTGCGCTCAGAACAACGTGAGCAGGTTGTGGTTTGGTGCTTTGTCTATGAGCCTTCTGAGTTTCCTTGTCGGTATGTCAGTAGGCTGCGGAGCATCGTACAACACAACGCGGAGGTCGGTTGTAGTTTCTTCAAGCTCTTTGCAGATTTGTATTGTCCCGTCGATGCCGGCCTGGTCGTTGTCCAGCATAAGAATGAGAGAGTTCGTGAGTTTTTGCAGTATCCATCGCTGAGCCCAGCTCATGTGCTTGGTCATCAGAGCTACCACGTTGGTGATCCCTGCCTGCCAGAGCCACATGCAGGCTTTGAACCCTTCTACGACCACTAGAGGGCCATCTACTTCTTGCGTCATCAGGGGGAAGATGATGTGGGAGTTCCAGAGCAATTTCCCCTTGTCCGTTTCATATGGAGGAAGATCCCAGACGCGATACTCTTCGTGGTAGACCTTATACCTGGGCTTCTGCTTCTTCCGCATGGCCCTACCGCTGATTCCTACTAGGTTTCCGTGCATGTCGCGCAACGGGAAGGTGATTCGGTTGTGATCTTCGTCCACCCCTATCTCGAAATGCAGTAAGGTCTCTTCCGTGAATCCTTCATCCAGCAGGTCTAGCGGGCACTTGTGGAAGACCCCCAGTAGATCCCCAGGGATGTGCATGTTGGTGTCGTGGACCACTACACCCGGGTTTGCGGGGTCTGGGGGCGGAGGTAGGTTGGTCTTGATCTCCTCCAGCGTGCATCCGTAGTGGTGCCGAATCTGCTCTCGAGTGTGTCCGGTGTTTCGTAGGAACTGCTGAAAGTTCCCGCTGGCGCCGCAAGAGAAACAGATGTAGAGCCCGGTTTGGATGCTCATGGAGAACGAGGGGTCTTTGTCGTCGTGGAACGGGCAGCGTGCCACTACGTTGTAGGCACCAGCAGGCCGTATGGGTCCGTCCACCTGCGCCTCGAGGGCGCTCATGATCTTTTCCTTTACGCTCATGCTGCTCGTTTGGGTACGCGGATGGTGAGACGGTCTATACGGCTCTTCGCAATTTGCGTCGCACTTGCTACCGGCTTCTCTCCCTTCTTCTTGGAGGCTCCTGATGCCCTCTCGTCTTTGCGTGCTTCTCGCTCGTTGATTTTCTCCACTTCCCGTTCATCCAGGGGCTCGATGTACGAGAAGTCTTCTGCACAATCTGCGTAGATACGACAGCCGCTGAACTGCCATTCACGCGATCCACCAACAATCAGGCTTACTACGTCTTTCCCGTTGTAGTCAGGATGTCGCGGCTCGTTGATGACGCGAAGTACTGCAGTGGCATCCTGGCCAACAGAGTCAGAGAAGGCAATTTCGTCGAGGTTTGCTTGCTGGTTCCCTGCGGCTGCTCGGTTCGCCTGCAGGCTGGCTACTACGGGTGTCTTCAGGTTGAGGATCATCTGTCGAACGTCCCTAGAGATGTTCTGCACTCTGAAGTTGTCTTTCTGTCCTTTGCCCCCTCGGGCATCCTTCATCAAGTACATGCCGTCAATGAAGATGATGCCTGGCTTGTACTTCTCTGCCTTGGCCTGCAGCCAGTCCACCGTATCGCCACCTTGGCTGTCCTTACCGTCCAGGATGATGATGTCCTGGAAACGCTGCAGGTCGCGGCAGGCGTTCTTGATGCGCTCCATGTACTCGCGCTGTTCGAACGTCAGTCGACCGTGCCTGTAGTCCTGGTAGTTGACTTCTCCCAGGCAGGCAGTGATACGGCGCATGAGGTTGTCCGCGGTCATTTCCTTGGTGTAAATGAGCGGCGTTTTGCCCTGCAGGAACATGCTGGCTATGAAAAAGGTAAGCATCCACGACTTCTTGCTCTTCGGGCGTCCGTAGAACACGATGTAGTCGTCATCCTGCACACCTCCAGTGGCTTCGTTGAACACGTCCCATGGCCATTTTGCTACCGAGGTGTCGACCCCGGCCTGCCGCATGTCGTGGTCTTCTAGGTTTCTCTCGAAGGCATCTACTAGGGATACGTCTGACTGCGCTCCGTACCCAATAGCCAAGACGTTTCTTTGCAGTCGCTCAACGGCGTGTGATGCGGCTTCTAGGGGGTCGTCGGAGCTGTTGATGATCTCTCTGGATACTGTTTGTAGTTCGAGCCTATGCCGGTTCCGACGAACGCTGGTGCACAGCGCCTCGAGGGTCATGCCTCTGTCGTGGCAGATGGTGAAATCTGGCCATAGGTTCTTTACTGCGTTTACGCCCAGTTGCCCGCGCTTGTTCCTCGGGTCTCTTGCGGCTCGTACTAGCCCTTGAAATACGTCTCTTCCTTCGTCGGTGATGAAGTCCCGTTCTTGTATGCCCCAGCTACCGGTTGCTTCAGAGAGCGACCCGTTCTTGACGATGTAGCTGAGCAGCTGCATTTCGGGGTGAGCCGTGGCTACTGCGCTCCTGTTCTACGAAAAAGGGGAAGCCATGCTGCCGAGAGGCGTGGCTTCAGTCAATTCGAAATGGGGATGACCCCAAGCAGTAGTGGTACCAACTCACGTATCGCACTACTGCTTGGGGCTACACCTGCTCAGCTTCGGCGGTCTGCTTTGCTCGCTCTCCTATGCCGGAGGGTTCCGACACCATGAGAGGCCTGCCGGCAGGCTGCACGAACACTCTATCGGCGATGTCCGCTTCCATACAGGCCCGCAACTCTGCCAACTTGTCCAGTGTGGTCTTGGACCACTGGTTACCCGTAGTCTCACCGTACGTGTTGCCAGTTTCGGTGTTGACGTAGGCGGCATGGGCGACCAGCACAAGTGGTGATGACGCAAAGCTTATGGCGTCGATGTCCAGCACGGCAACGGCGTTGAACGCCGGGACTCCTACAACAGGCATCAGCCACCTTCCTCTTCTACGAGCAGTTCCCAGCCATCGTTCAGAAGTTCGCAGGCTTTGTTGAACGCCAGCCCGCCCGCCTTGTTGATGGCTGACTTGTTCTGGTCGCAGTGCAATGTGACGGAAGCCTGTACGCGCACCGAGCCAAAATCCATGCTGCGTCCCACGGACATGGTTACACCGGCTGGTTGTTTTTCAAGGTCCTTCCAAAGCCTTGTGTACTTGTCTTCGGACAGCACGCCTTCTTCGGTACTGGCCTTCTTCGGAGCCTTGGGTGTTCTGGTCACGGTGAAGGTACCGGTCATACTTCAAGCTTTTCAGGCTTGTGATATGCAGCGCGCATGGATTTGAACTCCTTCACGCAGTCTGCGGGGATTTTGCCGCTGGCGATGGCAGATTCCACCTTGGCCTTGTCCACCTTGTACGCAGTGACACGCACTGTAGACCCACCGTAGGCCAAGAATAGCTCCTTGCCCAACTCTTCGAACATCTTCTCGCCGTCGTACTGGGGGGTGTAGGAGTAGAGGTCGAACGGGCCACAGGACACTCCTCGGGTGCGTACTGCCTTTTCTGCTGCCTCTAGTGCGGTGTTGTACCGCTGCACGATGTCGGTGTAGAGACGGAATATCTCCGGGTGGTCTGCTTTGAGTCCCTCTAGCTCCTGCTTTACGTCCATGAAGTCTGACACTTCTTGGATGTCGTCGGCCGACACGCGCTTGGCTGTGGCTTCCTGCGCGCTGGTTGTTTTGGGAGTGCTTTTCTTGCTCTTCTTGCTTGCCATGTTAGGGATCTGGCCTTTCTATATCGGGATCTGTGTCGTAGTCGGGGGTTACACCGGTGACTTCTTCGTGGTGAGCACGGTATAGGGAACGCGCAAATATCATGTCTTCAACGAATGCGTCAAACGCGTTGTCCTTGCCGTCGTCTTGGGATGCATCCCAGACCTCTGTGATGCTGTGCGTGATCAGCATTTGGTAGCGTACGAGGAAGGGGTCTACCGGCGTTATCTCTACGCCCTTGACCTTGCGCGTCCATTCCTTCTTTTTCTTCGACAGGTTTGGTACGTGGGTCACTCCAGGGATTGCAATGGTTCGCGTGGTACCTCGGTCCGCCTTGATGCTGACGCTTTGGCCTGATAAGGAGGCTGCCACGGTAGCCCCCAGTGCCACGATTAGCACTGGGTCCACGATGTAGATCTCCTCGTTTAGCCGGGCACGGCAGGCACGCAGAGGCAATACGGCCGGTGGTTGGGGGATGACTACGTATCGTTCCCTTCCCTGGAAGTTGGCTCGTACTTCACGTTCTCCGTCGTCACCCAGCTTGAAGGCATTGCTTTGACACGCCAGCAGGTAGGTGAAGTAGACGGGGCGCATCTTCAACCCCTCCACGCAGTGTAGTAGGGTTGCCCTACTTTCCTTGTCGGAGAATACTGCGCCCTTGCGGTTGTCTGAATAGGACGGTGACTCACCGATGAACATGATGCCTTCGTACTCCCCGCCACCTAGGAGTACTTCGGTCTCATTGTATTCTCGAGTAACGTGCAATTCGCACTTCTGGCAGCCTGCCCATTCGTTGGCGAGCTGCTCTATGTCTTTCCTTGCGTCAAGTACCAACGTTACCTCCTGTGCCTGGCACCCTTATACCGGTGACGCCCATTCTTCTTCTCAAGGACGGATGGTCCACCAGCGTGTAATGGAAGGGTCCCCCTTCTTCGGGGGGCCAGTTGCGTAGATGGCGGCGTAGTTTGATGCATTGCCCGATTAGAGGGGACACGTTATCCTCGAGGAACACCAGCTCGGAGTTCTTCTTGTCCCGTGGCCTACCCATGATCTGCTGGAGGGTGTTCCTGTCGGATACGGGTTCGCAGACCACGATGGCCGAGAGCTTTTTGTCGTCTAAGCCCTCTCTTCCGTACTTCATGATCGCGAAGATGACCTGCCTTTTTGCCAGCATGTCCATTCGTGTGGGCGGGTCCACCACTTCAGTGAAAAGACCTGATGTGCTGGGCTTCTTCAGGAGCTTTTGGAGGAACTCCTTTTGCCTACGTCGTAGTTCCCGTTCGGTCTTCTTCCATACCTCGTGCTGTCGTAGTTCTTCCTGGTACCTCTCGAGGCGTTCTTGGAAGGCCACCCTGTTTCCAGCGGTGAGGCTGTGCCCGTTTCGTCGCAGGTTTCTTTGTATCTCACGAATGGTGTTGGTGATACGTGTAAGGTATGCCTTCTTCAGTTCTACAGGCTCGATGTCTTCGCCGACGTCGGCACCCGTGGGGTACGGGATCTCGGTGTACAGACGGGTACTGTCGTTGTTTTCTGTCCACAGCGTCATGAGGTTGATGACTTCGTCTACCGAGTAGGACAGCACAATTACCTTGTGCCCGTCGTCCACAAGACGACGCACTACCGGTAGGACCACCTTGGTGAGGCGTTCTCTGCTGGCTCCGAAGAAGCCAGCAAGCTTTCCAAGGTGCAACTCTCCGTTCTTGGCGCATACCCCTACGCGGGTCGCACTGGAATCCATATCTATGGAGAAATCGGTCCACTTGAAGTAGATCTTCGGAGGGTGGTCTTGAACCACATCCTTGAAGATGACGTCTCCTACGTGGTACTGACAAACCACGTGACTTCCGTCTGGTCGGTTCGGCGTTGCCGTCAGGGCTAAGCGATAACCGTAGAAAAGTGGGGCTGACTTGGAGAAGACGGGGGCGCTCACGTGATGTCCCTCGTCCCACACAACCAGACCGAACTTCCTGCGAACCTCTTCGGGCATTGTCTCTGCCCAGTTGGCCAGCGTCTGGTACGTGGCCATTACGACGTCCTTGTCCCAGTCTTTTACATCGCCCTGTATGAGGCCAACGCCCCCTGGCACGTCGAGATGACGTTCGATTTCCTCCATCCATTGGTGCAGCAGGTGCGTGTTGTCTACGGCAATCAAGACCGGTACTTGCAGTAGCGCTGCGAAGTGAAGCGCCACCACGGTCTTGCCTTTACCGCAGGCCAGTTGTAGCGTCCCGCCGGTGGCCCGTAGCAGTGCTTCCACTGCCTTGCGTTGTATTTTCTTGCCGGTAGGTTGGAGCACCCCGCCAGGGCCTGGCTTATGGTCTAGGTGGATGCGGCTGGTGATGTTGGTGCGTTCGTACTGTGCTGGTCTGCAGTCGATGCACTCAAAGGGCAAGTCCGCTGGCTTCCAGAAGGCTCGAGGCACCACCAGGTGGTGCTCCGACTCCCGCCAGAGTCGGAGGCACCTGATCGTGTTTCGGTCTGATAGCTCGAACTCGAGCGCGCTTTTGACTCCATCAACGTTCACCAAGTGCTTTGGAATCCAAAGCATGTCGTCTAAGTACCCTTTGTCGGGGTCGCGCCGAATGAGCTTCATACTGCTTCCTAGTCTCTTCTTCCGAAGGATTCCACATCGAAGAAGTGCGCCACGGTATGCCCTGCTGATTTGCCGAGCGACCGTAGTACTTCAAGCCCAAGTCGCTTTAGCAGACCGCCACCGTTCACGGGCTCTCTGGTGGTGAGATACTGAGGCATCCCGTAGTTCACTGGCACCGCCTGCGGCAACCCTACCTGCTGGTATTGCTGCGGGTGATGCTGCGCTTGTATTGCCTGCTGCTGCGGTAAGTACCCCGGGCGGTAAGGCTGTGCTGTAGCAGCTGGTGGGGTGAACGTGGTGGAAGGTCGCACCAGGCTCTGCTGTGGAACCACGTTGCTGCCATGCACTGCTGCCTGCGTCCTTACCGCGCAGGAAGACATCATGTCGCACTTTGGTCTTCTGAGCTCTCCTGTTTTTGCTGAATAGGCCGGGTCATCCCCACCTGTGCATTCCAAGGCCGTGGCATCAAACTTCTTGCCGAAGCACTTCGGCACGTCTTCTTCGTCGTTGTCTTGTCTCATCTGGCTGAGCTTGAACAAGAGGCCTCCTGACTTAGGCGGTATGCCTATGCCTCAATTCTCTTTTGCCCTGCGCTATTGCCAATTTGCAGGCCGCAGTTCCGCAAAGGGGTTGTGTCTAGTATTCTGACGGTGCTACAACTAGCCAGTCGCGCACTGAGAGGCACCGATGAAAACCGCAGGACTCGTTCTAGACCTATACGACTCCCCAAAGGACATCAAGCACATCTTCCCCACGCTGGACGATGTACCTGCCCAGATCAAGGAGGCACAGGTTCTTTCCTCTGTCGAGTTGGAAGGCCTGCCTGACCACCTATTTGCCTTGGTGCTTGACAATGGGGATGCGCCGTTGCGCAAGTACGCCTGCGTAGATGCGGGGGGCACGCTGCTGAACGTAGGGTACTTCCTGATGCACGGGCACAAGCTTCCTGAGGAGGCACAGAAGGTAGCAGCGCAGAACTTGCAGGTAGCGTGTGGATGGTACGGGTTGGAGCCTCCCGATGAGTTGTGCAAAGTGGCATTGGGATTGAACACGTTGCTGACAGCGGCGATGGCCCCATCGCTGGTCAAGGGCACAAGCCAGCAGATTGGTAACAATCTGGCAGGGCTTCAGGCGTCTTCGGGACACGTGATGCCGCTGGGCCAGCAGAGTGCCGCGGGCAGTATGTTGAAGGGCGCAGAGGCGACTGGGTCATCGTTGTTGCCCGCGCAGGACCCGGGAGACTTGGTAGCTGCGACGGAACGTGGAAAGCCAGGTAGCAGCAACACTAGTGCGGCCAAGTCAGCAAGTACTGGGCACTTGGTACCGGGGCATGGTGGAGAAAAAGGCACGGAGCTCGAGCAGGCTTTCGGGGTTGCCAAGGAACAGTACGAAGAGGCCCCGCAGCTGCCCGCGCAGAAGATGTCCCCTCATGTGGACGTTCGGGGCAAGGAACCGCCCAAGAAGTTGGAGAAGGAAGCTAGTGTAGGGCTGTTTCCTCTCGATAACTATGCGCAGGTGCAAGAGGCAGTCAGGTATGCCGAGGATAACAAGGATGTGCTTCCTGCGGAGTTCTTACATGACTTCTCCGTGCCCTTGGTGAAGAGGGCATCGCAGCTGGGGCTGCCTTTGAGTGATGAGCTGCGCGCCTACGGATCGACCACGTTTGCTCCAGATGAGCAACTGCAGGTCGGTCTTGACACACGTAGACAGCACATGTCCAAGGAAGCCTGTCTGGCGTTGGATGCGTTGTTCGAACAGCGCGGTTTGCTAGGACCGGATGGCTACTGTCAGTTGCTTCAGCACATCGACAAGACTGCCGGCGTGGAGTGGTTGTACGGGCGGGCCATCCTCAATCCGCAGCTGTCTACGTATGGCGTCACCAAGACGGCAGCTGACGGTGAGGACACCTGGGTGCATGCGAATGACTACATTACTCGTGCCCAGATAGAGAACTTTGGGGTTACCGCAGCCCTTGCACTTCGTGACGACTACGGGGATGAATTCGTGAAGGCCTTTCAAAAAGAGCCGTGGGCGATGTTCAAGTCCTTGCCATTACCCCAACAAGTACGCATAGCGCGGCGCGCCAGTGACAATAGTGCTACGGGCATGCGAGATGTCCAGGTTTGAGTCACTGTACGCCCGAGTCCTCGAGCAAGTTCCGCGCAAAGTGCCGGAAGAGGATGACCCCACGGTTGTCGTAGAAACGGCGCAGGGTGATGAGCGCACCATAGATCCCGCCGCGATGGTGCACAGGCCTACAAAGGTGGCGGGGGTTACTCGAGATACGCTGTGGAGGTCCCCGGAGGCGCACCCAATCGTGCTGGATTTGGTGATGCTGCGAAAGTACGACTTGGCGTGGCTTGGCTATGAAATTGAGACCATTGCCAGGCTGATTCGGGAGGACTTCGGTACCCCCACCGTTGCTGATGTGAACTTGGAGAAGCTGCAAGCGTGCAAGACGCTACATCTCGTGGATGACTTCTGGTCCAGGTGGGAGGTATTTTTGCCCTGCGCGATGGCTTTCAACAGCCAGCTGGCAGACTTTCATAGCATGCAGGTACCAACTGTGGCGGAGTGCTTGGTAGCAGTGGACATAGCCAACAGGCTGCGCGATGACTGCAGCTGGAGTGCTGAGATCAAGGGCTACCTTGGCGCCGTGCACACGTTTGACAGTGAGCTTTGTCCGCAGGAGCCTTTGACCTTTGTGTCGGTGCCAACGGAGGATCTGTCTGTGGATGTTGCTGAGGTACGCCGCAGATGGCCCATCGTGCGTGCAGCAGGGCAGATCCCTAAAGGGGACACCTTGGAAGACGAGCAGCTGCGCAAGATGCTAGGCTCTTGGGTGTACCTGGAAGCCATGCGCAGTCGGCTTCAATCTCAGCTGGTGGTTTTGAACGATGTCTGACCCCAACCCAACGCTGCTTGTACTTGCTGCTTTCGTCGATGAGCTAGCCAAGGAGGCTGCGGTGGCTGACGTCGCCCGCAGGGCGTTATCTCGAGGGGTCTTGCATGGGGTGGGCGCGGGCGCGGGTGGCGGCCTGGGTCTTGGCATAGGGGCGGGGGCGCTAGCCGGCGGGACGTTGAGCGGGGTTCAACGGTATCGTCAGGCCCGAGAGCAGGGGAATAGCTTGGTGTCCTCGCTGGGGTCGGCTGCGGGCGGCGCGGCGCGCGGCGCGCTGCTGGGTGGTGCTGTCGGCGGCGTGGCAGGTACCGGGCTGGGTGCCGTAGCAGGGGGTGTTGCGCCTACAAAGGTGATCTCTGCCACCAAGAATTTGGCTAAAAGGCAGGATTCCGTAGGATCTTTCTCGCGGTTCGGGCAGCGGCAGGTTCACAGCCTAACCGGTTGGAAGCCAGGAGGGGCGACGTCGTCCATTGAGTCGATTGGAGCGGGCGCGGCGCCCGCCAGGGCGGCAACCGAGCAATCCTTGGAAAAGCTGAAGTCCTCCCCCGAGATGGATGGTGTGGTGAAGGCAGTAGCTTCTGGAGATCGGAGAGCGTCCGACGTGGCTCGAGAAGCTCTTCGAAAAGGGCCCCAAGCAGAATTGACGGGTACCTTGAAGCGACTGCAAGCGTCAGAAGCCACTCAGCGGATGGGGCTCACCAGCCTTCCTGGTTACGCCAAGTCGATTCAACGGGAAGGCCTTGTGCCGACGGTGAGGGCCGGCGTGAAAGAGCAATGGCAGGCCAGTGGTCCTAAAGGCAAGGCGATGATGGTTGGCTTTCCGGCGTTGTATGCGGCACAGACGCTGAAGAGACCCGAGGGTTCGGAGCAGGGTAGGGGTGAAACCATCGGGAAGATGGTGGGTGGAACACTGGGATCCATGGCGGCGCCCACGCCGCTGGCAGGCAGTTTAGCGCTTGGGGCTGGCTTCGAACGTGCAGGCGGGTTGGTAGGAAGAGGTGTGGACAGGCTGCGCGGTAGGCGGCCTGGGCAGGCACAGCGGCCGCAGGTGCCGCAGGAACCGTCGCGCCCGCCGGCAACTGAACCTGGTGACACAGGCCAGGCGGCTGTTGAGCGGGTGTACGGTACCGGCTACGGTGGTGGTGCAGGAGGATTGGAGTAGCCCATGAGTATCCCTGGTTCGTTGATGATGGGTGGCGCCGGCAGCGGTTCTCGTTTTGTACAGACCCGTGGGCGCATGGGAAATGGCTACAGCCAGGGGGTCAACTACCCGAGCCCGTTCTTCGACATCGCTCACACGTACTTGCCCATCACCATCAAGTCGATGCTGCGGTGGTGCCGTTACTACTTTCTGACGAATCCCATCATCAACGCCACAGTCACCAAGTTGGCGGAGTACCCCATTACGGAAATCATGATCGACCATCCCGAGAAGCGGGTGGCGGACAAGTGGAAGGAGTACTTCGAAGACCATCTGAACTACCGCGCATTCCAGATTGAGTGTGGCCTTGACTACCATACCTACGGGAATTGCCTGTCTAGCTTGAGCTTTCCTTTCAAGAAGTACCTGACGTGTGCTCAATGCGGGTTTCAAGCTGAAGCAAAGCGGATTCGTCCCCATTGGGTTTTCACCAATTACGAGTACCGACTGAGTTGTCCCAAGTGCGGCAATCTAGGCACCGCTCGAGCACGTGACGTCTACCTCAAGAGCGAGGATGGTGTGCAGGTGATGCGGTGGAACCCGGAGGATGTAGAGATTACGTACTCTGCGCTCACGGGGGAGCACACGTACTTCTACAACATACCTGCGTCGGTGCGTAACGATGTCATCATAGGTAAGAAGGACGCGGTAGAACAGGTCCCTGAGGTGTTTATTCAGGCGTTGCGCCAGCAGAAGGGTGTTGTATTTTCGAAGGACTTGTTCTTTCACCTGCGTCGGCCGACGCTGGCTGACCAGGATCGCGGGTGGGGTATTCCTCTGCTTCTTCCCTGTCTGAAAGACACGTTCTACCTGCAGATCATGAAGAAGGCGCAAGAGGCCATTCTGCTCGAGCACATTGTTCCTCTGCGCACAATTTCTCCGCAAGCGGGCTCTGGTACCTCTGACCCGTATACCACCATCAACCTGGTGGATTGGCGTGATCATGTAGCTACGGAAATTGCGCGTTGGCGCATGGACCCGAACTACATTCCCATCCTGCCGCTGCCCATCTCTAGCCAGACCATTGGCGGGGATGGTCGTGCGCTTCTGTTGATCCAGGAGATGCAGGCCATCAGCGAGAACCTCATCAACGGTATGCAGGTTCCGCTCGAGTTCATCAAAGGTGGCTTGAGCTACGCCGGTACGAATGTGTCGATGCGTATGCTCGAGAACCAGTTCATCATCTACCTGTCGCGGCACAAGCGGCAAGCGCAGTGGGTGATGCGTAGCGTGGCCGACTACTTAGGGTGGCCGTTGGCTTCCATTCGTTTCAAGCCGTTCAAGATGGCCGACGACATCCAACGTAAGGCCTTCTTGTTCCAGCTCAACCAAGCCAACAAGGTCAGCGAAACGACATTGCTGGCTGATTCGGATTTGGATCAGGACCGTGAGAATCAGATCATGGAGCGCGAGACGGCGCAGCGGATCCGTGCAACGGAGAAGCAGCAGCTGGCCACGGCTGAATTGCAGGGCAGGCAGCAAGTTATCATGATGAAGATGCAGGCCAAGGCACAGCAGGAGATGCAGGCAGCCATGGCTGCCCCCAATGCCCCAGGAGAACCTGGTGGCCCTGCTAGTGGAGCAGCAGCGCCAGGAGGACAGGGCGGCGCTGACGTCATGCCCAGCAATCCAATGGCGGCTATGCAGAGTCCTCTCAACTCGACCCAGGATATGGGCTTGGGGCATAGCCAACAGCCAGGGCAACAGGCGCAGATGGGTGGCACTGATATCGTGTTGATGGCGCAGACCTACGCGCAGCAGCTATCTCAGATGAACGCTGCGCAGCAGCTGATCGCCCTCAAGAACTTGCGAACGCAGTCTCCAGAGTTGGCGGACTTGGTGATGCAGTACTTGCGCAGCATGCCGCGGTCGGTAAACGAGCCTTCTATGCCCGCTGCAAACTCTCAGATGGGGGCGGCCGGCGCCGCGGCGCAAGAAGTGGATATGACACCGCAGCCAGAGAAGCTTCCGCCAAGACGTGCGGCGGGCATGGTGTGATCTAGGGGCTAAGAAAAGACCCTCGCGAGATGGTCTTTTCTCCCATCCCCTGCGGGATGGTTCTTGCTCAGTTGCCGGCAGCTTGCGCTTGCACCTGTGGGGCTTGCGCTTGCATGGGCTGCGAGGCAACCAGCTTGTTGTACTCGCTCCGCGTGATGATCTTACCGTCAGGCAGGACGTGGAATTGTTGTGCCGCATGCGCCTTGATACCGGAGCGCTTACCCATGACGAATGCCGTGGAGCCGATGACGGCTGCGGTCGCTACGGAGCCAGCGGAGATGAGTGAGATGGTCCAGAAACGGGTCATAGTATTTCCTTTGCTGGTAAGCCGCAAGTGGCTGTACCTTCCTCTACCTTTCTTATCCCTGGTTTTTGGCTATTATTTCAGGAAGATGGTCTGTCCCCACGCCGCGGGCTTTGTGCGTGACGTAGGCACGATGCACCAGATCACCTCCATGTTGGTAGGCGGTTCTTCAGGTACCGTACCGTCACCGTCTGTGATGTAGATGAGCATGTCTGGTCGAGGCATGGCCTTGCATGCTTGTGCTATTGGCTGCCTGAAGTCCGTACCTCCACGCCCGTGTATTTCCATCTGGTACAAGTCCGCTGAGCACACCAGTGTTGGTTCCCGTTGTATTTTGGTGTCTGCCTCGAGGTAGTACACCTGCGAAGTGCCAGTTTGGTCGATGACGTCGGCGCAAACGCGCAGTGCGGCGCCCAGCTCAGGCTTGCCCATGGACAAGGAACTGTCCACTACTAGCCAGAGGCAGGGGTCGTAGTCAACCAGTCCAGGTAGCATGAACCCGCGGAGGTAAGACCGCTTTGACGGACGTTTGCGGCTGTAGTCAGAGCCGCCTACCCGAATGTGGTCTATGGTTTGGCTGGTGACTTCAGCCAGCAGCGATTCCCAAGGAACGTTGAAGGTTTCGTCGCTGGCGATGATGAGCTCGGACCAGATACCGGGGGCATTATCCCTACCGGTAGCTTGCAGGTGGTCTTTGATAGCCTGCGAGGTGAGTCTTACGATGTGTCTCTTGTAGGCGTCAGAGCGACCTCCGTTCTTCTCTGCATTTTTGGCTGCTTCGAGCGCCTCAGATGTCGAAGCGCTAGATACGCCACCGCAGCAGCCAGCCATGAATTTGTTGTGGTGTTTTCCAGACTGGCCTTCTTGGTCGTTGCCGTCACCTGCTTCGCCTGAATCTCCGGCAGTACTTTTCTGCTTCTGTTCCTTCTCGTGCTGTTTCAGCCTGCGGTAGTACTCGTCCGCGGTAAGTCCGTTTGGCCATGCGTACTGCGCAGGAAGTACTGCCCAGTCAGGAAATAGCCAAAGAGGTCGTTCTTCCGTGTTGGGGCCGCTGCTGTTCTTGAGTCGTACGGTGCGCTTTTGCTCCACCATCACACCGTTGATGAACAGGTCGCACGCCAAGAAAAAGGTCTGCGTATCTGGATAGCGCAGCCCTCTCTTCACATGCTCGAGCTGCACATGAAGGCACTCGTGAGCCAATCCGGTGGCCACAATTTGGGGATCTTCTGTAGCCACCCAGGCAGGGTCGTAGAGAAGCACAAGTTGCTCAGTTACGGCCATAGGGCCCTTGGCTATTTGCATCATGTGCTCGACTGGCGTTGGTATCAACGCGTAGAGTGTCGGGCTTAGGTATGGTGCAAACTGTCGGACAATCGCCCGCGCCAAGGGCAGCGCGGGCGACATATCTTGGTACGTCATAGTTGCTCTTCCAAGAACTTGTTCAAGCCACCCTTAGCTAGCGGCACTATCACTTTCTGTGCTGCCTGCGCGACTGCCTTGTCCTGGCACTTCATGCCTAGACGCTGCGTGATCATGCTTTCAGCGTATGGCACTACGATGTCCGCCAAGTTTGCAGTTTGTAGTCGGCCGAGAGCTGCCCACATCAAGGGGGCCAGTTCTACTTTTTCCTCCATGGTGCTGCGTTGTCGCAGATACGAGGCAGCGCTGGCGTAGGCCATCACAACGATGTCCAGGCGATCCTTGTCAGGCTGCCATGTGCCGTCTAGCACGGCCATTGGCTCTGGCATGTCTGCTGTTTGAAGAAAGGTGGATAGCGTGGCTGCAGGTCCTTGCCCTACGCAGCATTCCACCAGCGTGTCACGCACCAGCTCAGATTTGCCAAGAATGGAGCAGGTGGTCCAGAGCCTGCCGGCGAAGTCCCACGTTCTAGAGGAAGGCCAGGCCTTGCTGCTTCTTGGGTCTGTTGCGGCAGGTTCCTGGTTGAACAGGGTGGGGTTGGATTTCAAGAAGGCGGTGATGAGGGAGAACGAGATGGGTTCTGCGTTTTTCCAGTTCTCCGTGACCATGGCTTCCAGGTTTAGTAGTGAGTGCGAGGAAGTAGCTGACGCGCCAAACATTTTGTAGGAAGTCCACTGCTCCAGCGGAAGGGACGGGTATTCGTAGTGTGCAAAGCGCTGAGCCAATGGGGCAGACAGCCGGATGCCATTCGTGGCGATGTGCACTGGATTCTGGGCGGCAACGATGCGTACCTCGTTGGGTAACCTGGTATCCCCAGAAGCACGTTCGTGAACGAACGCTTGAAGTGCGGTATGCGTGGCCCTGGTACCACCGTTTATCTCGTCCAAGAAGATGATGCCCCGACCGTGTTCCACCATCTCACGGACCTGCGGTAGTGGACAGATCTGTTTGGCTCCGCCTCTGCCATCCGGGATGAGCACGCTGGCAAAGTCCTCCGGGGCGTGCTGTGACGCGTATAGGGTGACCAGCCTTTCTTGCATTGCGTCTGATAGCTGTTCAATCTGCGCAGTTTTCGCACTGGCAATCTTGCCCTCGATGAGTAGTGGGATCCCCCAAATGCACTTGGTGTCTCCTGGGGATCCCTTCATCGGTGTAGCAAAGCAGACCTCGAGCAGGTCTAGCAGCAGCGGTCTTGGACCAGCTACCGATGGCTGTGCGGTGGTGCGGAGGGCTGATAGGTTTGCTACAGTTTGCTTTCTCTTCATGGCCATTACTTGCATTCTCCAGTGCGATGTACGCAGGTTGAGTGGTCGCAGGTTCTAGTTCTCCAGCACCGTTCGAATAGTCCGTCCAGACATACGGAGAGTCCAGGCACTGGTTCCACCCCTGTTTTCCAAATGGGGGTGTCTCGGCTTTCTTCCAAGTGATTTAGGCAGCCTATGCACACGTGTATTTCGTTGTTCATGCCCACGAACTTGGGCATGTACTCGCGGTGCGGGTTGCGTTCGGAGTAGTGAAGTTCGCCAAAGGCAGCAGTAGCGAAGGCTTCTCCCTGAAGTATGTCGCTGCCGCAGATGTCACATTCCACTATCCCATCGGCATCCTCGAGCGGCGGTGAGTCTTCTAGTAGCTCCTTCACTTCTTCAAGGGTCTCTTCCCAGCAGCTGAAGCACCAGAACACCGGTATGTAGCGGAAGTACCCGTTCATCTCTAGGACGTCCACCATCTGTAGTCCCGCGTCGGTGTTGACTACGTGCACGATGTGAAATAGAAAGACTTCGTCGGTGAGACCTAGCTCATCGCCGCAAGAGGTGCAGTAGATACCAGATCCAACTTCTACCTCTTCCTCCATAGCCGTGCCCTTTCTCTAGGAGCCGTTCGTTCAATACTGACCCAGCGGGTTTCTATGGTGGCCATGTTCAAGTCGGGTCCCATGCCTGTGCGCAGGTCTATGTCGTTCAGTAGCAGCATGTTTTCTGCGAAGTCGTTGCCCCTCCCGTTGTGGATGAGCCGTTCAAATGACAGCCCTGGCTCGAGCATTGAACCGGCTGGATACCTTGCACGCGCTTCTAGCTCACGGTCATACAGGTCATCTAGGAGGTCGTCATCGTCTACTGCCAGACCAACCCAGTCACGGTCGTTGGTATCCACGTAATCCTGGTCTAGCCACTCGCAGTAGGATCCTGGTGTTGCCATTTGCAGCAAGACTTCCAGGTCTCTTTGGTTGCAGAAGCTGATGAAACCTTTGTTGTCCACGACCTTGGCACGTACACCGCCAATTGCCCTGCCAATCACAGGCGTGTACAAGGAGTACACCGACCAGACCCGGTCATCGTGGTGCACGTCGTAGAAGGTTGACCCCAGGATTCCGAGGGTACTTTCTACGATGTGCGTACCGGGTATAGGAGCCAGTTCGTTTTTCCCCTCGAGGGTGAACGGATTGACAATCACGGGTTCCTCCAGATGAGCGAGTCCATCAAGTAGTGGGAGAAGCCGAAGATGAACCCTGCGATGAATGCCCAGATGAGGAGCGATTTCATATTAGGATTCTTTTTCCGGCTCTTCTGTTGTACTTTCAGTTGATGATGACCTGCTGTACAGGTCTTGTACCAACTGGCGGTACTTCTCTCCGGAGTCAGGGCGATCAGGAAACTCTTGTGCTGTTGGGCGTTTTTGTTCTTTGCGTGGCATGCGACCCTCCGATAAAGCTCTTATCCCGTAGGGTGCGTGTCCCTTGCACCTTTTTGTCCCCGCAACCGCTGGTTCCAGCTATACTCTCGTAGAGCATGACGCACTTGAATCCGACTGAAGCGTTCGAGCACTACCGCGACAAGACCCTGGGTGCGATCAGGAAGCAGTTCCCTGTCGACGGGCAGAACCAACGTCTCGAGCTGGTGGACCTAGAAGTTCAGGACAACTTGAATCCCGACGATATCAGGGATCAGCAGCAGGCCAAGGTAACAGGGAAGACTTGGGGTATCCCGGTTTACGCCAAGCTCAAGTTGGTGAACAAGGTCACTGGCGAGACGACTCAGTCGCGTACCAGAATTGCTGAGCTTCCCAAGATTACATGCCGACAGAGCTACATCGTAGGCGGGCAGGAGTACCAAGTAGACAACCAGTGGCGGCTCAAGCCTGGCGCGTATGTGCGGAGGAGGCAGACCGGACAGATTGAGGCAATGTTCCAGCCGGGTAACAAGCCGTCGTTCGACGTTGTTTTTGATGACGCGACGAAGGAGTTCAAAGTAGAGCTCCCTGGCGGTAAAGCGTCTGTGCCGCTGTACCAGATCATTTCCACGTTGGGTGTTTCTGATGACGAGTTGCACAAGGCGTGGGGTCCTGAGGTATTGGCTGCCAACAGAAATGCACGTGGTGTTCACGGGGCGGTGGAGCAGTACTACAAGACCACGACAAAGAAGGAGGCACCCAGTGCGGCAGTAGCTGTAAGTCATCTAGTGACTTCACTGCAGCAAACGCAGCTGCGACCCGAAGCTACGGCGCTCACGCTTGGGAAGCCGATAGACCATGTGAACGGTGATGCTCTGCTGCGGGCTACTCGCAGGATGTTGGATGTCCAGTCTGGTGGGCCTGTAGATGACCGCGATTCGCTGGTGTTCAAGGACCTCAGGAGCGTTGGGGATTTCTCCGAGGACAAACTACGTGAGGCTGGTGCAGATATTCGACGTAAGATGTCGAGGCAGGTGAATCGCGCAACCAACCCGTCCCACATGGTGCCGCTTGACGCGTTCAATAGGCCCATCAGGGACACGTTCTACAAGAACTCTGCAGCGCAGGTAGCCAAGCAAATCAACCCGGTGGAGATCTTGTCGGCTGCGCAGCAGACCACGGTGATGGGACCTGGCGGTATCCAGTCCGAGAATCAGATCATGCCCGAGGTGAAGTTTGTGAATCCCTCGCACATGGGCTTCTTGGACCCGATACATACGCCGGAAGGTGGAAAGACGGGCGTTACCTTGCGGTTGCCTATGAGCGTGAAGCAAGTTGGGTACGAGCCTAGGATTCCGCTGTACAACATACGTACAGGAAAGGTGGAAGACGTAGGGCCTGCCGCGTTTCTGAAATCGAAGATTGTACTTCCTGACCAGGTGGACTGGAAAGGCGGGAAGCCGGTAGCTCGAGGGCGTACGGTGAAGCTATCCGTGGCAGGCAACGACGTATCGGATGGCCATTTGCACGAGGCTGACTACGTGATGCAGCACACGTCGCAGTTCTTCAATGTCACCAGCAACTTGATCCCGTTCATCAACAGCACTTCTGGTGGCAGAGCATCTATGGCCACCAGGCACATGGAGCAGGCCATCTCTCTGGTGGGACGAGAAGCACCTCTTGTTCAAGTAGGCACTGGCTCCGCTACCCCGGGTAGCACCACTTTCGAAGAGGTTGTAGGCACTCGCGCGTCTCATTACTCTCCGATCGCGGGCGTGGTGAAGGCAGTGAAGCATGACGCTGTGGTAGTAGCTGGCCACGACGGCAAGGAGCACGAGGTGCAGATCTACCGCAACTACCCGCTGAACGACGCCAAGTCGGTTTTGGACTCCACAGCGATTGTGAAGCCTGGTGATCGCGTGCGTGCGGGGCAGGTGGTGGCGGATACGAACTTTTCAAAAAACGGCGTAATTGCCTTGGGCACGAACCTGCGCGTGGGCTACATCCCGTACACGGGGTACAACTTCGAGGATGGAGTAGTCATCAGCGAAAGTGCTGCGACGAAGCTCAGTAGCGACCATCTATACAAGCACAAGGTTCCCGTAGATGCCGAGTCGGTGTTGTCGAAGAAGCACTTTGTGACGCACCACGCTGGCTTGTTCAGCAAGGATCAGTTCGCAAAGGTAGGAGATGACGGGCTAGTTGCCGTAGGATCCGTGGTGCATCCCGGAGACCCGCTGGTCTTGTCTATGAAGCAAGTGGTTGCGCGTGACCGCACGGGGCTATCCGCCATCCGTAAGAGCTTTGGGACTCAGTTTGCCGACCAGTCTACTGTCTGGGACGGGGTAGGTGAAGGCAGGGTTGTGAGCTCCGAGAAAGTTGGCGACCACGTGGTTGTACACGTGCGGGCAATTGAGCCGATGCAAGTTGGCGACAAGTTGGCTGGTAGGTACGGCAACAAAGGCATTGTCACCAAGATTGTGCCGGACCACGAGATGCCACGTACACCCGATGGGAAGCACATAGAGGTGGCGTTGAATCCCTCGGGGGTACCTGGGCGTATGAACGTAGGGCAAGTGCTGGAGACTGCGGCTGCCAAGATTGCCCAGAAGACGGGCAAGCCGTACATTGTGCAGAACTTTTCAGATGGTAGTCAGCTTGCTCGGGTGCAAGCCGACCTGAAGAAGCACGGGCTGAGTGACACAGAGGACTTGTTTGATCCTATTACGAAGCAGCGCTTGGGCACTGCGCTGGTCGGCTCCCAGCACATGATCAAGCTGCACCATCAAGTGGACAAGAAGGTGTCCGTACGCTCTGGCATGACGTTGCCGGGAGAAGCTCCAGAGAAGTACAACTCCAACCTGCAGCCGGTGAGTGGCAAGCATACCGGCGGACAAGCGATGGACCCGCTAGGTATGTACTCTCTGCTCGCGCACGGGGCTCGTGCAAACATCCGAGAGATGGCCACGTGGAAGAACGAAGGTCCGGACATGTCTTCCAATCCGTCCAAGCAGTGGCATAGTCAGCATCACGAGGTGTGGGATGCCATACAGCACGGTGACCCGTTGCCCGTGCCGAAGCCGACTTTCGCCTTTCACAAGTTCACGTCGATGCTTACCGCCGCGGGCATCAACGTAGATAAGAAAGGGCACAACTTCATCTTGGGCCCGTTGACGGATTCCCACATACAGCAGTCGTCTGGAGATCGGGTACTGACGAAGCCTTCGGAGATTGTTTACGCGAAGCTGGATTCGAAGACGGGGGAGCCCAAGCCCAAGCCGGGAGGGTTGTTTGACGACCGCCTTACTGGTGGCAATGGCGGACGTAAATGGAGTCGAATCGCCCTTGCCGAGCCGGTGCCAAATCCCGTGTTTGAGGATTCCATCCGGATGCTGACGGGGCTCTCTTCTGCGGACTACCACGGGTTGGTGCATGGGGTGCACGCGATAGACAGTCACGGCCACATCGTAGAGGCTGGCAAGGGCACTACTGGCGGTGCGGCGATTGAGCAGCTGCTGAAGAAGATAGATGTGGCTGCCGAGTTGGATAAGTCCAAGAGGGCTTTGAATACGCTACCGGCGTCGAAGGTGGATGCCACCCTGAAGAGGGTGAAGCGGCTACAAGCACTTCACCAGTCTGGCTTGTCTGCTGATGAGGCATACGTGCTGCACTCCCTGCCAGTCATTCCTCCAGCTATGCGCCCAGTCACTGTCATGCACGACGGCTCGCTGAAGTTCGATGACATCAATCAGCTGTATGCCAAGGCAGCTCAGACGAACATGTACTTGGGGGATCAAACGTTGGCCACGAACTTGCCGGAACAGCGCAGGAGAGATTTGCGCAAGGAGATGTACGACGGTGTCAGTGCATTGATGGGAGTCGGTATCCCGTACAAGGATGCGCAGCATAAGGGCCTATTGCATCTGATCCAGGGCGCGCAGCCCAAGACCGGCTATTTCCAGAGCACGCTCATCAGTCGCAAGCAAGACCTGAGCATGCGGTCTACCATTGTTCCGGAACCCTCCTTGGGGTTGGACGAGGTAGGGTTGCCTCGAGAGCAAGCCATGAAGCTGTTTTCTCCCTTTGTGGTGGGTGAGTTGAAGAAGTCAGGAATGGCCATCAACGTGGCCGACGCGCAGAAGATGGTAGCTTCCGGCACGCCCGCGGCGCACAGGGCGTTGGCCAAAGTCATGACCGAACGTCCCGTGATGCTGAAACGAGATCCTTCGTTGCACAAGTACAGCATCCAGGCGTTTCAGCCTAAGGTGGTGGAGGGTAGCGCTATCAAGATTCACCCGCTGGTTACTGGGGGGTACAACGCAGACTTCGACGGGGACACCATGAGCGTGTTCGTGCCTATCTCTCAAGAGGCAGTGGATGAGGCGCACCGCATGTTCCCGTCCAACAACCTGTTCAGCGAAGCTACAGGCAAGGTCATGTACCAGCCTACGCTGGAGTCTGCGCTGGGGCTGTATAAGCTGTCGCGTGTCAATGATACGAAGGCGCACCACATCTCTCACCCTGCGGAAGCGATTACCGCGGTGCAGCAGGGGAAGCTAACGGTGAATGACCGGGTGAAACTGGGAAATCAGGTCACCACACCAGGTCGTATCATTTTGGCGGCCGCCCTGCCTGAGCCAATGCAGCGTCCTATGCTGGAGAACCTTGGGCAGCAGTTGGACAAGAAAGGGCTGGACGCGCTGCTGACTACAGTGGCCAAGAACCATGTCGGAGACTATGGGCATGTAGCAGACAAGCTGAAGAACTTGGGTAACGGGGCGGCAAGTGGCGTGGTCACGGTGGAGCATGACGGATTCGTGGGTGCTGCACGTCTGGACCAGAAGAATAGAACTTACGTGCCTGTGGGCGTCCACACGCTGGCGTTGTCCGACTTTGAGCCAGATACGAAGACCAGGGAGCGAGTGTTGGCACCGGCTCGTTTGGAGGCGGCACAGGTAAGGCAGGGGGGTGGTACCAAGTACAACAAGGATGCTGCGCTGGTGCGTATTTGGTCTGCAGCAGACCGCAAGATGCAGGAAGAGCACATGAAGGTGGCCACAGACGATCCGACCAACCTCATGATGATGCACTTGGCTGGCGTGAAGCCCGGGTGGGGACAGTACAAGCAGCTCACGCTGGCACCCATGCTGGTGGCCGACGCTTCTGGAAGAATCATCCCAGTGCCTATTACCCGCAGCTACTCCGAGGGGCTGGATTCTGGAGATTACTGGAACCAGATGCACGGAGCTCGGCGTGGTGCGGTCATGAAGGTGCAGGAGGTCCAGGAACCTGGGTATCTTTCGAAGCTGATGATGGCCAACACTATGAACATGGTGGTGCATGGGAACGACTGTGGCACTGAGCGCGGTATTGCTCTTCCTGTGACCGACCCAGATGTGCATGACCGGTTCTTGCAGCGTGAATTCAACGAGAAGGGAGTGCATGTCCCCTCCGGTACCTTACTCACTCCGCGGGTAGTCACCAGCATGCGTTCAGCAAACAAGAATGCTCAGATCGTGGTGCGCAGCTCGTTGAAGTGCGAGCATGCTACTGGGGTGTGCCAGAAGTGTATGGGGCTAGCGGCCAATGGCAACTTGCATTCTGATGGGGACAATGTTGGTGTTACGGCTGCACAGACGCTGGGTGAGCGCGCGGTGCAGTTGACCATGCGCGTTTTTCATACCGGTGGCGTGGCGGATACCGGGAGTGGTTCCCGCGTGCTGGGGGAATTCGATCGGGTGCAGCAGCTCATGAAGTTGCCCAAGCGCATACCCGACGCGGCCACGTTGGCTATGGCATCGGGCACAGTTGACAAGGTGGAAAAGACGGCCACCGGCATGAACATCTTCGTTGGGGGTAAGAAGCACTTCGTGGGGAAAGACGCTCGAGGGGCACCCTTGTGGCATTCCATAGGGGACAATGCGCATCCTGGCTGGGTCCCCCCGCGGGTAGGGACCCAGGTGACGCGAGGCCAGTCGCTGAGTGATCCTCTTCGTACGCTGGTGAATCCGCATGATCTGTACAAGGCCACTGGGAGCATTGAGACTGTGCAGAACCACCTGGCGGACCAACTGCATTCCTTGTACAAAAGCGAAGGGATCAAGCGGCAGCACGTGGAGACTGTGGTCAAGGCCATGAGCAACCTGTCCGAGGTAGCCGCCCCTGGGGACTACGAGGGTGTCCTGCGTGGCGAATTCCATCCCACGTCCAAGCTCATTGCGGTCAACAAGCGGCTGATTCGGGAGGGTAAGAAGCCGATAGAGCACAAGCCGGTACTGAAGGGGGTGGACATCATGCCGTTAGCGGTTCAAGAAGATTGGATGGCCAAGATGCAGCACATCAAGCTCAATCAGACCCTGCTGGATGCAGCGGCCACAGGCGGTAGATCCAGCATCCATGGCATGCACCCCATTCCTGCTCTGGCGTATGGTGCTGAGTTTGGTTTGACAAGTGAGCATGCCAAGCAGCGGTCAGCCTTGAGCCATCTTCACGATGTGCAGGGGCACGAGTACTGATGGCGGGTCACCACCAGGGACTAGCCGAGGCGGCGCGCGGGGCAATACGGCCTCGTACGGAATTCCGTACAAGCATGACTGCGCCGTCAGGGTTGGGTGACACCAACATACTCATGGCGCGCGTCATCAACGTGGACCTAGTGCACTACACCGTTGACGTATACAGTCAGTTCGATCAAGTGCGCCTGCTGTCGGTGCCCATCGGGTCTCCATATCTGCACTCGAATCGTGGAGATGGACTCTCTATCACCCCAGAGATTGGTGCCAAGTGTGCCGTCTGCTGGCCTGGGGATAGTTCTCCTCCATTCGTTCTGGCCTTTGTTATGCCGCACGAGACGGTACCGACGACAGGTGATGCGGAGAGCCCTGGAGGAACGTCCGAGCGCAGCGACAGTAATCAGGGTCCTTCTACAGCCAGTTTTGCTGGAGGTAGACCAAAGGGTAAGCCGGGGGACATAGCTCTGCGGGGTCGGGATGGGCAGTTCGTTGTACTGCACCGCGGCGGCGTGCTCCAGGTTGGAAGCAACGAGCTAGCGCAACGCTTGTATATCCCGCTGAACAACCTGGTGATGGACGTGGCCGAGAACTATGCCATGCAGAATTCCGGCGGGTCAATACGCTGGGGAATACAAGAGGGAGAAGGTGAGACCACCCTTCCTACTGAGTACAAGCACGCCATGCGCGTGTACGCGAACGACAAGTATGCAGATCTTCGCATAGGCATGGGGCGCGTACATGATCCAGTGCCCGAGATGGATGACGACGGGATTACGGACTTGGCAGCCGCTGAAGTAGGAAAGACAGAGCCCATCGTGTGCGAGCTCTCCCTTGCTAGGAACGGGTTCAAAGCAGAGAGCGGTGCGCTACTACCTGGTACGGGCAACCTGGTGAAGCTTCGATTCATCTTTGACCGTGCTGGCAACGCGTTTCTGCGTATGGATGGAAACGTTGGTATCTTGTGCAAGAAGAAGTTGCGTCTTCGTGTGAAGGGCGACATGGAGGTGTTCGCCGACAGCAACTTCAGCCTGACTGTAGCTAGCAGTGCAAAGATAGCCGTGGGTGGGAACTTCGAGCTCACGGCACCCGTGGTGCGCGTAAACGATGGAGACAAGCCTGTAGCACGTGTAGGGGACCAGGTGTCCGTAACGTTACCGCCTACGTTGCTCATGGTAGCTCCGGGCCCGCCGGGGTTCATGCCAATACCGCCGGGCATGAACTCAACGATTGGTGTCATCACCAGTGGTAGATCGGACTTCTTGGCGTAATGGTAAACGACATCGGCAGCTATACGCTTGGTGGCATCAACATTGGATTGGCCGTAGGCATAGGCCTGATCAACCCACTGCTACTGCAGTTCGACTTGTTCCTGACAGGACAGTTCGGTCTTGGGCCATTTCTGCTGGATGTGCAGGTAGCTTTCAATGCAGCGATATCCGCGGTGTTGCAGCTCAGCATCGGGATCTCTGACCCGTTGGCGATACTGCGGTCGTTGCTCATGGCTATGGTGCAATTGCAAGCTTCGTTGTCGGTGATGCTGTCTTTCGGATTGCCCACGGTTACTGCGCAGATAGGCGCACAGATTGCTGCTGTGGCAGCACTCACTGGTGCCTTGGCTTTGAAGCTAGGTGGTGTGCGAGCCTTGCTGTCTGCCGGGTTGGCCGTGAAGATCCCGGTAGTGAAGTTTGTCGGACAGATCACTGGTGCACTAAGCGCTGGGCCTGCCCATTTGCTGTCCTTTACGGGAAGTACATTGGCCGCATCTGGCGTTCAGATTGCGGCAGCCTTCGCTTCTGGTCTTGGACCAGACGACCCTCTTTTGCCAACCGACTTGGTGGATGGCATCATCATCGTCACTAAGGACCCTGCCGTTTTCCAGGCTATGGGTTTGCTGCTAAAGACATCGTGATGGCTAGCCACTCGCAAAGATTTTGGGCTAAGGTGCAGAAGCGAGGTCCCAAGCATCCGGGGTTAGGCACACGCTGTTGGGTGTGGACCGCGGCAAGGCTTCCTGCGGGCTATGGGTTGTTCAAGCTGAATGGCCGCAGCCGTGTTGCTCATAGTGTTGCTTGGGAGATCGAACACGGCGAACTACTTAGAGGTATCTGCGTGCTACATCGCTGCGATAATCCAGCGTGCGTGCGCCCAGACCACCTGTTTTTAGGTACCAGAGGGGACAACAATACGGATAGGTCCATAAAAGGCAGAAGTGCCAAGGGAGACCGCTCGCCCTCCAGGTTGCACCCGGAGAGCAGACCAAGAGGCTCCCGGCATGCCAATGCGAAACTGACGGAAGAGAGGGCCGCCAGGATTCGGGAGTTATATGCTGTTGGAGATACTACGCAGACCAGGCTGGCCCGGCTGTTCGGTGTTCATCAAAAGGTGATTAGTGGTATCGTTTTGGGCACTAGTTGGAAGACCTCGTAGGAGACTTGTCGCATGAACCAGCCATTGTTCCTGACAGCTATGCCAGATTTCGAAAAGGGAGCTGCCGAAACGGCAATGCCCGAGGATCCCAATGCTTGGTCCGACGAGGCACTACAAGCCTTGTACAAGCAAGTTCCTTACCTGTCTGACTTCGACTTGCACGTAGAGATGGCGGCGGTGGATGGTGAGCGAGGGTACGGGTTGGGGCATGTCAAGGTAACGTCGAAGACAGAGGCGCCGATGATGGCGCCAGCAGACCAGCTGAAGTCTGCCGGCATTCGGGAGAGTCGAATTCCCATCATCATCAAGGACAACAAGCTGATGCCCTTGGATCTCATCGTAACGGACGACTCCAAGGTGTTGCCACTTACTGAAGGACGTTTGCGTCAGGCCATGTTTCGTCCGCAGAACTTTGACGTTACGTCGAAGACGCCAGGCGACCAGTCGATGATTGGGCAGTTGTATCCTCCGTTTCGACAGAACTATGGATTTGGCGGGGGAGGCGTGGCGGTCAGTGCAGGCATGGGCGGCAAGACTGCCGCTGTGCACAGCGATCTCGAGGCATGGTTGACTGCAGATGTGACGAAGAAAGAGGCGTCGAGCGCGACCAAGGGTGCACGTTTCCACAAAGCACAGCAGCTACTCGGTAAGACAGGGTCGGTACTGTCGGCGGTACTCCCTACGGCAAACGTGTCCGACTTGGACGCCTTCCGTGAGGCACTGGGTGACGCTTCTACGAAAGTAGCGTTTTTTCAGAATGTTGCTGCGTATGGGGCGCTGCAGAAGATTGCGGAGACTGAGCCACGGTCGATTGCTAAGACTGCGGCCAGGCTTGCTGACGTGCTGCGCCCAAGTGTGGTGCAGTTCATCAGCAATGGTGATGGCACCTACGTTTGCAAGACAGCGAGCAGGCACAGCTGGGAAGCTCGTGAAGTAGAGGTGTCACGGCAGCTGCTGGTTCAGCACATGGGGTCCAAGCTAGCTGCCGAGGTGGACAGCGCGGGTTCGGTGACGCTAGCTCCCGAGGGTGCCGCAGCAGTCGCTGAGAGCCCACTGCCAGGGTCTGGCGCAGGTCCTATTTCAGCGCCGGGGATGTACCAGGTGCAGACCGCGGAAGGGGAATCCCTGTCGGGGGTGGTCGTCCCGAATCTGCTGGATGTGGACGGTACGGCCCTGCCCATCTCCCTTTTCATGGATGGTCAGCACGTGGCGGTGCAGGCAGACATGGTGGGTACCCCCCTCGGGGAGTACTCGGCCCCTGGCAGTCTTCCCGCGGATCAGGCCGCCGGGTATGGCGTCTTCTACTTCGAGGCCGGAGGCATACCGGTGGCCACTCTCCCATTGCGTTTGGGAGCCAGCGTGGCGGGTATGGAGGGACAGACGGGTCACTTTACGGCAGAAACCTTCGATGGGCGCCTCGTACAGGTCAGCGTGCAACCGTACGTGGCAACAGTGGTCGGTGTGGAAGACCAGATGCTCATCCCGAGCACTTGGTGCTGGATTCCGCTCGATCAGGCGCAAGAGGTAAGCCTGGCGGAGACTGCAGCGACTGCCCAAAAGGTGGCGTCGTCGGCACAAAGGGCGCTTCAAGTCACCGTATTGGCAGGTTCGGCCGACAGTTTCTCGTTGCGGGGGGCTCCGGTAGAGAAGCTGGCGGCGGACGAACGGAACTTCCTCACCCAGGACCAGGCGCTATTTGTTCTAGTTGGCTGTGGGGCCGACCCCACCAAGTCGTTGAACAAGCTGGCGGAAGCGCTGTCGCTACCCGGCAAGCAGGCGACCCTTGCGGTGCCGCACACCCTGAAGATGGCAGAGGAGGTGCGGGGCGAGAGCTACCTGAATGCCCAGGAGTACCTGGACAATACCCCGTCATTTCGAGTGCGTTTGTGGAAAGAGGCGGCTGTCATCCCTGACCCAGTCGCGGTCGATACGGTCCTCAGCTTGGGGTTCCTCAATCCGGAGAACATCACAGCATTCGTTGGTTACCTCCCCACGCTGGATGAGGCGCAGCGCCGCATGTGCGAGCTGCTCATTGGCGCAAGGCTTGGTTTGCGGGAGCTGTCTGATGGTGCGCTCGAGCGGGCTATTCGCGCTGTAGAGGACGTCATCGAGGGACTCAAGGTCATCGCTTTCCAGGGCTAAGAAAAAGCGGAGGACCATGTAACAGCGTCGTGTGGCCTTACCAGCCACACGCCGTTTCCCTTTGATTCGAACTCAGGCGCAAATACATCGCTACATTGGCCGTATTGTCCGGTCTTGTGCATTCATCTGGTTGTATTTATCGACGCAAGACAGCCTCCTTGGATTGCGTTAGTGTGCACGTTGTACTTATGCCATGCTCTGGCTAGGAATTTCATGATACGTCGTTCACCCGCAGAGAACTACTACAAGTACCTGGTGGTGCACCCTGCCATGTACGACAACGACTACATCAGAAGCGTTTCCCAGGAGTTGGGATTGGATTGGCTTGGAGACTGGTACATCCAATGGTTGCGTGATCGACTTACGGTGCCAACTCCGTTCTACCCGGCTGACACGGGGCATACGAAGTCTCGGAAGTTCCTTCAGCGGGAGGGGTTGACTACCGCGTTCTTTCCCACGCCAGCATGGGACTCGGCATTGCGCGTTATGAGCCGGCCTCGCCAGCGTGAGGTAGTAGAAACGCTATTGGTTGCGCACGCACCGCACGAGGCTATCTGCTACACGCTCAAGGAGCGACACCATGCCACGGTGACTACAAAGGCGATACGGCTATTCAAGCACTACTTTTGGGATGTGGACATTCTGGATAGCAACGAGTTCCGCACCTTCTTGGATCTGAGGCACCATGGTGCGCTTGATGCGTACACAGACACGGATCGGATGACGCAGCTGGCATCCCGAAAGAGGATGAGGCACACCGACCCGCGGGTGGTGGCAGCCAAACTCCCACATACGCCGCTGGCAGCGACCATAGCGCAGCTCGAGCTTGGCGTGTTGCCTCATCATATTGACTTGTCGGCAGCGTTGGGGGGAGCAATGCAAGTGGCTGCCGTGAGGACGTTGGAGTCTGCTCTTGCTGGGGGCCCGGTGGCGTCGACCATGCTTTCTCAGTACTCGTCTGCGATGGAGTCATTGAAGCGTGGCTTGGATGCTGTGGTGAATCCTGAGGAGAAGCTACGTAAGGATCTGAAACGAGCAGCGCTGGCTACTACTACGCAAAAGGTTCCGCTACTACCGCAGCTTACGGGGGGAAACCACACTACGAACGTGTATCCAGAGCCTAAGGTGGTTACCAAGGTCATGGATGCAGAGTTTGACGCCGCTGAAGATGATGAAGATGACGAGGCTGACGGCGCAGCAGGGTCAACCGATGAGGGGCAAGAAGAAGACAGCGAGGTTGAAGATGGCGATGACACCCAAGACGATAGGTAGAGAAGAGACAGAGGAATTTCGTGGACAGTGGGCTGCCGCTGCCCAGGATGTGGCAGGCGTGTCTGACGCCGTAGTGAAGTTCAAGCAGGTGGAGTGCTACACCACGTTTCTGGCGGAGTATGCGGCGGTGGATGGTAACGTCATCATCCACTTCTTTCCACCTAGAGAGTCCTTCACGATGGTAGGGGGCAAGCCTGTATTGTCTCGGGATTTCATGCATTGGTGGCAGACTAGGTTTCCAGAGCTACTGAGCCCTGCGGCAGAGGAGTATTTCAAGGCTACGCAGCCTACGCTGCAAGCACAGTACATTCCGGAGATGCAGAGCTGGTGGATGAGAGCTGGCGGTTTTGCTAGACGTTTAGGCGTGTCGGCCTTTGTTGAGGGCTTCTTTTCTCTGCTTGACCAGCGGATTGATGAGGCTTCCTCTTCTTCGTCGGCGGGGAATAGTTGATCTGCATACGAACGTGCGTTCGCTGCATGGATAGGTGCTTTACTGGCCACCTCTCTTTGCGCAGGTACATACGCATGTACTTGCTAGCTACCTTCCATATGGGAGGGGGTATTCGTTGATTCAGTCGAATGGTTACGGCAAAGCCGCCGTCCTTCAGAGGGTCTACGGTTGCCTGTTCTCCCCAGTGGGTGTCGGCGGCACGCCGCAAAGATTCCCACAGGCAACGCACTGCGGTGTATGGGTCGTTGGTTGGTTTGGGAGGGTACATTGATGGCTGCGGCCTCCTCGTACGTGTCTGACTTTTCTGAGCATCCGGATGATGACGGTCCTGATGGTATGCCACTTACGGACAAGGAGCTAGCACAACTACGCAAGCTCCGCGAGTGGTCACCGGAGGTTCACCAGTACAGTCTGGAGGACTACGGAGTAAATGATACCGATTTTGAAGATCCGGCGGACGTCGAAGACGACCTGCACATTTTGCCGTCGGCATTCACTGAGTTTGCTTTTCAGATGCCTACGTACTCGGGATACGAGAACTTCTCGTTCGAGGGCAGGCGTCATTTGCAACACATCTACGACACGCCGAGGCGTCGTCTGCTGCTGCTGTGCGGTCGCCAGGTGGAGAAATCCACGCTGCTTGGCAACAAGGCCATTGGCCTGAGCTGTCTGATCCCTGCGTACAACACGCTGTACGTTAGCCCATCGGCCACGCAGACCAAGACCTTCTCGAACGACCGTATCAAGGACCCGATCGAGACCAGCCCGGTGTTGCGTAACTACACCACGCACATGCTCTCGCAGAACATCTTCGAGAAGCAGTTCATCAATCGGTCCAAGATCACGCTTCGCTACGCGTTTTTGAACGCAGACCGTGTCCGTGGTATTCCGGCAAACCAGCTGCTGATAGATGAGATTCAGCACGTTCTAGCGGACAATATCCCTGTCATTGAGCAGTGCCTCTTCCATTCTCCGAAGAGGATGAAGAGGTACATCTACTCGGGCACTCCCTTGTCTTTGGACAATGTGCTTGAGGACTATTGGGCGAACAGGTCCACGCAGAATCAGTGGGTGATTCCTTGCGATTGTACGGGTGGTGACGAAGGCAGGTACTGGAACATCCTTGGTGAGAAGAACATCGGCAAGAAGCATCTGATTTGTGAGCACTGCGGTAAGCAGTTGTTCCCGATGTGCGACGGGGCCCAATGGGCTAGTACGGTGGCATACGATCCCGTCCATACGCCGTTTGAGGGGTACCGTATCCCTCAGTTGATGGTGCCCTGGCTGGACTGGAATGAGCTCCTCTACAACTTCCACCACCACTCCAGGAACCGGTTTTACAACGAGGCGTTGGGCATCTCGTTTGATAGCGGGCTACGCCCGTTGTCTCGAGCGCAGGTTCGTGCGAATTGCAACCCGCGCGTGTACATGTCCGATGTGGCCAAGTACCAAAAGCTGTCACTGGCGCATCCTGTATTCGCCGGAATCGATTGGGGCACAGGGGAGAACACGTACACGGTCCTCAGCCTAGGCATGTACGTTGGCAACAAGTTTCGCATCTTCTACATCCACCGGTTTACTGGCGAAGATATCGACGTTGAAGTTCAGCAGGAGAAGATCTTCGAGACGCTGCGCGCGTTCAATGTGCGTCTAATAGGGGCGGACTACGGGGGTGGCTATTACCCCAACGACTTCTTGACCAGAAGGTTTGGGCGTGAGCGCGTGTTGAAGTACCAGTACGTGGCGCGGTTGGCTGCGAAGCTGCGCTGGGAGGCCAAGCTGCAGCGCTACGTGTGTCACCGCACCGAGGTGATGAGCGCGGTATTCAATGCCATAAAGCGTGCCAACGTGTTTGAGTTTCCTCGCTGGGAGGAGTTCAAGGATCCGTATGCGTCTGACATGCTCAACATCTTCAGCGAGTACAACGAACGTTTGCGCATGACGCAGTACGGGCACACGGCAGGAAAGACAGACGATTCTCTGCATTCCATTCTGCTGTGCTTTCTTGCTTCAATGATAGTGCGTCCACGCCCCGATATCATTTCTCCAAATAAGGAGATGGAGCACGCGGGAGCAATCTGGTCCAGTTACTCGGGTCCTGTCGACCAGGGATAACCCTGGACTTGCCTCCTAAGTAGTTTTGAGCTACGGTGGGGCATGACACTCACTAAGCGCCCGTGCGTTGTATGCCGCACCTCTTTTTCTCCGACTAGCGCATCTAACGTCTGCTGCTCTCGTACTTGTGCTCGTGCACTGCGTGGTGACTTCGTCGCTAGGTTCTGGGCTCGCGTTGATAAGAAGGGCGCGGTAGCGCCAGGAATGAAGACTGCTTGCTGGCTCTGGACAGGGCGCCTGGAGAAAAATGGGTATGCGCGGATCAAGCGAGAGGATTCCAAGCAGCAGGTTTCCGTGCACCGTGCAGCCTGGGAACTACGCCACGGGGAGGTGCCTGACGGACTGTGCGTTCTGCACAAATGTGATGTTCGACACTGCGTTAGGCATTTGTTTCTTGGCACGCATCAAGCCAATACGGCGGACATGCTCAAGAAGGGTAGGGCTAACAAGGCGCAGGGAGAAGCGCACGGGCAGTCCAAGCTAAGTAAAGAGCAGGTGCGCGCAATCCTCATGGGGTACTACGCCCTTGGTTTTACTCAGGTGGAATTAGCAGAGAAGTACGGGGTTAGTTCGATGCAGGTTAGTAGGATATGTTCCGGCAAACGCTGGAAGAAGGCTCTGCAAAGTCTGGGTACCTACGAGTTTACGCGACGTGGAAAGCGAGTGACGGTGTCGGCCACGTAGCTAAGAAAAAGGAGGGGCTGCCCTCCTTATCCGCAATCCGGATTGCGGCTATTTGACAGCCTTCTCTACCTCGTTGTAGAGGACGACCACCGGCCACGCCACTGCAGAAAAGACTACGATACCCAGCAGCGCAGCCTTAGCGCAGTCTTGGAGACCTTCTGTGGACAACGGGTTGCCTTCCTCTGCGTTGGTGGTGAGCATAGAAACGGCAATAGCTCCGTGCTGCATCTCACGGTATGCGTTGTAGCCAACAGCAGCACCGATCACCGCGTACGAGACTCCTAGAATTGACATAGCAGTTCCTCCACTACCTTTCTTATCCCCGATATTTGCAGGGACTTTCAGATAGTGAAGGTTCGTGGGAACAGGTGGGAGATTACGTCGTCTACGATCTCGCCGTCCATGAAGGTGCGGTTCGCCACATTGGCGCCTAGTTGGCTGTGCACGTAGAAGTAGGCTACGTTGCGCAGGTTCTTCCTGGCTGCTTCCATGCAGGCATGCGCAAATGCCATGTTGGCTGTTTCTTCTACAGCGCTTATGGCATGCAGCTTAGTGGCCAGAAGCAAGTAGTATTGCCAGGGCTCTGCTGTGCTGGCTAGCTGGGCAACGCGACGTAGGTACGTTTCATCCATCGCCTGGAATATGGAGGCCCACTCGAGTATGGCTCTGGCTTTGAAGGTGATGCGCTTCACATGCAGCGCTTTCTGCACTTTGACATGTAGCCGGTACATGTCTTCCTCGTCGAACGAGAGCACTCGCCCGTCTAGGCCGAGTGTTTTGCACAGGGCCTCGAGGCGGTCCTTCACGGTCCTACTGATTGAGAGCGCCAGCTCTGCGGTGGACGTGGCATCGCGGGTGGACCTTCTTGCGTGTCCTTCACGGTAAGCCAGTATCTCGTCCTTCTTGTACTTGGAGGATGCGGCAGTGCCGTTGTCTACGGCAGGGACTATCGCGTTTACGAACACCAGGTGCGACATCCATTTGCGGGAAATGCCCAGTAGGCGCGCGGCGCGGTTGTGCGAGACTAGGTGCTCTGACCTTCCCATGGGCTGAATCACGTGCTACTTCTTACGAGTGCTTGAAAGGGTTCGTGATGCAAACTTCCCCACTGCAGCTCTTCCTCCAACAGCGCGAAGCGAGACCGGTGGCAGGGCAGCATCTGGAACATCTAGGTAAGGAAGCTGCCACAAACTGGGTGCTTGGGAAATGCGCTTCTCTACATGAGGCGGCGGTGAACGTACTTCGTGCGGAGCAGCTGTCTCCCGAGCAGGTACGTAGGGTAGTTGAATTTACCAACCAGAACGCGTATCTGCAGGAGTTCCGTAAGGAAGGCGACCACAAAGTGGTGCATTTCGATTGTGGACCCGCCGACCCTGCTCAAGTACTGCAAGATTTGAATGATGGTGGTGGGGGTTCGTTGTACGATCAGGGCAACTTGCACCACCGAGCAATCCCGACACGTACGTCTGCACGAGGAGCATCCATGGACAAGACCGCATCCGCCCAAGACCAAGGGATCCCTGGCCTGCCCAAATTGACCAGGCTGCCGGGCCTACCCAAGGCAGCGTCTGTACCGGAAGAGGAGCTGTGGGGGTTGTTTCAGACCGATGCGTCTGGCGCGCTTCCCTACGCCGAACCGCGGCGTCCGTTGATGGACGTGCGCAGTAAACTTGCCGGAGTGCAGGGAGAGTTAGAGGACGCAGTCAATCAGCTCGAGCTGGACTATCAGGAGGCTTCGAGCCAGTTGTACCATCAGGTGAAGCAGGCGGCGTTGACGGGGGAGAGTTTGGGTTCGATTGTAGCTGCTTGGGCAACTGTCTCGGAAGCTCCGGTGTTCACGAAGGCGGCGTTTGCCATGCTCACTCCGCTGTTGCGTCATGACGGCGTATTCCCTTCGTTGGACAGCATTGGGGCGTCTTTGGAGAAGCAGGCTTCAGGCGTGGTGAATGGTGAGCATCCGCTGGTGCGTGCTTACGCAGATTTCGTGAATACGTTGGGCAAGTTGGCTGCAGCACGGGGGTTGCACCAGGAGTACCTCGAAGGAGTTGCCCTCACAGAGGAGCTGTTGAAAAACGCGGCAGGGGGTGTGGTAGGTGCCGTGAAAGCAACGGGGAAGGGGATTGACGCGATCTCCGGTCCTTTGGCACACGCGCTGGTGGGCCCTGCTGACGCAAAGAAAGTGGCGCCGTCGATAGCCCGCGGGTTGAAGCTCACGGCGGGTGGTGCTGCGGTACTTGGCACCAACGCGGCCGTGCAGAATGTCACTGACCGCCCAGGCGTGCAGCGCGTGCTGCAGGCAGCTAAGTCCACCGTGCCAGGTACCATGGAGTACCAAAATCGTCGCTATCGCAACATGACGGGGATGTAATTACCATGAACCCAGCAGAAGAGTTCTTGACGGAGAAGAAGGCGTTCGGTCTTGGGGCACTCACGGGAGCAGCCCGCTCTACGGGTAAAGCAATGTCCCCAGCGGCCAAAGCGTTTGGTTCTGCTGCTGCAGTGGGGGCTGGGGCTGCGGCATTTGCTGGGCTGGCGGGTGGTGCAAGCAAGCTGTACGCAGCGGCCACCAAGACTCGAGACTTCCGCGCCATGCTGGATGCGAATCCAGACTTGCTACAGCATCAGAAAGCAGACCCGGCAGGGTTCAATCGCATGTACTCTTCGTTGCGCACATTGGCACCGGAGTTTGCTGCGGAACCGCTGGTAGCTGGCTATTACCTACGTCAAGGTATGGAGGGCCTCATGGAGGGTCGTGGCGGCGTGTCTGTGCAGGCCATGAATGCAAAGCGTCCTGTGCAGACCGGGCCTATGACGGATGCGGCCTTGCAGGGGTACATGAGGGGCATGGGTTCGAAGAAGGAAGAGGGTCCTCGACCGCAGTTGGTATCGCAGACGCGACATCGATTCGACCCGGAAACTCAGGGGTGGCAGCAAACTGAGACCACCGAGAATCGGTACGGATGATCAAGGTCAGTCTCTTCCAGGGCAGCGAGGAGTACGGACCCGCGGCTGTGCCGCTGTTTGGGCCATCGGATAGCTACTTCGAGAAGACGGCTTCCGCTACGCTTTTGCCAGAAGTAGCTGACTACATCGCGCACTTGAAGCCGAGGAATGACTCGCAGTACGTACTCGTCAACGCCATGGGCGCCGGTGAGTATTACGGCTCCAACGTGAACGGGGATCGCTTTGCAGAGGCTGCTTTGGTACACGCCCCTGCCCGGTGGACAGGCAAGCCTGTTCACGACATGACGGTAGGAAAGTCTTGGGCCTACGGTTACCCTACGTTCTACGGGGCACATGTTTTTCCGCATCACAAGAACAAGGATCCCAACCGGGCGCTAGGGACTGTCGAACTGGCGGCGTGGAATCCGCATATGAAGCGTGTCGAGCTCGTCACTAGGCTCGAACACAAGCTGTGCAAGGGATTTGGCGGTGAAGGGATTTGGGACAAGCTGGTAGCAGGTGAATTTCCTGATGTGAGCATGGGTACCAAGGTGCCCTTCGATACGTGCTCCATTACCTTGGATCGCGAGCTCTATCAGAAGGCGTGGGATACGTACAATCCCAGCCTGCATCGTAGTCCTGGGGATGCCATTCTTCAGTTCCATAAGAAACTGAAGGCCAAGAACGGCGTAGGCATCCGCGGGTTGAGTATCACGCGCGTCGACTACTCAGAGTATGCGCGCCACATGATGAACCAGATCTTGCCAGATGGACGCAAGGTTTGGGTGGACAATGATTTCCCGAAGTTCTTCGACATTTCGTTTGTGTTCATGGGCGCAGACAAGATTGCCAAGGCCATGCTGAAGATTGCGGCCGGTGGCAAGCGTGTGTACTCCATCGGCTCGGCAGAGTTGGCAGACAAGCTTGCTGAGTACGACATGATTTGGATTCCAGAGCCTGCGGTCACGGAAAAGACTGCCGGCGTTTCGAGTATTGAGGACCGCCTGTTGCGGATGGCCGAGCGACGAGGAGAGACGCTCGAGCAGTCGGGAAAGAGCACGGCGAAATCCGCGATGACCAAGGAGGTCGTTCCCAACCAGCTGGCAGGGAAGGCTGTCCCCCTGCTCACGAGCCAAGAGCGAGATTTGCCGGACAAAGTGCTGGACGAGCTGGCTACTGCTGGGTTTGGGCCTGCACTTTCTACGGCAACAGGGCTAGGAATTGTGCTCAAGCCTCGCGAGTTTCAGCGTATTACCCTGATTTGCCTGGGTAATCGTGCGGCGGCAGACGGATTGGACGCGTTAGATCAGGTGTTTCCTCTGTCGTCGGAGAGGGAAGAGCTGCCTCTTGGCCTGGGTGACTTCAGTCCAGCGTTGTCCAGTATCCTGGCTCCGTTCATGGATTCTAGGTCTTCTCTTGGCCCGCACATCGAGCGGCGCGTAGTCCTTGTGGCAGGTACAACACCTTCGGGTGGTAAAAAGACAGCTTCCCATTCCTCTGAACTGCTCCGTAAGATTGGGGCTGCCTATAATGGCTATCGAGAAGGCCTCATGCAGTTTGTACCCCATGCGCAAGACTTGATGGAAGCGACGTCTACTCAAGACGGTCTGCGAAAGCTTGCCGCACTAGCTGCAGAGGAACTATTCACCCCACTGAGCTACCATTACTTGAGCACCGCGTATTTGGACGAGGTGACACGTGGGTAGCTTGATGGTACAACAAGAAGGCGAAAGCGTGCAGAGGGCGTTACCCCTTGGCGACCACGCAACTCAACACCCCTGTGTGATTAGGAGTAAACCATGTCCGGAATCAACGCTCTACTGAACGATGCATACGCAAAGACCGCTGCCACCGCTGAAGATCTCGAGAAGACTGCCCAGCTCGAGTACTTTGGTGCTCTCTGTGAACGGGAGAGCATCGACGTAGCCCGTCTGGATGACGAGCAAGCCATGAACCTCTTCAAGACTGCGATGGAGATGAAGGCTGCAGAAGAAGAGGCCGCCAAGGAAGAGAAGAAGGAAGAGGGCAAGGAGGGTAAGAAGGCCCCTCCATTCGGTGGTCCTGCGCATGAAGCCAAGGAAACTCCCAAAGAGGAGAAGAAGGAAGAGAAGGCCAAGGAAGCCGCCGTGCAAGAGTGGCAGTCCAAGGTTGCCGAGGCGCGATCCGCGTATGAGGCGACTGTGGCCGGCCGTCTTATGGCAGATGCGTTCATCGACCAGATGCAGAAGCGCGCTGCGGCGGGTGAGGCGGGCGCTGCTGGAGATGCGGCGCGTGCGGTCATCGAGCAGGCAAAGATTGCATCGGCTGCCCCTGCTCGGTCGGATACTCCTTCGATCGATTTCGTTGCGGGCAACCGCGCCATCGACCTTCTCAAGGAGGCCGGCTACGACGCGGACGAGGTAGTGAGCAAGGTCAACGCCATCTACACGCTGGGGCTGCCCGCCAGTACCAAGCTTGCTTCTGTGCCAGACTTCAACAGCGCTGTAGAGATGCGTGCCCTCGAGATTTGTGAACTTGCTGGCGCGTCGGTGGATTGGAGCAAGGTCTAGTACTGCCCCGGTGGTCTTGGTGTTCTGAGAGTTGGAGCTGTTCGTAGCATGAGGAAAGTCGCAGACGCAACATCCGTACCCTTCGCTGATTCAGCGATGGACACTGCTGCGTCAGCTCCACTCCCAGGGTTGGCGGTAGGGAACAAGCCGGCGCCCGGTCAGGTCGGTCCCAAGGGCATCTCTCCGCGCACCAACTACTCTCGCGTGAACACCGGATCTCCACAACCAGTGGATGCCGGGGTGACTTCCCAAAAGGGGGCTGCCCCGGATTCACAGAACTTTCTCCCTCCGAAGATTGCTAGTGAGGTTTACATGTCGTCTACTGCGCGTAAGACCATTCAAGAGATGATCAAGGCCGCCGCTGAAGGTACCTTGAATCAGACTTCGGTAGCGGTGGAGGCGGAGCGTCAGCAAGGAGCACCGGTGGCGAAAGTTGCCTCGGCGGAACTCCCCATGGACGTGCCGTCTGTTCCCACTGACTACGTCCACAAGCTTGCGAACGCCTGCGATTTCATGCTGGGTGACTGGCGTGAAAAGGCAGCGGCGGAGCTCGGCCCTGGTACGGGCCCCAACGCGCTTGCGGTATCGCAGGCAACTTCCTCGAACAATGAGTTCACCTCTGGGAATCAGGGGCAGGCAACTCCGGCACACGTGCCGCCAAAGAACCCAGGCACGCAGAAGCCCTCTGAGACTCCTGCCGGCGCCTCAAACGCCCTGGAGGACAACGCGGCAATGAAGCACAAGGAGCAGCCCGTGAAGTTGGGCGGCGCTCTGCGTCCTGCCTCGTTGGCACTGACAGGAACCAAGTCGGCAGGAGTGCGCGATGCTGCTATCACTGCGCTTGGTACCGCCAAGGGGCTAGGTAAGGACTTGGCCGCGGCTCATCCGCAGGCCACAAAGGCGCTCAAAGGCGTCGGTACCGCTGCCGGTGGTGCTGCTGGCGGTGCAGCAGCAATCCATCTCCTTGGCAAAGGCAAGAAGAAGGAAGCTTCTGCTGTCCATGCGTGGCTGCTAGACTGGGATGCACGCATGTCCAAGAAGGCAGAGGACGCCATCAACCCCGCGCAGATTTCGGCAGGAGCCGCGGTTCCTCCGGAAACCAGCGCTGCGGGTGAAGCTGGTGGAGCTCCTGCCGGTGGACAGCCTCAGGGCCCCACGAGTTTGGTGGGTTCGAACGAATCGGCCATCAACTACACCAAGGGTACGGCGAAGGCACCGGTGAAGGGGCAGCTTGCCAGCTACCTTACTGAGCCAGCGCTCTCTGCCGCGCATGACAGCACGTTGGACAAGGCGTTCGATCATACCGGTCAGGCCGGTGTGAAGATCTCTTCTCTGCGGGCAGCGGCGGCACGGGCAGTTCTGAGTAAACTGTCTGCCGCGGCGTGTCCCACGGGCGAGACCAAGAAGAAGACGTCCGCGGGCATGAGCAACTTCACCGCCCCCCCAGTCTCCGGCGCCGCCGCCGGTCCTATGTAATCGGAGGAACCTGTTCGATGCAAAAGCTAAGTGCAGCGCAGCAATGCGAGATTCTAGAAGAGGTTCCCAGCGTTTTGCGTGCAGTGGCCGCAGAGCGTGACCTGTACAAGACCGCGTATCTGCAGATTGCAGAGCGGTCGCAGGTCGAAAAACTAGCCGGTGCCATGATCGAAAAAGGTCTACGCGCCGGCAGTGTCGAGGCTGTTGCCAACGAGTTGCAGAAGCAGGCGAAAGCCGGCGCTATCGACTTGGAGGTCACCTCGCAAGCTGTGGAGCTCGTAGGTCCGGACATGGGCAAGCTTGCTCATTTGTCCGACGAGCTCTCGAGTTCCGCAGGGTCCAGCGACCTGGAGCGGTATGTTGTCGGAGGATAGCTGACAGGAGGACTGAAGAGACATGTCGACAGTACAGAAAATCAACTTCGAGCCCGTCAGCGACATTCTGCCCATTCTGAGGAAAGATCTACCTCTGGCAGACCCGTCGCTGGCCAACGCCCTAAACGCCCTCGCTCTGGTGGACGGCGAATGGGTAACAATCGACACTGCCTACAAGTGGGTGCGGGCAGCTTCGGCGGCAGGCGCAGGAAATGCGGCCACCGTACGGAGTTTTCCTGTCTTCATGGAGGCGGGCCGCACGGACCGCCAGGCCATGTCGGAAAAGAAGACGACTGCCCTCTTCCGTGGGGAGTACGAATTCGACACTCGCATCTACGATGCTTCGCTAATCGTCGGGGGTGGCGCGATAATCTCCACGGTGATGCAGCCCCTCAAGGTTGCTTCCATCACAATCGGAACCCGCGTTTACGTGGGTCTGGTCGGTCACGGCGGGGCGGCAGACACCAACCCGGTCGTAGGCTACGTCACTCGGCTTCCCGCCAGCAATGGTGGTAAGCTCAGGTTCATGTCGGGGTACCGCAGCTAACCGCTGGAACGTCCCCATCTACAGGTAAGAAGGAGATCCCATCATGTCCGTTCCGGCGAGTGTACTGAACGAGCTCTTTGCTTCGAAACTCAGCACGAGTGAAGGCAAGGAAAAGATCGCCGAGTATGGTGGTAGTTACATTCGAGACCGCCTCCGCGAGGTGAGCTTTGCCCGCAAAGTCATCCCGCCGGAGCAGGTCACGCGTGCCGACTGCCAACGCTCGGTGAACCACGACACCTTGGTCAAGATTGTCGACGTGGAGCCCAAGAGCCGCGCCATGGCAATTTCGTTCCGAGGGCAACCGACAGCCCGCTTCATTCGAGGCGAAAAGGCCGAGGTCGCATTCTTCACCATCAGTTCCGAGATGTTCCAGAAGACGGAGCAGGAGCTGTTGGCCTACGAGATGCCCATCACCAAGATCATCGAAGAGAACTCGGTGAAGGACATCCAGGAAATCGAGGACCGCGAGTTCACGATCCACGTTGAAGCCGCCGTGCAAGCGTTGCAGACGGAAGCCAATGGTGGGACTCCCACTGCGCTGCACGTCGGCACCATCGGTACTACCGTGGAGTTCTCGGTGCGCAAGGGTGAGCTTGCTCGCAACGCCGCAGCGAACACGGCGGAGGTTCTCCCGGTCAGCCGCGTGGACATCGTCGCCCTGTTCAAGATGTTGGACGGGAATCGTCTGCGGTCCGAGCGGTTGCTCATGACCGAGATGGACTGGGACGACATCTTGTCTTGGACGGTGGAAGACTTCGGTGACCGTATTCAGTCCGAAACGACTGTCGACGGCTACAAGTACAACACCATTCTTGGTCGTGCGTACATTCGCACCATCAAGACGGACATCCTGCGCCCCGGCAACATCTACACCTTCGCCAAGCCGGAGTTCTTCGGGAAGTTCTACGTCCTGAACAACACCAAGTTCTACATCGACAAGATCGCCAACACGATCACCTTCCAGGCGTGGGAAGACATCGGTATGTCGGTCATCAACATCGCGGCGGTCCGCAAGCTCGAGCTCTACTCGGGCGATGCAAACCCCACGACGAACGCAGACGGCCTCCTCGACAACTTCATCCCGAGGTCCGAGGACGCGCTGGGTGCGGTCAACAACCGTGTGGATGCGGGCCTCAAGTTCCCGCAGGTTTCGCAGTACTAGCCCGAGGCTGGGAGTCGTACAAGGAGGGCGTCGGTGCCGATGGGCCCGGCGCCCTTTCTTGGTATCGGGTTCCCGGCTATGATGCGCTTGGAGGTTTCAATGTCCGAGAAAATACAGCCACCGTGCTTGGAAGAGTTCGTAGCTGCCGGCTACCCTGCGGAGAACTACGAGAAGCACTTCGCAGCATTGCGAGAGCTCGGTGAAGAGTGGGGAGATACCTGGAGCAATCCGAACTGGAAGCCTGCGCCTCCAGGGTTAGCCGAGGTGCCTGAGCGATTGATGGTGCACAGCGCTGTGCGCAATCCGCAGACACGCATCGCTCGCAAGTTGAGGCCTGGGCGCAAGGCGTTCAAGCAGCACATCTTCATGGATTCCACGAAGCGCTTGGTGCGTGGGCGTCCTGTGGCTATTACGTCCGCAGAGCTGGCTGCACGCTTCGATGTCTTCTGTGAAGCCGAGCGGGTAGGGACCATCGAGGTCCGAACTCTGGATGGACGGCGTCTCGACTTGCAGTCTTTGCGCTCTGGGTCGGTGTGCCTTGCTGCCCCCGCGGCCTCAATCACCATACCCAACACGCGGTTGGATTCGGCTGCCAATGACGAGCCAGCAGGTATCCCGCTGTCGCAGTACAGCGAGGGAACCTTCGTCGGGGATCCGGCGGCAGAGCGTGTGGTCGAACGCATGACGAATGAGAAGGTGGATGAAGGCATTCGGCAAGGCGCCTTGGACGGTCCAGAGGATCAGGATGGACCTGCGGTAGATGAGGATTTCGACGATTCAGGCACGTCTGCGACTGAAGTCGCGCTACCTGATCCCGCCGCGGCCCGGTCTTCTCAGTCTGGCAAGACCAAGAAGCGGAGGTAATCGTGCGCGTTTTCAACCTGACTGACATAGCTACCCCGGTGCTCGAGCAGCACAAGCTGGTGGACCAGCATATTGCGGTTGCTCGACGTATGGTCAATCCGGGGGAGTATGCGGACATTGGGGACGCGCCAAATGCACTGCATGACCTGCAGTTCTTGTTGCAAGTGGGAGCGGTCTCGATTGACCGCGTCCCACCCGCCTACGCGGTGGCAAGGCAGACACGGCAAGAGGCCATCCAGACCCGACTCTCTGGCATCCCCGTGCGCCACGTGGACATGAAAGAGACGGCCATTCAGGGCGTGACCGCGCAAGGGCAGCAGGTTGTACCGGTCACTGAGCCGTTACCGCGGTTCGACCCCACGAAGGCAGTGGACGAGCCGTGTCTTCTTGTCCCGTCTTCTACGGAGCCTTCTGTCCCGGAGAAGTCCAAGTCTGGGAAAAAGAAGGGCCGTAGATGACCAACGTGAACCGCGACACGCTACAAGGGTTTCCAGGGATGACCGATGGGTTTCGGGCATTCGTGGAAAGCGTGCGCGGTTACACGAGGGATTTCGCCGAGCTCAATCGGTTGGTGGCCGGCGAGGAGTCCACCAACCGGCAGATTGCCTGGGCGACGTTGGATGCGCTCAGCCAATTCAATGGCACTCCGCATCTCACCAACTACACCTTGGATGAACTACTGCAGCGTAACCAGGCCATGTTGATGACGCGGCTTACGGTCATCTGTTTGATTGAGCAGGTGGGTTTGCTGCAGACGCGCAATCACATCAACTACTCCGTGGGCGGTATCAACGTGGGGGTCAACGACAAGACGCCGTTACTCCAGCAGTGGCTTCAGTACTTTCGGGCATTCACTGACCAGCAGCTGACGCGAGTCAAGGTAGCGCTCAACATCGAGGGCATTCTGGGTCCTTCAAACAGCGGAGTTTTCTCGGAGTATTGGGCGGTGAACTGTACCTACGCCCAGTTCTAGTAGAAGATACCAGCATTGGAGTTAGTATCATGATGAAGATCGAAAAGTACGGCACCCTGGAAGAAGCCAACTTGAAGATTCAGGGCGGCATCACGGGGGGCGTTTCTACCAGCCAGGCCTTCGTGGGACTTGTTGGTGAAACTATCACGTTTGCTACCCCCGCCGGGTCTTGTACTTTTACGCAGCCTAGCGGTGTGGCGGGGGTACTTACGTTCAAGGACGTCAAGTCGCAGTTGGAGACTGCTATTACGAACTTGCTGGTGAGCTCAGTGGACAACAAGCTCTGCTTCGAGCATGCGCTGGATGGTTCCTACGTGTCCCTAGCTGCAGCGACGCCGGTTGAACCGGCGCGTGCTGTACTTGGTCTTGGGCAAGGTGAGGCAATTACGGGTCGTTGCTTGAATGGCCCTAGCTCGACCGACCTTCCACGCTTTGTGGAGTTCGTGACAGAGGCGTTGTTCATTTACGTGGCTGTTGAACTACCGAATGCAGGTGCCTAATGGATGCCTTTCAAGTAGGGTTGAGTCGTGGGATCCCCGCAAAGACGGCAGCAGCCTACTTCGTGGGGTTGAAGAGCTGGCAGTCGCTTTCTCCGGAAAACGACGAGCTCATGGCAGCTTGCGTCAAAAAGGCGGCAGTACTGACTGGTGCTTCAACGCAGCCCGGCACTTCGAAGACAGCCGCGCTACTCGAGAAATTCCGCAAGATCGCGGCAGAGGAGTCCACCCACCACGCTGGGGAGATGGCTACTCCAGCGCCTGCTGACGATGACCCCGCACAGCAGTATGCAGCAAACGAGCAGCAGGCTATGCAGGCGGAAGAGCAGAATGCGGCCGCCTACTACCAGCAGGCTCTTCAAGGGCTGCGTGCGCAGCTGGCTGACATGCAGGAGCATTCGCAGTCCCTCGAGCAGCAGAATGCACAATTGACGGAGCAGCAAGCCGCGCACGACACTGAAGTGCAGAATGCCCAGCAGGAGGTGCAGCTGGCGCAGCAAGCGGCGCTCGAGCAAACCCAAAGTGCCGCGGCACAAGCGACTCAGTCCATGCAGCAAGCTGTGGATGCTGAGAACCGCGCCCTGCAGGCCAAGTCTCAGGAAGCGGCAGCCAAGATTCAGCAGCAGCAGGTGCGCAGTCAGCTCTTCGACCTGGCGTCCCAGGGGTTGCCCGGGTCAGAGCCCCAGATTGGAGAGGGTGCCGCGGCAGAGGGGCTACAGCCCACTCAACCAGCGGCGCAGCCGGGGGCAGAGCCGGGAGCAATGCCCGGTGAACAAGGTGCCCCTCCGGGGGCAGAGCCGGGGGCACCAGCTGCGGCCGGCGGAGAGACCCCCAGCGCTGGCATGAATGAAGCTGGTCAACCCGCGAATGCCGAAGGAATGCCGGGTCAGGAGGCTTCAGCCGAGACGGCTGGCGCCGCGGCGCCGCCCGGATCTGTGCAACCTTCGGGTGATTCATCTGGTGGCGCCGGCGCGGGGTCGGGGACTGGTCCACAGGCGGCATCCGAGGGTGACCCTCAGAATCCCACGGCCAAACGAACAGGCCAGGTGTCCATCAAGGTAGGTGGTGCCAGTCCGGTGTCGTACGGCGACGTAGTCGCGTTCTTGGGGGGACGCCACGGCCGCCCTTTACCCGTGCAGGGTAAGGTTGCCGGTGTAGGCTCTGCCGCCAAGGAGTGGGCACTCAAGAAGGTATTGGAGTCGCCTGTAGTGAAGGAGCACGAGCAACGGCTGGTGCGTAATGCGTCACTCGCAGCAGGTGGTTCAGCGCTTGCTGGAGGGTACGCCGGGCATCGTATGGCTGCCCACAAGGATCAGAACAAGACGGCAGGTGTCCTTCAGAATCCATCGGTTGTTGGTGGACTCGCCGGTGGTGCCCTTGGATTAGGCTTGGGTGCGATGGAAGCAACGGGGCATGGCCCGGATTTGGAGAAGTTGCGCACCAAGGTCGAGGGGCAGGAAGCACAGCTGAAGCAACCTGGTCTGCGCAACTTTGGGCAGGCCTTCAACGTCGTGTACAACCGGATGCTCCTGACGCACGGAGAAGCAGTGAAGAGCCATCCCGTGTTGGGTACGTTGGCCAGCGGTGCTGCTGGTGCGGCAATGGGGGCTGAGGCAGGGCACGAATTTCCTACACTACTTCGCGAAGCGAAGGGGTGGCATGCAATGGGACGACCGCCGGTAGGCTAGGAGAGTGTCATGTTGAACGAATACTTGCTGCGTGCATACAGGCAGACTCAAACCAAGGAGGCGAGTCGTCAGCTACAGGAGAAGCTCGCTAGGTTTCCCTTGCAAGACTTGATTGCCTTGGCGAGTGGAGATCCGACTGCGAAGTTGGCGTATTGCGATGGTCCTTGCGAGGCGAATGAGCCCAAAACTTGGTTGGACAAGTTCAAGGGATCCCCGCTGTTCGAGAAGGCAGTGTCCTTGGAGAAGACGTTGCTTGAAGCGGATGCGGCGTCTGATGCCAAGAGGTCAGAGGAGCGTGAAACCGACCGCGAGCTCGATGCGCGCCGTGACGAGCTCCGTATGCAGAAGCGGCTGCTTGACTTGGACCTTGCCCTCGAGCAGGAAGGGGCGGCGGCTCCTGCGGAAGCTGCAACGGCAGCGCCCACGGCACAGGCTGAACCGGCCCCAATAGGCGGTGGTACAGCCGTTGAGGTGAAGCAGGCTTCTTCCTCGCACAACTCCGCGCACGTGATGGAGTTCTATCGCAAGCGGGCGGAATTCTTGAAGATTGCCGGAGCCGTAGGCGCGTTCATTCCCGAGACGCGAAGTACGGGTAGGGTACCAGCGACGGATAGAGCGCAGGGCGCCGGCGCGGGCGAGTACACCGTCGACCCGTCGGAGGTAGTTACTGGCGGGTTGCAGGTGGACAAAGTGGCAGCTCTTCAGTCAGCAGACAAACCTAAGGTGGATCCGCAGGAGCTGCGGAAGAAGATCCTTCAGGAGTACCCGCACCTCGATAAGCGGGCTGATTTTGGTGGTTTTGACACGCCAGAAGAGCACCAGCAGGCGGTGGATGCGCTAAAGGCGCAGGCGGCGCAACAAGAGGCGCATCCAGTGTCTTCTCGTATTCGTTCGGGTCTTGGTACAGCGGCTGTAGGGGCACTAGGTGGATCTATGCTTGGTGGCGCAGCTTATCCTGGTGTACGGGGAACCTTGGTTGGTGCAGGTCTTGGTGCACTCGGTGCAGGTGCATACGGTGCAACTCGAGTACCAGGGGCAGAAGCTAGGCGTGAGGCGACTGCACTGGAAGATGAAGTGCGTCCGGAGGCACTCAGGAACGAGGCTGCCGAAAACGAGAGGATTGCAGACGACGTTGATGCCAACCCCGGCAAGTACCGTTTGCGGCGAGGTATCGCAGGGGGCATTGCAGGGGGTCTAGCGGGCGCGGGTCTTGGCAGCTTGGTGCCTAGGAGCGTGGGAGCTCCGTTACTAGGTGCTGGTGTTGGTGCTCTCACCGGTGGGGGCCTTGCAGCCTTGCGTAAGCCTGACGGTGCAGCATTTCGTGAGGATGCTGCTACGATGCGAGCCCATTTGGCAAAGAAGCAGGCCAATGTGCTGGATGCCGAGGCGCGGGCGCACATCAAAAAGAAGAACTTCGCCATACCCGAAGAGAAGAAGTACCCAATCGAAAACAAGCCCCATGCTGAGAATGCGCTATCGCGGGTCGACACCTTTGGTACCTCTTCGGAAAAGTCTCGCGTGCATTCGGCAGTTGCCCGGCACTACCCCGGGTTGGCTGCGCGCTCGAGCGTTCCGGACGTGGCCTCCAAGGGCAAGGCACAGCTGCGAAAGAAGGCAATGAATCTGGGAGGGATCCTCCAGGGTGCCAAGAGCATTGGGTCCAGTGCACGGAATCTGGCTGTTACGTCCCATGCGGCGGGCGGGTTACCCCAGGTGGCCAAGTCATTTGGCAACGTAGCAAAGGGCTTCGTCATGAAAAATCCACTGGCAGCCGCCGGCGCAGCGGGTCTTGGCGGTGCAGCGTTGGGCAGGGCCACTGCCCCAAGTAGACCCTAATGCCTGTCTCCATCGAGCTCTACAGGCTGCGTGTCACCTCACTGGATGTGGATTTCCATGAGGTGACATGGGCTGTTGAGGCCACCTCGGTGGACGTGCTGGACTACACCTTTCAGGTGCTCCGGTCTGAGGCTGAAGAGGGTCCGTACGAAGAGCTCACCCCCCAGATCGAGGACACGTACCACTTCGTCGACAACGTTGCCCAGGTGATGCACCGTTGGCGCACCTACCATTACAAGATTCGGGTGATGGAGAAGGTGTCTGGCGACTACAAGGACTTTGGTCCTGTGGCGCAAGAGCCTGAAGCTGACTTGGTAGCGCTCGAGCTACGTCGTCATCTGCGCGTGCTGTTTCGTGAATTCGCCGGTCGACGTTGTATTGTCCTTCCTGTGCGAACATTCGGGCAACGCTGCCCTGATTGCTGGAGCGAGCGGTTGAAGAAGACCACCAAGAGCGGTTGTCTCACCTGCTTTTGTACTGGGTTCGTCCGTGGGTACCTGCATCCCATTGAGACATGGATGCAGGTGGATCCAAGTTCGAAATCGCAGCAACATCTCAATACGGGGGAGACCCAGCAGGACAACACCACAATGCGTATGGGGAACTACCCCAGCATCAAGCCGTTGGATCTTGTGGTGGAGCCAGAGAACATTCGCTGGCGAGTAGTAGGGCAGACCCAGACAGAGCATGCGCGTGCAGCCGTACATCAGGAAGTTCAACTTCATCGAATCCCCGAGAAGGATATCGAGTACTCGATTCCGGTGCGCTATGCGGATGCGCTACCGAACTTGTGGGTTACTCCGTTGAGGAACTACACCAATCCGCAAAACTTGCAGAGTGCAGAAATGCTCGAGACGCCGAGCGTTTACGCCTTGTATCCTTTCCTGAGGAGGCCGCCGTGAGGGTGCTACATCCAGACACATTGCGTGCGCTGTCCCTACTGAAGACAGCCGAGCTGCCCGAACCTCCTCCGGATTCTGGTGAAGTGCCGCAGTCCGACCTGGGTTCACTGCATCGCGAGCCTGTGTATACGGGGCCACCTCCTATCAAGCATCCGGCGCTACATGCTGCGAAAGCAGTAGGCGGTTCCCTTCTTTCCTTTGGCGGCGGCATGGGCTTGGGCTACCTGGCAAACATGGGTATCGAGAAGGCGCTAGGTCGTCCGATCCCAGCGCGTACGATACGAGCAGCGGCCCCGGTGCTGAGTGGTCTCAGTGCGCTGGCGTACCATACTTACAAGGAAAAAGAGAGGGAGCAACTGCACCGTGCCATCGAAGCCCACCAGAGTAACGCCAAGAGGCGTAGCCTCCGAGGATAGTTTCAAGGATGAGCCGCTGCAGCAAGTTCGGCTCATGTACTTGGGATTTGTCGCGGGGCTCTTCTCCGCTTGCCCAAAGGGACAGTACCACTGGGAAGAGGGTGATGACACGGAGATTGTGGTCACCGACGAGCATCCGATACGCACGGAAAATGTAGGAGCGCGCCCGGCCGTATCGTTTACGCGCAGCCCTGTGCAGTTCTACTCGCTGGGCAACGATGACATGCTGCGGTTTGACTTCACCACTGGGCGCAAGACAAAGGTAGCCATAATTCCGGGCACGATGAGCATCAACTGCTGCTCGCGCAATGACCTTGAAAGCGAGAGTATCGCCTGGAAGATTGCCGAGCATCTGTGGCTTCTTCGTGAGACGTTGATGGGGTACGACAAGTTCTTCGAAATAGGGAGACAGCCACAACTATCGGCCACGTCGCCTGCAGAGGGGATAGTACAAGGCGACCATGGAGAGGAGTGGTACTGCACTACCGTTTCATCTCCCTTCCAATTCCCGCGCATGTCTCAGTTCACCCCACTCAACAAGCAGGTGGTGCAGAGTATCGAGCTGCAGATTCGCACGCGGCTGCTGACGATAGGCAGTCAAAGTACCGGCGGCCCTGTGGCAAGCGCGAATGGTGCAGATCCAGGGTTGAACTTTCAGGTGAGACCGCCCCCTGGGTACATGCAGGAGGCGTCGGATGCGCATGGACGGCGTCCAGACCCAGCGGGATTGCTGCCTGATCCTCCGTTTTTTGCGGCACATCCATTGGACCCCGCGAGGACGGTGGTGGTACGGAGGTCCAAGCCGTATAGGCCGGGCCTGCGACCGCTATCCATGAATGGTCATCGACTTCCCATAGCCGACAGCAGCGTGGAAGAATCGGTACCGTCACCGCCATACAAGACGCGAGTATGACCAGCCCACGTAACCACCTAGCAGGCACCTGCCACGATTGCGGTAAGTCGACCAAGGCTTACCGCTGTGCCGTGTGCCGTAGGCATAAGGCAGAGCAGGGGCGTGCCTATTATCGGAGCAGAGCGCAGGCTGGTATCTGTGTTGACTGCAAGGGTCCGGCTACTGTTGGCGCTTTTTGTCTGCAACATTGGTTTAGAAATATCGGGCAGGCGTATGGGTTGGGTAAGAAGAATGGCGGGATAGCCATGCTTCGAAGTCTATGGGAAGAACAGCAGGGCAAGTGCGCTGTCACGGGGGAAAAGCTAGTACCCGGCGTCAATGCCAGCCTTGATCACATCCAGCCCCTATCTCGCGGTGGTACTTCGGAACGAAGTAACCTGCGCTGGGTAACTTCAACGGTGAACCACATGAAGTGGAATCTCACTGATACAGAATTCGTGGACAAATGTAGACAGATAGCGCAGCGAGCCGACTACGCCGGTAAAGTAAGCGCAAGGATGCACATAGCCAGGAGCAACTAAAATGGCAGCAGCAGAACTTCCAAAGCCCGGTGTTGAGGTAGTACAAGTTATCAGGACTGTCTCTCCGACAGTCGTCACGCCCACGCTAGTTCCTTGCGTAGTCGGCGTGGCGAAGCAGGTGGTGGAGCTCCTACTTTCCGACGGAAGTGGCGGTAAGACCTTGAACGGCGATGCGCTCATTGCCCTTCCTGCCTTCTTCATTGCCAAGGACGGTACTGGCAGTCCTGCCAAGTACAACGGTCTGGACGGTTTGAACCTGAAGTTCTCCGTCACCAATGGCCCTACGGCTACCATCCTATTTGCTGATCCGTTGATGGCCGGCTTGACACCAGCGACGGTTGTATCGACCATCGTGAAGGCACTTGCAGCCGCGGGTATTACTTCTGCTACCGCCGAGACGATAGGGGATGCTTTCCGTGTTCGTACGCTGGCAACTGGCGAGTTCCAGTCCATCTACGTGGACCCCACGACTTCCCCCGCGGTGCTCGCGGCCTTTGGCATTGGCGCCGGCCGTACGTACACCGGGGTGGACAACTACTCGCAGTTCGAAGACGTGATTCCGGTCAGTAACTACCCGGATCCTCGTGGAAATTTGGCAGAGCTGGCCATTGAAGCGGATACGATTCGAGTCTTCTTGGCCATGTCGTCTTCGAATTTCATGGAGGTTCTGCGTACGGAAGCCCTGCTGCGTTATGGAGCGGTAGGCACGACGGCTGTGTTGACGGGTACTGGGGACTTGGACCCCTTCCCAGCAGTGGCCGGTACTGCGGCGGTGCTCACTGGCACTGGAGATTTGGACCCGTTCCCCTCCTTGACGGGTCTCACGCTGATTGTGACTTTGAACGCTACCGTGCAGACGGTAACCTTCACTGCCTCGCAGACGGATACCGCGACGTTGCTGACCTTGTTGAACGGCGTTGGTGGGTTTACCGACATCGTTGCTTCCATCGACAACAGCACCCCATCCACCCCGGTTCTAGTGCTGACTAGTGCACATTCTGGGGCCACCCTGACGGTAGGGGCGGGTACGGCGAACACTGCGCTGGGCTTTACGCTGAACCAAACGAACACCGGAACGGCAGCTCTGACCCTTATCGTGACCGTGGGCACTGGCTCTCCTCAGACGGTGAGTTTGGAGGGGGTCACCAGCACGGGTACGTTGACGACGGTAGTCGACGCCAACACGTCTGGGATCGTGCCTACCATCGACACCAGTACCCCGGCCACCCCACATCTTGTACTTACCAGCGAGGCTACTGGAAGTGCAGCTCGGCTCACCGTCGGGGCTGGGACGGCCAATACGCTGCTGGGATTCACGCTGGCGCAAACCAATTCCGGTGTCTCGGTTCAAGTCGTTGACGACGGCAATGGGGACAACTTCTCTCCGCTCCTCAAGTTCACGGGCGTGGATTTCACCGCGGTAGGTACCGCAGCGTCCATTGCTGGCACGGTAAGTATTGCTACTCCCGTGGGTCTTTCAGGAACAACCCTCGAGTTGAGTGACGGGCAGCAGGTGCAGACGGTCACGTTCACGTCGTCTGCTACTACTGCGGCTCAGGTACTTACTGAGATCAACGCCGTCATGGGAACGGCTGCGGGCGGCAGGCTTTTGGCCACGGCCAACGGGAGTCAGTACCTGGTGCTGACTTCGACAGGTACCGGGGCGGACTCGATGCTGTGGGTCAAGGGCGGCACGGCGCTGACCATCTTGGGGCTCACGGCGAACACCATCCAGTACGGTGCCCTCGGGCATGTCGCCGCGGGCGACGAGCTGTACATCGACGGGGTGGTCAAGGGAACGGTCATCGCGGTTGCCCCCGGCGGCGCGACGGACACGCTCAAGATCAACAACCAGCAGGTCATTACCCTAGGCGCAGGCACCAATTGGCACATCATCGCCAAGGGGTTGACGGGGACCGGCGTTGACCGGCCGATGCCTGAGCTTGTGGTGGACGCCAACAAGAACGCCATCCTGAAGCACACCCTGCTGCGTGATACTGTGGGGCGCCCAATCCATCCGACGCAGGGGCGCGCACCGGTGTACCTCACCTACACGGCGGTACGTAAGGACGTGACCTCGGCGGCGGTGAATCCGGGCCTACTGACGTTCGACGGGCAAACCCAGCTGGAAAGTGCGTTGGCACCAATCGACATCCGCAATCCTCTGGCCCTCGGCCTGTTCTTCGCCATGGTCAATGCCCCTGGGGTTCAAACCACGGGATTGGGCGTGGACGAGGTGAGTGCCGACTCGCCGTACGGCACGGTGGAAGCGTTCACCCGCGCGGCGGAGTTCTTGGAGGCCTTCGAGGTCTACGCCCTGGCACCACTCACACATGACCGCGCTGTCGGCCAGGTGTTCGATACCCATGCCAACTTCATGTCGGAGCCGACGCAAAAGGGCGAGCGCATCGCGCTGTTCAACCCCGAGCAACCCGCGTACGCCCTGGATACGTTGGTGACCTCTGGCGCCAACGGGAACTCCATCGGAACCTCGGGCCTCACCTTCGATACGGGGGTGCCCAACCTGTCCGCCCTTCTCATGAACAAGGGCATCAACCCGATTGGCACCATCCCTACGGAAACCGGTGTCTTCCTGGATATCGCCAGCGATGCCAAGAACTACTCGATCGAGAGCATCAGTGGCTCGGTGGTCACCATCCGTACCACCATCCCGCCAGGTACGAACGACGACGACTTTTACTCGATTACCGCCCTCAATGTCCCGCCTCTGCCGGCGCAGTTGATTGCTGAGACGTTTGCCATCAAGATCCGCGGCGCGGCATTGCTGACTTTGGATGGGGCGGTGGACAAACAGAAGGTGGCCGAGACCTACGCGACCATCGGGCAGTCCTTCCTCAATCGGCGGTTGTGGTGCACCGCACCTGATAAGTGCGCGGCCACGGTTGGCGGGATCGAGCAGGTTCTCGAGGGCTTCTACATGAACGCGGGCATCGCGGGCATGATTGGCCAGCAGCCCCCGCAACAGTCGTTCACCAACTTCCCGATGTCGGGGTACACCCGTGTAATTGGTTCCAGCCGGTACTTCTCGGAGCGCCAAATGGATGTCATGGCGGGTGGTGGCACGTACATCATCATCCAGGACAGCGCTTCGTCCCCCCTCATCTCCCGCATGGCGTTGACGACCGACACCACGTCGGTGGAAACCCGCACGGATTCCATTACCAAGGTGGTGGATTTCACAGCGAAGTTCCTACGGCGCGGTCTGAAGAACTTCATCGGTCGGTTCAACATCACGCAGGCGTTCCTCGACCAGTTGGGGACGGTCACCGGCGGCCTTGGTGGCTTCCTCGTAGAGGTCGGTGTTTTGGTTGGGTTCAACCTCAACAACATCATCCAGGATGAGCAAGCACCCGACACGGTGCTTATCGACGTGCTCATCGACCCACCGTACCCCTGCAACTACATCAGGATCACCTTGGTCATCTGATGGACTTGGACGCCTTCCAGAAAGCGGTGGCGCGTGTTCGAGCCGAGCAGTTTCTTCGAGAGAAGGCTGCCTCGGCTCAACCTGCTGCCCTGGGGGTTGTTCGAGATGCGTTGCTTGAACAGGTAGAGGACCGCAGCTTGCTCAAGATGGCGTCCACGTACTGCCCGCTGGATCCCTTCGGTATGTACGTGAAGTTGGGTGGACAGTTCAAGACTGCTGAACCCCCGCCACCTGCAGGGGTGTCGTCCAAGGAGTGGGACAAGGTGCTCAGCAAGGGCCCTACCAAGAGCATGGAGACAGGCTCGTCGTCCCTGATTCGCAGGTCCCAAGTGAAGTACCGACCGTGATAGACTCGTAGAAGGAGCAGACAATGGCTGGAAATTTCTCTGACTGGAGCCCGTATTCGAACTACGTGCAGGCCGGCATGGTCGATGGAGCCTACGCGAATGCCGGCTTCACGATGCTTGCAGCAGGCCCGCCACGTATCGCCAACATTGGTGGTGCTGCAGCCTTCGCTCAGGCCGTCAGCGGTACCGGGCAGGCGGCGAACCAGATTGTGCTGCCCATTGGTATTGTGCAGAACTTCAATCTCTCGCACACCCGGCAGTTCAACCGCATCTTCGAAATCGGGTCGGAACGTAGCTACTTCATCACGGGGCGTGCCGTGGGGCAGCTAGGTCTCGGTCGTATCTACTACCACGGGGCGTCGCTCCTACGCCTGCTCTACTCGTACTACCAGGACCTGCTGCCACCTACCGTTGTGCCGGCCATGTTCCTCAACGCTGGTGCTGCCAGCATGTCGAACCCGCACAACGTCGTCATCCCGCCGGGGTACGAGAATATCTACCTCAACCTGGCGTCGGACCTCTTCACGCAGCCCATTGGCATCCTGATGTACGTTCGCGACATCAATCAGGACGCTCTTGGTGCCACGTATTTCGAGGCCTGCTACCTCCCGAACCACACCTGGGCAACCGACGCACAGGGTGTGCTCATTCAAGAGTCGGTAGCCATCCAGTTCGAGCGTGCGGTGCCCGTGGCGATCTCGGCACTCACCCTCATCTCGAGCGCTACCAATGTGAACGCGGGCGGTTCTAACGCGTCGGCCACCTTCCTTGGGATCCCCGGGTCGTAATGGCTGCCAGCACCAACCCGTTTTCGGTGCTGGGCACCCTGACGTTCCCCCCTGATGAGGGGCAGCAGCAGGTTTCTCTGGCCTTTGGTCTCAGCAATCAGTTCACATCCGTACTCGACATGCGGCTGGCTCTGACTGGTGCTGGGACCACCGTGGTGCCCTTTGGCTCCGTGGCAACCGCCAAGCTCTTGCTGGTGGAGTTCGAGGCGGCCTCTGGCGCTGCTCCGATCAACCTCCTCATCAATGGCGGCACCGACGAGATTGAGCTTTCCCCGGGAGGTTTGTTGCTCCTGGCTAGTCCCACTCCGCAATCCGGTGTGGCTGGGCTCTCAATCGTACGGACAACCGATGCAGTTGTACGCGTTCGTCTCCTAGGCTGATATCCTAGGGAGCGTGACGGGACAGCACACTCCGCCGCGGCGGACGCAGAGCAGCGACAACCTTCAGGCAGTGTCCTTGCAGGACGCTGCCGAAGCTCGTGCTCGTGCGGCTTTGCAGCTAGTGGAGGCGGAGACTGCGCGTGCCGAAGAAGCCGAGCGCCGCGCTGCGGAACTTTCGGCAGAGCTCGAACGATCGAAGGCCGCGCACACCGTAGAAACGCAGGACCACACGAAGGCGTCCCAGGATCACGCCATCACGTTGACCGCGGAAGCTCTGACAGTGCAACGCAAGGGTCGTAAGTACGTGATCCCATTCGCGTTGGTGTCGATATTGGGCCCGCTGTTGTGGGCAAGCATCGCAGACTACGTGGAGATGAAACGGCAGGCGCGAGACATGAAGGACACCTTCGCGTCTACGACGCAGCGTATCGACAAGCTCGAGCAGAAGCTTTCTGAGCAGGCCAAGGAAAATGCAGGGTTACGAGAGACTGTGGCACAGCTGTCTGGCTATTTGGCGGGTGTACTGCCAAAGGCTGGGTTGATGGTGCCTGGGGCCATGCCCGGCGCGGCATCCATCAACGTGGTCTCAGATCCACTACCCATCGGGGCCAAGAGGATTACCCCCGTGAATGTACGAACGGCGGTGCCTGCCCCCGCGCCACGTCCTTGACTTGTCCTTTTGGGAGGGGTGCGGGTACACTCTTCGTGATGTCTGTTCATCCTGCCCTGAAGACGGCCGAAGACTGGTCTCCTACTCGGTTGGGCCTGCCGCTGGCAGTTCTTGCTGGTGGAACGCTGCTGTACCACGGGTTGCGCAAGGGTAGACAAAGCGATGCCAACGCTGACCTTGCGAGAGACCAAGCTGTACGCGACGTAGCAGCTCAGCGCAACGCCGGTGTAGTTGGTACCTTGCGTGGCGGTTCCCCCTTGAACCCCGCGGGTGCTGCCATCTACAACAACGAGAGGGCGCAAAGCGCGGACATTGGGGACACTCTCATGTTTGACAAGGGCGCCATGGCGCAGCTTCAGCGGTCGTGCACGTTGGTGGCAAAGCATGCGGGCATTGGTGGGGCTGTATTGGGGGCGGTCAACAAGCTGCCTAATTTGCTTGGAAAACCGCTAGGCGCAGTAGGCCGCACCGCGGTGAAGGGGTTGAAGGCTGTGACACCAAGCACCGGGATGGGCACCAAGCTCATGCTGGGGGCGGGCGCTGCCGGATTGGGCTATGGGGCGTACAAAGCGGGCAAAGGTGTCTACAACTACGGTATGCAGCAGAACTCTCCCCGAGAGCTCGGCGGACATGCCGCGGCGTTGCCCACCTACACGAACCAGTTTGGCGTTCCTACGATGGGTTGACGTAGAATAGGGCAACCAGGGCCGCTTAGGCCCGCCAATTCATCGGGCAAGTTACGGAGGAAGTCATGAGTTCAGGTTCTGGCCTACTTTCAAGTTCCAAGGGAATACATGCACATCTGGTGGATAAGCCCGGAGGTGTCGCGGGCGAGGTGTACGACCTGCGCAATGACCTCAAGGCGGCGTTGGCACCTATCGCTGCTGTCACTGTCGAGGAGTTCACCAATCCGGTAAGCAACGACTCGTCAGCTGCTGGGCTGCTCATTGCGACCGCCACGGTGGCTGCCCAGGTAGTGTTGGCTCGTACGGATTTGATCGCGGCAGGTCTAGCACAGCTAGCCTTGTGGCCACGGCAGCTGGTATTTACTACCGCGGGAACTACTCCTGCCGACGCGCCAGCCACGGCTACGGTGGTCGGTAAGGACTACGCGGGTGTGGCTGCTACTGAGGTGGTGACGTTGGCACAGACGGGCACCACTGCCAACTCAACTACGCGGTGGAGTGACATCACGTCAATCACGTACCCTGCAGCGGATGGTACCGATGCAACGGTGGCCATTGGGTACGATTCAGCCCTGATCAGCCATGCGCGGGCTACGCAGACTACGCCGCTTGTTCTTACTGCGGCAAACGCGTTGGTGCAGACGGACCTGATCAAGCACCCTCGGCAGATCGTGTTTACTACGGCGGGAACCACGCCGTCTGATGCGCCTGCGACGGTGCTCATTACTGGTCACGATGCGCAGGGGAAACCGCAGACGGAGACAGTTACGCTGGCGCAAACCGGCACCACTGCCACGTCAACGAAGTTCTTCGCGAGCATTACGTCATTGGCTTTCGCAGCTGGCGACGGTACCGGTGCCACGATTTCGGTTGGCTTCGTGGACACTACGATTGGCTTGTCGCGCCCTGTGAAGACTCGAGCAGGCAATACCAGCCTGATCAAAGAGATCTACGATGCCAACGTGGTGACGAACGGCGCCCTTACGGCAGCTGCTTCTGCTCTTCCGTACGGCAGCTACACGCCCAACGGGGCTCCCAACGGCGTGCACGACTACGCCATCTACTACGAGTACGACGCCGCGTAGTTACGCCAGCCACCAAAAGTCCGGAAGCTCCGCCCTTGCAGTACGTTGGGGGCGGGGCTTTCGTATTCGTGATGGACGTTGTTGCGCGCCGGCTGACTTGGTGAACTGCCGCTTCTTCTCGGCTGGCTTAGCTGGGGCGGCTTGGTAGTAGTCGACAGTGGCCAGATTTAGGAGTCTGCGGTCACTCGGATTCAAGTGCTCTACGGATTTGCTCCCTTGCATCAACTGCCCCATGAGTTCGTGCGTCTCTACGCCGTACTTTTCCGGATGCAGTTGGAAGTCTTCTAGCAGCACCGCCGGATCCCCCAGGTATCCGGAGAACAGGTCCGTCTCTTTCCTCGTCTGCGTCGTCTGCTTCTTCAAATCCTCTGCTACCAAGTCTTCGAAGCGAGGAAATGTCAGTGGGGATAGCGGGGCCAAAGGCTCGAGCGGCTCTAGAAAGGGCAGGTTGATGTCTGGCGATGACGCCTTCGAAGACGGCTTCTTTGTAGTCATGGATGATCCTAGATCGCATAGCTAAAAGGTAGTGGGAGCAGATGGCCCCCATTACCTCCAGGCTGCCCTTTGGAGGCAACCTGCGTTTCTTCAACTCGTGGTTCACCACGTACGTGTACATACGCAAAAGTTCCCACACCTCTTCGAGCATGCGTGGTCCGCTTCTGCCGTACTTGCGTATGAAGTGCATGCATGTACTGTACTTGAACTTGCCGCCGTCAGCCAGTCTGGCGTTCTTCCACCGACGTTGACGCCAGATTCTTGTACAGACCGTACTCTCGTACGCGGTCAGGGCCCCAGTAGTACCAGCTGTACTCGATGGAATCCCCAGGCATAAGGGTACCCGAGATGTCTTTGCCATGCCCATCTAAGGTACCCTCCGGATACCTAGGGTACACCCCCTCGAGCATGAAGCGGATACGGTCTGGCACTGGGAAGATGCTTGGGGGCATCGAACGGAAGAAGTCATTCTTGCCGTTGTTGGAACCACCGCCAGTCCAGTTGCTACGTTGCAATATGACAACGTGGTCAGAGATGGCCAGGCACTTCAAGGCAACGTCGAGGGCCAGCGAAAACGGCGGATTGGTGATGGATACGTCAAGGTAGCGCTGCCCATTGCTGATATCCACCCCGTACTTCTTGGCAAGCTTTCGTGCGTTCCATTCCTTCAAGAAGTCTTTGGGGCAGTACAGCGTAAGTGGGATCCCTAAGTCTCGTAGTTTCGGTGCGCACTCTTCTCTCTTCTCTACGGCGTGCCATTTGCATCGGCGTGGACGCATCTCTTCCACCGCCTGAATGATACGTCCGTTTCCAGCGCAGGGCTCGAGCCATAGCCCGCCTGGCAGGGATACTTCTTCGAGCAATCGGCGGACACACCACATGGGTGTCTCCCAGTTTTCGGTGGTGTGCTTACCTCGGTTCGTGCTGGACATAGCTACCTTTCACGACGGTTCCATTCGACCTTGTCAAATCCAAGCTTGTCGATAATCCACTCAGTTACGTGTGGGCGTAGGGCTGTTCGCAGCCAGTTCTTTGTGATGTGCGGCGGTGGTACCTTGTGCTCGAGCAGTGTTTCGAAGCGTAGCGCGGCAGCCTTGTCGGTGCGCGCCCTTTTGAAGATATTGAAGCCTTCGGCCGTAAGTATCTTGACGATGTCGTACAGGCATACTCCGTCTGCTATGTCGCTGCCTGTAGCACGGTCAGGCACGCACAGGCTGGCCATAGGGGCACAGTAGTGCCGTTCTCTCAGGTACTTTGACATGTTGGCGCTGATGGTTCCCCAGGACCCTGTTGTCAGGTCAGCCAGGGGATCACTCACGTACTTTTGGTGGCTTTCCAAGTCGGCCTGCCACGGTGCGGGGCCTTGCAGTAGGAAGTCCAGGTAGGCAGTCACGTAGCTTCCCAGATCCCGGGCAGCACGAGAGGCATCCTGCGCAGGGGTCTCGGCCATTACTATGTAGCCGGCATAGTTGAATGACATGGGCATGTTGTAGGGGAATATTCCCTGTGGGCTCTTGATGTAGCCCAGCGTGCGGCAACCGCGAGGTGTCCCACCAAAGACCTGAAAGCCACGTGGCATGAACTCGTTCAGCCGCTGGTGCGTGCTTTTTGCAAACCAGCCGGCGTCGGACAGTGTGAAGAAGCTACGTCTAAAATGCAGGATAGGGTTGCGGAAGTAGCTGACCACGTAGGTGTCCCCTATCGAGTCATCCCAAAGGTCGATTCCGGCTTCGTCCTTCTCTGCGCGGTGCAGCGTGGTCTTGTTACATAGGACACGCTTGTCGGGGTCGACCCGTCCCTGCATCATTGGGTACTTGGCCACTGTGGCTTGGTGGTCTTCGAGGATGCCTTTGGCTATTTCGTAGTCCATGAGGTACTTATCGCCGCTAGTACAACTGAATTGCCGTTGTATTTTCCAACTACCTTGCATGTTCTCAGGATTTTGGGCATGCTGTACTCTCAAGTCGGGCTTCGAGCCAGAAAGTGAGATTGTATGAGTCATTTCGTTTACGCCATGCAGAGCACAGACAGAGCGCCTGCCGGAGGAGGCACGACGCACGACTGGTTCATGTACTACAAGTGGGACGTAGCGGATGAGACCTACGTACCCTACCTCCTTCCGGAGGGAGCCATGCGACCTGCAGAGCACGACACCATCTGGTTCGTGGAGGACCAGTATCCAATAGGCTGTGCGCAGGTTACCAAGGTTGTGGAAGACCACCTGAATGACAGGCACGAAATCTACTACGATACTCGGGAACTTCAGGACTTCCATGGGCAACGGACGGTAAAAACGGCCCAGCCCAGTGGCTTGGTGACGTCTGCGAGCTCGGTGGCCTTCTTCGATGAGCTGAAAAAGCGCATGGATGTCGTGTATCAGCCGCGGTCAGTGCTTGCCTCCCAGGCAGTCACCAAGGAGGTAATTGCGGAGTCAGCTGCGAAGTAGTTGCTACAAGTACTTGCCAGCCGCCTGATTTTGTAGCAATACAGGCAAGTACAATCGGGGATAACCCCGCAGCACAGGAGCAGCACCATGAGCAGCTACCAGAAATTCACCCTCGCATTCTTTCGTAAGCGTCTACAAGAGGGGGCCTACGAGAACGCCACCGGGGCTAACCGGGCCATCGGCAAGACTAGGGAGTTGACGGATACGGAAAAGGACAGTGCACGAGCGTTGGTGCGCAAGCACTTTGGAGAGAGTGCGCCAGCGCCGAAGAAGGCAGCCAAGAAGACGGTGAAGAAGGCAGCTGCCAAGAAGACCGTCAGTAAGCCCGCGGCCAAGGCAGCCAAGAAGGCGGTGAAGAAGGCATCCAAGAAGGAGGCAAAGGCGAGCAAACCTGCGAAGAAGCTTGTCAAGCGTGTCAAGCAGGCAGCTTCAGGCAAGGCACCCGCCGCAGCCGCGCGTGGCAAGGGCAAGAGGAAGGGTAGCAAGCGCACTGTTCAGTCCAGCAAGGTAGAGGAACCTGCCCCGGCGCGGAAGGCCGTAGAGACCGGCGCCTCCCGGGAACAGAAGGACGTGCATCTGATCGAGTTGATGGGAACGGTGGTCAATACACTGAGCACCGTGGTGAAGTCCATGGAGTCTTCTAAGGACCTCTTCCCAAAAGCTGACCTGGAGGCTGGGGTAAAGTCCGCCCATGCTTCCATGACGCGGGCGGTGCGCATCATTGACGGTGCGCTCACCCCCCTGGACAAAAGTGCAGAAGGCAAGTCCGGGACGGTCACGGGAAAAAGGGGCAAAGGGGTAGCGGATAAGCAGGCCCCTGCGGACGAAGAGGAAGTCGACACCGGTGTTTCCGAGGAGGATGGGGCAGGCGTAGCGGATGACGCGTAGTCGTGCCTACTCTCGAGGAACATAAGCTGCAGCTGGTGCGTCAGCGGTTCGAAGGGACCCTACCTTGGTTTGAGCGTAGTACTCGAGCCAAGGTAGCCCTTCGTTCGTCCACCGTTGGCGGCAGCTTTACGCTGTGTGCCACATGGGTTGGCGGCACACATGAAAAGACGTACACCGTAGCGACCATACGTGACGTTGGTCGACGCGGATGTACCAAGTGGCTGGCAGAACAGTTCGTTCGCGAAGTGCTACTCAAGCAGGGAGAGGAACCAGACGAATGATCGTAGGTATTTCTGGTCTTTGTACGGATATCCACGGCGCACAGCGCGTAGCAGGTGCTGGTAAGGATGTCGTAGCGCAGCGGCTACTGCGGCATCACTCTTTTGTGCAGCTGGCGTGGGCAGATCCCATGAAGAGGTTCTGCCAGGAGGTATTCGCGTTTACGGATGAGCAGCTTTGGGGAGACAGCAAGGCACGTGTTCAGCCAGATCCTCGATACGTGCGGGTGCCAGCAGGCGAGTTGGACTCCATCACTGGGGAGCCCAACCCGCCGGTACCTGTTTTCCTTACGCCACGTTATGCGCTGCAAACGTTGGGCAACGACTGGGGTAGGGCATGCTGCCGTGATACATGGATTCGCTACGGCATTCGTGTCATCCGGCAGCTGCAGCGAGGCGGTTGTACGTACTCCCCGCAGCAGGGTCTGCGCCCGTGCTGCGTTATCGACAGTGAAGCAGTGCGCCCAAAGACCCGGGTGGTGGTGTCCGATCTACGCTACTACAACGAGGCTGAGGGGATTCGTGAGGCGGGAGGTAGATTGGTGCGTGTGAAGCGCACGGTGGACTACGCCTTTGCAGATCAGCAAATGGACGGACAGCATCAGAGTGAAGTGGAGTTGCCCACCTGGGGTGACGACAAGTTCGACTACATCATCGAGAATAACGGGGACAACCTGGACCACTTGAACCTACTAGTGGACCAGATGGTTGCCGTGTTCTCTGGAAGAGTGCAGCCATTCGACGAGTCCCGGCAAGATGTGCCACCGTGCCTCAGGTAGTAGCCAGTACATGATAAGGTAGCCCTATGGCATTCCCAATTTCTCTGGAACAGAGCGAGTACGAGACGCTGGTTGAGTATGCCCGACAAGGCACGCTGGATGCCAACGGCCATGTGATCCAGGAGAAGGCTTTGGGCTTGGATGCATGGCTGAGGCTCATCGAGGGGAAGAACGATATCCATCGCTACTTCCTGTGGGTGCAGTGGCAGGAGCAGGATGCTCCGCTGCCGGCAGGTACTTCTTTCCCTGACAAGTGGCCTCCAGAACTTCGGGAGTTTATCGCTCTGACGTCACGCAGGATCGCCCGAGCAGATGTCGATGCCGTACTTGCTAGGCGAGCACGGCAGCCAACGAATGTACTGGTGACTTTGGACCCGGCAGCTCGGGTAGGCTGGACTGAGCTGGATCAGTTCTTCCACTGAGGTCGACATGCCAGACGAAGGACTGCACTGTCTGAATTGCGGTAAAGGTGTGAGGCCTGGCGAGGCTAAGCTTTTTGCCGAAGTCTTCTTGTGCCCCGCCTGCTACACGCAGGCGGAGCACTTCTGGCTCAGGCTGGACCGCGAATTACGTAGCCTCCTTGTTTTGGCCAAAGACGCTATTCGTGTAGCTCTACTGCAGGGCAAGTTCTCTTTTCCTGAAAGTGGCAACAAGGAAGTATCCAAGCGGGAAGTTCTTGAAGCCATCTTGACGATGGAGGAGCACAGAGGAAATGGCTGATTCCTTGTTGGGTGAATACACGGCGGAGTGCACCTTCCCCTCATGCGTAGGCAAGTTGCGCTTTCAGTATCCAGCAGCCTCCAGGCTACGGCCAGGAGACATCGTTCCATTCGATTCAAGCAGACCTGACTTTGGAAAGTGCCCGTTATGCAAACGCAACGCGATGCGAGTACAGACAGCCCCTTCCCAACCCTTGCCTTCTCCCCCGGTGGGGTTTTCGGAAATACCGACCACTTAGCATGGTGCCGTCGCGACTGGCGTAGTCCTGTAGGTACCTTCGAGGGCTTCCACGAAGAGAAGAGCATAGAGGTGCTAGGTGACCAGCAGTATCTTTGGACACTGCGTAGGATCTCTCGTCTGTCTTTGAGTCACACGGCGACGCTGCTCATGTTGCAAGGGATGCAGTTGAAGCACCTGCTGTTGTCGAACTACTACGTCAGGCATCGGCTGCTGGAGGAGGAGCTCTTGTTAGGAGAGGTGCTGCTGCGGGTGGACCCGTGGAACTACCGAAAGACCTCCCCTGAGTTGACGAACCTGGCGCTGGTGTCCTTTCACGGCGCGGTGGACGAGGTCGTGCAGCAGCTGCTGCCCAGAGTGATAGCTGCCACCGCTTGACCCCCGGCCGATTTTTAGCTACGGTTTAGGCGTACGGTGTACGCCCAGAAAGGCGTCTTCCATGAAGAGAGAAAGTGGCAGTGGAATTGTAAATCCAGGAGGTCCAGGCATACCGCCGACGACGGTGGTGCGTGACCCTTCAAATCCAGTGCAGATGGGCGTGGGGGAGCCTTTTGTGGATGATAGGGTGAGAGATCCCGCTGCATTGGCGTACGCCGCGGGGGCACAGAATCGTCGCCGGTCGCCCTTGCCTTTGTATAGGACGCCTGTGGCAGGTGGGCCAGATGTGGCCATTCCACGACTGGACAGCGAAGCAGGGCAAGGGACCATGGCCGAGCAGGCGCAACAACAGCGCATGCCAACCGTCAACCAGCTGGTCAGCGAGATAGCTCAGCAGCCTGCACTTCGTTCTGGGATTGTATCCGGTACGGCGCACCAAGCGTCTCCTCCAGTTCCTCAGCAAATGAGGTCTCGAGCGACGCCCCTCGTGGTTCCAGGCCTGCAAAATGGGGACATGCTGCCTGATGAGGCGGAGCAAGATCCCACGTACCAGCAGGGGCATGGCAGTAGGTTTGCCATCAACCAACCTGCGCTGGCACTCAAGTATGGGGTGATACGCGGGGGTGAGCGCGTTCCCCCGCAGGTGCTGGCCGCCGGCGTTCGCTCCAAGCAAGGCGCATCAGCGGGCAAGCTAAGGCCTGAAACCGTTGAGGGGTTGCAGGCCATGAAGGCTCTGGAAGACGCTTCCAAGAGGGTCACGGCCAAGGCGGAAGATAGGCAGGTTTCCGCGGAGACTGCTGCAGGACCTGCAGGGGGTGCCGGCGAAACCAAGGCACCGATGACGGACGATGAAGTTCAGAAGCTGTTGGACAGCCTGGATGACTACGACATCAGCCGCGTGAAGAAGGCGTTGTTCAAGGACATGTTGAACAACGACAAGCAGCGGGAGATTATTGAGGCTCGGTTGAAGCCCCTCGATCTGACCTCCCTCATCACGCAAGGTCGTGTAACCCAGATCGTGCCGGTAGTTCCGGGTGTGTTCGAGCCAGAGTTTCAATCCTACGATGGTGAGGAGGATCTCACTATCAAGCGGCTCATCGGGATTGAGGCTCGCTTGTCTGGGGCGGGTGACCGCTACGTGCTGGACAAGTACCAGCTGATGGGTCTTACGGTGGCGCTTCGGGCCATCAACAAGGAGCTGCTACCCGACTACTTGAACGCTGAAGGTGTTTTTGACGAAGCCCTTTTTTGGCAGAAGTACGACATCGTGTCTCGGTTCAATTACCACATGCTTGCCAGTATGATGGTGAATTGGTTCTGGTTCGACGCACGAGTTCGCAAGCTTCTCAAGGCGGACGAGTTGGGAAATGGATAAAGACTCCCGAGGGCTGGGCGCAGGCAAATCTATTGCTTGCGACTCTGAGGAGGCCGCCACCTCGGGGGTCTGCGCAATCGTATGTATTACAGGCACTCCTCATACACAAGGACCAGATCGAGTACATGCGCACGCTCGCGCTGGTGCAGGCAATCGTCAACAAGGAAGAGGCAAGTAAGACACTTGAAGCTTATCGTGACACGCAGATGCCGTATCTACCTCGAGTACAGAAGGTGGACCGGCAGAAGCACATTGAACGACTGATGGCTGAGGTGTCGAAAGGCCCACTGAAGATCACGCACGTCATGCACAAGCAGACAAAAAGCAAGTTGAGATCTCGGGTGATTCAGCGGTCGCAGGCAGAGCAGCTGGCGGCTGACAGGCGCTTGTCCGGAAAGATGGGCGGTATCGTATGAGCAACAGCGAAGTCAGGATTTGTCCGCAGTGTGGGAGTGCTGGGGTGAACTTCTCTGCCATGGTCCATGGGCGCGGGGAATGCCGTGGCTGCGGATGGAAGGGGACGCGCGAGGAGCTAGTCGTCATCCCCTTCAACCACTCGTTCATGACAGACGAGTCGGTGATGCTGCAATTCACGCAGGACTTACGTCAGCTGCTGGCTCGAGACGTTGGCGTGGTCTTGCTGACCTACTTGACCAAGTGGGGATTTGTCAAAACCACTGTTGTAGCAGGCAAGGTGGTCATCGATAGTAAGCAGTTCACCCGCTACCTGGTAGCAATCGCCCGCGCCATCATTGTCTCTATTCTGGAAGAGCGCAGTCGTCAGGAGGCGGCTGTACAAGAAGCCTCAAGGGAAGGAGAGAGCAGTGGCCGAGCCAGCTGAAAACGGAGGTACAGGGCTGTTTTGCTACAAGGACCAGCACCGCCCGTGTGGTCCCGAGTGCATGGCTTACCTGCCTCAAGTACCCGACGGACCTTCCTACGTGGGGGTTCAGTGGGCGCACTGCCACCTGCTCGTGAATGCTGAGCGGGTGGGCAAGCACATCATCATCGTGGTGGATCTACTAAAGCAAGTCAGGGCAGCCGGCTTGCGAAGTCAACAAGCGCCAGGAGTTATCTAATGCACGCGGAAATTATCGGTCTTGGTCAGCAACTCTCCCTGGTGGATGGCAGTTCGTCCCACCAGATCACGCTTGTTCTACCCAGCGGCGCTGCTTTCACCGCGGTGGTAGACGAAGAAGTAGCTCAGCTCGTCACTGAGGAGTTCGTAGCTGCAGGGGGCGAGGCAGTAGCTAGGGCGGTACAGGCTGCAAAGTCTGAGGGTCCCTCCAGACCTCAAGTACATCCAGCGCTGGCGCAAGCTCGGTCGGCAGAGCCAAGTGTGCAAACCCGGGATTATGCACCGATGGAACTAGCTGACGGTCAAGCTGGTGCGGACGGCGATTTGGAGTTTGGTGGAGACCTCGAGCCAGGCACCCTGGCTGTCGTTGGTGACCAGCTGCGACAGGCAGAACGTAGTATTGCGGCTGCTATCGGCGATACTGATCCAGACAACCCCCAAGAGATGCATGCTGCGGCGAATCGACTGCGTGGCATAGGAGAGCTGCCAACGCCAAACTGGGCGGTGCAAGCGCAAAGTACTAAGGGTCCTGAAGCGCCGGCGATGCCAAAGGCGGTGACGCGTAGAACCCTGCGTATAGGGCAAGATGCAGCAGGCAACCCCGTTCTCAAGGGTCCGGGGGTGGTCGACCACCGTGCGCTGCTTGGTGGAACATCCGTGGAAGAGGGAGACGCGGGGCAGTTTTGATCTTTCTTGCCTGCCCCGCATGCCGTAAGGCTATCCGTGTGCACGGTGACATGGAGGAGATCACCACTTTGGTCGGTGAGCGCAGTGAGTTCTGGCCGGATAAGCACAAGTGCTTCAACTGCGACTGTTCTGTCATCTACTGCTTGACCATGGAGGTCAGCCCCGTGGCGCTGGCAGCTATGGACGTACACGACTTGACCCCGCAGGAAACCTATGCGGCATTGAACGGCTTCGGTTTGCCCGAGGAGCGAACATGCTGTCCCGAAGTTATCCTTCCGCTGTTTCAGGCCGTTGGTGTGTCAGTGAAAGGCAGCAGGATCAACACGGGCACCTACAGGGTGGAAGAGCTGACGTTCCCTGACGGCACTACCCTTTTCTTGGCACCAGCCGCTGTGGGGGCAGTAATCTACCGCGTACGGAAGAAGTCATCGTATGCAGAAAACGTGGAGAACACCCCAGCATGACCGCCCTATTGCTTTCGTACCAGCGCGTTGGTGAATACTTTGAAGGTACCGTCGGTGACACCCCGTTCGAGCGTCATTCCTTCTCAGACATGATGCTGATGGTGAGCGCTCGTATCATTCGGGAGGGGGTTTCTCAGCTCAACCTACAGCGTACAGACCGCGCCGGGTTAGCCATGGTGACCATGGAGCCCGCAATGTTCGAGTTGCTGACATCAGATCCGGCAGAGTACGTACGGTTGCATAGCCCACCTGCGCGCCGTGTGGTGGTACGTGGAGCCCCTTCAAGAGCCTCCAAAGGAACTGTACCGCTGTTGCGAGTAGGACATGACACGTTGGCGGCGGCCTTTGGAGACGTGATCTATCTGCGTATTCGCAGTGGGCGTGTGGAAAGTCCAGATACCGGTAGATGGGACCGTCTGGCGGTGGTCGAAGCGCGCATGAACTTGCGGGAGCCACTTACGGTGGTGTACACCGATGAGGAATCAATGTCTGGCTGGGCGCTAGTTTCCACTGCTGCATTGCTCGAGCATACCCAGCCAATCTTCTACCTACCGCGGGCGTGGAATCCGCATGGTGGGTGGATTCAAAGTAGTCAGTTACGTGAGATGTACGACAAGTACCAGAAAGAGAAGATACAATGTCTATTGGCGACAGCGTGAATCCACTATTTCAAGCACGGCAAGATGGCGTGCGTCGGGCAACTGATGCATCCACTGAGGTGAAAGTTCCCCCGCAGACTGTCGTGGGTGTAGCGGAAGCCAAGGTGGTGTTTGTGCACTACTGCAATGCGCGGGGGGAGATGGAGACCTCCATGTTCTTCCAGGTCGGGGATCAACTAGTGGCCCCGAAGGATACGGCGGAGTGGTGCAAACGCATCTACCCGATGTCTGATTGGATGTACAAGCAGGTGCAGGCCAAGCAGCGAGCGGCTACGGCACCAAGTGCGCCCTTGCCTCAGGGGGATTCGGTAGACGTGCTTGACGGAGGTCTCGATGAAAATCCGCCTACTGCATGATTGGGTGTTGGCGAGGGTGGAACCCGCGCCGACGGAAACCCCCGGAGGTATTGTGCTAGTTGGTCCTCGACCAATTCGCACTGCCACTGTACTTGCCGTAGGCCCTGGCAAGCGGGACTCCAAGGGCCATCTAACGCCCACGCAGCTGAAGGTGGGCGACACATTCCCGTTCTTCAAAGCAGCAGCCGAGACCAAGCAGGGGTATGCCTTGACGCTGCTTCTGGAGGACAACGAGGTTTTGATCCGGGAAAGCGATGTGCTTTTCGTGACCGAGCAAGGTGTGTCGGTGACGCTGTGATTAGCGCGGAAAAACAGAGAGAACTCTCGAGTATCCTAGGGGACAGGTTACGCAGCAAGAAAGACACCAGTAAGCTAGCTAGCTACGCCGCCTCCTACATACGGGATATATTTCGCGAATATCCGGAGTTGACCAGCTTACCGAACGTGGTGGAAATACTGAAGGCGTGCAGTAAGCACCTAGGCGAGGACTCATGCGGTTCATAGAACGGACAGGGCCTGGTCAGCTTGGGCTGAATTACATGTGGCTTCCCACGTGGATCGGCATGAATACGCAGCTGCTCAAGGAGCTTGAGACGGCTATCTCATCGCACATCGTGGGTAAACCCCTTGATGAAGACACGCTAGACGCTGCCCACTACCTCATCTTGGATGAGCTCGAGCGAAGGTTCCCAAACAACGCTGGACTACGCGAGTACTTGGACGGTATCAAGTTCGTGATGGAAGATGGCACTGGGCGCTGGTCGGTAGCAAGCACAGCAAGCGTGGAATGACGATGGGACAGAAGCGCGAAGACGATGGTAGGCTGCATCTGCGGATTGATCCGCGGCTGAAGCGTCGTATTCGCGAGTATGCCAGGCGGCAAGGCACGGACCTATCCAAGATTGTGACCCAAAGGTTCCTGGAGCTGCTGCGACAAGACGAGCAGCAGCGCGATGCGGAGCAGCTATGAATCAGGACTACGTCATCGATACCGACTCCATTGACGTTCCGGCATCCGGAGGGATCCCCGCGTATCTGAAGGTGTTGGAGTACATCTTTGAATTGCCCAGGGTGCAGCGGGTAGTGGTCACGCTGGACAAGATAGAGTGGACTAGATATCGACGGGCAGATGAGCCTACGACACCGGTTGAGATAGACCTGGAGTCGGTACTACCCTACAGCGTCATACGTTCGCATGACGTACAGGAAGTACTGATTGACAACCTGCCTAATCCGATAGCTGCGCTGGGTATGCTGTTCGCAAAGGTGCACATGGACGGCTACTCTCCCATCCTTTTTGTGACGGGGATGCAGAGCATACTTCCGCGTTGGTATTCACAGCAGACAGGGGTGGTGCTGCCCCCAGGCACACTGCATGGGCATCAAGTCTTGGGTGACAGCCACATTGACGACGAGACACTCATACTTTGCGCGGGCGTAAGTCGACGAGCGTCGCTGGTCGACACGCAGATGTCTTACAAGATTACGTTGCCAAGGAGAGCACGATGACAATATCTACAGTCATGGCGCAGGCAGGGGCGCTGGATGAGGGAATGTTGGCGGAGATAGCCAAGTGGAGGCTACCGTTGCAACTAGATTCCCAAGCGGAACCCTTCGAAGAACCCGGAGAGGCAGCGGAGGCCATAGAGGAGGCACTTACCGGCAAAGAGGCGGTGGAAGTGCGAACCACTGATTTGAGTGCGCTCAAGCAGTACCTGAAGACGCAGACCAAGGGGCGTCTCCGAATCAAGACGGATGACGAAGACGAAACCTTCGCTGTCACGTTTGGTACAACCACTTCGGGGGGTATCCTCATCCCATGGCAGGCAGACTCCCTGGAAGAGCACCTTACCAACGGCGATTCCTACTTGCTGTGCGAAGGGAGACGTGTCTTCTTTTCTCGTGTCGAGGATCTATTCTTCGGAGAGAAGAAGGCTTTCATCCTCTGCACCGTTGACGAGAGACCCAGCACATGACGAAGGACGACGTAATCATCGCGCTGGCCCGAAAGAGTGGCTTCGAAGTGGTGCAGCAGCGCGAGACCGCGAACCAACTATGGCTCATGGGGCGTAGTCACCCAGACCGCTGGGGGTTCTTTTCGCTGCTCATCAACGAGCTGCTAGTGGCTTCGGACGAGCATGCCGAGATCCCTTGGACGTGCGATGTCTCCAAGAAGTACCTGCGCAGGGGTGAGCAGCTGGTGTTTGGGTGGCGTTTGATTTTTCAGGCCACGCAAGTGCAGGCGCAGTACCCCAGCATCATTGCTGTCATTCAAAGGGCACCACGACCTGAGGCAGTGGAGTTGCAGAGTCAATTGCTGCCTGGTTACAAGCCCGGCGATGTGCGAGGCGGGGTCAACGACAAGGGCAAGGGATCCAGTAGTGCTGGCTCGTTGCCGCAGATCCTGCAAAGGAGAACGTAATGCCTGTCTCTGACGGACCAATCAGGTACGACGACGTACGCGAGGGGCCTCTGGTACTGACGACGGAGGAGGCTGCCATCTACGCCAGAGAGAAGGCACGGCTACAACACATCCTGAGCGATCCGAAGGTCGTGGCCAAGTACAAGCTCGAGATCATCTTTGGCAGGGTGCGTACCGCTCGAGGGTTGACGCCGGGGGCAATTACCTTTTGGGCCAATGGAACCAAGTTCCATGGGGGTGGGGACGACAAGTTGTACCTGTGCCCTGGGCGGAGAAAGAAGAAGAGCGATTGCGAGGCAGTTCTGCAGGCGGCCTACAACAGCGCCATAGGAATTACCTGTCCTGCCTGCGGTGTCACTTGGCTGAATGATGATGTAATAGGGGAGATTTTCCTCAATTTGGATATGCGGCATTGGGCGCAGGCGGTATACAACTTCTTCTGTAGGTTTGAATGCGACTGCGACTTGTACTTGAAGCATTCGCCGTCTGATGTACGATCCATAGCTCTTGCCCAATCTCAACGACAAACCTGGGTTGGTTCGAAGAACCTGGAGAAGGCAAGAAGTTCTAGAGCTCGAGTGATCTACCCACTACGCAACATCATCAAAGACACATCGGCCGGCGCGGATCCTTTGCGTCGCTTTTACGACTTCATAACAGCATGAACACGCAAAGCACCTTCAAGCGATTGGCCCATGAGCGCGCCGTCTTCTTGGCTCTGTCCCGGGTGGTGCAAGAGCGTTACCTGACGGTTGAGGGGGCAGAGTCTCCGGAACAGCGCATTGAATGCGACGACTTGCCGCGTGGTGATTGCCAAGTACCTGAGGACGCCATCATGGACGTGGTCCTTCGGTTGGACCGCATGGCCGCGAAGAGGGCAAGAGAACTCAGCAGATTCAGGCTAGTACCAACATCGGAGGAAAGCGATGAGCAGGAGTGGGAAGAAGCAGGCGAAACGGCAGATACGAGCAAAGGTGGTCGCAAAGAAGATGCAGCGGCGCACAAGCAAGGAAAGAGTAAAGGTAGCAGCGGAAATACTCAAGCTGCAGCAGCTGGGGGCGGTAAGCACAAATCCGGATCTGGCGCAGCTAAGTCGGGAAGCAGGAGCAACCCGTGACGGTCTCAACAACCTGATTCGTGGGTTCAACAAGAACGCGCAAGCCTTTGCCGACGCCGCAGCCAACCTTGACGCCAGAATCGGGGCGCTCATGCTCGTGGGTGACGACCTTGTCTCTCTGCTTCCTGCAGACCAAACGGAGGTTACTACCTACGAGGATGCGGAAGGAAAACGCAAGGTCCACTGGGAGGCTTACATCAAGCACTACGTGGACAACGTCCGCGCCTTGGCGCTGAAGACCAAGGAAGCAATGACGTCTGCAGCAGACCAAGAAGAGGACTCGGAAGAGCCCATTGTGTTTGGAGGCAACCATGAAGCTGGTGGCAACGGATAGACGAGCACGAAAAGTTACCGACGGCGTTGCCGTCGTGCATGAGTCAGCTCCTGGCGGCATGCGAAAGATACGCTGCCCGGCGACACATCAGCTGGCAGTGACCTCGAGATCTACCGATGGATCCACCGTGCTGCGAACCCCTGGCGGGGTGACGTATGTCACGAAGAGGCTTGGACGGTAGCTTCTCGCAGCATGACCCAGCTGTTGTTGCTTGGTAGGTGTCCCACGATCTGAAAGCCGTGCTTGCGGTACAGTCGAATGGCCCGAGGGTTGTCTTTCTTTACCGTCAGCATGGCCTTTTCGTTTTCTTGCAGTAGTCTCTGGAGGAGCTGCGTACCGAATCCAACCCTTTGGTAGTCGGGATGCACTCCTAGGCGTAGTAGGTCCATGACGTTGTGACTGTTGCGCACTAGGGCGTATGCAACTACATCACCAGCCACTTCAATTACCCAGCCAAGGCCATGCTGTGCCTCGTTGGCCAGGGTGGTTTCGTTCAGGGCATTCTCTGGGAACAAGATGCTGTCCAAGTGAGCCAGTACATCTGCGTCAAATCTTGTAACGTCACGCATGCCGTCATGGTACAACAAAAGCATGCCAGCACAACCACCAGTTTTATCTGTCTCGTTCGGGCCGATGTACGACGACGGCGACGATGGTGGTTTGTCCCGCGGCGATATCGAGAAGTTGGTCGATGAGGACATCGGCAAGTTCGACGAGTTCTTTCAAACCGCGCTTCAGAACGGTTCGCTGTCAAAGCCCGAGAGGGCAATCATCAAGACCTACCTAGCGTACAAGCTATCGTTGATGTGACTATTGCAGCGCTGGCGCGCCCTGTGTATGACGGACGTACGATTCGGAGACTAGCTATGGCAAGCAAGCAAGTTACTCAGCATGCGTGTGATCGGTGCAAACGCATATGGTATGTGGACGTGGGAGCAAAGGCGGTTGCCACTACGGTGTGCATAGAGGCCGACTTGGATGGCGTGCAGCTGTCCGTGAAGCATGACTGTCTTTGCGCTGGTTGCCGCTCCACCGTGAAGGGACTTCTCGAGCAGATTGCCAAGACCATCGAGAAGGCCTCCCCGATTCGGACGGCTAAGAAAAAGGACAAGAGGACAGCAGCCGCAGAGGTTACCCCTCCGCCAGCTGCAGTCCCCTCACCACCTATGAAGCCGCCGCCACCAAGTGTGGTGGTCGCGCCAGCGGCATTGACGGCCGTGTCGGCATCTGCCGCACGATCTGGTGGAGTTCCTGCCCATCCCACCAGATGACTTGACGCTTCGGAGTGCCTTCGAAGGTTCCACCGGGCGGGATGCTCATGAAGATCCCATCGTTACGCTTGAACACGAACAGCATCCGCATCATGCAGTCCGTGGTAGTGCATGTAATGAGGCTCGGGTAGTTGTGCCCTATCTCTCTCGATGCACCTAACCTGGTGTAACCTACCTCTTGGTCATGGCAAATGTCGACCCACACCATGGCCTTGCCATCAGCGTTGGACTTTTCAATGTCTTGGGCCACCAGGTAGATGCCATGCGCTTTGACGTCGATGGTCCCATGCATCAGTCGAAACTTGCACGGGTCGTCGTCGGGGTGCGCCAGTAGTCTTCCCAATGAACTGCCTATTGGGATGACTACTGGGTTTCCACTCTCTACCGATTTGCCCATTGGTACGCCCAGCGTTGGTCGCACGGTAATGCGGCAGCCTGCGTTGACTCTGTCAGATACCTCGTAGACACGCATCGCTCCTCCTCGTAAGCAGACCCCACGTCCGCTTCAAGGTACTTATCCCCGAGCTATGCATGCCTTTTCAGGCAGTCAACTGGCTAGGAGCACTGGCTGGAAGTACGCGAAGGCAGAGCGCACCGCCTGTAGAGCGCACTCCCGAAGACTTGCCAGATCTTCTGAGGGGGTCGGTAGTCTGTACACGACCGACAGTGCGAGTTGGGCCGACGCCTCGGAGGTCACATCTAATCCCCGTAGAGCTTGCACCGCGACGGCATGCCCCGCCCGCTCGTAGTCGGTACGGCACATGTCGAGCATTACCTGTGCATTTTCGAGGGCATTGGAGCGCTCGATGTAGGTTTGCTTTGTCATGGGTCACCTTGCGGTTGGGGTTTGATTGAATTGCCTACGTGTAGTGTGGTCACTTCTTTCCGAAGTTCAAGAAAATTCAGCGTGCGTGCTTGTAGTGGGTTCAACTCTTGTTGGCAACCTCGTGACGAACTGGGGGCTAAGAAAAGACGATGAAGGCTTACCGCCCTCACGTCCTTTCCCATGCAGTTTCCTGCAGTTACACCACGCGTCGCATCGACCACAGCGTGCCTGCCAACGCCAACATCGCGATGGGTACAGCCACCGAGCACACCTGCAGTGTGCGTTTAGCCAACCCCCAATAGGTGTATTCCCTGGGCACATATACGCTGGCTTGCGCCATTTGCTGCGCTGCCTGCTCCATGCCTCCCAAGGCAGTGCCTATGGTTTCCAGCACCTGCAGTGCCGGGTCGCTCTTGGTCTTCCTGGTTTGCGCGGTCTCCTGCTGTACTTCGCTCATGTTCGGTTCCTCCACGGCGCTTAGGCCGTAACGTTGTTGTAGTTTTCGTCGAGCACTTTGCTCTAGGCTGCGCACGTCAATCATCGAAGCGCCCCCGGGCTTGCGCCTCCCGAATCGCGTGCATGGTTTCGTTGTGTTGCCGAATGGCAACTTTGAGCAGGGAAATCCCTGTCCACGCTAAAGTGATCAGCATTGTAGTTCCTCCACTACCTTTCTTATCCCCGTTTATGACCACTTTTTCACGGAGCTAAGTTTCAGTGTGTCAAGGTCCTGTAAACGGCACCCCACCAGCGAAGTGAGGGGGAGGGACTTCGCTGGTGGGGCAGTGGGGTAGAACTACGGTGGAGGCTTGCCGAAGGCAGCCACCGCGTAGGCGTTGGTCTCAGAGGAGGTAACCTGCCAACAGAGGAGATGCGCAACACCTACAACTATCTTATGCCCTGCGTTCGCTGAAGTTTGCAGTGCTACGCTAGGGGCATGCCGCTGAGTTCCAGCCAGATTGCGCAGATGAACGGGGCGTATGCCCAGCAGTACATGCAGAACCTGCAAATGTCGCAGATGATTCAGCCGCCTGGTTACAATCTCGGCGGGTACAACACGGGTGCACAAAACGAGGGAGCGGCAGCTAACGTCCTAAATAGGGGGTCTGCAGTTGGGGCACCCATCGCTGCGTTGGGAATGGGGTTGATGGGACTTGACCCATTGTCCATGGGGATCCGTAGAGGAATGGCGGCGCACGGCATGGGGTTGGGTCTGGGTGGTTCTATGGTTGCGGGAGCTGCGGTAGCTGCGCCGATGATGGCTGGCATGGCTGGCATCAGTTACATGGGCAACCAGATGATGACTGGTGCGCAGCAAACGCAGCAGTTTCACCAAGATATGCGCCAGGGGTACACCTTCTTCAATGCGGGGGGTACACATGGTAGAGGCTTCTCGGACCGCGGGATCACGCAAGTTGGGCATGACCTTCGCGGCATGGTCGGGCAGAGCGCTGGGCAGTTTGGGGGTACCTCAAGTCAGTTCGAGCTGGGTCCAAGCTTTGCAGAACTTGGCCGTTTGGCTTCGAGCATGGGGCGCATGGGGTTGGCTGACGGGGTACGCAACGCCAAGGAGTTCACCGAGAAGTTTCGCGAGATGATGAAGTCGGTGAAGACCATTGCGGAGGACATGGGAACCACGCTGGAGGAAGCGCAGAAGACCATGGCCGCCATGAAGGGCTCAGGGGTCTTCCGGAACCAGGCTGGTGTTGCCGGGGCGATTCGTGGCGCCAGCGTGGCAGGAAACATGGCGGTCACCGAAGTGACCGGGATGATGAACATCGGCTCTCAGATCAGTCGTATGTTCGGAGGCACTGGGCGGCAGGGCGCCATGGGCGGCATCAAGACGCTCGAGCAGGTTGGGCTTGCCCACCAAACCGGTGTGCTCTCGGAGGAGGACATCTACAACACCACTGGATTGACGGGGGCGGAAGGGCGTCGCGCCTTCGCGCAGGACCAGATGATGCGTACAGGCTCTTTCCTCAAGAGCTCGAAGGGACGTTGGCTGATGGCGTCTTTGGCCGGCAAGGATGGGAAGTTGGACCAGGGGTCGGTCAACGACTTCTTGGCCGGGGGTATGGGTGTAAACGACACCAGAGGTGCGGCTCACCGTAATCTGCGCGGCGTTGGGCGCGCCAACTTCATTCGAAATGAGGGTCGGCTGCGTGGCGCTGTGATGGAGGAATTTGGTGGCCTGGCGCCGGCGATGGCCATGATGGGTTGGGCTCAAGGCAAGGGGCTTGACATCAACTCCATGGGGGATCGGGAGATGCTGTTCATGCAGCGTCAGCTGGGTCTTGGGCGCGATGAAGCGGACTCTTTGATCAAGATGACGCGGGCATTGCCGGAGTTGATGCAGCATCGTCGGGATGCCAAGGTTGACGACAGGTTTGCGCGCGAGCACGGGGTACGTGCACAAAACTCAGGGATAGAGGGGATCAAGCGGCGTCTCGACGCGGCCAAAGACAGCGTCAACAACGAGATGCAGAAGGTAGGACAGTCGGTGCTCGAGAGCATGACTGACACGGTGGCCGAATGGGGTAACAAGCTGGCCGGCACCTACGAAGAACGTGCCTACGAGGGTATTCGGGAGACCCACAGAGCGGCGCTTAGCGGGGGTCGCGCCGGTAAGGCGGCGACGGCCGCGCTTACTGGTGGAGGCAAGCTGTCGAAACTGTACGGGGCATCCGGCGGTGGCGGCTTCCTGCACGAGGACATTGGGCAATCGCGGTACGCGGAAAAGCTCACCGACATGCAGTTCTCTGCGCGCATGGCATCCGTCTCCGGCGTTTCTTCGGAAGTCAGCGCCTTGCTGGGTAGCAGCAGCTCTGCTTTGCGTGAAGCCTACGGGGGTACCGCGGGGCTCGCGGGGCTCGCGGGGGAAGACCGCATGTCTGCCTTCAAGCGGCAGTTCGGCAAGGACACTGCGTTGGGAAAGCACTTTCGCAGTCTAGATGCTGGAGGGCAGGCCGCCTTTATGCAGCAGGCAGAAGCCTCGATCGGCATGGACAAAGGGCGCCTGAGCGAGACCTTCCAGATGCCGGGGTTGGCCAAGCTGGTGGGGGGTGGTCCTGACCATACATTGGCCAAGCAGGACGAGCGACTCGGACGATCCATGCTTGGGCTCGAGCGCGGGGGTTTGGCAAGGGCGGCCGACCTGATGGGTAAAGTGGGTGGGGGCGTTTTGGGAGCCCAAGTGACAGCGGCTGGAGCCGGCAGTGGCGCGGTGTTGGGTCTTGGCTTTGGCGCCATCCCAGGCGCGGTGTACGGCGCCAAGTTGGGCGGGTGGATTTCTTCAGGCATGGGTGCACTTGGTGGTGCGGCTGGGGATTTGATCGAGAAGTTCTCTGGTAGGTCCGGTATGGCCAAAGCTGCCGGTGCAATCTTCGAAGGTAAGCAGATGCGCGAGCTCGCCTTCGGCACGCTCACCGGCGAAGCGGGGTCCCGCGAGAAACTGCAGAAGGCCCGTATGGACATCCTGGGCGGCGCGGCGGAGCGCGGCGGGATGGACAAGCTGACCGACCAGGAAAAGGCCATGCTTGGTGGACTCGACGCCATTTCGTTGACGGCAAAGGTGAACACCGCCATCAACGCAAAGGGCGGTGACCCCAACAAGATGACGGACGCAGACTGGGAACCATTGCTCAAGGAGCGGCGTGCGGCGGTAGAGAGGATGGGAGGGGATCCCAGCACCGTTACAAAGGACTCTGTTCGGGTGATGGCACAAGGCGTTGGAGCTGCTGCGTACAAGGCGCAGGCAGAGATCATGGATAGACTTTCCAAGCAGGTTGGGCGTACTACGCAAGAAGAAGTGCAGGTGATGCGTGCAGGGAAGATTGCCACAGGAGAAGGCAAGCAGCCTCTTACGCTCACTGCAGAGGCGGCAGGGAGTCTTCGTAAAGCAGGCGGCGCGTTGGCTGTAGACACAGCGACTACCATCCTTGCCTCGCAGGATTTGGGATTGCAGTTAGGACGTGCAACGTCTGAGGAGGAACGGAGTCGTATCTACGAGGAGTACGCGGGTAAGAAGGGGGCTGCGCGCGACATGATGAGCAACATGGACATCAAGAGTCTGCGTGCTCTTGGTTCGACCATGGCCGGCACTGAGGAAGGTGACGTTGCTACTGGCATGATCATGCGAGGCCAGGCGATGAAAGCTGGAGTGCGACGCAAGGGTGCCTTCGGCGCTATGGCAGACCAGCTGGGTGTGCGCATGGACAAGTCGCAGCTCGATGCAATGAAGGGTAAGAGCCCAGAGGCGCAGGCAGCTATGCTTGCTCGAGAGCTTGGTGTGGGCGGCGACCAGGGGTTTGTCAGTGCACTCACGGAAGCAGCGGGAACCATCGGTAAAAAGGGTGGAGAAGTGCGTGGGGCTGACTTGCTATCTAGGGCGAGGGAGCACGCTTCGGCGGATACCAGGACCAAGCTGGAGGCCTATGCAAAGGGTCAAGCGAGCCCGGAAGAGAAGATTCTTGATGCCCTCAAACTGAGCAACGACCACTTGAAGATCATGGCGGATGCAGTACCAAAGACTGAGTCCAAACTCTCAGCGATCTCAGCCAATTCCAGCAAGTGGTTTCCAGCCGACGGTGAAAAGTCATGACAAAGTCGCTCTTGTACCAAGGTCAGGTAGGGATGGTGGTTCCTCCTGGCTGTCTCCAGGGTGATCGCGTAGAGGTTCCTGTGTCCCTACGAAAGGATGGCAGGATCTATCGGTTCGTACTGCGCGACAAGTTGGTTGTTGAGGACGTGCAGTTGATGCTCATGAAGGCGGCTGCCTTTGCCATCGCGCAGGGAGAGCCGTATGCAGGTACTCCGCCTGCTCGGGCACTTCGCGACGTTTTGATCAAGCAAGATACGGTGATGTAATGGCAGTGTATATTGAACTCACCACGGACCCGTTTATTGCCAACTACCAGCGCATGGTAGACAGGAATGACCCAGCGTTGTCCCGCAGTGGCAGGGCGGGGCTTGCCAATGTACGTCGGCCGTTGCGCGGTGTAGAGATCAAAGAGGACACCTACGCGTGCCTGAAGGTATTGCGTGCCGACGGTAGTGAGATGCCGTTCATGGATTCCAGCTCGGCGAATGGCCAGTCTACCTCCTATTCCAACTTCATCCTGCAGTCGGTGCAGGAGCAGCGTATGGAGAAGCACCAGATTGTGGAAACCTTTGGGGACACCTACCTATTTCTGTTTGGGGAGGCTCCGAGGTTCCTTGACGTCAGTGCGGTGCTGCTCAACAGCAACGACTTCAACTGGGAAGCTGAGTGGTGGGCAAATTGGGAGACTACGCTGCGTGGTTCGAAGTCTGTGGAGAATGGCGCACGTACCTACTTGTTCTACGACGACAACATCGTCGAAGGATACATGCTGATGGCGCAGGCGCAGAAGATCAGCACGGAGCCGATTCAAATACCTCTTACTTTTAGGCTCTTCGTCTCCAGCATCCGCAACGTATCTTCAATAGGAGATCCAAACTTTCCCGTTGCAGAGTCGGTATTCTTGCCGCCAGATGTCTCACTTACTAGCGGCGATGCATTCCAGCAGCTGCGGGACTACTACGAGGCCAACAACGGGTACCTGAGTCCGGGACAAGCCAACTCCTGGATGGACAACGTGTTGAGGAATACAGACCCCCGTCAACTAGGTACGGGCGCAAAGCTGGTGGACTTGTTGAAGCGTGGAACCCGCGCCATTGCATTCCCCTCGAGCGTTCAGGCGTACTTGGATGAAGCATCCCCTACTCTGGGCGTGCAGAATGTGTTGGGCATGTACGACAGCAAGCCGATGCGCAGTCTGATTGCTGACAACGCAGACGAGTACACTGGGTATGACCCAAAGAACGCAGAGCTGAATTCTCAGTTGCCCGAGGTGTACGACCCAAGAGTTCGTGGTCAGCTCGAGGTAGAGGACTTGTTCCAAGAGGCAATCCAGTGGATGAGTTGCTTTGGGGCGAACATCAACAGCTACAATGCGCTCAATGGATTAGGCATGGGCGTGAACTTCTTGCCCAGTACAGGCGTTGGTATTGGCATTGGTGGTAGCGCGGGGTCAGGCTTAGGAGCTACCTTTGGCGCCGTCCCCGCGGGTGGCGGTGTTGGCTTTGGCGTCAATAACCGCAGCGGCGTGACCGGTGGCATGTTCGCAGGTCCCGGTACCTACGGCTCAGCGCAGCAAGGCATGGCGTCAAATGGTTTTGGGATGGCGCAGGCTGGACAACCTGTCTACTCGCCAGGGCAGTTGTCCTCGGCACGTAGTGATGTGTTGTTCAGCGCCGGCGCCAATAACCGGTACCCGAACGACACGTTGTCCACAGGCTATGGAGATCCCGGGTACGGCTATTCTGGTCCGTACGGCGGAGCTGGCTACGGTCAGTCCGGTTTTGGAGACTACGGGGGGTTGGGGTACGGCTCGAGCTTTGGGTCCACCGGGGATCCCGGGTTTATGCCGCCGTCGGCGTTCAGCCGAGCCGGGATTGCGGATACCCGTAGTGACTTTCAGCGGTTGACTGCACCCAAGCCCGGTTTTGGCTCTGGCTTTGGTGGGGTACCCGCGGGGGCAAGCTTTGCCGGTGCCGGTGCCGGTGCTTCCGTATCGGTGGGCGGTTCTTTGACTGCGTTCTCGATTTTTGCAGCGCCAGGGACCTTGAATCCGTATGGCAATGCGCTGGCGGCAAATGGGAGACGTCTTGGTTTGACCGAGAGGAACCCGTTTGGGGTACCGTGCCTTGGTGCCACAGGACTTACCAGAATCAACCTACTGGACATGATTTGACATGACGGTGCATGCACAGCGGATACATCTTCGGATGTTCTTGGAGGGGATTGAGATACCGATAGTTGGGATCCAGCTGCAGGGTTTGCCAAACTCTCCGCTTCTGGCTTCTATTCAGATACCTCCTGTAGCTGAAGGCACCCGGCTACTTCCCAGAACCTTGGTGCATGTGTTTTTCCGAGATCCGTACGAGTCGGTGAGTCCGCACTTAGCCCGTACAAGCACAGGGGGTACTACGCCGACTGATTACCAAACGGCGTTGGAGAAGCGACAGGCAAGCAATCCGGAGGGCGTATCAAGTCTGCTAGATACCGAACTGACTCGGTACAAGCACTTCTTCTCTGGGGAGATACTTGGGTTTGCTTGGACGAAAGATCAAGCCCAGCGGTCTCTTGTGCTTCAGTGCGCCGACCTATCGAACTACTGGGACTACGCGTACCAGTGGACGAACACAGACCTCTTTGGGCCTGGTATCAAGGCTATGTTTTCTGGTGGGTCTACGAACTTGTTCACTGACTTCTTGTCGAGCTCGGGTGAGGTCATCACGAACATCCTGCGTACTCCTTCCATCACCTTCCCCAAGTTGAAGGGACTTGCTGGTGGGATAGTACATCTGCTCGAGGCCATCGGAGGGACGTACTACTACGACCGTAAGATCGCAGGACAGAACATCTTCTTTACGCTGGCCGAACTGCGGTTGCACATCAACCAGATGATCATGGCCATAGAAGATGATCCTACTACGGCTCGCCTGTTGGCTACGCAGGGGTACAGCGGCATGATGAGTCGTCTGCTAGGCGGTATGGGTGGTCAGACGTCAATTCGTCAAAGCATCACAGCGTTACAGGGGATCATCTTCCATGAGACCTACGCGCAGCCCTGCCCCCGCTACGTACCAGGAACTTTGAATCCTACGTCGGCCGCAAACCGTGTACGCCTAGCGGATGACCCCAGCACTGCCTTTGTAGTCAGTGCGGCACAGCAGGCACTTACAGACATCGGTATGATCAAGCGGCAGCTGCATTCAACGGAAGGCGATGTGGAGGCTAGTAAGCTTGCTGCACAGGCAGGTGTACGTAGTTCACTGCAGCAGCAGGTCATACTGCAGACTCGCAAGTTGCAGTCGTACCTCAAGTCGCTCATCATGCAGCTCAGGCGGGTGACTCCGGCGGCCCCCAAAGCAGTGTCTTTGCTCACCACCGCGTCGCAGCAGCTTGGAAGCGCAGGGACTGCACTAGCTCGTTGGAGTCCCAATAGCACAGCCTCCACAGGCAAAATAGAGGGTTTCCTCAATACCGCTGAGAATGCCTTGAAGTCTCTGTCGAACATGACTCGAGAGACGGCAGTCAAATCGCGCCCAGCCCCACCCAGGCTGGCTCAGCAGATTTTACGGCCAGACGTGTGGTTCAGCGCTCCTCCCAGATGCAACGTACTGTTCCCTGAACACTACAGTAGGCTCAACTACTCTCGGAACTTTATGGAGGAGCCAACCCGGCTACTGCTCAAGACCAACGACGAATTCTTTGGAGAAGACGAGCTGTTCGACCGCCTGTACTTTGCGCCAAAGACGACCAGCGTGAAGAAGGCCAAGGCAGACTTGCAGGCCATGCTACAGAATGACCTATTGGAGCATGAGCTCTATACTGGAATCTTGCCCGTGTTCGAAAAGATGGGCGAGCTCAACATCTTTGCGGCGCGCGGTGGTGTGACTACAGGCCGTGTAGCTCAGGTAGGTCTGGCACAGCGTTCTGCCAACTTTCTCTACTTCAAGTATCGTTTTGCGTCGCGCCAGATGACCGTGTCAGGACGGTTCAACCCGTACATTGCGTTGGGGTTTCCCGGGTTAGTCATTGACAAGTACGCTGACGAGGAGATGCTGCGGTTGCACAACGAACTTCGTGTAGCGACAGGATCTTCGGCACGCGATATAAACAAGCTCTTGGGGACTGCCTTCTTGGGCAACTTCACGCAAGTGTCGTTCGTGGTCAACAACCAGGGAACAGGCACTACTGACATCGTGATGAGCTACCCTCGGCAGACCGATGAGGGTGTGGAGTTCTTGGGTACCACGGATCCGCAGGACTTGTCCGTTAGCAAACGTCTCGAGCAGGATGCCGTGCGCGTAACTGATGTGGCCTCCGTAGGGCAGCCACTCATTGACTCATTGGGTCCCAACCTGGGTAGAATCACGCAGGTGGAGGAGGTAAGCCTGTTGTACCGTGGCAGTACGCAGTCTGGAGATCCACAAGACACGATGAGCAGCAAGCCGCTGCTGCTGTTCAGCAAGCAGGACAGTAGGCAGCCGCGGTCTCCCGAATCGCGCAAGTCCGCGCGGGTACCTGTTGGTGTGGAGGTGGACGCAAGGGATCTCGATAAGGCGGTGCTGAAGGAACTGGGTCTTTTTGGGGCTGGTGCAAATCCTGATGGGTGGTTCGGAGATAGCCAAGCCAAGAACAAGGCAGCCGGGTCCTCTTCAGCAGACCAGTTCTACAAGAGAACGCGACCGATAACCATTCGGGCATACCGCATTCGTGAAGAGATCCCGCGGTATCGTCAACTGCCAGTTGACTTGCCGGCAGAGGAGTACATTCGACCTGGTTGGTACGGCGATATATGGAGCTCTGCGCGCATTGGTGAAGCGTACGACACTTTCTTTGCTACCGGGGCAATCACTGACCCGCATGTAATCGGGGATCCCGAGGGGCAGCAACGGGCAGCTACAAACAACGGTGCCGCGGACGCACAGAATACAGCTGCCGAGACCACAGACCCGAATAGCCCACAGAAGGATGCTCCCGTGGTGTACCAACTCGAGGCAGGGGCAACCATCGAGCAGGCTGCGGGATACCTTCAGGCCATGTACAGTCACATCAAGCTGAAGGGGCTTGACGTCGAGGAATTCATTCGGGCGTACACCTATCGTCCTATTGCCACGCTGGTGGACATCTTCGGTACTCGAGATCTCTCTTTGAGCGCGGATGGAGCCTACGTACTCTCAGGTGTGGAGGGCTTTCATTCCCGCGCCTTTGGGCAGTTCAACGACCTGTTCGGGCTAGTTACCCCAGAGATAGTGGAGGTGGTTGGATTGAAGAGAGGTACAACGGCGGCACAACGAGGCGACACGCGCAAAGTGAAGCAGGACGCAGTCAAAGACTATCTTGCGGGGCTGGGTCTAGGTAGGGCAATACTTGGGTAGTTCCACTTTGGCCAGTGGAATGGTACAACTGATCCATGCTGAACGCTCAAGTTCTATCCAGTTTTGGTGCAGAGGTATCGAAGGTAGCTGCCAAGAAAGACGTGGGGCAGCTCCTGGCTAGCTTGGCTTCAAGGCAGGGGCATAGGCCTTCGCTTTTCCCTAGCATTCAACAAGTGAAGAATGTGGCGACCCGAGATCGTGGTCGAGCTGCCGAAATTGCCTCCAACATCCGCTCTACGTTGAAGAACACTGCCGCGGTGCAGGCGGCTTAGCCATGGCTGTCCCGACTCTTGTGACGCCGTTGCTTACCCTACTGGTCAAGGTGTCCGCTGCACGTTCTCGCATGACCGTGTCGCAGACGCGGTCAGGCAGACGCCCGATGCGTGTGGAGACCATGCTCAAGAAGGACAACGAGGGTACCCTGTATCGCAATTGGAAGGATCACATACCCGGCGGATTGGCAGACAAGAAGAAGCCCACTGATTTCGATCCTGCTGCGTTGGCCAAAGGTACCAAGGTGGAGTTCGAGCACACCGACAGGCTGCTTACTGCGTCTGAGATTGCCATGGACCACCTTGTCGAGGACCCTCGGTACTACGACAAACTCGAGAAGATGGAAGAGGGTGGGGCTAAGCATGCTGGTTTGTTGGATGTGTTGAAGGCTCCTATTCCTGGGACCAAGGACTGGTTCGTGAACACCGGTAAAGCTGGACTGCAGGGAGCTCATAGACTCACGGGCACCATGCCTGCGCGTCCCGGGGCATTGCGAACTGCAGCGAATTCGGTGGCTCCTGCAGCACGGGCGTCAGGGGCTCTGCCTGTTGCACGTGGCGGGGTGTACGGGATCTCGGAAGCGGAGCTGCAACGTCTAGGCTTTGGGGATTTGATGAAGTCGGGGTCTGCTAAAAAGGTCGAAGACCTGAAGAAGGCGGCCTATCGTCTGCAAGGTCACACGGAAGTACAGGGACTTCCAATCGCCATCGAAAATAGAAAGGGCTCTGTGCGGTCTGGCGAGGACCCAGACGGCACCCCGTGGCGCACGAAGTACAAGTACCCTTACGGTTACCTCGTGGGTACCAAGGGAAATGACGACGAAGAGATTGATGTCTACGTAGGTCCCAACAAGGCAGCCCCCAACGCGTACGTAGTACATCAGCACAAGGTCACTGGCAAAGGCTACGATGAAGACAAGGTGATGTTGGGTTTCGAGTCGGAAGCAGCTGCTAGGGCGGCGTACCTCGAGCACTACAACAAAGTTGGACCAAAGCTTCTTGGTCCCATCACGGTCATTGCCATGAAGCGGCTGATAGAGATGCTGGCGCAGAAGAAGGAGTACAAGAAGCTGGCCACAGCCGACATATCCAACAATACGCTGATGACGGACCGAGCGGGGCCAACTACACGTAGCAAGCCTGGTGATGTACCAGACGCTATGGATGTGGCATTCTCCAAACTCAAGCAAGCATGGGATGGCGTTGGCTCTAGTGGAGGTCCTACCGGAAACAGAATGGCCATGCTTGACATGGATGAGAAGCCCGATCGAACAAAGCCGGGTGATGTACCATCACGGGATGGAACCAGTCCCGGCGCCGCACGCATCGAGCGGCATGAGGCAGGGCCGGATTTCATGACCACGTTACCTACGAACGGCGCCATGGCTAGTTCTCAGACCGGAGCAACTACGAGGCTTTGATGCAATACTCAGAAGTCCAGTGGGCATCGTTCAGCGAGCAGCTAAGCAAGGAGGCTTTTTCGTTAGCTGGGATGGGGTCTACCTTGCGCGGTGCGCTGGGTTCCTCTATGGGAAAGGCCAAGGCCCCGACGGGGTGGATTCTGCCGAGTAGGAAGGGGTTGGCTCTGGGTTCTGCTGCGAAGCCCGGTGCAAGCATGTTTCCTGCCCCTGGTGGTGTGGCCGCAACCCCAGGTGTATTTCAGTCTTTTGGCAAATCACTGCAGGAAGGCGGCAAGCTGATGCAGCGAGATTCGACCAAGAGCCTACTGGCAGGTAAGTCTGTGTCGGCTGGTCCCGCCGCACGCATGGGGGGTGAGGTGGCGCAGTCGGTAGGGCACCACTACGCACACAAGGGTACCTTAGGAAACCTCGTCAACCCACTAGGCGGTGCCCTGGGTGGGATGGCCGAGGGGATCACTCGCGGGGCTGGTAAAGAGTTGACCCGTGGAGCTGGTGCCCTAGGCGCGCATGGGCCGGCGGCTTTGCAGGGTACAGCGCGCACCATGGGTAGATTTGGCACGGGCATGCAACGAGCAGCCAAGGGCGTTGGTATGGCCGGTGAGGTAGCGGGGCTAGCCGGACTTGGTACGGCCGTACACGCTCCGCTGTCTTTGGCTGGTGCCGTCGGCGGGAAGATTGTGGGCGGGGCATCGCAAGCTCTCCCCATACTGACCGACGCACTGCACAGCGCCGGCGACGTAGTGGCGCATGGCGCGCACGACGTAGTGGGCAACGCGGCGCATTCAGCAGCAGGAAAAGTGCAGAGTGCTGCCAAGCGGTCATTGCCCTCGATGAGTCCACAACTTGTTCATGGAGTACCCTGATGTCCATCACCTACGACGAAGCTCTGCACGATTGTCTTGTCGATGCACTAGGGAAGCTGGCAGGTCAATGTGGCTTGAAGGTCGCCGAGGTTTCTTCAGAAAGAGCCCGTCGAGCCATGGATCGTCTGAGTTCCATGGAAGACACCAAGCCCACGGTGGGTCAGGTGGCGCGTTACGCAGGTATTGGCGGTGGCGGTGGCGCGGCTGTCAAGGCCATCGGCAATGTGATTGAGGGGTACAAGAAACCCACGGTTCCTGGGGTCAAAGGACACCTGTTGGCCTTGGGTAGGGCAGCCGTGAAGGGGGACGTGAACAAGACGGTAGGCTCCAAGATCCGCTCCGTAGCATCTACCGGGATCACTGGGGCTCTGGGGGCAGGGGTAATCCCACTTGCTCGCAGCGGTAGTGACCGTGCAGCAGAGCGGAAGGTTCTCAAGAAGTACATTCAACAGACTCCAGCGGTGCCCAATGCCTGAGTGGATGCACAATCGAGCCGAGCACATACTTGCCAAGAATCCTTCGATGCCCAAGTCGGAGGCCTTTGCCATTGCAACGCAGCAGAGCCACGCTACAGGGCATTCTCCAAAGGGGTTTGGTACAGCCGAGGGAAGAGCGAAAGCCAAGGCCAAGTTCGATACTCCCAAGGGTGACGAGCATCGGGCGAATCCAGGTAACTTGACGAGCTCCAAGATGGCCGCGGCGGCGTTTACGCATGTAGTGTCTGTGCGTACCACGCGTGATGGTGCCGGCGCTTTACGTGACATCCTGCACAACATCCAGCAGAATGGTGCCCCCGGGCACTCCTTTGGGATAGTAACGACGGATAAGCCCGCGCGCCACATTGGAAGTTGGGATGGGGATGGCGCCGATACAATGGCTCTTCCTACCATGCACAAGATGGCGTCCGTAGTAGGCTGGTTGTTGGAGTCTACTGGGTTGCTAGGGAAACTTGGCTTTGCCAGCTCCTCCTACGGGGGTCAGCCGGCACAAAATGGTCCTGGAATGCGTGGACGTAGCCAGATTCCACCCTTCGTGGCTCCTCCCATTGAGGTGAAGGCAGCCGGGCTGCGGCGCGTGGGAGAACTGGTTACAGGTAGTCGAGCGAACAAGCTCTACGACGCTGCGCTTCGTCATGCCGATTCTGCTCGAGGAGGTAGTGCAGCAAGCGCAAAGGCCGTTCGAAAACTGCGTGGGCTTGCCCACATGGAAGAGGGAAACGTGGGGCGTATGCAGGGTGCCTTGGCTACAGGTGCTGGCATTGGGGCTGTAGCGGATCTCACTGGTTTTGCGGAGAGACGTGCCAAAGCTAAGGAGGCAGGCGTGGGTGTGGGCGCCGGGATGTCTGCTTCGCAGTACTCTGGGCCGCTCTCATATGGTCCATTCAAGCAAGAGAGTGCGATTCCTGCATTCATTTCTCCGGGCATGACCAAGACGGACCCGCGGTTGGAAGCGCCCGCCTACGCCACCGGTGGCAACAAGACTGCTGGTGCGGCAACGGGGGCCATGACGGCGGCCGGTCGTCTTCGGGCAAGTCAACGACTCACCGCACCAAAGCTTACTGGGTTTTCTGGCCCTAGCATCGCGGACATTGCTAAGCCAAAGGGCTTTGGAAAGCCGCTGTCGGGGGCACTGAAAGGTACTCTCGGATGACTCCTGCGGCTATCTCTGCATGCTGCAGGGAGCTTACCAAGGTTGCTCTGCTCGAGCGCCTGGTACGTTTGGGCGCTACCGATATCCCTCGAACGCCTCGACTTCTCATGAAGCACAGAGACCCTAAGGCGCTGGCGGCGTTGCAGCAGGCAACTGAGACGGCGTGGGACTCAAGGGTTACCGCGCCCCTGATGCGGGCTGCTGATCGAGGGCTACGGCATCTTCCTGAAGGCAAGGCTCGCAACTTGGCCACCTCCGGTGCGCGGTTGTTGGCCGAAGATCCTGTTGGATTTACGGTCACGAATGCCATACCAATACCGGGAGCTTCTCCTGCTTGGATCGCGGCCAAAAGGGGACTTGAACGCGTGATTGACAAGACTGCGCCTCTGCAAGTCTGACATGTAGCAGGCATAAGGACTCTGTATCAGAGATCCTACCTGTTGGAGGAACATGCGCGTATGCCCTGTTTTACTAGGCTATTTGAGTGGCCTGAGAAAGCACATTGACTTTGATTCTCCTCTGAACGAATTCGGTTTGCCCACCCAGGAGGAACTGGAAGAACGGTGCAAAGCCCAACTGGTGTCAGAGGCTACTTCACACTTGCGCGGATTCTACTGCGTACAGGAGACGCTTGCTAGGCTGGCACTGCGCTGGCCAGCTGCGGTTCTCATGCCAGAGATGCCCAAGGCGAGCATGTCGGCGTACTACTTGATGCAGGTCGTATCTTGGGTACGAGAGGTAGAGGATCTTCTTGCCGGCAATGCGTTGGAGACTGCGGTCATGCAACGTACGCTACCTCTGCAGGAGACCGGAGGAGGGCAAGTACATCAGCAAGATGCTGAGAGGGCGTCTAGGCTTTGTTCGTACCTTGTGTTGGAGGCCATGCCCCTACGCAGGTCCCTCAAGGACAGACGCACAAGTTTGCGGCGGGTTGGTCACTACTATGCCCGCGTGCTATTGGATGTTGGGACTAGCGTTGCCGCTGCTCATAGAGAGGCGTTGGCATTGAGCCAGAACGTGGAGGAGAAGTATGCCTGAAGCTAGCGCGGAAGAGCTTCCCAGCTTGTTGCTTGAGGTGCGTGAGTCGAGCACAGCCAAGAACAAGCAAGGTATGTTCGTAGGGGCTATTCAGCTGGTCTGCGTCACCCGTGACGAAGGGATCTTTGATGCCGCGGTGCAGTACTTGGACGGCTACAAGATGTATGGCTCTACATCGGAGGAGGTGATACAGGCGTTGACGGCCGAGTTGCATGACGTGGAGGAGACTCAGGCTTCTCTGCTAGTTCGTAATGGCCTGCTCGAGCGCCGTATACGGGAAAAAGACGCCAGAATAGCTCAGCTCGAGCGTCTTCTGGGCGCCTTGGGCACGGACCTGGGCTTTGACGACTGAGCGTTGTACACTTGTCGGAGGCAAATGGCACATTCAAGTACAGACGATTACCCCGTTCGCATCACTTCTCCCGACTACAAGACGGCTGACCGCAGTGAGTTGGAGGCGTGGCTTAGAAAGGAAGCTGCAGCTGTAGCTGGAGGGGTCAAGCCTGAGGACAACGAGGATTCTACAACCGCTCAATACAGCGAGTTGTACGAGCCTCCAGCTGGCGCAAAGAAGCTCGTAGAGACTGCCCTCCATACGACGTACCCTAATGGGGCAGCCTCGCAGGCCACGCAGCGTGAGGTACTGGACGGCGCATTTGCCAGTACACCAGCTACAGCCAAGGCAGAGCAAGCGCTACTTAGCGCAAATTTCGAACATGCGCGCACTGGAGACTTCGAAACGCAAGCGCCATTGCTACGTGGCGAGCGCGCGAAGGGTAAGGTAGCGCACTTTCTGTCAGACCGTACGCACTTGCTGGGGCTTGGGAAGTGAATGCAGCTGACGAATTCCTAGAGACCAAGCAGAAGACCGCCGCGGCTCGAGCCGCGCAGGATCTTCATCTTTGGCATGCGTGGGATCAAGGAGGAAGGACACCTCAGCTGCTGGAGCCACTGCTGTCCAGGTACGACTCGCTCATGAACCGTAGGGCGAATGACTGGCGTGCCCCTACGGTGGCCCCGGCGGCATTCAAAGCTGAGCTGCATAAGCAGTTCATTCAAGCAGCACACTCGTACGATCCTGAGCGTGGTGTGGCCTTCAACACACACGTGCAGTCTCGTTTGAAGAAAGCTCAGCGGTTCAACGCCAAGCACCAAAACGTGGGGTACATACCTGAGGACTTGTCCAGACACGTAGGTCCCATGGAGCGTGCCAAGAACGAGCTTACGGACCAGTTCGGACGTCCCCCCACTACGGTGGAACTTGCGAATCACATGGGCTTGCCGCAGCGTAAGCTCACTGCGCTAATTACTCAGCTACGAAGGGATGTGCCATCGTCGCATTTCGAGTCAGATCCCACGACGCTATCCACGGGTAGGGAAGCAGACGTGGTTCGTTTGATGAAGCGCAGACCGGAGGAGTACCTGACACCCGAGGAAGTACGGGTATTTTCTCACATCTACGGCATCAACGGTGCTCGGAAGATTACGGATACGACGTCGTTGGCCACCCAACTTGGGTTGAGTCAACCAAAGGTCTCACGCTTGAAGACCTCAATCGCGAAGAAGGTTCAGCAGTACCTCTGACGTAGAACCCACTGGGCTACGTATTGATAGGCGACGTGCGTCAGCACGCCGCCTTTTGGAGTTTTCATGTACACACAAAGCGACTACAACGTTGGAAATGATTCAGCCACAACGGCAGCCATAGCTCGAGTGCTTGCCTACTTGCGCATCGGAGAGGCGGAACAACAGCGCCTGGTAGACCACTGCGCTCGAAACATCCCCCGGGATCGCTACGTGCATCCCAAGCTCATGAGCTTCTCCACGGAGTACAAGGACGAGCGAGACGAGCAGTTCAGCAAAGGCGCCAAGGAACGGGCAAGGTTGTGCGTCATCTACGACCGTAAGGGGCAAAAGGAGGCCATGCTGATTCATCGGCATGCATTGAGCCACCTTTGCGAAATTGCCGGATTGGACGGCAGGTACAGGGCCAAGTTGGACGTAGACAGCGCGGATGCGTGGCGGCGCGACTTGCTGGCTACCAACTTGAAAGAGCTGTTTGCCAAGCAGCGCTTCCTGAACAAGCTGAAGAGGGAGGCAGAGTTCTTGCACCGCATTGTGGGCAACGAGTTGCGAGCGGTCCTGACGCAGAGCTACAACAGGCACTTGGTAAGTACTGCGGTGCTGCAGCCCTTCTTGGCAGCCTGTCAGGAGGTAGGGTTGCAGCCAGCCAAGGCCACAGTGTCTGACATGAAGGTGCACTTGCAGACGTACCTGCCTTTTGCCTTTCAGCCGGTGCCTGGTGAGTTCGTAGCCATCGGCACCTGCTGGACAAACAGCGACTTCGGTGAGGGCAAGTTGCGTATCAGCCATAGCGTGCTTCGGCTGAATGGTGGCGGCAACCTCGTTACTGAGGATGCCTTCAGTCGCATGCACATTGGTTCGGTAGTTCAGGATACGGACATGAAGCTCAGCGACGAGGTCGCCATAAAGGAGCTCGAGGCCGTGGCTGCAGCTACTCGTTCGGCTGTGCTCGAGGCCATGACACCAGACCGCGTGAACCTTCTGCTGCGTGCAATTCAGAAGGCGGCGGAAGAGAAAGTGCCGTGGTACCAGATGAAGGACCAGCTTGCCAAGATCTTGAGCAAGGGTGACCTGGACACCATTGAAGGGCTTTTGGAGGCTGAGATAGAAGACCTACCACCCCCAGGGGTAGGAAGCGATGGACAGCCTTTGCCCTCGAGGTGGTGGGCTGCGGCTGCCTTGTCCCACCTGGCGGAGAAGACGGCGGACCCAACTAAAGCTATGGAGATCAAGGCGGCGGCTGGTTCATTCTTGAACTCCGCCAAGTAGTAGGCTAGGAGGAAATACATGGCATACCTATCAGCTGACGAGCAAGAAGTTCTGCGTCTTGCTCGTACAGTCATTCGGGACATGGAGTACGACTACCCAAACAAGGATCTGGTGTGCTCACCACAGGAAGTTTGTACCAAGCTGTCGGTTCTTCTTGGCGAGGAGTACGACTACCAGTCGAATGAGGTGACGGCGGCTGCCGAGGAAGTGAAGAAGGGACTTGTGCTGGAGGTCTTCGAGGACATAGGGAAACTGCGCAGCCGTGCCGAGTCTTTGTCGGAAGACGGCTACCACATCTATCCAGTGCAGTACCTGGGGCATGCTGGATTCATGTTTTTGTTGCAAGCAGTGAACCCAGTATTGATGCAGAGCAAGCAAGCAGCAGCCCTGCAAGGCTTGATGCGAAGCATACAGAGCATGCCCAGCCCCTTCGGAGATCCTACGTACGGACCAGGGCATGGCCCGGGTCAAGGGTATCGGAGGCCAGGTGGCTGATCATCCTTCTACAACTTTGGTGGTGCAGAAGGCGCAGCTAGCGATGTGCGAAGCTGAGCTGGAGGTGCACGAAGAGGCGTTGTACAACGGCACTGACGCAACGGTGAAGCAAAGCAGGTACACCAGGCTGCGAGCCAAGTATCTTCAAGAGCATATACTTCCAAAACTACGGGAAGAGATCAGGTCTGCAGAGCAGTACCTCGAGTGGGAAGCAAGAACGAACAACCCAGCACCACGGAGTACATGAGCCGCTGGATAGAGCTCTACACCACAACGCCCAGCGGTAAGACGCAGTTCGTATGCCAGTTTTGCGGGCGCATCTCCCCGCTGCCGGACAAGAAGTGTCCGCAGCCACCGGAGGTGGGCCCGCACAAAATGGCACTCTCTTGCGAGTTGCTGGAGGAGGTGGCCATGGCACTAGAGAAGAAGCCACTGAAACTTTCAACCCTATACGTTAGCTACAACGAGACCACGGGGGAAGGCTCAGTGAGTTGGGACATCGGGACCCAGCAAGTACAAACGGCAACAATGCGGCTGACTAAAGTGTAGAAAGGAAAAGCAGATGCAAGCGTACCTCGACATAGTTAGGAAGATCCTGAGTGACGGAGTTACCAGGTCAAATCGAACCGGCGTTGACGCCATCACCATCCCTGGTGCCATATTTGAGCACGACATGGCCACGGGCTTTCCTCTGTTGACCACCAAGTCGGTGCCATTTCGCTTGATAGCAACCGAGCTCGAGTTCTTCATCCGTGGGATCACGGATAAGCAATGGCTTCAGGACAGGAACAACCACATCTGGGACGAGTGGTGCAATCCTTCAATTGTGCCGTACGGGCACGACGAGGACACGAAGCTACGGATGTTCTTGGAGAGGGACTTGGGGCCTATCTACGGGTGGCAGTGGAGGCACTTTGGGGCAAAGTACGTCGGCTACGACAAGCCCCATGCAGGTGTTGGCATTGACCAACTAGGCAACCTGGTGCGCAAGTTGGACACTGACCCGAGTGACCGTCGCATGATCGTATCTGCTTGGAATCCTGCAGACTTTCACCTGATGGCGTTGCCGCCCTGTCACTACAGCTTTCAAGTCACTGTCATCGGCAACAAGCTGAATCTAGGTTGGAACCAGCGTAGCGTTGACGTAGCGCTGGGCCTTCCATTCAACATTGCCAGCTACGGCCTACTGCTTCTTTTGCTTGCCCGGCAGTTTGGTCTAGAAGCAGGAAAGCTGTTTGGATTCTTGGCAGACACGCACGTCTACGTGAACCATGTCGACGGCTTGCGTACTCAGCTGTCAAGGGACCCACGCCCGCTACCTGAAGTCGATATTGCCTTCGACGCTAGTTGCGAGCGTTGGCAGAAACTTTTCAAGTGGGAGTGCGGCGACGCGTGTCTGCGTGACTACTACCCTGCCCCAAAGATCAAGTTCGACATAGCCGTGTAGTTGGGCCACTTATGCAGCAATGGTCTACAAAGGAGCTGCAGCGTCGTGGCCTGGACAAGCTGCAGCGGCTGGGTCACAAGTACATCATCGGAGTAGATGAGGTAGGCTATGGCTCTTGGGCAGGCCCTGTTGTGGTGTGCGCGGCTTTGGTACGTGCGGATTGGCGCAATGTGCGCATCAAGGACTCCAAGAAATATGGCAGCGGTATGGAAGGCAGGGCACGCAGGGAATCAGCGGCAAGGCTCTTGACTCCTGACGTAGTACTGGTGCCTAGGTTGTTGCAGTACGACCGCGATGTGATTGACAAGTACGGCGTGAACAAGGCCCGAGACATGCTGGTGGTACAGGCAGTTACGTACTGCTTGGAGAAAAAACCTGGTACTCCCGTCGTTATGGACGGAAACCAGTTACCCAACGAACTACTTGGGAAGGCGATATGCTTTCCCAAGGCAGACTCTTTGGTGCCCGCCGTGAGTGCCGCCAGCGTCATGGCCAAGGTCTATCGGGATCGCCTGATGGAGCAGATGCACGAGCTGTACCCTTGGTACGACTTCGCCTCCAACGCCGGATACGGGAGTCAGACACATGAGGAGGGCATCTTGGAGCACGGCCTATGCCCAATTCACCGCAGGAGCTACCGCAATATCAAGCAGTTTGCTGCACGGGAGTCGCAAGGAAGGCTTGCAGTTGCTAGGCTCAGAGCATGGCATCGGTAGTACAACGTAACGCCAGGCTAGACGCGCTTCAGCAAGCCACCACGCAGTATGCCGACAAGCAGCGTCGGGAGCTGAATCGGCGAGTTGATGTCTGCAAGAAGATTCTGAAGGGAAGGACTGGTTCTGAAAGGCTGGCTCAAGCAGCGGTAGACCAGTCCTCCTCTTTGGTCGTTACAACCATCAATGACTTTCTGACGGGATAGAACATGGACAACGAAGAAACCACGACGAGTGTTGTAAAGGCAGATCCTGAGCAAGACAAGGAAAGCAGCGGTCCGGTGGCGCCAGTGCTGAACTCCACCACGCCAATTCAGCTGTCCGAAGTGGACTTCCTGAAGTACCTGCTATCTCGAGAGAAGTTCCAGAAAGCGCAACTTACGCATGACGTTTGCGTGCGAGAAGTGCAGCGCGCCGAAGGTGACTTGTCGCATGTGGGGCATCTTCTGGGACAGCTCACTCGCGAACTCGGACAGAAATACGGTGTGGACCTGGATGCGATGATGGTGTCAGACGACGGGTACTTCATGCCGCGCCCAACGCGTATGCAGATGCCCCCGCGGAGACAACCATGAGCCAAATCATCGTAAGCCCCATCAGTTCAGAAGTAAGGCCCGCCTTCGAAGTGGTGAACCTGGACATCCTCGTGAAGAATGAGGACTGGTACGGATTCTTCGACCTCATTGAGGTTTGGAGATCTCGAGGTACTGCTGGGGGTCCCTACGAGGAGTTGACGGCCGAAGCTTGGCTGACGGCGCGTATGCCTCGCGCGGGCGGCGAGGTGTCGGCGGTTACAGGCCCGGTGGTCGACGTGGACGGGAAGACCATCAGCTTCGTTTTGAAGGAGAAGGACACTGTGCTGGTGGTACTATCGGGAACTCCGACCTTGGCCGGGGTTGCCACGCAGATTACGGCGCAAGGTATGGGGCGCCTTCGCGCGCACGTCGACAGCGATGGGCAGCTGGTGGTGGAGACTCAGGAACCCGGCACGGGCGCGACGCTGCGCGTGCTGCCCGGCGATGCGACGTCTATTCTTGGGCTTCCCATGACCGAGCCCGAGAGTCTTGTCTTCGGGCACGACGCGCGCATTCAGCTCCTGCTTGATGTAGGTACATATCGGTTCACCGATATCTCCGGTTCTACGGCCTACTACTACAAGACGAGATTTCGTAGTCGGTACACCGGCGCCGTGAGCGAGTTCAGCCTGCCTTTTGGCGTCGCAGAATCGCTGGGGATCAGCCCGACCAACTTGGTCTGCGGCTACCTGAACTTGGCCACATTGGACGGAAAACCGCTGGTTGGACGGGAAGTGTCGTTGTCCAGTCCGTTCACCGGGGAGTCCGTAGAAGACCGGGTGTTGGCCGGCGGAGCGCTTATGAAACCGACGGACCACCAGGGGCATGTTGAGTTCACCCTCGTCCGCGGGCAGAAGTACACCCTTGCCATCGCGGGTACGAATCTGGCAAAGGAGCTTGTAGCTCCAGTGGACCCCACCATCTCGTCTTTCCCTCTTGTCGGGCCCGCCGAAGGCAGTCAAGATGATTACTTCCGGGTCCGTGTACCAGTAGTCCCCGTTATGGAGCGCAGAGGTATCTAAATCTATGGGGGATCCTTCGTTGATAGCAGGTGTGTCGATGCCAGGTCAGGCAACTGCCGAAGACCTATTGGCACTGGACTTCGGTCCTGGCGCAGGGGCCCCAACTTCCCAGGCATGGGAGGTAGCGTTCGACCCTTCATACGGCTCTTCAACTCTGGTGGGCAATTCAGAGGCTGAATCCGTAACTGACTGCGGGGGATCCCCCACCCAACTCGAGATTCGGTACATCGGACACGGTGGGCAGTTGACCACGAAGCAGACTCCCTTCGTACCCGGTGCGACGGTGCATCAGTACCTGAAGAGGGTGCATCTGGTAGCTGCCCGCTTGTCTCGAGTGCTGGTGGTGGGAGGAAAACGGGTGCGGATGAGTCACGTACCTCTGCGCGGAGAGGCGATTGTTTTAGCCCCCAGAAACGCGCCGAGCATAACCCTTGGAGGATGAAGTGGCGCTAGCAACGGTACGTATCCGTGTTCTGAATGACATAGACGACCAGCCCATCGCGGGCGTGGTCGTTCGTGTTTTTGATAACGCCGGAGCTTTTCTAGTTACGTCTGCAGTGACAGATGCGAGTGGCATTGCTGACGTCACGCTAGTGACCGGGATCATCTACAAGACGCGGTTTTTCAAAGAGAAGGTGAGTTTCCAGCAGCCGCAAGCCATGGAAGTTCTCGACGCGCCAGCGGTGAACGACTTTGCGGTTCTGGGACACGTATACGTCCCGCCAGAGGCTGTTCATCCTCGCATGTGTTGTTGCTCCGGGTACTTCAAGGGGCCAGACAATGCTCCTATGCCGCACGCCGCCGTGCACTTCATTCCTAAGTTCGACCCCCTTCTGTTCGAGGGGGATGCGATGCTGAAGGAGCGCGTGGTGCGTTACACCGACGATGAGGGCTTCGCCCGCGTAGATCTTGTGCGCTTTGGTCAGTACGAGGTAACCATCGAAGGGTTGGAGGACCAGCAGCGCGTCATCACTATTCCCAACGCATCGAGGGTCAATCTGCCTGACCTGCTATTCGCAGTAGTGGAACGCATAGAGTTCGATCCCCCGGGACCTTGGAATCTCGGGGTTGGGGTGTTGAACGAGATCACGGTCACCCCTACGGTGTACACGTCGGATGGGCGTGTTCTGCCGGGATCAGCCGTAACCGATGTGCAGTGGCGGGCTGCAGACGAGACCATACTTTGCGTACAGCCTACGCCAACTACCGTAGTTCTTCGAGGACTTGCCCCGGGGGTCACTCAACTGACGCCATTGAGGCAGGACCAATCCATCGTGCGTATTCCTAACCCGCCGATACAAGGTACTCCAATCGACGTCACCGTGACCTGATGCTGCAATCTTCCCAACTAGAATCAACACTACGTGCGCTGTCCATGGGGGCAGTACTCATGCGCTACGTGGCAGAAGCAAGGGCGCTAATTCCTGGGTCAGAGGTAGCAGCAGACATGTTCATGCGTGCGCTGCTGACCCCGCTGTACACGCTTGAAGGACTGTTTGAAGAGGCGGACGTTCCTCAGCCGGTGTCAGTTAGAGCGCGCACGCGACGAGCGCTGACGGCAACGGTACAGCGAAAGACCAAAGCACAGCGGCAGGGGTTACCAAAGCCGGTGGACCTGCATGGACTAGACAAGCGGCTACCCTCGTTGGTTGACCGTAGAATGGGCGTGGGGCGTACAGATGAGGCGCTGGAGGCGTCTGCCTGTAGGGCCTTGCTGCTAGAGGTCATTCGCCGGGCTGCCTTCGACTGGGTTCTGTACCGTAGCAGTTCAGACATAGCGAAGAAGCAGTGGGCAGAAACAGCATACATTTGGCTGTTTGAAGAGACTCCAAGATCTGCAACATGGTCGACACGACAGCGCGACGGCAAACTGCTTACTGGCTTTGTCACGGTGTGCACCATCTTGGATCTTGACCCCGACCAGGTGAGATCTAGGGTGCGCAAAATGACAGTACAAAGCATTCTGAGTGCTGGAAGACCTGCAGAGAGACGTAAGGGAAAGGTCTCCGACGAAGTCATGCACAGCGAAGACCTGCGGGTATTTGACGTTGATGTGAGCACGTTGCCTGTGCACGACTGCATGTTCGCCCCCGAGGATCGACATAGCTAAGAAAGAGGCGCAGGCCCTCTCTCCCGGTGCAGCTCACGTGCAGTACTTGGCATAGAAGTCGTTGCAGATGTCTGTCGTCAAAGCCACGTGCTCGGAGGTGTTGTTGGCATAGTTCACCCAGCACCATCCTGTATTTGAACTATAGTCACAGCTCTCTAATGACGAACCGTCTGCCGCAACGTTGGAGCACTTGTAGTCGGGGTTGGCACTTCCGTTGGGAAAGGTCTTGATGGATGCCATCACCAGCGTATGGCAGTCGATTGATCCCCACACGAAGGTCGAGCCCCCCGTGCCAGCGTTCCCACCTGTGGTGGCTGTGCCGCCAGCGACGCCGCTGGTACTCGCCGAACCGCCAGTGCTGGGAGTGCCTCCTGTGCTGGCTGGCGTTCCGCCGGTGCTTGTTGATGCCCCTCCGGTGGCGTTGGGGGTGCCTCCGGTGGCAGCAGCCCCACCGGTCGAAGAGCCGCTTCTGCTCATGGATCCTCCAGTAGGTCTCGCGCCGCCGGTTGCCGCAGCCCCGCCAGTGCCGTCGAAAGTCCCACCTGTAGTCTGTGTTGCTACGCCGCCCGTGGCATACGCGGTGGACCCTCCCGTGGCCTGGCTGCCTCCTGTAGAGGCTCCACCCGATGCACCGGGGTTGCCGCCGGTGGCTTGGCTGATGGAGCCCCCAGTTGCTACCTGTGAGGAGCCGCCAACTACGAACGTGGATCCACCGGTGACCCTCACCGTGGTACTAGCAGAACCGCCAGTACTTTTGATGACGGTGATTGCACCCGAAGCTCCTGCTACGTCGACAGCGTAGTTTTCTGGGCTCGCTTCGTCGCTACCGCAGGCAGCGCTGAGAACTGCAAGAGATGCCGTGAGCAGAATCTTGGATGTAGTTTTCATGTCATGTTCTTTCAGTGAGTTGTAGGAGACATTGGGTAGCACTGCAGGATGAGTGTGCCTTCTCCGTTGTCGTAGTCACCCAGGTATTCGTCTTCTACTTCTATGGTATCGAGTGGTTGCACATGGCCCACTGTGGTTTCTGGGCCTTGGTAAATGACGGTGCGATCCCTAAGATAGGCGCATAGCTCTACGGGACGGCACGGGGTTTCGTTGGGTACGTCGACCACAAAGGTCGGGTCGTCGAACTTTTTCAGACGGGTCATTCCTTGCATGTGGTTCCTCCTCTACCTATCTTATCCCCGAATTTGCCCACTTCTTTCAACCTGATGCGGTTGTTGACCCCTCTATTCCGCGCTTGAGCACCACCAGGAAGCACATGAAGAATACGGCGGTTCATGGCATAAGGGATCTATGGAGACTGTACCGTGGGTGATGTAATCGATCGCAAGCCCCCTCAATGGCAAAAGAAAGCCCCAGTAGAGGTCGACGAAGACGCCATGATTCTGAGATTGGCGAGTGCTGTACTACGCACACTCACCGACGAAGTGGTTCCCACGCAGGCGCAAATTGCTGTACTGCAGCTAGTGAAGCGCGCCGTGTTGGGAAACTACTTGGCGGCAACGCCTAGTGCATCAGCTCGAGAAGTCTTGTCGCAAGCCAACGCCTTGGCCAGAAACTACTCTGTCATGGGTGCAGACGGACAAAGCTATGACTGAAGAAACTACGATGAACGAGCTGACTGCAGTGGAGCTAGACCGTATCGACACCGTACGCGCACCGCCGCTATTCTTGGACTCTTCTCCTTGCGCATCGTTGGAGGAGCTGCGGGAATCGCTGCAGCAGCCGCTAGAGAAAGGGACTGTAAACAATCCATGACGTCACTTTGGCTACTAAAACTACGAGTGCTAGAGACCGCGCGCAAATGGTGGGAGATGCATAAGCCCGTCGACTGGTCTTTGGAGAAGCACTTGCTCAACCCAACCATCAATACGTGTGGGGAGGATGAGAGTGCGTTAGCGCGCTCTGTGGCCTCGTTGGTCAAGGAGTCTTGGCAATGGGACGACGCCGAGCCCATCGTACGAGACCTATATGGGCTGGTGAAGGACATGGAAAGCGCCAAGAAAGCGAGGCCAGACCGGCACTTGATCCTGCGCAGGGCAGAAGCTTTCTTGGGTTTGCGGACAGTGTCTGAGGTGCCTGCTCCCATAGAGAGGGCAAAGGCCAAGGGAAAGCTGCATGAAACACAGCAAGCGCGGGGCACGTGGCGTCAAGGGCAAAGAGCGTAAGCAGGGGGACTGTCCTTCGCGGCAGCCCTGGAGAGGAAGAACGAGCAAATGGCAAGGTCTACGACTGGAAGAAAGCCTAGAAAGGTTGGCAAGAAGGCCACCACCAAGCTCCGGACAGCAGCCAATGTCCGCAACGCAAAGAAGAATCCTCGAGTTGCAAGCCCACTACGCGAAGTCCTCGCACACATGACGGGAAAGAATCCTCCAAGGTTTGTACGTGGCTATTCGCTGGACGAGCTGTCTGACGAGGAGTACGAGCAGCTACACACGTGGGCGGTCAAGAACGTACGACCTCGTTGGCTCACGGGGTGTGGCCTACTGGAGGCTGCTGAAGATCAGGTACAGGACGCGGTCAGCAATGGCAACATCCTTCCGTCCCCCGACTCATTGTCAGGTAGGGTGGAGGCCGCACAGCGAGTCCTACGCCGTCTACGGCAGCGGTATGATGCTGCGCTACTAGACTTGGCTGTTGCTGTGGAAGGGCAGGCCAGGAGGACCCAGCATGACTGCAACTGCAAAGCGATGGGCTGAAGAGGTCAAGGATCCAGTGCTGTTTCTGAAGTGCTTGCATAGCGCGTTGAATGATCCCGATGTCTTGCCGGAGTTCGACAGGCTTACTGGATTTGACTTGTGCATGCGGCGCCCAGCCATAGAACAGGCGATAGACAAGGCCACTGGCATGCTTGACGGTGGTGTTGAGGCGTTTCTGAAGTTTGTCGTGGATGCCATTTACCTACCAGTCGAGAAGGAGCTTTCGGAGATTCATCATGAAAAGTGACAGCTACTGCACTACCTTTTGCAATCACCCGCATAGACTGTCCGACGGCAAACCTATCGCGCATGAATGCTATGTACTTCCAACTGCGGCACTATATGCAGAGAAAGCAGGAAAGATAGGGCTGGCAGTCGAGGAGCTGTCCAAGTGGAAGAACCGCAGAGTGCACCGTGGACTCAAGGAATCCCGTGCCTCATGATCATGACAGTATCGGTAGTGATGTGCGACCACTGCCAAGATCTGAAGTTTGCTTCGCACGTTGAGGCATACCGCGTAGCTGACGGACCTACGCTGCACATCTGCTGTATTTGCCAGCGCAAGCCTTTTCGAAAAGTGCAACCGGCACCTAAGCGGATAGCTGCCCTCGAGCTGATACGGCAGGCTGCGGAACACCTGAATGACTGAGTACACGCCCCCAGAGCGTCAGTTGATTTCGCACGAAGTAGCACTGGCGCTGGAGTTCGAACAGCTGATTGAGGGGCTGTACGAGGAACGTGAGGCTGGGGTTGCCGCGCGTAAGAGGTTCATGGATGGGGTCCGTGCGCTGTTGGAGGCGCCCGTTGTACGTGAACCAGTGGTTATGAACCAGCAGCAATGGGAGGACATCCTGCGATACGAGGAAGGAGTTCGAATGAAGGACGACACACTGCTGATACGGCGGGTTATACGCAACGGCGCTAACAGATCCTCCACGGGGCCTGTTGTTGCGTCAGCCAGGGAACTTCGTAGGTTCGGCATGGACAAGAAGCCTGTAGCGCCTGCCACCTACACGAAGCGCAACCGAAAGAGCAAGCGGTGACAGAAGCAGCAGATGAATACCGCCGGCTGTACAGCGAGTTGTTGTTTGCTCGTGAGCTAGATGGCGGTGATCTATCGCAGGAAGAAGAGGCACATCGCTGCGGTCAGCTCACTGACCTTTGGAACGAGATGACCGAAGAGGAGCAGGCCTCTTTCGAGCGGGATCTGGTGTCACCCTCCCCTGGCCTTCCATATAGCGACAACCCGTTGGGAGATCCGATGACGGATATGCGCACGGTGCTAGGAACCGGCGGCCTACCTCGCCAGCCTGCAGAGGATGCTTCGGATGCCAGACGAAGATGACACCAGCCTTGGTCTGGCTTTTGAGGAACGTGTGGAGACCAGGGCTGTTGTCCGCGTGGTGCAGGAAACGATGCGCCATGAATTGCAGGGCTTTGTTGGCACCCCGCGGATAACTGGGATGCGGATATCCGGGGAAGAGGCTACAGTTGAGGCTGACGTTGTACTGGACGTTCCAGCAAACTACATACGAATCCAGTTTGACCTAGGAGAGAACATGACGAAGCAATTTGATACATGGGGGCCAGAGACGCCGGAGTCTGCTCTTGAAGGAGTGGCTGTGATACAGGAGGTGGACCCGCGGGTGGACAGTACACACCAGCTAGGAGTACTGCCCGTACCGGCTAATCCTCCCCCACCTACGGGTTGGGAGTATTGGGGTAAGCAGCCTGTTCCAAAGCAAGCGGCCGAGTTATGCATGACCATGCTGCACGCGCCTAGCCTGTACCCCATGGGTGCTTTTGCTCGCATCAAGGTTGGTGAAAAGGTCATAGGCGCGCGTGTGGAGTGGCACGACATACAGGGTGCTACTGGAAAAAGGGGATGCTTCCGCGGGGTGAATCTGCTTCACAAGGTGCACAATGCCGTTTAGAGCGCACCTGACTCGCACGCACAAGGAGAAGGTGCAGCTCGCTATGGAGGTGTGTGCCTACTTGAACGAGCTGCTGGAGGCAGACCAGCTGACGTTGCACCGCATGGTCGAAGCCAGATTTCGGTGCAACCGGAAGCTACTGGAGCATCCAACAGCCCAAGTAGATGCATCCCGTGGCACTCCAGTAGTAGGCCTACTAGGGATCATCAACGGCCTGATAGGCGTGGACGACAACCGGTGGGGCTACGTGACTGCGCTGTACGGAAGCAACCACGAGCTGGAGAAGTTTGTACTGTCTCCACGGCAACATGCCAATGGCAAAGTCGAAGAAGCAAAAGAAGAGGCACTGGAAGACAGCTAGCGAGCAGCGCAAGTACATGTTCCGACAGCGTGAGAAACAGCAAAAGAACACGGAAAGCGCTGCACCAGCAAAGGAGGAGTAATGCCCTTGAAGACACGGGTGGTCTACGCCATCACAGAGAGGTCGGGTAAGATCTACATGCGTAGGATTGGTGCAGGGCATGAGAACCCAGACGGAAGTCTGGACTTACGCCTGGAGGCGTTGCCCACTGACGGCTGCATACACGTGCGTACGTTCGTGCCCGCACCAGCGTCCAAGAAGCCCGTGCTGCGCCTCACACGTGCGTCTAGGGACGCTCCTTGGAGAAGATCATGACATGCACCTCATGCCGAATTGCGAACATGGAGTGTGACTGCGCCGACGGCCCATGTCCGGACTGCGACGAGCGTCTCTACGGTCCTCCAGAGAACACGACGCTGCCAGATCCATCACTGATTTCGTGTGACTATGCGGCTGTGGAGCTTCGTGTGCTGGCTGCCGCAGCGATAAAGAATCCTGATTTGGACTTGGTGGTTCTGGACGTGTACGGTACAGATGTTCGTACCGTAGTGGACACGCAGGCAGACCGTAAGAAGCAACTGGCTGCGCTTTACGGTGCCTGCCTTGGAGACAAGCCCAATGAACCAAGATGAGGTTCGTAAGCTTACGGGGCTTCGAATGGCCCAGGAGATTCAAGAGGAGCAAGAGGCAGAACTTCAGCTCATCCTGGACAACATGAAACAAGGGATCCCCTTGGAGGACACTGTTGCTGCTCTGCGCCTCGAAGAAGACATGAGCCGCCCTTGGCGTAAGGAACAGGGCGAGGTCTTCCCCGAGGTACGGCAGCCCTCGGAGAAGGAGCGGATGATTGCTGAGTTGATGCTGCTCATTCGCACGAACTTCACTAGGCCCGGGGTGCCCATGGAATACCTCAGGCAAGAGATTGAGGGGATAGCAGGCCCTTGCGAGGTTCAGGGACTAGCGCACACCGTCATTATTCGCCGACTGCAAGAAGAAGCGGACGGCACGCACATTGAGATCAACATCGACTTCTAGGAACTGGCAATGAACGACAACGAAGTGTACGACCGAGTTATTCGACGTGAACTTTCCCCAGACCAGCTAGATGACTGGTACATGGGCATACCTGGTACCCCGAGCAAGTACCAGATGTACCTCTTTGCCGAAGGCAGGGCTTTCTTGCTGATGCAGTCCAGGCCGTTGGCGCGTGAGATGACTCTACAGGAGCCTTACACCCAGCTGCAGCGGATACGCGTACGCACGGACCACGTACCTCCGCCGTTGGTTGGCCACCTACAAGCTACAGTTACTGGGCGTGATACGTGCATGACTTGGATGGTGCCTGCCCATTTGCGTGAGGGATTAGTGGCCACGTTGAAGGAGCAGGGATACGACGTGGTCGACTGCAAGCAGCCTACGGTCATGACCTACGTGTACGTGGAGGGAGACTCAGGCTCTGCTGTCATGTCTGGTAGGCACGAGTACCCCGCCCCAGCAGGTTGGCGTTGTTGGACAGTCCCCGCTGCAGAAGTGGGCCCTATATTGAAGCAGCTGTGGAGTGCCGGGTACATCGCTACGCTTGCAGTTCCCACGACCCTGTCTTCCTCCATAGACATCGTAGAGGAGAAGAATGGGAGGGCGCAGCTTGTCTATGGGCGTGTTCCAACTACTCCTTTCCGCACGAGTTTACCCAACACGGCCTCGAAGGGATTGCTTGGTCTGCTTGGTTTTGGCCGCAAGGCACGGAAGGATCCCTGATGGCAGCAAAACGACGTGGCCATACCATCTCCCTCAAAGGGGTGGCGGCAAAGGCCTTCGTGGAGATGTATACGGGCGTACGTGCGCCATGTGAAGATGACGTGTTTGTGCGGTTGGCTACCCTTGTGCACATGGAGGTAGCCTCCAACAACATGGATGGTGCAGTGGCGTTACTCAAGGATGCCATGGCCCAGGCGCGTGTTGATGCACGCAAGGACTACAACCAGGTGACTGAGCAGGAGCACAAGGAGTGCCATGAGACCCTTCCAAAAACCTGAAAAGACGAAGAAGCCCTTCAAGAGGGTGGTTGGGGCATCCTGCTCTGACGCCCAGCGAGTAGTGCACCCGGCTACACGCGAGCAAGATGCGTCGAATCTAGCCAGGGTGCAGCGAGAACGTGCATTGAAACCACCACCCCTCAAGTTGCCAGACCGGTGCAGCAGAAGGTCGTAGGAATCACATGAATAGGTCAACAAAGTTGCGACGCGAGCGAAAGAAGGAACGAGCAGCGCGAGCAAAGGGTAGAACGCACTACTACGATTTCGAAACTGCTGCTCTGCTTCCGCGGCAGACGCAGCCACCGGCGCCGGTGAAGCCTGCTGCCAGCGATGCAGTACCTGTGGATTCCCGCCTGCTGATCCAATACATGGGCATTGGGCGTCCTTCCTGCCTACGTCCATACCGCAAGGGTGTCAGCCTCAAGGAGGGTTGGCAGTCCTATTGGGTGCCAACGGAACGGCTAGCTGAACTGCAGCAAGAACTTGAGCTGGCAGGCATACCCAGCAGTACAGGAATGCCCATCACGTTCGTTCCTACCAGCACCAGAGATGGAGATTACTGACATGGCGACCGTCAAAGACCGGATGTTGTATCCGTCACCGGCAAAGGACCGTCTCACTTTCGGTGCGCAGCTTCGTCAAGATTTGGATGAAGCAAGGAGTGAAGAAGACCAAGGGATCTTTGCATCAATAGCAGAAACTTCGCAGGTAGTGCACGACGAGATCCAGGAAGTAGATGTCGACCTAGTGCAGAAAATGGCCACGACGGCTACGCTGGTGACTCCGCCGCCCTTCGTTGACCCCTACAAGGTAGGGTACAAGCCGCTTTGTCCTGAGGAGCAGGCACTAGTGGTGGTTCATTTGTTCGCCTGCCTCGTACTGGACCACATTGGCCCTGAGCTGGACCGATTGGAAGGAGAGGAGGGACTTAGGGGATTTGGTGAGCTCTTGGAGGATGACCCTCCTGCGGATCACGGAGTCTACATCTGGACTGGGCATGTACGCTGGACTCCAGCAACCCCGCCAGATCTTGACGACTCAGAACGCGAGTTGGTGGGCTTCTTCCGAGAGGCTACAGCGGAGGAGTGGGATGCTCACTTGCGTGGGGAGCATCCGTGGGACCCCAGCGAATGGAAGGAAGAAGATGTCGGAAACATTGACGATAAACGCGGATCAGCTGAGGGAGATAACGAAGCTGGCAGCTAGGTACGGCATCACTGTCAACGAGTGTCTGCGCAAGCTACTTGAGCGGGCACTGCTAGACGTCAAGTTGGCTGAAGCTCATTCGTTGTAGACGAGAAAGGACGTAAAGGATGCCGATAGAGCTCGTAAGCGACAGGCTTGAGCGGGAGCGCAGAGAAGCAGCGGATGCGAGGAAACGCATCCGTTATGTGATCGTGCACTACTCCCCAAAGTGCGATGGCTATTCCCTGGCCGTTACAAATCAGGGTAGGTTTCACTACGACGATGCTGCTTCTGCACTAGATGCTGCGGCGGTGCTCAGACCTAGCATGAAGAGTAAGTTAGGTCTGGCGGATATCAATGTCATAGCCGCCACGTGCTGGGAAAGTGGGGACTGCTGCGGTACCGTGTTTTCAAAGGAATACGTGAAAGCCAACATGGTGGTGGACGACGATCCTGTACGCAGGGCACAGTTGGCGGCAGAAAGCGAGGAATAGTATGGCATTTCACGAATCCAAACCGCGTAAGGGCAAGCGTCGTCGCGTGAAGTTCAACGCTGACGAGATGCATGATTGGTACACCGACTTGTGGGACGAGTTCCCACCAAGTCCGCTGTGCCCAGAAGACCGCACCAACTTCAAGACCGTCACCTACGTCCCGCTGGCAGATCTCAAGGCCTTAGCTGCAGCAGTTCGTGCCCACAACAGGGCGGTCATAGATGCGGAGTCCATGCTCCCAGAGCAGGAGACAGACTGGCCCGATGGGTATGACTTCAAGGAACTAGAAAAGGTCAATGCAGTTGAGGATTTGGCGCGGGCCAGGCTGAATCGCCTTCTAAGCCGCGCCGAAGGAGGCAAGGATGGCACTTGTGCTACTTGCAAGCACTGCATCCACGACAAGAAGCACAACCGTAGGTACTGCAAGAAGCGTGTGAATGGGGCCACCTACGACGACGTACCTGCCAGCGGGGCTGGCTTTTGCTACATGTACGAAGTATCTAGATGAGGATTACATGCCAACAACCGAAGTAGAGAAAGCCACCAAGACTAATGACACCTGCCAGGGGTGTGGAGCCTGCTGCGCTCCAGGCATTTTGGGACAAGAGACTGGTCCTTACCTTGAAGTCACGCCGTCTGATCTCAAAGATGAGTTCAAGAGTAGGAAGAAGCTGGTGGTCAAAGACCAGTTCTTCGGAGAAGGCGGAAGGCTTTTTCTTCCAGTGGTCAGAGCGCAGAACGACTTCACCCAGTGTGAGCATCTAGCAGGGCACGTGTTGCAGGATGCACGCTGTGGCTGCTATGACACCAGGCCCGCGGCTTGCCGCATCTTCGTTCCTGGTGGAGAGATGTGTCAAAAGGCACGGCAGGCCTGGTTGGTACATAGAGACCAGGTGCGATGGGAGCTATCGGAGCATCCCGAGCTCAATAGGGACGAGGCGGTTTTCGCCGTAGTGTCCAGAAACAATGGCCCCTTCCTTGGCTTGGACTTGCACAACGCGGTACTCAATTCTTTGGGGCAGGGACCTGACTACGTGTACTTGCGTGCGAAGAGGGATAGAGAGCAGCAGCTTGAAGTAACCAAGTTGCCTGCTTCGGAGATCCCTGACCTTCAGAAAAAACGCCCAGCGGTTCCTGTATCTGGCAGAAGAAAGGCCAAGGCATGAGCATGGAGTTTCTCACCTTCTTCTATACGCATTGGGTACTTACCACCTGGTTCCTTGCTGTGAACTGGGGAGGGATCATCCTGACGGTAGGTGCTGCGTATGAGGCGTTGAACAAGAAAGGATAGACACGTGCGAATACTCAAAAAGAACCGTGGTCTGCATTCCAACCGCTACAGCCGAGAGCCGGAGGAGAAGCGATTCGCTGAGGCATGGGATGCCAAGAATCGTGGTGTTGTACGTACTCTGAACTACTTGCTGTCGTCGGACAGTCAAAGGGCAATTGAACCCAGTGACAGGGAACGCGTGTTAGCGGCCACCGTGATCCAGTGGTTGGGTTCATCTGTGGGGCAATCCTTTCTGGAGGATCTGGGGTATAGGCTCCTCTTCCGGTACAGGAAGTCATGATTGTTGGCGCCTACGAGCTCACGCTGTATTGCGATACTGCGGGATGCCCGAAAGCTTCCTGCACACCCAACGGCTCGCAAGAGCCAGCACCGCCGTTCCAGACGTACGCAGAGACCGGCGGCGAGTGCCGAAGAAAAGCCAGACGTCTTGGCTGGTTCTTGAACCTGAAGACTGGTGGTTGCCTGTGTCCAACCTGTGCCCTAATACGTAGGAGATAATCGATGCCCATCAAGCGACCAACTACCCCTGTGGACGACCGCTGTGCCGACTGCAAGGAGTTCGACAAGGACGGCTGCTACAACTGCGGGCCCCTCACGATTGCGAAGGTGTTCAACCCAGCGGAGCTTGGGAAGGGCGCTGCGCACAGACAGCTGGTGCAGGATGCCCAGGGTCACCATCCCAAAGACGCGTGTCCAGAAGAATGCATTCTCTGTGGCGTCAGGGATTGCCCATATGAGAATCCACTTCATTACCATCATGACGGCTGCCCTGCTTGTCAGGCGGCAAGAAGGCAAGCTAAGGAGAAGGAGCAGTCTGCGCTATCTGATGAAGAGTTACGACAGGCACTGTCCGACACGGCGTTCGAACGAATGGTACGCGCCGCGGGATGTAAACCAACGTTGGAATGGCTGGGTTGGATGCGTTGGGCGTACGAGCAGGGGCGCCAGAGTCGTGAAGTGGCTATCAGTATGCTCGAAGAAGAGAGAGCTGCGCACAACCAGCACAGGCTAGACTTGGGCGCTGCGTTAGACGCCAATCCCGGAGACCGGGCATCGTACATTGCGTTTGCCCAAATGATCTGCGCAGCGCATAGGGAATCCGAAAGGAAACTGGGCGACGTGATCGCGCATGCCGAGGAATCCGGATGGAACGGCGTCGAGAACCCGAAGGACCTGTGCGACTACATCGTTGATACAGCCGAGCAGTTGCGTGCGGCTGAGCGGAAGCTGGACGCGTTGACACGGTGGAAGCCGCTTTCGGAACTTTCGGACGACATTCCTTCGGATCTATTTGTCGCGCTGGCGCTTGCAGAAAACCCGAATGATGCGTCAGTAGAGCGTGTTGCGTTCTTGCGCACTTTGCTACTCCCCGAACGGTACATCTACAGGCTCATGCCTGAGTCATTCGAGGTAATGGAGAAAGCGAAAACCGATGGCTGAATACGGAAACCGACCCACGCTCGACAAGCTGGAGCCGCACTACAGCAGACACGTGAGCGCCATGACGACCGAGGGCCTGTGGTCAAAATCGGACATCGCGGCAGAGCTAGCCGTGCGGGATGCGAGACTCGAAGCGGCGCAGAGGCGGGTTGCGGCACTGGAGAAAGAAGCGTCTGGACTAGTTTCTGCGCTTCACAGCCAGTCCAGTGGTGCTCTATCTGTCGTGGCTCGATTCAAGCTTTCTGACCTTGAAGCAGCGCTCGCAGGAAGGAAGAGTGATGTCAAGGCCACAGAATAGAACCTACGCACTAGCAAATGTGCGAAAACCTGGATACGGGGTAACGTCTCAACGAGAGCGCGATGCTGAGTACAAGACTGGACGCGCGGGGCGGACTTCACGTATTCACGCGCTAAACTTGGAGGTCACTAAGCTGAAGGAGCTGCTCAAGGTGGCGTTGGAGGAGCGTAGGGCACTAGAAGATGAGCAGTTTCTTGAGGACCACCCATGCGCGTGCGTGGCCTTGAATAGCCAGCTGGGGATCTTTGACATGGGAGAGCAAGAGCGTCGAGGGCGTGTCTCCTTTGACTCTCGCAGTCTCGTTGGTGAGTCATTCACCGCCAGCCGAAGTTGCATGACATGCGGAGGTACAGGAAAACCTAGATGACTAGCTCGAAACGAGTTATGAGACGATTCGGTAAAACGCTGGCAGCGATACGCCAATTGAAAGGCTTGTCGCAGGCTGAGCTAGCGCAAAAGGCGAAGCTTGCGCCGACATGGATTAGCCAGTTGGAGACAGGTAAGCGGCTGCCCTCTTTCATTACGCTGCAGAAGCTTGTCGGCGCGCTAGACGTGGATGCGTCAGTGCTGGTGGAGCTCGGAGAGGGCAGGTAACCGCGTTGGCAGGGCCAACCCATGCGGAGCTAGATGCTGCCAAGAGGCTCGAGCGGCGTCTGGCTATGGAGGGCTACAAGCGGGTGGTTCAAGAAGCGCAACTTGAGCTGCCCGCAGCCAGCCTTCGTGACATCCTGAGCTCGAAGACCATGCTGAGCCTGGCCACCGTTGTAACGGCCGGAGTAGGCATGGGGCTTACCATCAAAGAGATGCAACAGGCCGCAGATGAGTTGAAATCGCGCAAAGGGACCTAACATGTCGAAGCACAACGAAGATACCCAGGTTGCCAAGGGACCCATAGACGTAGAAGACCTACGTAAGGCATTTGCTGAGTTGGATGCTGTCCCCTTCAAGATAGGCGGAAACCATCCACCAGGTACTGCCTCTTTCGTGGACGACAACCCGGATAACCCCGTACAACTCTGCGATTCGCAAGGGAACCAGCTGGTGCTGATGACCTTGGATGAGTACAAGGCATTCAGGGCGCACAAGCCGATAAGCATGGGCTGCAGGATGGATGTTCCAGTACTGCCCGCCGGGCATTCCTTTGAGTGCGAACAGCAGGAATCCGTGGCTGAGCTAATTATGGGCTGCCTACTGCCGGAGAGGCTGACCCCCTCTCTCACCAATACCAAGGACCGCAAGTAGATGGCAAATTACACCAGCGATGAGATTCAGACCGCCGTAGAGCAAATCGTGCGCTCTAGCATACGCACACCCACCGGCAGCGTCGGTGAAAGGCGGGTTGATACAACATTCACGGACCTCCAAGAAGCTGCCTCAGGGGTGTTCGTTCTCTACTACAATGCCCCGTTCTACGTCATCGGGCTGGGAACTACAAGAATCGCCGACGCAGCCCAAACCCAGCAGCAAACCCTCAATTCCATCGTGGATGCCATCAGAGCCCTCGGGAACATCGTAACCCCCGTGGGAGACATCTCCTCGCTTGCTAACGCGAAAGCTGCCCTCCAGGAGCTCGAAGGTGCCGTAGGAGCTCGAGCTCAGGGGTTTTCCGACATCTCCAACGTGCCCGCCTTCAGAAGGTACGCCCAGAACCTCTCCAAGTTCGTCGATGACTACGGTGGGAACGTGAAGGGGTTCGTGGAGGATGAGGAGACTGGTGCGTCCGTCCCAGGCATCGTAGACACCCCCTCGGGGGCCAAGTCCAAGATCCCAGGCCTCGTGAAGCAGATGATTGAGCAGCACAAGGAGCTGGTCCGCCGTGTAACCCAGCTTGCGGGGGCCATGGACGACTTCGCCAGTCTCCAGCTGCCTCAGGTGACTGCCCAGGGCGTCATCTCGAGGGCTCGGCAGGTGCTGGACAGCCACTACGACACGCTTTCGGGCCAAACCCCCGAAGAGCGCCTTGGTGACCTGCGCTCAATACTGCTGGACTTGCTCACCCAGCAGCCGCTGGTGCAGCAATACGGGGCTGCCTTGGGCCCAAGCGAGTACATCACCACGAAGGGGCGTGGGGTTGCTACCAGCGATGGAACTCATCTGGCCTCACCGGCGCAGCTCGCAGCCACCGCGTACGGTCCATACCCAATCACTGAGGCGAACCAGTTCGTGCGGTTCACCATGGATGGAGGCACACCCTTCAACTTCCCACTGCCGCTGGGCTACGTGGCAGAGCTGCGGTCCATCTTCTCTGGCCCGTACTTGATAGATGCCACCAACGACCGTCTCGTGGTGGACTTTGGTCTGCCAGGGATGATGGTGCGCTACACCGTCGCACTGACCCATGGCACTTTTTATGCGGAAGGCATTGCCATACAGGCGAATGTAGCCTTCGGTGCCATCTCCTTACGGTGCGAGACGTTCTTCAACCCGATCAAGTACGAGTCACATGTAATCACCACGGTGGAGAGTACCAACGTGGCGCGTTTCACCTTGATGGCAGGTGGACTCACGGGGCTCAACATTGCCTTGACCGATGAAGTAGAAATTCTGGATGGGCCCAATGCGGGAACCACGTGGGCTATCACCTTCGTGGACCCTGCGGGGCAGTATGTACTTGCCGGTGGTACTACAAACGTGACTCCGGTGGGGCTTCCCGACGGAGTGCACATCCAGATTGGGCCCGCAGAGCGTTCGCTAATGCTCGTTGATACCGACGCTGCCACGTCTTTGGCAGTTCGAAGGGCTATCAGCCTGCCCATCACCAATGGCGTTGGAGATCTAGGGGCAGCAGTGTTGGGATTCTACCCAGGGATGCAGGTGCGCTCAAGGGCTGTGGCCGCCGCAGACGTGGCCAACTACATTGCCAAGTCCACTACGCTGCTCAATGCCAGTGCTGAGTTTGGCGACATTCGCTACACTGGCAATGCCCGCTCGTACGAGACGGATCATGGCCGTATCGTGCTGTCCGAGTACTACGGCACTGGCAGTATTACGGCCGGCACAATCACCACGTACACACCTGATGTTGCGCTGCCAGCTACGGTGCAGGTTGGATTCAAGTTTGTGGTCCGTGCTTCTATCACCCCAGGAGATATAGGTAAGGTGGGTACTGTTGTGCAGCTGGTGCCCATCGTCAGAGTGGCGTTTTCCGTAGCTATCGTAGCGGGGACCATTACGGCCGAGGCTGGCCCAAGCGTGTGGTTCGACGCGGGGGACATCTTGAAGATCACCGCGGGGCCCAATCAGGGCAGGTACGTGGTGCGTGAGGAAGCCGGGTACCAGACAGACAGTCCACTTGAGATTCTGCTTGAGGCGTCGCTACCTGTACCAATCGCAAACGGGACGTTTTCTACCTTCTCGGTGGAGCTAGGTGCGGAGCGTGTGGTGTTCGCAAGCCGGGTTCCTCAGACGACCAGCACGGTGGTGGTGAACAACCCAGTGAGTGCGGGGTCAGGAGCGGAGTACTTTTTTGCCCCTACGGAGTTGCCGGCGAGTGCAGAGGGTACAACTCCGTGGATGAGGTTCACGCAGTACCCTGCTGGCGTACAGGTGGGTGACCTCATGCAGTTGTTCGAAACGGACTTCCTCACACCAAGCAGGGCCTACACCATCACGAGTACAGAGCAGGGAACTAGGTTGCTGAAGGTGACGCCTGGACTGCTGCCCGATGATGACTTCTCCTTCGAGTTCAACACGCCAGTGCCTTTCGGGCGCATTCGAGTGGCGAAGGTAGCGGACTTTCAGGAGCTCAAGACACGCTTGACTACTTGGCTAGGGCTGTCTGAACAACAGCAGCTGTATCTGACGGGGATCTTGCCGGTGTTGAATCCGCTACTCACTACTACGAACCCCACGGCGTTGCAGATTGGGGATGCGGTCAACTACTTCCAGGCGGTGTCCGAGGTCCTTACGGTCAAGGCAGCCACGAACCACGTAGCACCGGTGTCTGCCACGCTCGAGTATGCGCTGCAGCAGTACACGCCACCCCCAGAAGAAGCAGTCGATACATTATTGGCAACTTTCAGGCATAAGGGAGCTGATAGAGCGATTGACCTACTGCTTGAGGGACGCTTCGGTGACTTCTTCGGTTTGAGCATGGATGAGTCCAGCTACTCCGGGATGTTGTTGAAGGGCATCCGAGACATGGCCCGAGAAGACCTGCCAGTCCGCAGGTTCGACAGGCGTAAGCTGATAGGACAAACGCTCATTGGGGCAGCACCAAACCAGAAGGACTCTGAGTTCGATGAAGAAGACGCGGATTCTCCGAAACAACCTGACATTCCTATTGGCGATAGCGTTTCACGGCCTGGCGCCGACTTCTGAAGAGACTCGGGACGCTATCCTGAAGCACTTCAGGCAATGCAGGAACAGGCACTAGAGGACAGCTGTTCCCGGCGGTGGTGTAGAGGTGCCCATCGCCGGGAGCACAACTGGAGGTAACCATGGAACCACGAGCTGAGATCTACGAGCGATTGAAGAAGAGCCCAATCATCCCACCAGATGAGTTGGACCACGCCATGCAGTTGGTGGACACTCTGCTGCAGGCGTGCGGGTCATTGCAAGCCGCGGGGGTGCCCATTTTCACGTTGATACACGTCTGTACGTTGCCTACCCGACAGCAGGTGTCGTTACCCGTGTCGCTCGTGGAAGAGATGGTTGCAGCAATGGGCGTCGGAGAGATGGGTCTTCAAACGTTGCGTACTTTACGAGACATTGCAGGCGAGATGGTACTTCGTATCCTGTTCATCACGCCAACGGGCATGTCGGTGCTTGCAGTGCAGTACATACCAAAGTCAGATGGTCCCCACGTGGCGGTGAACTGCACTACCACTGGCAGCGCCTGACACTCCAGAGGAGGAATTACATGAAGGCGCTATCAGTACGTCAGCCTTGGCTTGACGCCATTCTGAGTGTGGTCGGGTCAGCCGTATGATTGAGGAGAGCGTTTATCTGGTTCGGGACCTGAATGGGTTGCGGCAAGCTCTTCGGGTATTCAGGAAGGAGCACTGATGCAACGGTCTGAGCACCGTAGCGGACGACGCATCGCCGTCATGTACTTCCTCACCAGGTTCTATCGGGCACAAAAGCGTGGAGACTCTGTGCTGCGAGACAAACTGGGCGAAGTGCTCGAGGAGATACAAGCCAGTTGCCCGCACAGCGAGGCAGGACGGTTTCAGGCCAAAGTCAGCGGCACGAAGATACGAGCAGGTCAGTGGTTCACCATGTGCATGGAGTGCAACAAGCTGTTGGGCTACGAAGATGCGCCAAAAGACAGGCCAAGTGGGGTACAAGTAAGACAAGGACTGTAACTAATGGACAAATGTACCTGCGATGACTTCTGCGACGGCCCCTGTCCTGAGCACGCCACCGAAGAGGAGAAGGCTGCTTGGAACGGGGGCTTGGGGGACTTGGAAGGTGCCTACCCCGAGTACAGCCCTTCCGAGGTCTTGGCCAACGACCGCTTGAAGCTCTGGCACAGCACCACAGATGCTCGAGCCGTGCAGGTGGCCTTGATGCTGAGCGACGAGGAGTACGCCACCTTCGTTGAACGCAATGAGCTTCCTGCAGACTACATGAGCAGAAGCAGATACGACTACGCCAAGGTTCCCGGTATTGGCCAGCTTCAGGGAGACCTTGTGCCGGACTTGGACAAACCGCTCACTGTGGAGTCCTTAGTTCAGCAGTACGAGGCAAGGGCCAAGGAAGTACATACGAAGCTTGGCTGGTTCAGCGACCACTGGCAGGGTTTGGCAGAGCTGTGGGCCGTGGCTGACTTGGAGATCATCCGCATGACCTTGGCAATGCACCCCAACGAGCCACAAGACATTGTGCTACGTAGGCTGTACAAGCTGCCCCCAAGGCACACGCTACCATCTACGACAGAGGAGACTGAGAGGACATGCGACTCTACAAATGTGAATGGCCCGACGGCGACGTGACCATGATTCTGGCGCGCAACAAAGAAGAAGCGCTGGATGACCTCGACGAGATTGGGAATGCTGACATCGAGATGCTCACGGAAGTGCGCAGTTTCATGGTTACCTTTGCGCCAACGGAGGTTGAGCACCCAGAGGTAGACGAACCTGACTTCGAGTGGAGTCTAAGCCATCTCGGGGAGTGCATGGTAGGCGTGCTACCAGCGATCGAGGAGGCAATAGCACGTTTAGGGTCCTATGTGGGCGCGGGAGACCCTATGTTGGAAGAGCTCGACGGCAACCCTACTGGTGATGAGTGTGATGGGAACTGCGCCAATTGCGAGCATGCGTCTACAGATCCCAACAAGGTCGGTACAGGGCCCATGCAAGCTCTGGCAGAAGAACATCTGCATCGTCCCTCAGTGCTGGCCGTACACGAGGTGTTCCCTGACCTATGCCCCCAATTCCCTACCAAGTTGCAGAAGCTGTTCGCGCGAAACGTCGAATACATGTGCTTCGGCTTGAGCCAGATAGCAGCGTATCCTCCGTTGCGTTACCTGGTGGGGGTTGTTCAGCTGAACGAGCAGGGCAAGGGCATGTGCGCCATATTTTCTCGTCAAAACTTGGTGGCAACGCATCCTGACGACGCAGAGTTGGTCAAGCAGGCGGAACAAGGGATACAGCCAAGCGATATGCACCTGCCTGTGCTGTTGGTCGGACCAAGCAGGAAGGAAGCGCACGTCATCAACGTGCCTCAAGTACTGCAGTCATTCAATGCGAAGAAGGAAGCCATGGCAGCTACAACCTCGCCAGGCTCTACGGAGAACAACTAGATGAACGAGATCATTGTCGGTAGCAAGCCCAGCGTCTCTACTACGCCCAAGTGCAAACTCATGGTCTCCATCATGGAGCTCAACCACAGCAACATCGTGCTGCCGGGGCAGCCACCGCCGCCCCAGCTGGACCCGCGGATAAAGTTCATTGGGCAGTTCTTCATGCCCGGTCCGCAGGGGCCTGTGGGTATTGGCGTAGTTGGCGAGACCAGGGACGAGGTCCTGGAGAAGCTGAAGATCGCGCTGCCCAACGTAATGCGGGACTTCCACTACATCTCCATCGAGCAGTTCGAACTGACGCTGGGAGGCTGAGGTGGCTGAATCGTCCAATGGTGCTGACGCCAGGACGCCGAGGTATCTTCTTGTTGGGAAGCAGGTTGGTAGGGAGCTGGCCTTGTTAGGTACAGCTCCCAGCTGGGAGCAGGCCATGGAGGGTGTTTACGCTTTACTCGATGGGTGTCCAGAAGGGGTGCTGCTTGTGGATACTATTGAGCGAAGGTCACGTCTCGTGAAGAACAAGAATACTCTAGTCAACAAGGCTGAGGAGACGGGTTAGCCATGGCATACGGCGAGTTGGTTACGATAGAGGACTGCAGGGTGGTGGCGGTCTCCACAAAGAACGAGTCGGTCCTTGTCCACAACGACGAGTGGGATGAGGACCTCTGGTTCCCAGACAGTCAGATTGACGACAACGCATCCGAGATCTACAGCGGCTGCAAACGCGGGGATACAGGAAAGCTCGTCATCACGGAATGGATTGCCAAGCAGAAAGGGATCCTCTGAGTTATGGCGTACTACGTAGTTGCTGGTAGCAACGCGAAAGGGGGTCTTGTTGTTTTGGATACGTACAAGGGGTGGCTCGTCTACGGTGTAGACGACGTATTGCTGTACGCCTGTGGGCGTCACTTCAAGAGTCACGCGGAAAGTAAGCGGGCTGCTGCACGAGCTCTTCGGATGTACCCAACGTACAGACTAGTACCTACAAAAGTTGTCATAGGAGGGCCTGCTAGTGTGCCACGGGCCTCCTGAGAAGGTACCAATCCAGAATGACTGAGGTGATTCATCGCCTCTTGTGGTGCATCGTGGCTGGCCTACTATTCGTGGCGCTGGCTGCGATGCATTCTATAACCCGAAAGGATTGATGTATGGCTAGCCCACTGCGCAAGCTGACCTTTGACGATGTTGTATTTACCGTAGAGGCTGTAGAGGACGACACGCCGATACAGGGAAATGCACAGGCTTCTGATGATCCAAGGGCAGACAAGGCCTACGAGTGCGAGCTTCTGCTGCGGCGGGCTCAGGGTGACGTCTGGGCCTGGGCGCTGGTGCGGGTGATTGCCACGTGGAAGTACTTCCGTGGATCAACCGTTCTGGGTGGTTGCACGTACAAGGACCTCCAGGAGTTCATGGGTGACGTCTACTACGCCGACATGAAGATTCAAGCGCTGGATGATCTGCAGGAGAAACTCCAGCACACCTACGACAATCTAGCGGAGCTGGTGGTTGACGAATCCGCCGCGCTGCGTAGGCAAATTGCCGAATACGAGGAGCTATTGGCAGATGACGGAAAGTGAGAGCATAAAGGGACAGCACAATTTGTTGGAGTTCGAGTACTTCCCTTCTCGCGGCCTGTGCATTATTCGAGCACTGCACTCTGGTGCATATTACGCCCGCATCCGCAACTTGGACACGTCGCCTGAGGTTTGTCCTTTTCCAGGAATCTGGGTGTCCTTAGAGACCTTGCGGTTGGCTATGGAGTTCGTAGGACAGCACAAGGCGGACAAGCCCGCCAATCCCCCTGTGGTTACGGATCACTGCCATGCGAAATGAGCAGGTGGACCGGCGTGCCTTTATCCGTTGGACAGCGGCAGGACAGACGCTGCTCCTCGAGCGGGACAGGGCAGGTACCGTGTATGTACTTCCCGACGACGGTGGTCCAGAGGAGAAGCGCATGCATGAGCTGGTGGAAGCGCTGGATCGCGGTGAGACCATAGAGTTGGTGAATTCAGGGACAGGGAAAGTGCTGTCTACGATGGAGCTCACCGACGACGGTTACGTAGAGCGTCTGGCACCAGGCGTGGTGGTACGCGAGTTGGACTACTGAGGCAGCGGCGTCTTGTACTTCACAGGGCGCCGCCAGCAGCTCATCTTCAGGGGAATTCGCCTTTTCTTAGGTGTCTTTTGCGGCATAGGAAAGTCGGAGTGGATTGAGGCATAAGGGCTGTACAGGAGGCTCTACTGACATGGACAGAGAAGTACAGGCATTCGAGGATACGGTGAATTCGCTCACTAGTGCATTGCGCTATGCCGGACAGGCGCTGTCAGAGGCAGCAACGGCGGTGGCCTTGGTTATGTCGGCCGAACAGGAAGCAAGTGAGGCCAGGCAGGAACAGGAGGTGGTGAAACCTGATGCCCCGAGGGTTCTTTCAGGCCAATACCCTCACTTTGTGTCGATCCGGCTGTGGCGCTGCTCGAGCAAGGAGAACGCCGGGAAGTCGATTTGTCAACTGCGCCGTGCGGATACCGACGAGTGGCTGTGGTCCAGTCACCCTTACAAGGATGCGGGCAGGGCGATTCGCGATGCGTCAAATACTGCCCACAGGTTTGGCTGGGAGGTAGTGAGTCAGAGCGGGGCTACCGGCAGTGATGGACCTGAGGAGGTCTTGGATCCTGATGATGGTCAGAGCGACTATCAGCGTGGATTCGAGGCAGGGCAATGTACCTCTGGTGCAGCGAAGAAGGCAACGCCCCCACCCAACAAGAGATACGTGGTGGGTTTCCGCTTTAGTGGGGATCTCCAGTCTGTTGTCTTGATACTCAAGACCCATCCAGAGTGGCAGGCAGGGAGATACAATGGAGTTGGTGGCCACATCGAAGACGGCGAGACTCCAGAGCAGACCATGAAACGCGAGTACCTGGAGGAGACTGGTACTACTGAAGCCAACTGGAAGCTGTTCAACACGCTGTACGGCAAGGACGGTAACTTCTCCGTGGACTTCTTTTGGGCCAGAGGACCTCTGACACTACTGCGTAGTACGACAGAGGAGACGGTGCATTGGTTAGACGTCGACGCTGTTGTTACGGGCAAGCTTCCCACGTTGCCCAGTCTAGGCTGGATGATCCCAATGGCTATAACGGACATTCGGCGCACGGACGTATGTACCCGCTTCGTCACTCATGAGGAAGAGTACGTGGGTGATCCTCATGACTAGGGTTGCAGGGTACGTCGCCACAATGGAGGGCCAATGACTCTGGGAGAAGCGCTTGCCCGTGTTGTGCTGCAAGAAGGCACCGTCTACGCGCAGGCTTTGGTAGGTGATGGCGTTGGAGACGTCTGTCGCATCATGTATCACGCGGCGCAGGATAGGCCGGAGCCCACCCTGCGCTTTACAATATGCGGGGCTTCGGTTTCGGAGATCCCGATAAACCTGGATTGGTGTCTGAGGATGACTTACCGATTGGAGAAGCCTGATGAATGGTGAAAACAACGTGCATACCCGGCCAGCTGTCGATCAGGGCGTTTTGGCCGGTGCTGGAGTAGGCGCTGCCGTGGGCAGGTACCTGCAGCAGAGTGGTCCGTTCAAACGCCCACGTGCCCCCTTTGGGGCCTGGTTGGAGCCCTGGCAGATGTGGTGTATCATTGCTGCCTTTGCCGGGACTGGTCTGGGCGTCGCCTGGGCTGGCTCCAACATGAAGACGGCGCAGACGGAGGCCTACATTCGGGCTGAAGAGGCTGCGAAGCGCGCAGAGGGCCGTCACATGGACGTGGAGTTCACGCTGCGCCGGGAGCAAGAGCGCAAAGAGGCGGACTTGCTTATGCGTAACCAGCAGGCTGTGCAGGAATGTGCCAAAGATGGGAACGTACCCGTCATTGGGCATGACTTCACGGTGGTCTGTCTTTCCCGCATCAACGTGCAGTGGGAATACAACATGAAGGACCCACTGCCGTGGCTGTGAAACCTATTCGTCTTGAGTTGGTGGTGGCAGGCTGTGCTGTGACGGTGCTGTTGATGTGCGTGGTTGCCGCGGTGGCTGCAGCACGGTATGACCGGGTGCAGGCGTTCATTGGTGTCAAGGGCGCCTCTGATGCAGCTATTGATGCCGCCACGTCCCACGAGACGGACGAAGAGAGGGGGTGTCATTGTGCCAAGTAAGTGGTTTCAACAGCCGGCTGGCATGCTTGGACTGCTTGCGCTGCTTGGTGTAGTTGCTTGGAGCCATGGCCTGTGGATGTCTGAGAAGAAGGATTACTACAGACATGCTGAGCTCATTAGTGCCATCAAGGCCAATACCGCGGCTATCAAAGAGATGGGGTGTCATTGTGCGGATAAGTGATCGAAAGGTTTGGCTGTTGCAACAGCTTGCCTGGTCGCTGCTTTTGGCTGCAGCGGTTATGTTGGGTGTTTACGTGGGTCGTAGTAAGAATCGCGTGCAACACCCGGAACCTTCTAGCACGCAATCGGCTGCTTCAAACCCTCCTCCACGGAGGGATACCGACGAGGAGATGGAGCAGCGTCTCAAGTGGCATTGGGCAGCCATCAACAAGTGCAAAGCGAAGGGCTTGCACGCTGTCATGGGCTTCAACGACGAGGTCATCTGCCTGGACCCTGGTGCTTGGGCGTGGGTGTACGACGGGAAAGGACCACCTTGAGCACAGTTTTCATTCGGATGACTAGAGAGGAAGCACTCGAGCAGGGGCTTTTGGTTTGCACCTGCGGCCATCCACCAAACAACCACTTCTCAACCGGCGCTTGCGCGCGTTGTGAGTGCACCAAGTACGCAGAGGTAGCCAAGGTGGGCAAGCTGTTGAAGGGTAAACAACAGACAGGCGACTCGGCATGCAGTAGAAAGTAGGCACAGCACGTATGAGTTACCGAATTCTGGTCAATGTAGACACTTATGCTGCCGTAGAATGTGACACGGTGGACGAGCTGCTTTCACTTTTGGATGTGGTCGACCACCTGCCGGTAGTCAAGGACAGTCCGAAGCAAGAGGAACTCTCGTACTATTCGAACTCGCTGTACTACTGGATTATGGCCACGGACAAGCAGCACGGCGGGGACTCAGTGACTGCCCAGACCATACGGGAGCTTTGGGACAACGAGTCCTGGGACAGCATCATGGACAAGCTTCGTACTGAAGGAAGTACCTGGATAGTTTGGTGGATGGACGGAGTCAGGAAGTATGCCGAGCATGACCAAAAACAGAGAGACAGCGCGGTATAAGGTAAGTGACGGAGCACGGTATTCCTTCAATGCCGTGCTCATCAACCAGATGACTTGGCAGCCTACGCTCAGCAGCTACGAGCGGTTTGTCCTCAACGAAATGAAGGAGTGGAATGCAAGATACCTCGAGCAACGACCCACTTCTTGCGTACATCAACAGGTGCCAGCGAGATAGAGCCTTGCTGGCGCGTGTTGACCGCATGACCGCGCGTGACATTGCTGCTGTGTTTCGCACAGGCAACGTAGCGGACAACCCCTTTCTCCATGGCGAGGTGGGGGTTGCTCTCAGTCACAGGCTACGAAAGGTCTTGGATGAAGAACAAGCACAGCGCGTGGTGGCTCGAACCAGCCGACCACGTAGACTTAGACCAACTGCGCCATGATTCTCACGTCAGGATGGTGTGGACCATCGCAGTTGTATTTGCCTTTTCCTTGCTCTTGCTTTGGCTGACGCTAAAGCTACCAGCTGGTGAAGCACCAACAGAGGAGACACCAAGTGAGCTACAACCCGGATAACTGGAATGGTAAGGGCCCATTGCCCATGCTGTACTCCCGCACGGCCACAGGAGCAGTCAATACATGGGCCTGTTGGGTGCGTGGAGAATCAGTGATAGTTGAATGGGGTCAGCAGGATGGCACCCTGCAATTGGCCGAGTTTGTCTGTAAGCCGAAAAACGAGGGCAGGTCCAATGCCACTACTGCCAAGGAACAGGCCAGGCTCGAGGCTATCGCGAAGTGGCGAAAGCAGATCAAGAAGAAGTACTACGAGAAGTTGGAGGAGGCCGAGAACGGCCCCAAGCTCCGACCCATGCTGGCCAAGGACTTCAAGAAGCAGAAGAAGGTCCAGTACCCCGTCGATGTGCAGCGCAAGTTTGATGGTGTGCGTTGCCTGGCCTATTGGGATGGGGATCGGGTAGAACTGCACAGCCGTGGCGGGGATCTCTACGATGTAGAGCACATACGGGCTGAGATCCAGCGCTTTCTACGCCCTGGGTGCATGCTGGATGGTGAACTCTACGTACACGGCTTGAGTCGTCAGCAGATCACGTCGCTGGTGAAGCGTCCACAGGACTACAGCAGAAGTATCACGTACAACGTCTATGACTTCGTGAACCTGCAAGACAACGACCGCTGGGTCATGCGGAAGCACCTTCTGCAAGAGTGGTTCGAGCAGGCGCAGGAAGTCAATCTGCAGGACTTCATCGTTGAGACTCAGACCTTCGAGGCTCTAGATGAAGCCGACATCAAGGCGCTGCACGACGAGTTTGTGGCGGAGGGCTACGAAGGTGCCATCGTTCGCCTAAGAAACGGCGAATACCGAATTGGCTATCGTTCCCCTGACCTGCTGAAGTACAAGATGTTCGATGACGGCGAGTTCAAGCTCACTGGGTACAAGACAGGTAAGGGCAAGTTCAAGGAGGTACCCATCTTTGAATGCACCATGAAGAACGGCAAGACCTTCGATGTCGCGCCGCGCGGTACTACAGCCGTGCGCAAAGAACTGCTACGTACGGCCAAGAGTCTCATGGGCAAGATGTACACCGTGCGCTACTTTGGCTTCACCGACGAGGGCTTGCCCTGCTTTCCAGTCGGTATTGGCGTACGTGAGAAGGGTACGTGACAGCACGGGAAACCCCGGCGGTGCTGCATTTCGTACAAGAGGTGCAGCGCCGCGTAGCTTCTGGGGTCATATTGGCGGAGGCAGTTCGCACGACTGTTTCCGCCAGCCCGTCGCGAGCGAATGCAGTCATGGACATCATCGGCTCGTGGCCATCTTCTGAGATGGAGCTACGGGAGCTTCAGAGACAACCTATCCCAACGAGGTAGCAAGCATGTTGAGACGTGTAGGAAAACCGACCGCAATTTCGACGTCCGTCACGGGTGAACCCGAGTTGACGCTGCAGCCGGTGCAGACAGGTAAGGACGAATACCAAGTTGAGTGGACTACCACGTGCACTTGGAGCTCGGTACTCCGCCGCTGGCGCAGCTTCAGAAAGAAGACACCTGGCATGTACGGGTCTGCTCGAGAGGCACGTGAGGCCATCAAGGGATTCCTGGCTAAAGAACAGCGGCTGGGTGAAAAGCGTGCCTGGGGTTTGAAAGGAGCTTGAGATGAGAAAGTCAGCAGAGCTACGTGAGCTAGAGCGGCATCGCGACATTGCTCAGCGTGCGGTTTCGGTCACAAGCTTTCTGGGGATCCATGGGTTTCTGCCAGATGTACAGTGCAGGCTGATGGCCGCCCGCGTGAGCAAGTACATACGCAAGTACAATCTGGGTCTAGTAGACAAAGGGTTCAAGGACTACGCAGTTCTGCTGCCTGGTGCGCGACTTGGAAAGAAGTGGACTGTAATCCTGCTACCGGGGAAACGTGAACGACATGGTGCGTCTATCAAACGACCTAAATGAAGCCAGGAAGCAGCTTCGACACAAGGAGCTACTGCAGCGTCCTACGCTATCCGCACGAAGTCCCACCGGGGTGTATGAGATGGACGACTTCCTTCTCATCACCCCTGACGTGGCAGACGCGTGGAAGTTTTCGTGGGCGGATGACGCAGACGTACTTCGCGCGTTGGACATCTGCGGGATGCGAGTGGACGCCATCTTTGCTGAGTTCGATCGCAGAAGAGGGGTTAGGCCTCTCTCGGACAAAGAAGGCGCCCAGCTCATCGTCAGCATCCTGCGAACCAAGTTCCGTCAGTGCCTACTAACCGTGGCCCCTCACAAGCTGACGCCGGAGGAGTATGAGCTGTAGAGATCGCGCAATCCTCGCCGTTGAGAAGGCAGCGCGCTCCATAGAACGTGAGGCTCGTCGTATTGGCATCCTGCGCAGCGTGGAGGCCACTGAGGCCTCCACGTGGTTGGACCATGTAGCAACTCAACTGCGAAACGCATGCGAGCAGGATCCCCCGCCAGCAGAGGAAAAGGCACATGGAAGACGGTTGTGACATTTGCCTGCGTGGTGAAGAAGATGGTCTCGAGATTCACCACACATGTAACGAATGCCTGGATGACTCTGAGGAAACTCAGCGGGAATTCCAAGTAGAGCTACTGAAGGAGATACTGCGCAGATTGCCCAAGACAGAGCCTGCTTGCGCACGTGCCAGAAAGCATGTCCTGAAGTTGCTCAAAGGCCTAGGAGAACCATGCGAAACTACTCCGAGTACGAAATCTTCCACAGCAAAGAGCTCGAGCACCTCAAGAAAGCGCAAGAGCTGATTCAGCTAATCCCCGACGAGTTCATGGCGTCCGATTGGAAGCTGAGATGTCATGAGGTGGTAAGGGCCGTTGGTGTGCAGCTAGGTCTACAGGTAGTGGACGGGCTGTATGGATGTGTCGACCACTCTTGGCTCCTCACTGGGTTTAGAGGACCGCGAAGCAACATCTTGGACGTCTACGCCGTTGGTAGGTTGCCGCAGGTTCAGCTTATCGACATGTGGTACGTCGGTCCACGGCATGACTCGCTGTACAAGCCGAAGGATGATAGAACCGACATCGATTGTGCAGTCGTGGAGCAGCTTCTGCAATTCTTCGGTACCAAGCACTTTGGGATCTAGGGGCTAAAGGAAAAACGGGCGCCTCCCGTCTTCCCCACCCAATCACTTTTCAGTGCTCTCTGGTACCAGGCTGATGGGCAAGCGTACTGCTGGTAGGTTGGTCTGACTGACCTTCAACCGCAATACGCTTGCCCGAAGCAGTGCTGACTCGCTCAACCTTTCCTTAGCCCTCTCGGCTGCTGCATCCGCGTTATCGAGGTGATGTCGGGTACTGTCTGGGCTTTGCTCAACCATTGTAGTTCCCCTTCCATCTCTCTTATACCTGAGTTGCTGCAGCATTTCCCAATGCTGCCCCATCTTCTGCCTAGTCTGCGGATCGTGCTACTATCGTTACAGGAGACAGCGTATGCCACTTTTTCGTAGCCCCGTAGATGTTCGCGCAGAGCTTTCGGCACATGGGTTGGTCGTGGAGCAAGCTCTAGGTCTGCTGGCATTCCAGAATGCGGTTACGCAGGTTCATGCGGCTAACGCTGTGGAGCGGGTTGGTTCATCTGCTTTTGGCAATCGTGCCTTCTTCTTCGATATATCGGGGCCATCGAACTGCTACTACTCGGAGAAAAGGTCTGACTGGGGCACTGCAGGTGACATCGACTTGTCCGACAACTTCAACATCAGTTGCGTGCTTGCGAATGACCACATGACCTTGGTTGGTGGGCATGGTCTTTCCGGTACGAACCCTCTGCGGTACAGCGTGGACGAAGGAGACAACTGGACAGCCGTAGCATTGGCCGGCGGGGACCACACCATCGACGCGTTTGCGTATTCTCCCGCGCACACTCTGTGGATGATGGCTACCTCCATCTCGTGCTTTACCGCCGTAGGCACTGGTCCTACCCTTACCTGGGAGGCTCGAGCTACTGGCCCAAATAACTGCCGGCAGATCATCATTCGCGATAGGCCGTTTCGTGCCATCGCGTTGGCTTGGTCAGGGATGCCAGGCTCAGGTACCAGCTACAAGGTAAGTGACGACCTTGGGGTTTCGTGGACGGACCATACCGCACCATTCGATACGTTCACTGTTGTCAACGGCTTTTACAGCGATTTCCATGGAGCTTGGTTCGTGAACACGGCCACTGGACTCTGGCGTTCGTATAACGGCGTAGACTGGACTCAAGTGGACAGCAATTCCACTACCACTCTCATAGGAGTTGTTGGCGGCACGATTGTACGAGGAGATGGGTACGCAAGTCCTGACGGGAGATACTTCACGCCTGTTCTGGCACTTCCAAGCACAATGAACCAGATGTGCGTCAATCTGTATGGATCCGTGATCATGTCGAACAGCACCACGGGAGACAGCGCAATCACTCCGCGGTTGGCGACGATCGTCTGGTAGCTAAGAAAGAGCGAGGGCCTCTTTCCTGCCAGTCACTTCTTGGGGATGCGGTACTTCAGCATCCCTTCGAACTGCGTTGGACGTCTGTCGGGTCGTGTCTTGGCTTCCTCTGCACCGAACCACTCTAGTTTGCCGGCCTTCACCAGCAAGAACAGCAGGTCCTCCACGTTGCTGTAGTTGAAGTCTTCCAGCTTGGTGAGTGCAGCGCGAATGATGATGGCCTCCCATCGCCAAGACTTCTTTGCTACGAAGGCCAATACAATGCGCTCTGCCATCTTGCGACATTTCGGGCAGGCACGCAGCAGTTGGCTACTGGGGATCTTCAACTCTGTTTCGCAGCGAAGACAGTTCGTCTCTACCAGCATAGGATCCCCAGCAAGATGAGGATGCTCAGTGCGAGTACCAGCGTTATCACACGCCAAGCTAGATCAGGGTCTAGCGGTCGTCGTAGTGCACGCTCAAGGGACTCTCTGCGGTTGCTTGACTGTGCGACACGCCAGTGGCTCAAGCATTCATAGCCGTCGTCGATACTCCCAGTTCCGCAACGGCAAGACGGGCAAACCCGCTCTCCGCAGGTTGTACAGACGGACAGGTTGTCGTGGCTTCCACAATCATGGCATCGGAATATCGGTATCTTGGGTTGCAGCCGGTACGCCGGCGTAATCCAGAGCAGCATGTAACCTCCTCTTGGCCTTCAACAGGCCGTGGTGTATCGTTTTGGGGTATGGACCCAGCTCTCAACTCTGTCAGAATGTCCGCCTTCACTGACCAGCTTTGTAAGAACGCGGCGGCAGGCAATGCCCTCAGCGAATTCTGGCATGGGGCCAAGCACGAAATTGGTCCTGCCATTGGAGCCGTCACCGGCGCCGGCATAGCCAAGGCCACAGGGATTGACCCCCTCGCCGGCGCAGCTGCAGGCTACGGTCTCGGGGCAGGACCAGATATCGTGCGTGCCATCAGAGAGAAGCGTCTGGCATCTCGGTTGGCCAAGGTGCCCACCCCCGCAGCCTAGTGGTTTTGTGCTGGGGGTCCTTTGGCCCATCTGGCTGCCTGCACATCGCAGCAGGACTTGCACATCGGCAGGTTGTTGGGGTTCACCTGCTCCACGATGCGTAGATCTCCAGCGCATTGCGTGTCCACTACGCGGGCTTTGTAGATGGCAGAAACCAGATGCCACGTGTTGTCGTCGCAAAGTAGCCAGCGCCATCCCCTCCATCCGGCGACAAACTCAGTGTATGTCAACGGCAGTTGCCGAGGGTCGACTTTGCCCTTGGTCTTGGGTTTTCTCAGGGTGACGTCCAAAGTGCACCTCCTTCCCTGCGGCAGATGAGTTCTTCCCCGCGGCATTCCGTGTTGCATTGCAGGTGCTCCATGGAACCAACCTTGTTGCTACGTGCGCACTTTGACTCGCACCTTTGCGCGCGAGCTCGACAGCGGTCGTTCGTATTCTCCACCAGTGTCACCTGGCTCCGCAGTAGCAAGACCAGAAACAGCAATTTCGTTATGTATCTCATAGGCCCTCTCTATTAGGTGTTTCGGTATTTCCAACTTCCACGCGATGGCGATGTAGAGTAGCTCATCTAGCTCTACGTGGGCGCCGGGACCAAGCTTCTTCCTGACTATGTCCAGTGCGCGGTACTTGAACTCCTCCGATGCATACTCTTCTGGCGTAAGGAGGTAGCTGTGCGCTGCTCCATTGCCTTTGCTGCGCGGTGGTGTCGCTGTGGTATCGAACACCATGCCGGTGCTGGTAGTGACCAGAGTTCTACCGACCTTGGCGATTGTGACACCGCGCACCCTGTCTGCCCGCGTGTTGACGTAAGGGTCGTGTACTACGACAGCCATTCCTACGTGCCACTTTGCTTTTGTGTTAGCTGCCGCACCAGCTCTTCCATTTCCTCGTACATTGCGGGGTTGAAGTCCCATGCGTCTACTCCTGCGCTGATTGAATTAGGTCCAGTGATCTTGACTGTGCTGTGGCTGTGCCCGTGTATGAGAACCTCCCCTGGATTCCTCTGCGGACGCTTGTTGGCAAAAGGATCGGGCTTTCCGTAGTGCTGGTGGCCACTGTAGGGGAAGTGGTTGAGCCGACACTTGACACCTGCGATGTACATGACTGCTTCCCGAAGAACCAGCTCAAACCCCAGGGCAGCCATGGCTGTGTCACCCTGGTCGTGGTTGCCCAGTAGCAGGATCTTGTGTCCATGCATACTCGACAGCATGCCTCGATAGCGGTCTCGGCTGTCTTTGAAGAAGGCATCTCCTAGCCACAGCACAGTATCGTCTCTCCCGATGACTCTGTTGTAGTTGTCCACCAGCGTGTGGTTCATCTCTTCGACATCTTCGAAGGGTCTACCGCAGTGTCTGATGATGTTTGCGTGCCCGATGTGTGGATCTGCGTAGAACGCTCTAAGCATTCGGCTGCCCTTTGTGGTGATACTCCGTGGACACGCATGAACAGTAGGCCTTTCACGACGTTACGTGCAACCTGAATGCCCGCGTCTCCTTGGCGTAGACGGCGTTGTATTTCCTCTGCAGGAAGGTCGATGGCGTCGGCCACTACTGTGCAGTAGTAGTCAATTCCTTCCGTAGGTTTTAGTGGTGGCTCGCCCAGCGCTTTCCAAACGGCATCTGCGAGCTTTTGCCTGTCAACAGTAGTTCCTGTCATTCCGGGCATGCCTTACTCTTCTATTGCTTTGGCGGACTCACCAGGCCATCTACGGAAGTACACTTGCGCCGCGGCGTACTCGAAGTCACAGGCATTGACACGCAGGTGCTTTGTGACCACTCTGGCGAAAAAGGCAACATGCGCATCTACGCTATCATTTGCGTTGTCCGCTGGTTCTTCGTCTTTTTTCTCGTCATCGTCGTCCTCCTGCGTTATGCCATCTTCTCGTGTGGCTACGTTGCTAAGCCATTCGCACATATCTCTGTACATCTTAGTCAGCGGGTGCCTACGAGACACCGCATGGGAATTGGTTGCCTCAACCCATTCGGAGACTATGATAGGTATTCTGGCAAGTAGAGCGTTCCCGAAGTCGTAGTCATGCCCGCCATGGTTAGGAATCTCTGCTGCTGTAAGTACTCCTTGCGCTGCGGCCATTGCAAACAGGGCGCGGAGATGCGGCTGTTGCAAACTTACCATCCCTAGGTCTGCGTACAGCTGCAGCGCGTCGTCTTTGCTCATGGCGTCTTCGTGGTAATCGACATCGTCCACCTGTATTGACGGTGCTGCGGCTTCTCCTCTACCTAGTACGGATTGACCGGATCTTCGCAATAGACTGGTCGCGGCCTCCAGAAGCTCTGTTATGGCGTCAGTAGTGGATGGTAGACACGCGCAAACACCGGAGATGACTTCTGGTTCTTTGTTGGGGTCAAACATGTAGTTCCTCCAACTATCTTATCCCCGAGAACGGGACGAACTTGTACTCATGTAGGACAGCGTGCTACCTTTGAGGAATGGCTGGCAACCTCATTGAACTTCCTCGTAAGCTCGAGTGGAAACCGGTGGACACGTGGATTGGTAAGGTGCGTGGCACCCTGCTGTGGACCAAGGCCGAGGAGAAGGAAGGTGGCGGCTACTACTGGTCCGCCTGGAACGGCCCAATCCTGGTGAACAGCGGAGAAGCTCCTGATATGGCGCAGGCGCGCAAGCGTGCCGAGGAAGCTTTGGAGACCGGGGTTCTGGTGGTGCGGCCACTTCCTCAGCAAGGTACTTGACGACCTGCGCTAGATGCGTATCCTATTTGGATGCTGAGCAGGCTTTGACAGTCAGCCCTCTACGGGCGCTTCCATGCTTCTGGCGTTGCTCGTTGTGCTTGGTGATAGCTGCAACGGGGATATAGCTCAATGGTGGAGCAGTCGGCGTAAAGAACCGAAAGGCTGCGAGTTCGACCCTCGCTTTCCTCGCCGGCGGATGGAGATGCCGCAACACCGTGGCACTCCATCTGTCGCTATTTCGGGGCTACGAGAAAACGGGTTGCCCCGTTGTTCTCGTTGGTCCTCACCCTACTCGTCGGACCATTTGCACGCACCTACCAGTGTGGTTGGTGCATACAGCTACAAGTTCGCTCCAGCTCCGTGCTGCCTCGCAGCGTACCGCGGAGAGTATGTGCTGCTTTGCACAGTCCGCTGAGAGGTCGCAGCGAGGCGTCCCATCTGCGGGGTCGCCCATGCATTCTGGTGCCCCGCAGAAGAAACTAACCCCAAAGCAAGTGGGTCTATCCATTGCATTCCAGCGCGGTGGCTGCCTCGTTCACCAAGCTTACGATGTCCTTGGCAACTCTGTCCGCGAACTGATTGCGTGGGCCTGCGGTGTTGTCCATACCTACGATGGCTACCTCGACGAGCCAGCCCCACGCACCGTTGAAGGCTTCATCAAGTAAGTCACAGCCGTGATCTGCGTGACGGTCTTTGTACCAAGTGGCGGCCTCGGTGCGTAGCTGGGCGGCAATGAATGCACTGGTCTCACCGCGCCATTCAATCCCAACCTGTTGTACGTACTGGAGCACCAAGTGCTTGCAGAAGTACTTCATCACCAGTAGATCCCAGAGCTCCTCCAGGTCGGCTACTCGCAAGTCGTCTTTTGCGCGTAGAGTTGGTCCTTCTCCTCGTTGAATCAAGATGGGCATGTGGTTACTCCTTCTGCTCTCTTATGCCCGAAGTTGTAGGTCTATTGCTGCTTCGCCCTCCTGGCCTGTTCTGCCAGGCTTCTCTGGTTTTGTCTGGTATAGGCGGCACATTCACGCACTAGCGCGCAGCCGCCGGATCCGTGCCGTCCTGTACATTCTTCCGCCATGAACGAGTACGTACCATAGCAACGTGGTGGCTTATCCGCCTGCTTGCACTTGTCTGCGAGTATGCAGCCTGTGTCGTGCAGCCCGTCTCCAACGCAGTCCACGTGTGTGGATGAGTACATCAGCCCAAAGCAGGGAGGTACCTGCACTTCGTCAGCTGCCCTTTTTTCCTCCTTTGGTGACTGCGGGTGATTCGCCAGTGCCTGCGCTATCACGTCACGGGACATAGCGCGCAGTTGATACAACTCCTGCGTTGCCCCCTCATGCTTCTTCTCCTCTGCCTGTTTGGCCTTGGCCTTCTTCCATTCATCGTGGCGTTGCTCTTTGAGCTTAGCGGCCTCCGCTTCTTGTCGCGCCTTGGCTCTTTTCATCGCGTGCCGCTCTGCCTGTTCCAGCCGCTCCGCTTTCTCCTCCGCGGACTCGGACAGCCAGGGAATTCGCAGTGCGTTGAGCGGTGGAAGTTTGAATCCCTCCTGGTTCATGTCGCCGCACCCGTTGTCACACTGCTCTGCATCGTACACTTCCAGATGTTCGGCAACGCTTACGATGTTTCCGTTGAGGTCTTGCGCCAGGCTGGTTATACGACGACTACTCTTGTCGTCATCCTCGTCGTCAGCAGCCCAGGCGCCGAGTCTCTCCATCACCGTTCTACGTATGTCTTTTCTAAGAAAGTCGATGTAGCCTGGTGGCCATAAAGTCCCGAACAGCGCGTAGTACTCTAGCAGTTTCTCCTTCTGTTGCTGACGGTAGCTTATTGCGCTACCTCGGCGTAGTTCGCGCAGGCACTCACTGCACATCGACTCGTTTCCATTCCTCAGCGCTTGCCTCAGAGTTGCCAGCAGTCGCACGGCGTAGCGTCCACAGGAGCATTGCAGTAACCACTGGTTGCCGTACTGGGTCTTGCTGACTACGTATTTTGCCGTCAGTAGGCCGAACTTCTCACCTGCTATGTCCTGCCCGACCCCTAGCGGTTGTTGCACAGGAAGCACCTGAGCTACTCCGCTAGGTGGTTCACCACTGTCGTCACAGACGGTGCTTGCGTTGGGCGATTGGTGCATCTGTGGGTCCTCTCCATGCCGGTTCAATGAACTGCCTGCGCCTGAGAGAGCTTCTCGGCCCATGTGGCTGTTGTCGCCAGTAGCCGCTAGCCAATAGCTGCACGTTGAGCTTGTGCCCCGTTCCGTTCATGTAGTCTCGCACCACTTGACGCACGTCGTGCTTTACGTCATGGCAGAGTTGGAAGATGTGGCGTTCGGGCGCCTCTCCTCCACGATTCCTGCCTCGGTAGTTGACGTGGTTCTTACCGACGGTTTTGACCTTTGCTCCGTTGGTCATGTGCATCATGGCGCAGATGGCCAACCTGCCGATGAGCTCGAGGGCACGCCCGTCTCTGTCATCGAGGTCGAGGCCAAACGCGGAATTCACCACGTCGTCCTGTGAGAACTCCTTGACCATTTCACTCAGGGTCTTGTGCCTCCTCCAGAGGGTGGCTGGTCCGTCGCTGTAAGCGCACAGGCACCAACCTCCCGTGACGTAGGGGTCACAGCAAAGCAGTACGTAGCGTATCCCCGCGATCTGGTGGTCGCTGGTACCATCCTGCATGTTCACGAGACCGTCTGGGATCTCAAGTAGGAAGGCTGGGAACGGGGCGCGTACCTCGTCGATGACTTCGATTGGCAGCTTCGTCGTCATGTACGATGCGGCCAGCTTGTGCCCCATGGTGATGGTGGGCATCCCGCAGTCGTACCAGGCAGCTCGAAGTAGGTAGTTCACGCTGGCGGCTTGCTGGTCCAAGCGGGTCACCAGCACCATGGCTCGAACGAGTCCGTCAGCCTCTTGGAGGCTTACCCCGTGGTTTCTCATCAGGTGGGCGACGGCAGCCATTGCCGCCTCGGTGTGTCTATCCGGGAGCCCCTCCTTGGTTCGTTGCGTCACCTTCGCCAGGGCGCCGGCGACTTCCCCATCCCCTAGGTATCTCTGGTAGGCCCAGGCGGCGATTGTGGCCAGTTGCTCTTGCGGGTCTTTCAATGCATCTGCTGCGGTTTGCATGGTTGCCTCCAGAGCTCTTATCCCGTGGAGTTATCCAGCTTTTTAGTGGGAGATGCAGAGGAGCCAGCAACTTTGGGCGTACAGGCTGCGTACCCTTTGTCCTGACCTACTTGGTAAAATGGCTGTCGAAGGTTCGCTGTAGCGAGGTTCCTATGCGTCTATTCCTGGATGGAAAACCAGCGTTGGCCCCCACCAACTTGCAGAGCGGTGAGAAGCTGCCATCCCTTGTCGGTTTGACAGAGTCAGAAAAAGCGAAGCTCGACAGCGTCCAGTACGGAGCTACCAGTACTCCGCTTGGTACAACGGCTGGTACTGCAGCGGCAGGTAACGACGCTCGACTCGGTACCATCTATAAATCTCGTCCAAACCAAACGAATGAGCGGCGCTCGGTGCTCCACGGCATCCAACCAAACCTGAAAGACTTTGGTGCGGTCATCAGTGAGCCGCTCTCAACTGATTGGTGGAGCGGGGGACCGTCGGAAGCCAACGGTGGGGGAGTCCTGGCCGATGCCCAGGCCATTTGGGCCATCAATAACTCAGTATTCCAGGCGTTCCTTGATGCAGGTGGCGGTGAAATCGACCAAGGACGCTACTACATCAGCGCTTCTCTGTTGATTACGCTCGCCAATACCAAATTGATTGGGCTTGGTGAAGGTGTTGAAATCTACTACGGCCCAGGTCTGCCAGCGTACTCGATACCATTGGCCGCGCCGCTCGTTCACCACAACGGCCCCTTGGACAGGCTCAGGATGTCACATGTGATGTTCGAGGGTTTGGCATTTACCGAGGAGCTCTTCCTCGGCGAGGGTGGTGCCTTGACCAATGCCAGCTTTGACCATTGCAGTTGGGGACGAGGTGGAGTGGCTTTCTGGTCATTCAGTGCCATCGATGTCGCAACGTGCAATTGGACCAACTGCAGCTGGTCCGTGGCGCTGTTTGGGATTCGCCTTCGTAACTCGCCGGGAAATATCTGCCAAAAAAGCACATTTTGCGAATGCTCCTGGTCGAGCTGGTATCGGTGCCTCAGGATTGAGGGAAGCTTCAACAACTTGATCCAGTTTTGCACGGCAGACATGTTCTGCTCGAACGCGTTCACAGCATACGGGCCACAGCTGGACGTCCACGAGCTGGCAGATACGAGTGCTTTCGAGGCGCTCGGGGGTGGAAATACTACGTTCGAAAACTGCTGGGCCGAGGCATACGGTGACAAGGCGGGGCGCTCGTTCTACTCCACGGGGGACGGGAACCAGTTGATACGAAACGTTTCAGTCAACATGGCAGACCCTAGCGGAAGCTGGACGGTGACATCAAACCGCGTGGGAGTGAGCACGGCGGCCGTCGTACAGCAGACCAACAACGTGCGCGGCGAAGATTGCCCATTCATGGGGTCACCCGATGCGACGGTTACATGGTCATGGTCAACGATGATGGCCACCACGGCCGCCACGACCCAATGTACCGCCTACTTTGCCCTGCCTCAGACACAGAGCAGTTGGCCGCGCATGCTGACCAGCGTACTGGCCTACGTTTACAGGGCAGCCGTAGCCTTTGCGGCTGACATATCGATCATGCGCAAAGACCGCTGGAGCCAGACCGCGCCAGAGGTCGTCGGAACAGCTACGCTCGCCGCAAACGGTTTCAACGCGCTAACCCGAGGCGCCGTTTTCTTTGCAGACTTCAGTCCAGTTTGGGACGGTTGGTGTGGCGACCGTGAATTTCCAGTGCCAAGCTCGGGAGACACGCTGCGCTATACGTACTTCCTGCGCATCCGATGCACACCAGGAGCGGATGGCGCAATCACTATCGGCATGCCAGCGGTCAAGGCAAATCACGGAGTGAGCGAGCCGGAGCATAACTCGGCATGGCTACTCGAGAACATGGGGCTTTCGGCGGCGGAGCTCAACGCCCTTTGGGTGGTAGATGACAGCACGGTCTCGATTCCGCTCGGGGGAACCCGTTACCTCGTCGACGGAGTGACAGGCGCCAAAGGTGGCAACGCGACGCCAGCCACAGCGGCGAGATTCAGGCGCGAGAAAATCAACAACCATTGGGCGCTAGCCGCGAACGACGCCGACACCGTCGCGACAGCGCTGACCATACCGACCACGGGACAAGCTGCAATCGTTGTAGCAACAGGACCAGCGGTCGTCCCTGCGCCGCGCAGTGAGGCGCTGTTTCTAATTGGCGGAGGCGGCGGAGGGTATTCCACATTTGTGACGAATGGCGCACTTTGGCTCAACTCAACGTCACATCTTTGCGACGGGGTAGACGATGAGAACTTACCAGCGGATACAGCCATCCACGTTTTCGAGTCCGGGACCTACGCGACAGGCCCAACAGGCCCAGAGCTAGGTGGGTTCTCAGGGTCACCGATAGCCACGTATAGCGGCAAGATTCTGGCTCACCTGCAGGTAACCGGCACGTATTTCGCGCGCCGAGCAGCCTACACGCTTGCCCTGCAAAGGTACTTTGCGCGATGACCCGCCCATCTCGACAAATATGGAGGTTCCTATGCGCTTGTTTCTAGATGGAAAGTTGGCAGATCTGACCCGAGGGTTCAGCACCCCTTCATCCGGGGAATCGCAGTATGTATTACTGGATGATGTGCAGAAGGCGAAGCTCGATAGCGTGCAGTATGGGGCTACTCGTACTCTCTTGGGGACTACATCCGATACTGCTGCGGCTGGGAACGACAGCAGGCTAGGCACTATCCTCACCCACCTTCCTGGCGGCGGGACTGCGGCGGTGAGTGGGGTCGACCTCGGCGCGATCGGTTACGTGGTGGATGGCAAGCTCTACCTGAGCTCGAAGCGCGACCGAACGGTAGACGATTCAGCAATCTATTGGAGCGTCGGAAACGTCTACATGAGCGGCTCAGATTACGCGCTCATGCTGCGCCCGGGGGCCTGAACCAGACTGGCTTTTTCATGAGGAAAAGCTACCATGGTCCGTGTGGAAGACCAAAAGGGTGATGCAAACCTGTAGGATGTTGTAATCTCCCGTGGTGATTTGGACCTGTTCATCGACATCCTGCGGAGGGTGGGGGAGCAGGCAAAGAACTCGAGGGCGTTGGATCTTGACACCCGTATACTGCTCACCCGCTTGCAGCGAATACGGTACGACCTCGAGCCAATCACTAGGCGCGCTACACCCTGCCCACTAGAGACAACCATCGTGCATCTGCCCGAGGATTGGCCAGACAAACCTAGGGGCTAAAAAAGGACCCGCGGGCGGTCCTTCGTGGCAACAGCGCTACCCTGCTCTGCACGTCAGGCGATACTTACCCCTGATTCGCTTGGCTGCCGGAGCGTCTGAGGAGTTGCATGTCAACTTGAACTTCTCCTCCACCTGTAGTGGTGATAGAGGAAGTCCTAGCCTGCACCAGGCGTCGTCAGGTACAAATGCCATCCTCATCTTGCAGATGTCGTCTGCCATCTCTGCGGGGTGCACCATTCTCCGTATAGTTTCTTCTTTGACCACCACCCAACCGCCAGTGCGGTAGGGGTTCTTCTCGTCCTCCGGCGTCTTTGGCTCCCGTACGCTGATGAGGATGACACCTAGCCCCATGAGCCTCTTGCATTCCTCGCACGGCTCCATGTTCGCAACTGCCTTGCGTGGAGCCTCCGCATCTCCCGGGAGATGCCCGAGAAGAAACATGGTTCCGCTCTCTTTGTTGCAAAAGAAGCACATGCCCACCATGGGGTTGAGCCCGTGTTGACGTGATAGGTACATTACTTCTTGCCTCCCCATGCAGCATCGTAGGCGGCGATGGCCTCTGCATACATATCGGCCAACTCGAGAATTGTTACGTCTGCCGCAAAGGCTATGCGCAGAGTATTTTCAAAGCGCCTGGCGACATCCCTTCGTAGAACTGCGTCGTCCACCACTCGGGTCTCGAGCTCTTTCTTCTTGTCCTGTAGTGGACTTGGCTTGGGGTCGGGTGTATGCACTGGTAGTCTGTAGAATCTGGGAACGTCCTCCTCGAGCAGTTTCTGTCGCTCGATTGGAGATAGCGTGTTGGATGCCGTTATGGAGCGTTCCGCGGCCTGCGTAGTTGCATACTCGTGCCGAGATAGTCTGCGCAGGTAGTGGTAGTACCTTGCTCCTATGGGTTTGTCCGTTACCGGCGTAGTCACAGAAGACGTGACTGCGCTCTCGAGTGCGGCAAGCTCGGCAACTGGGGTTGCTGTAGCTTCCTTCTTCGAAGCTGTAGGCTCATCTAGCGCTAGCTTGCCTTGCCGGTTCTCCACGGCAGCACGTATGAACTCAGCAGTCCTGGGTACATGGCATAGGTGCGTTGCGAATGCTCTGTAGTTCTTGGCGGCTGTGCGTAGGGAAGTCGCTCCCAGTACCTCGTGAACTCCATCCCACAGGCACAGCAGTAGTGGAACTACCGAACGGCCCTTGAAGTGACTTTGATCCGCTAGCGCGTACAGGTGCTTGCGGACCTTGTCGCGGCTCGAGTACTTCTCGCTGCCCGACAAGATACCTCGAGCGTAGTTTGTGGCTGCGATTCCCCACGGGGCTTCTCGGTATACGGCCTTGAAGAGCAGGGTCATCTGCAACCTTTCCGGTAATGCGGCGAACGGTACTCCGGGAAGATTGGGTGCCGCTGCTATCTGAAGACGTTCAGCAAGCCCCGCCCGCTTGACGCTACCCATCTTCCGAAAATCATCCAGTGCCCCGGATACCTCCTGCGTGGTCCACAGCACCTTCGATACGTCAAAATTGTTCATGGTTCCTCCTTGCGCTACGCGCATCTATTCAAGGCTCTTATACCGTCGCGCTACTTCAGTTGCGCGATTGCTATCTACCTTCGTGCGCTTTCCATGCTTCCGCTGCCGAGTTCCTGACATTCCATAGTTCACTGGTGCCGTTGTTCGTAAGTATCGCGTTTCGTACATCCCGCCAGGTAGTGTCCACGCAGGTTATCGGTAGTTGTTGACTCATCTTCTTTTTTAGCGCCCCAAGGCCTACGACCATTCGCTTACCGTAATGCGAAGCGGAGTGACTTGCGTAGCTCCAGTTCTGTATAGGACTAAAGAACCTCCCTGCTACCTGCTCCTGCTGCACTAGCCTTAGACGGGCTGCTGCTGGATCCTTGCCTACGGTGAGCAAGGACTTGTTCACTGCACCAATCTCTCGACCACACTGAAACTCGAACCCCACTAGCTTGGAATGGAGTCCCAGTCTAAGTACGGCTTGGAGGGTTGGGTAGCTGATGGGGCAGCACAGGTCTATGAATGCACATCCCAGCAGAGTGTCACTTAGCTCTGGGAACACGGCAAAGGCATCCTGAAACTGAGCATGAGCCACACGCACGCCGGGGTATCTGCGTTGTGCCGCAGCTACCGCATGTTTGTCTACGTCTACACCATAAACGTTGCGTGGAGGTACTCCCATAGCGATTAGCACCGACACGTCTCCGGCGTACTTACTAAGTACTACGAGATGCCGGCTGCTGCGAAACTTTGTCGTCAGCCTACGTTCCACTTCTCGCCAGAATAGTATTCGCACCTGCTTTTTTGGTGGAGACTCTCCCCTGTACGTCGTGTCCCCCAGTGTCACACTGCCTCCAGGGCATCTACCAACTCTGGCAACGTAAGATCCGCGTCTATTGCAGCGCGTGCTAGCCCCAACGCGGCCTTTGTGAACTTGCTACTCCTACACGCCAGTAGGAAGGTCACAACGAAGGACGACGGACGTTTGAATCTAGCATCTAGAGTAGCCTTCGGTGCTGCCCTCTTGCTTTTGGCTCTGGTCTTCTTGGTACGTACCTTTTTCTTGCTGAAGTAGGATTTAGCCGCTAGCTTCATCTCAGCTTTATCGGCTGCACTGAGGTCGTCGGTCTTCCCTATCGCTCGATTGGCGCAAGTAAGGTTCTTGTACTTCCCGGTTGTGATCTTGTCGAGCATTGTCTGCTTGTCAAACTTGTAGTAGATGGCCATGGTTCCTCCTGTGAGAAGTTTCCCTCTCACACTGTACTTATGCCGTATTCCCTGCCTGTTTTCAGGAATCGCTACAAAGGTTGTACTGGCTGTGGCATAAGGAGTCCATGCGAGCTCGTCTCATACCGTACGGAGACCTCGTCCATGTCACCGTGGTGATGACTTTGGATGAAGCAATGTCCATCGTGAGTCTGCTGTCGGGTACAGCGGTGGAGAAGGACCAGCTGGAACTACAGCGCGAATTGGAAGAAGCACTGAACCGGGCTGCCAGCATGGCGGCCCCAAAGAGAGGAACCGATGCAAAAGTGGAGCGTGATCAACAGGCAGACGAGGGAAGTGGTGGGGGAGATCGAGGCGGAACGTCAAAGCGACGCCATAAGCAGGTTGGTAGAACAGCGCGGAGACGAAGCTAGGTACTACTCGATTTCACTGGCTAGCCGTGAAGTCAGTACACCACCAGAGGACCTGGAGCTTTCGGCGTCACAGATGGCAGAGGTGATCCGGAGCTGGGCGATTCGAGAGAAGGGGTTCCCAGAAGGTACCAATGTGCTGCTACGGTTCCACGGCGACTATCGGTCCAAGGTGGAGCTGATGTTTTTGACACAGGCGGTTGCCAAGGTGCAGGCACCAAGGCTCGAGAAAGAGCCAGACTTGGAAGTTGCTGGCATCGATGCTGAGGAGGACGTGTAAGAGGGCTAGTACTGAACAAACGTACCAACGAATACGGGTATCCAGGGAAGGCCTCAGAAATGGGTGGTGCCGGGATTTCGGTTCAAATACCTCTTGTATTTCCCTACTCTCTTTCTCTCTCTCTCTACTGATCACTTTTACTTTCCTGAAGGAGACCCCCACCCCCTGTACACCCCCCGGGGGGTAGGCTTCCGAAAAGTAAAAGTGTCGAAGACCGCGAAAACGAGAAAAGGCTAGATAGGGGTCCTACTAAGCCCATTTGTGGCATGGTTTTCTGGCACCACCGTTTGAGCCACCATTTTGGCAACTGGAATCTCTCCGCAGGAGGTCCATGGCTATCTGCGAATTCTGCAAACAGGAAATGACGGCAGGGGTAGCCTGCACATTCGACTTCCCACCTGGCGAATGCACGCCTAGGATCCCGCATCCCGCGGATGCAAAGGAACGATGTCACGACTGCTTTGTCCCGCCCGGTGGGCTACATCATCCTGGCTGTGACAGCGAGGAGTGTTCGGAATGCCACGGACAGGCGGCAGCCTGCGGCGGTTGCGCCTAAGCCGCACTTTGGATGTATCTACCGGCAGTATCGGTAGGCAAATGCCCTGCAAAGAGGGGCATAAGGAGAAGGAGGCAGACATGCCACGACAATCGAGCATGGTCCCAATCAGGCTTGTGGTTGCTCCCATCGAGGAGTGGCCGAAGGAGTTACATGGAAGCGTCGTTAGTATTGAGTCCAGGCGAGCGAAGACTCGCAATACTGAAAAGCTCGGTGCAACTGCTCGAGCACGTGACAAAGGCAGGACGCCTGCTGTGCTCCGTGGTTCAAGAAAGCATGGCACTTCGGCAACTGGGTGATGGCCGCACTCCGGTGTACTTGCTGCAGGTGGATCAGGTCTGGGAGGACTTGAACCCTCGGGGTAAGGGTCGTCGTATCCGTCTACTGGAGCTCGATGAAGACACAGTGGTGGCTGAGAACGTGAAGACGAGCGCGCAGTCCACGATTCGTCGAGACAGCTTTGTCGGCAAGCGTCCTCGCTTCAAGCTGGTGTCTGATGGATCCTGATGTAGCCTTGGAAGAGTTGCGAGTGGCGATGCAGCGGGTGAAGGAGGTGTTTGCCAATTACGAGAACAGCTCCGTCGACCCGCTGGTGGGTGCTGCCAAGGACCTTCTCGATCGCTCCGAGAACCTGGATGAGTGGATGACCAAGGGAGGCTTCCTCCCTTCTGCCTGGAACAAGAATCGAGGTACAGGAAATGACGAACCAACTGACCGTGGCGCCCAAGCTGAGTCTCCCGCTTGAGGCGGTCACCAGCACTTTTGGACTCTTGGCCGTTCGTGGGGCCGGCAAGACCAACGCCGCTCGCGTGCTGGCAGAGGAGATGTTCGCCGCGGGGCTGCCCTTCGTTGCCATAGACCCAGTGGGGTCCTGGTACGGGTTGCGCGCGGGGCGCGACGGCACTTCGAAGGGCGGCTTGCCGGTGTTCATCTTCGGGGGTGAGCACGGGGATGTGCCGCTCACCCGTGGGTCTGGAGAGCTCGTGGCGGACGTGGTCATCGAGCGGCGCCTGGCCTGCGTGGTGGACCTCTCCAGGTTTGACTCCGAGGCCGACCGGAAGTACTTCCTCCTGGCCTTTGCCCGTCGGCTGTACCAGAAGAACAAGGATCCCCTGCACCTCTTCCTGGAGGAGGCGGATGACTACATCCCCCAGAAGCCCATGCGGGACGAAGCTCAGCTGCTTCGCGCGTGGGAGAACATCGTGCGCCGCGGTCGCTCGCGGGGGATTGGGATGACGCTCATCACCCAGCGGAGCGCGGTGGTGAACAAGAACGTGCTCACGCAGGTGGAGACCTTGTTCGTGCTCCGGACGACGGGGCCACAGGATTTGGCAGCAATTGAAGCCTGGACGAAATACCATGCCGATTTCGGCAAGGATGCGCTGGGATCCCTGGCCGGGTTGGAGGATGGCGAGGCCTGGGTCTGGTCTCCTCACTTTCTACGGAGGGTGTCGAAGTTCCGGTTCCGCCGGAGCAACACCTTCGACTCCGGCGCGACTCCGGCGAATCTACGAGGTAAGGCAAAGCGCCGGGTGGCCACGTTGGCGGAGGTGGATGTAGCGAAGCTGCGGGACCAAATAGGCGAGACTCTCGAGCAGGCGCGTCAGAATGATCCAGTGGCGCTGAAGTCTCGCATCAAGGAGCTCGAGCGCGAGCTCTCCAAGAGCAAGCAGGAGGTGACCACGGTGTCTTTGGCTTCGGCCGATCTGCGCAGTCTTGGGTCCTATCTCGACACGCTGCAGAAAGCGGCAGAAAGCACGGAAACCTCCGTAAATCGCCTGGCTGGTATCCTGGGTGTGCAGGCTCCACCGCAGCAGGTAGCAACCTCCCTGGCTTCCCGCGGCGGTGGGGTGTCGACGCTGATCCCCAAGAAGTCCGCGCGGGCTCAGGCGAACCTACCCACGACGAAGACGGAGGGCACCAGGGGGCTCAAGGCGTGCGCTCGAGCAATCTTGGCCGTGCTGGCGCAGCGACAGGGGCAGGTTTCGACGGCGCAGCAGCTGTCCATCCTGTCTGGATACTCGGTGAGGAGTAGTGGATTCTCGGACAGCCTGTCGGTGCTTCGTACCAACGGGTTCATGGAAGGTACACGTGCTGGCTTTTCCATCACCGCCGCGGGCTTGAAGGCGGCGGGACCAGTAGCTCCGTTGCCCTCGGGTAGGGGGTTGCTGGAGTACTGGCAGGGTCTGGTCAAGAAGTGTGCTCGAACGATCTTGTCGGTGCTGTACGACGCCATGTACTTGAACAAGCAAGGCAACCATCCTACGGAATGGGTGTCGAGAGAGTACATCGCAGACCAGTCAGGCTACTCAATTACGAGTAGCGGATTCTCGGATAGCTTGAGCACCTTGCGTACGCTTCAGCTCGTTGAGGAAAGAACTTCCATCAGTGGAAAGGAGATGCGACTTAGTGAGGTCTTCTTTGAGTCAACGGATACGTGATGTCGGCACACCAGGTAGGATAGGTGGCAACTTCAATGAGAGAGACGTTTCGTCGCAACCGGCTTCGGATACTGTTTGACGTAGATGGCGTGATTGCAGACTGCGCTCAGCTGTATACGAACGCCATAATTGCTACGGGCGTCAGGAGTATCCCTCCTACGTGGAGGCCTACGCAGTGGGATATTCCTGGCGAGTTGAAGTTGAGCAAGAAAGAGGAAGACGAGGTCTACCAGCTGCTTACTCGTGCGGGTATGGCGCAAACGTTGTGTCCACTCCCCGACGCTGTTGAGTCCGTTTTGAGGATTGCGAAGAAGGTGGACGTGTACTTCGTGACAACGCCCATGGTCAATGCCCCAACGTGGCCTTACGACAGGGAGCTTTGGTTGAAGAGGTACTTTGGCGACGAGTTGGGTACGAAAGTCGTACATACGGCGCACAAGTACCTGATATCAGCCATACACCTTGTGGACGACAAAGCCGACAACTGCCGTAAGTGGGAAGAGGAGAATCCAGGGCGTGCTGCACTCTGTTGGCGTCTACCTGGCATGCAAGTGGAGAAAGACCTGATCTGCCTATCGGATTGGGCTCGAGTTGAGTCGTTCGTGGATGTTGCGGTATCTACTTGGCGACATATGGTCGAGTAAGGGGTGCCCGAGAGGGCGCCCCTTCGGGCTAGCTACGGAGGATGTATGGAAAAAGCATGGGCAATTGCGCTGGTGATTCAGCACTGGCTATGGGTGGCTTTGAAGTATCTCCTGGGAACGGGCTTTGTGGTTTGTCTGCTCGCTGTGTTTGTGGGCATTCTTGTCGGCAATTACTTCAATGCCAAGGAGAAAAGGAAGAGCGCAGGTAGGTAGTAGCATGGCTAGAGCGCCGTTGTTGGCAAGTTGTCCTCGCTTGAAGCAACTGCTGCGAGGAGATAGAGGAGCAAACTCGGAGTTCAACAACCTCATGGACGCTATGAAGCGTAGTGGCCAGGACGAGGAAGTTGAGCGCCTAGAGACAACGTTGTCCGAGGTGCGAGGGCGGCTGCAGACGGCGCTGAGTGACTTGCAGCATGCCGAGGAGGCCTGCAAACGATTCGAAGCTTGTGTCATTTCCTGCGGGGAAGTGATGGAAAGTCAAGTTTCGTTAGCCCCCTACAGTCAAGACGTGGCAACCAAGCGTAGGTACAACATCAAGTTCACGGCCACGCAGATGCGTAAGGCGCTTCGACTTTACTGGGAAGTTCTGGCCCTGGGAGTTGAGCGCAATGTGGTACGCGTGGCGAAGGTAGAAGATCCGGCAGCGGAAAGGTCAGGAGAGGAGTAGCAACGATGCAGTCATTACGTGTTATTCAGGACGAGATAGGCGCGTGGGCTTTGTGCAACTTTGGAGAGCAGCAGCCTTACCGCCCATTTCTTGGTGTGGGTGAAGAGCTAGGCGAGCTACGAGAAGCCCAGATGCTGCGCAATCATGAGAAGGCGAAGGACGCCATAGGCGACATCGCGATCTATCTCATGCACTACTGCGTACTGCGCCAGTGGAGCTTCGAGGAGGTGTGGGAAGGACGTGCGGCGGCGGAGACCTTTGCTTCAGATTACCTGGTTGTCCTGGGCAGTCTGTGCCATCACCAGCTGAAGAGCGAACAGGGTATTCGTGGTGGGCAGGAGTCTCATGCGTACGCGTCGAAGTACGTGATGGGGCAATTGCTTAGCATGCTCGAGGAAGAGTCGCCTCTACATGGTGGCGAGTTCTTGGCAATCTTGCAGAAGACCTGGGATCAGGTGAAGCAGCGGGATTGGCGGAAGAACCCGGACAACGCCGACAAGGTAGTAGAGGAAGGCAGCCCAGGCACGCTTCGCCCGGAGGATCAGCAGGATGCCTGAGGGTGGTGTGCTGACGGGTCCTGAGATTCAGCGGTGTATTCGAGAAGGCCGCATTAGCGTGACGCCGTTCGATGAGAAGTACATCAACCCAGGGTCATTGGACTTGACGCTTGGCGATACGGTAGCTCTGTATCGCGATACGGCTGTAGTGAGTGCAGGCGGCTTTGACCTACCGTTCAGAACGGGCACAATGGATCTTACTGAAGAGGCGTTGCGCGCAACCACTAGACAGGGGGGAAAGAATCTCACCCCGTACTACGCAGAGATGGACAGTAAGAAGCAGCATGACGTATGGAAGTTTGACATCGACCCAAAGATAGGCTGGTTGCTTCGACCAGGTATCGGCTATTTGATGCACACGGCAGAGCGCGTCTGCACCAAGGAGTTCGTACCTGTGATAGATGGGAAGTCCTCGATAGGGCGGCTCTTCGTCATGGTGCACGTGACCGCGGGCTATGGAGATACTGGGTTCGACGGGCAGTACACGCTCGAGGTGTTGACCACGTACCCAGTCCGGGTGTACCCGGGTATGCGTTTCTGCCAGATGCGCTTTCATACCTCTGTCGGTGACAGGCTGAACTATCGTGCGTACGGTAACTACGTGGACGACGCTTCCATGGGGCCCGTGCCGTCGAAGTCGTGGAAGCAGTTCGGTACGTAGTGCTAAGCTTGTGCGATGCCTTCGGTTGATTCTCCGTCACAGCAGTACAACAAGGATGCTGGCACGCTCGACCAGAATGAAGAGCTGCGTCGAGTCATTGGCACCTCGTTTGCTGCTGTGGTGGGGCGTCAGTACAGCGAGAGCATGCACTCAGTCACCTACGAGGAACTGGCAAGTGCGCAGATTGAGAGGATCACCGGCCAAGGTACTGACGTACGACCAAACGAGCTCGAGCGGGTCAACAAGGTGGAGGGGGACTTGCTGAGCATAGTTGAGAAGATACGTGACATGGCACCGGAGAGCTTCATCATGAGCGATCCGGACAGGGACGTAAACACTCCGGCTTCGCCAGCAGATGAGGTATGATGGCTTCGGTACCTAAGTGCTGGTGTGCTGTATCCCCCTCTTGCCGGTGCTTGGGTACCGCTAGCTATCGGTGAGCCATGGAGAAATGGCTTGTCGTTGGTGCAGGTCTTACCGGCGCTACGTTAGCGGAGCGCATTGCCACGGTGCGCGGGGAGGAAGTTCGGGTCCTCGAGAGCAGGTCGTACGTTGGTGGTGCGGCAGCAGACTACATTACTCAAGAGGGTCTGCTGGTTCAGCGGTTTGGGCCGCATGTCTTCCATACGAACTCTCATAAGGTGTGGGACTACATCAGGAAGTTCTCAGACTGGAGGTCTTTTCGGTACCAGGTAGCTGCCTCAGTGCATGGAGCTCTGGTGCCCCTGCCTGTGGGGTTCAAGGGAATAGACCAGCTGTTTCCAGACAAAGCGGCTGCCGTGAAAGTGGCACTGGTCGACCGTTATGAAGTTGGGGAGCGCGTGCCCATACACAAGCTTTTGAAGGAACCAGACGCGCTACTGCGCGAGGTAGCTTGTGTCATCTACGACAGCGTGTTTCACGGCTACACGCTGAAGCACTGGGGAGTAGCGCCAGACGCGCTTGACCCCTCGGTGATGGTGCGGGTGCCCATCATCATTGGAGACCAGGATAGCTATACGGGGGATGTGGTGCAGGCGGTTCCGGCTGCTGGCTACACGGCTATGGTGGAGAGGATGCTGGACCATCCACGTATCAAGGTGGAGTTGCAGCATAAGTTCGAGCCAGGGTATTCAAGCGTCGGTTACAACGTGATCTACAGCGGAGCCATCGATGAGTACTTTGAGTATGCCTATGGAATGTTGCCGTACAGGAGCGTGCGGTTTGACCTGCAGGTGATGGACAGCCTTCGGGTGTTGCCCGTGGCTACGGTCACCTATCCGAATAGCATGCCGTACACGCGTGCCACGGATATGAAGCAGCTCACGCAGCAGGAGCACGACAAGTCCGCCGTGGTGTACGAGTACCCAGGACCTTGCCGTAAGGGCATGGATCCCCTGTATCCTGTGCCCACAGCGCAGGGGAAGAGCCTGTATGCTGACTACGCTCGTCGGGCGGCGGGAACTACAACTACATTTTGTGGCCGTCTGGGAGCCTATCGATACTACAACATGGATCAGGCTGTTGCTGCAGCGCTTTGGCTGTTTGGAGGACTGCGATGAGAAGGAACCTTGTAGTGGTGCGTGCGGGAGAGGAGTCCATGCACCCCGAGTGGGATGACGGTACACCCCGCAACTTCGATCTTCTGGTGTCCTACTACACGGGCATGGACTTCTTTGAGGATGAGTCAGAATACCAGCATGTGCTTGCTGGTCCACCGTGGCGAGGAAATGCCGCAGTTTGTCGAGAGTTCAGTAAGGAGCTCGCTGGCTACGAGTACGTAGCGTTTGCTGACGACGACATCATGGCTCCGTACGCGACGTTGAGTTTGCTGTTCGAAGTGTGCCGCGACTACGCACTAGATTTGGCAACACCGGCAGTCAGTTTGCATGTGCCAGCAGACCTGCCCCTAAGTGAGGGGACATTGCTGCGGTACATGGATCGTAGTGACCTCATTTGCCCAGTCTTCAGTCAGCGTGCGCTGGAGCGACTCATGAGCACTTTTTCAGAAAGCGAGTCGGGGTGGGGGCTGCCGCAGTTGTGGTCCCACCTTTGCCCTCATCCAGCCTACGTTACAGCAGTGGTTGATGCAGCCAATATCAAGCACCTGCGACCGTTCAACGGGGATCGTGCTCTTTCGGGTGGGGTGCGCCCCATGCAGGAGCAGCAGAGGATTTACCACAAGTACGGGTTGATTCCCTCTGTTCGTAGGTTCTTTGGTAGTCTCCCTCTTCCCGCCCCCGGCTAGGCTCGTGCATAATGGGGGCATGGCCGTAGCAGACACACCCGCCGAACAAGAAGAGAAAGAAGCTGCCAGCACGCGAGACGTGCATGTTTGTGCCTGTCATGCAGACCAGGAACTACTTGGTAGGCAGCTGGCGGACCACCCAGATCCCCACGTTCGAATCATCGCGCACATGTCGAACCGACAGCTGGCGATGGCAGAGCAGATAGCAGATTTGACACGAGGCATTTTTCGCACTGCGGGTGGAGTTGCTAGGGTAGAGGAGAAGCTTGGAGATGTGCGAGGCGATCTGCGAGCGGTGGGAGCAAGTATCGATGGGCTCGCAACTGCAGTTTCTGAGCTAACGGTGGCCATCAAGGACTTGAGTGGCGAGCAGATCAGCTTTCGTGAAAGACTCGAGAAGGTGGAATTGAGAGTAGGGGCGGCAGAAGCAGTGCCGGCACAAGGATCCTCCGGACAGGCTGTCTGACCAGACGGTTTGGCGGATTGAAGTTCCTCGTGCTACTGAAAGTGCTTACGGCGTGACCGTAAGCACGTGGAGGAGCTTTGCGTACGAAGACAGCGGTTCTTTGTGTGGTTTGGACGGCAAGAGTGCTGGGCGCGGAGTGCCCGTCAGGAATGGTGCGGGTCAACGACACGGTTTGTATTGACCGCTATGAATGGGTCGGGTTCAACAGTTCGGCGTGGGCACGTCCGCTACTGGCTTTGAGTGGATTGCCAGAACCCTGGGTAGGGGATAGTCCAGCCACGGATGTAGACAGCGCATGCAGTATGCGAGGTGCACGCGTCTGCACGCTGAAAGAGTGGAGAAAGGCTTGCCTGGGTGACGGAGAGTCAGAGTACCCATATGGTACTAAGTACGATGCCACTGCATGTAATACGAGTAAGCTGTGGCGGGCGTTTGATGAAAAGAAGGTGTGGAAGCGCGACGAGGTAGAGTTGCAGCGCCTAAATCAGAGTGCGCCCGTCGGTTCGTACCCTAGGTGCGTGAGTGCTGTAGGTGCCTACGATATGCTTGGGAACGCGGAGGAGTGGGTGAGGTGCGATCATGGACGGTATGGCTGGTGTCTTGTAGGTGGATTTTGGGCCAAGCCCAGAACTTGCAGTGAGGCCATAGTCGTGCATTCGCCGTATTGGCACTTCTACGAGACGGGCGTTCGCTGTTGTAAGGATGTGGAGACGACATGACGCTACTACAATCAATATCTGCTCTTCTGCTGGGTTTCATTGTGCGTGAGGCACCAAATGTCCGTGAAGGCACGAAGGACTATGCGGACTTCAAGGAAGACATCAGCGCCATGGTGGAGCTGCATCAGCAGGTGTCCACTGGTGCCCTGGTGGATCAGCAGTTCGATGTGCTCTTGCTGTCTGCGGTGAACTATCGAGAATCGCGCATGCGACTTCCGGCCCCCGAGGGTGATTGCCGGTGGGGGCACAAGCTCGACCACCTACCGTCTGGGTCATGGCCTGCCGGGTACAAGCCAAAGATCTCCAGGGTTTGTAACGCCGTAGGTCCCATGCAGCTCAACAGGGGCGCGGGGTACCAGTCGCAGGACTGGTCTGAAGTGAAGGCAATGCTGCCTGCGGCGCGTAATTGGAAGCCATCAGAGTTGGCAGCCGCAGAGAACAACGTGCGCTTGGCGTATGTGGTGCTTCAGCACTGGAAGAACACCTGTCGTGATGCCGATGGTACGGAGGCGCCCATGGGAGTTTGGTTGACGGCGTACCGTAGAGGCAGTTGTCCAACCGTAGGCAAGAGCAAGAGGCTCTACGTGGACGAGGAGGCTAAGACTCGTTGCAAGTTGGCCAACAGCATGGCTGCGGAGTTGCAGAACGATGACGGGGTAGCGTATGCAGGAACCATCGCGGTGCCCTGTACCTACAAGGATGAGGTGGTTCCCAGGGAGTAAGTATGGTCGAGTCATACTTTGTAGTGGAGGGATGGTCTGATGATCCAGACGGCCTCTGCCAAGTGTTTTTCGTTCAGAGTAAGTTGAGCCGTGACCTTCTGGTCCGGCTTCTTGCTTTCGCGAGTCCGCTGAAGGAGCTTCGTGTACTTTGCTTGGTATCGGTGACTGATCAGGGCCCGGCAGTGGCTAAGGTGCGCCCAGGACGTTACTTCGTTCGGCTCGCCAGGCTGCTAGACCCCAAGGTGTTCTTGGATGATGTCACTGGTGCTTTGTGGTCTTTGCTGTGTAGGGCAGAGGCGGAAGGTCTGGTGCACGATTGGATGGATGACCCGCATTATGCGGAAGGTGCAACTTCCACGCAGCTTAGGTCGGAAGCGTACTACTACAAGAACAGGGTGGACGCGTTCGCGTCCAAGGTAGAAGACCGATGGCCGAACGAGGTCGTCAAAGCAAGGAAGAGAGGCTAGTATGGTGAGTGCAGCAGCAATTGGATGGGGATCTTACGGCGCGTATGAAGGTCCGTACCATAAGGGGAAGTGCCCGTACGTGCTTCCTGGCAGTCCGTCAGAGGACGAGAAGGTCATGGCGGTCATCACAGCGACAGAAGGAGGCAAATTCGATGCCTTCAACGGCTACGACAGCTGTGGTTGGACGTCGGGTATCATCCAGTGGATCGAGAAGGGACAGTACTCCATCTCGGACATGATGGGAGTCGCGGCCGAGAAGGATGCAATCTTGGTGACTAGCTTCCTGGCAATGGGGTTGCAGTACGGCTTATCGTTCAAAAGGAATGCCAAGGGTCAGTGGCGGCTTTTCTTCAGCGATGCGCGTGGCGGTGAGGTCAACACCTACGACGAGCAGAAGCAGCTGTTCTACCTGCACGGAGACGGTACCAAGGGAACGTGGGACGATGAATCCAAACAGTACGCTCGTAAATGGGCGGCAGCTATCTCCACGGTATGGGAGGATCCTACAGCGCAGCAGGCGCAGCTCGAGTTCACTACGGAGCGGTTGGCCTGGTTCATGCAGCCATACGCCAAGGGTATATTCGCGTCGATGCCAGATACGGATATCGCGCGTGGCGTACGTGCAGCCTATCTGTCCTTTGCTGCCAACAACCCTACGTGGGCGAACAAGGCGTTGAAGGTGGGCGTCAACAGTACCTCGGCAGCACCATGGACAATGGACTGGGTGGTAGCTGTGTTGAAGTCGTTGACCTTCAGCCCGCAGGTGGCCATCTATCCGCATAGGTATGACTGCATTCGTCCGGTGCTCGAGCAGGTCTACGGACTGCAGTTGCCCGACTTTTCCAAGGAGTTGAAGACGTGGTCCGAGACTACTGGGATACCAGCGGGGTTGGACACGCGCACATTGCAGCGTGCGCTCATCAGCCTAGGCTATGATCTTGGGCCCGCGCGTGACGATGGCGTGTATGGCGAAAAGACCAAGGCTGCAGTCTTGGTGCTGGAGAGTACAAGCGGGATTGTTCCTGAGCAAGCCCAGGACGGGATGGTGGACGTGTATACCTTCCCGGCGTTGTGCGCGGCGTTGGAAGCAAAGGGGCTTCCTCTGCAGTCGTCGTGAAGCAGCCGGACAATAGTCGCGTGTATTCGGTGGCAGGTCCTCCTTCAGTAGCGCATGAGGGGGACCTTGCCGTGGCAGCCGACGGCAGCATCGTAGGAAGGATACTGGCTGTTGATGACAGCAGCGGGCACGTAGGTGTTCTTCCGCAGGCGTATGTCAGTCAGACAAACGGCGTAGTCGATGCGCTGTCTGCAAGACTTGATGAACTGGCTAAAGGGCAGGCTGTTAGTGACACGATGCAGGAGGTGGTGGCTGCTTTGGTGGCAGAGGTGAATCGTCTTGAGGCCGATCTGGCCAGGGAGAGAGGAGAGAAGGATCTGCTGTTGCAAAGGTACATCGAGCTGGCGACAAAGGTGGCTGACCACGTTGTCGGAATCGATAAACCTGCAGTAGTTCCTAGTTTTACAGAAAGTACTTGCCATAGCACCACGGTGACGTAGGATTGGAGTGCTCTGCGTTTCGTTTCTCGGTAGACTAGGCGTGGCTCGTGGATCGGTAAAGGCCCTCGGCACCTCGGGGGCCTTTCTTTTAGCCCCCTCTTTCACATGGTAGGAT